ACGATGACCTGTCAGGAAAGACAAATGAACTCACAGTGGGACGATGACGGATTATCCCTGACTATCTACAGTGAAGACCGCGTCGGGCCGGTCAGGTACAAGTTCTCTGGAATTCTCGAAGAGCGCAAGTCGCCTTTTCAGATCATTAGGGTCATGGATCATGAGGCTCATGGCAAGACCCTCATCGTGGGCGACGATGTTATGTCGGCCAACAGTGATACTGAGTATGATCGGGCTATGCTCGACCTGCTGCCCGACATGGATCACATGCGGGTCTTGATCATGGGCGGAGGCGACGGCAGCCTGGCAGCCGAGCTATGCGACCTGCCCAACGTGGCACGAGTCACATGCTGTGAGATTGATAGCGAGGTTCTCGACGTTTGCCGGCGGCACTTTCCCATAAGCCTTAACGGCGAGGCCCACAAGCTGCACGTGAACGTAGGTGACGCGTTCCGATACTTGTACGAGAACGCCGACAAGTACGACGTTGTTTTTGATGATATGACTGTCGAGCCGACTCATGCATCCGAGGATTACAGGCTCAATCTAGCGCGGGCCTTCCGCGGCAAGTGGGTCATATCACAAACCGGCGAGCACAAGTCGAAGTCTGAAACCAGAATCATCAGGCTTCTCCAGGACGAGGCTACGGCGGAGTTTCACAGGTTCTGCCGCTACTGCCCATTGTTCGAGACCTTCTGGACGTTCACGAAGTACAGGCTGGCGTAATATCATGGATCGTAAACTGACCATAGCCAGCTTGCCCGAAAATCCCGTAAAACCCGAGCCGGATCCACAAGCCAATTTGAGGGCCGCTCATCTGGCCGCGAATATCGAGGCCGACACAAGGGCCTTAAAAATGATGGATATTAAAGCCGCATCCAGCGAGGCCCAGACCAAGTTGAGAAAGGCAGTGCGAGAATTTCAACGAACCGCTTTCCTGTTGTACGATAGTATGACGAGCTTGAAGGGGCCAAAATGAACAAACAATGGATCGAGGCCCAGAGCCATGAGAAGCATCACGGCCAGAACGCTGATGTTAGTCGCCGAAACTATGAGGTTTTCCAGTATCTCGCCATCACAGCCGAGGACGTAGCAGACAGAACGATCCTGGAGATCGGCGGTGGAAACTTTCCGGTATGCGGCAACTTGCCGATGTTTCGCAGAGCCGTGAACGTTGATCCGCTGTGGGTCGCGTATCATGACAAGCTGCAACGAGACGACGTCGAGATCATCCCCCTGCCGTTCGAGCAGTACGAGGCACCCTCGATTTTCGATGAAGCGTGGATCTTCAACGTGCTGCAGCATGTAGTCGATCCCAGAATGATACTAAGGAAGGCGAAGTCATGTGCAAAAGTGCTGCGAGTCTTCGAGCCGATTAACTGGCCCACAGACAAGTTGCATTTGCACGTATTAACTGAGGCCATGTTCCACGAGGAATTCCCACAGGCCGAAATCAAGATTTACAAGGGCGGAACAACAAGGCATTTTCACGAGAGCGATTGTATTTACTTTTCAACATCACAGGAGCCGAAATCATGACCATGACCTACAACGTTGTCGCCAAGGACAAGGACAACATGATCATCACACAGGCCAGTTACACAGAGGCCCAATTTCACGGCCTAAGTGCCATCGGCCTGTTACGCCAATTGGTCGCCAACGATAAGCCGGTCGTTGACGCGGGCGGCAGTATCACTATTACGGCACATGAGGTAGCCAAGCCATGAACGAAGGATGGACGTGCCCGAAGTGTGGAAGGGCCAACGCCCCGTGGGTGCGGTCGTGTGCATGCGGGCCTACAGTGCAGCCTGGGCTAGGGACGTTTCCTGTTGGCCCGCCTATCCAGGACCCACGTGTGCCCAATAGGGTAACGACTGGAGACCCGCTGCCTGACCAACAACCCAAGATCATCTGTTAGCCACGAGATCACACACGCACATGGGCACACGACGTAAGACCAACGGTAAGCGTAGACGCAGCGTGCGTTGCACGATGTGTACGTCATACAGATGGCTGGGCAACTCTAAGGGAAGATTTAAACCCAAGGACGAGCGTGAGACGCGTGACAGGACGCGTCTTCATGAAACGAACGATGAATGAAGATCATACACACGCGAACAGTAACTGTAATCTAATGGACGTGTGCAACGCAAGACATCCAGTGATCGCAGGAGATCACGGTTGCGTCGCGTGATCGAAGACGGTGTACAGGAGTAGCGTAATGAACGCACAGCGACGTAACAAGATCTGTATAGACATGTTGCGTGGTTGTGCGTCGCGTCACACGTTGATTCAACAACAATATGATAAGGATATCATACCGAAGCAAACGGAAGTCATGGGGGCGGATGTAGACAGTATCTATGTAGACAGTATCTATGTAGACAGTATCTATGTAGACAGTATCTATGTAGACAGGAGACGTGATGCTTCTCATGGACGGGGGGTCACGGGGACTACAGCTTTGAAAATCGGGTCGGACGCGCCAAACACAGCCGCCACTCGCTTTTCCGACCCGGCAACAGATTCAGGCCCCCGCCCCACATTTAAATCTAGAAGCACCCGAGGCGAGCAACGTTTAAGCCCAATGACTGGGCGGGCTGCATTTCCAGGGGGCTCAATATGATACACAGCCTGAAGCAGCGTTTGCTTCGCATGGAAAATACCCTGGGGCGGATACGTGAGACCAACACTCGCACGCACGTCGATACGAAGGTCTCCGCCGTAGACGAATCGTGGTTGCAGACCGATGAAGTAGGCAGCCGGGCCGGGCCAGATGCAACCTGCAACGAGTCAACACGTCGTATCTACGACATGATCATTCGTATGGAGGAAGCGACCTGTCGAACCAACACGGAGGAAATATGATCGCCGTATTACTCACAGCCCTAATTATTTCTGTCTGCCTGAATATCATCTTGCTGGCCGCCGCGAATCATTGGTGCGGCGAGGCGTGCAGCAGCGGGGCACAAAACAAGCGGCTCCAGATCGAACTGGATATCGCAAAGCGTTACGCTCAAATCTCAGATTGGTCTGAGTAACTAACCTCTAGGAGACAGATCATGTTAACCGCAGCGTTACTACTGGCAGCATCTTTCATTGGGGCCGACTTCGAGATTGAATGTCCCGACGTCACGCACCCCGGCCTGGTCATCATCTCGGCTCCCGTGCCTGCCGAGTGCCCGCATAAGAATGGGCCGTGCAAAGCCACGGTCTACGACTACATGACCAAGCCGCCGGCGTTCAAAGACGGCAAGCCCAATCCCGAGCAGCCCAAGACGTTGCACATGATCAAGAGCGTCAGTCCCTGCGGCTGCGTGGTCAAACACGAGCTATGTGCCTGCGTGCCCAACGGCGAGTATCCGGGAACATGTGAAGCCAGCTACTCCAATGATAAGGCTAAGCAGTTGGGCAAGTTCGATCAGTCGGTCTGCACTTACGCCATCAAGGTGCCGCTAGAGAAAGCGTGCTGCCCCGCGGGCGGGCCGTGCCCCAAGCCATAACGTCGCCTGAACGGCCTTCATCCGTTATGCTATGTGATACGGAGGCCCGAGATGCGATGCGTAATCACGACGAGTTTGCTCGCCGCCTGGCTGAGAACCTGTATGAGAAGTTCCGCCGCTATGAGAAGGACGAAGCGTCTCGTCGTGAGAAGTTCATCACTGAAGCCACAAATTTCATCGCAGCATCATTATGCCTGCGATGTTTGGCATGCCATGAACCGCATGAAGCATGCCCGCCGCTAACCAAGGATGTATCATGTCAGCCCTAGATATCCCCGTTGAGATGCCCGCCCTGATTCTGTCCGTGCAGCGGGACTGCGTGGTCTTTGAACCCGAGAAGGGCAAATGGTACTGCGCCGTCGCACCTTATCCCGATGAAGATAAAGCCGACCGCATGCGGTCGGAGATGGGCAGCGACTTCCACAGCGACTACATCGAGCAGCCCGGAATATCAGAAGGTAACCTGTACGGCCCGGCCAAGTCTGCCGACCATGCATACGATATGATGCATGACCAGGAGGCCAACCCCGGCGGGCATCACGAGATCTCCCATGATATGATGTCCGCAGCCGACAAGAAGCACTGGCAGAAGTTCGTCAAGGACCGAACCGACGCGGGCCGCAACCGCGGACGGGGCGGGGCCTGGAACACGAACGTGTTTGGCGACCGTGCTATTGGACGCGTTCTTAACGTGGGCCGCAGAAATCTCGCCCAGACTCCACAGGAGGGCTTCGTGGCCCGCAGCCAACGACTGGCCAGGGAGAAGGCCGCCGCCGATAAAAAGGTTGCAGATGATAAGGCGAAGGCCGAAGCTGCCAAGAAGGCCGAAAAGGAAAAGGCTGGCAACCTGAAGAAGCACGCCACGGCATCTGCACGGGCCGACCGTCGTGCGTCCCAGGTCAAATCCGCCGAGGACGCCCACCGTGCGGATCCGTCCCACGGCAATCTGGTCAACCTGCGGCGGGCGCACAGGAACGCTTATCTAGACCGGAATGACGCAGCCCGCAAGGCCGAGAAGGCGGGCCTGTCCGATGCAGCATCCCAGCACCGCGTGAAGGCCCGCACGCACAACGCCGGATCCAAACTTCCGGACGATGCTCATTGGGTCACGATCAACGGACACCCGGTTCTCATCGGTGGCGGTAAGGACGCCGCATTGAGCCAGGATGCCACCTGCCCGGCCTGCAAGGGTGCGTGTCAGGATGGTAAGTGCCCGACCTGCGGCCAGACGTGCCAGCCCAAGGACGACGCTGTTGGCGACGGAGCTACCGCCCTGCGGGGAGATCTGCGGGCCAGCCACGGCGAGGGCCAGGAACGGGACGCCCGTGGGAGGTTCGCCGCGACCGCACAGGAGGCCGTAGACTACGCCGCCAAGGCCAGCAAGGAAGCCATTGGCTCACCGCCCGGTCGCCGCGGAGCAGCCGCACGCGACGCACACGGTGCGGCCAACACGGCAGCCGTGGTCGCCCTGAAGGAGTCAGCCTCGGGCCGGTCGAACGACGCTGCTTTCAAAGCCTGTGCGAGGGCTGCGAACGAGTATCATCACACAGCCGACCTGCACAACGATGCTGACCTGAACAGTTCCGATGGTCACGATTCATATCATGAAGACGCCGCCGACGCCTGTCGCTCTGCCGGCGAGGCCCTACAGGAACTGGCGAACCATCATCTCCAGTCTTGGACTGGAAGTACCAAACCAGAGGATATGGCCATGAGCCAAACTGACACCGCGTTAGCCGATGACCTAAATTTAGGTCATGGCCTAAATATTGATCTTGAGCTTGGTGACGTTGCAGGTCACGAGTTCCACGGGAATCAGTACACGCACCAGGGAGCCGTTGATGCTGTGAAGAAGGCTAGTGACGCCACCAACAGTACGAAGGGCGCACGGGCTGGCAAACGTCATGTGGACGCTTCAGATGATGCGAAGCGTCTCGTCAAGGACGGCCTGTATTCTGCCGCAGCATCACGTTGTCGCGACGCCGCCGAAGGTCATGCGAATGCCTCTGAGGCACCAAGGCTGACCCAGCTTGAACGCGGCCAGCACAGAATGGCGGCACGAGAGCATATTGAGACGGCTAAGTATCTGGAGGGAGCCGCCGAGCAGCACGGCCAGTACCTGGCAGGCCAGCGGGTAGCCATCAAACCGGAGTGGCAGGATCCCGGAGATGATGCTCGTGACTTCCGGGTCGTCGAAGACCGCGGCAATGCTGTTGTGATCACGCACGATGCGGGACTGCCCATAAACCCGCAGCAAAGCGTGGGTAAGAATATGATCGAGCCGTATCATGACCGTCCCCAGACAGATTTGACTGCATTGCCGGCGGTAGCGCAAAGCAATGCAGTCACGGCAGCTCAGCAACTTCATGATGATACGCACGCGGCGGCAAATGATGTAAGTATGTCAGCCTACGTTGAGCACAAGTACCATACAACGCAGGCTGGACAAGCAGCATCACGGGCTCTGGCTGCCGGGGATACACCCGAGGCCATACAGCATCATCTCGATGCTGCGGGTCATCTGAGGGAGGCTGCGGCTGTCGGCAGAACCGTGCGGGGCGTGTATGAGAACCGTGGTTTGCCCGTGGCGAAGAGTGCTGCCAATGATCCTGAGAAGCTGGAAGACCTGGCAACACGTCATACTTCGATGGCTCAGGGAAAACGCATGAGTCTCCAGGCAGATGAGATGCGTAGGCAGGCCATTGCCGCCGGCTGGAACCCGGAAGATGATGACGAGCATGGTCGCAAGTACGGGGATGCTCACAATGCCAACGTGCAGGGCCGTCAGAATGATTTCCAGATCAAGGGCCTGAGTCATGATCTACCTATCGAGCTTGGTGACGTCGCAGGGCACGCGTTTCATGGCAACCAGTTCACGGCAACAGAATCATCTGCCAAGGCTAACGCCGCCATCCGGAACTATAAGTTGTTCCCCCTAGCCGGTACGGTGCAGAAGGGCGCACTAGCCAAGAGCATCGCGTCGACCAGCGATAACAACGTGGCCCTGGTGACGGCGAAGAAAGCCATTGCCTCCGGTGCGGCGGCAGATCATGATAAGGCCGCCGAGCAGTTCCAGAAGGCTGCTAAAGGTCATGTTCTCGCCGCCCAGCATCATGAAGAAGACGGCAGTGACGTCAGCCTGGAGTTCGCCAGCATGCACCACGCCGCCCAGAAGGCAGCAATCTCTGCGGCTCGCGAACACGAGGAGGAATCGCGACGCATACGCGGAGCAGGCGAGCACGTGGTCAGACTGCCATCCGCCGGCAGGATGCAGGCCCTGCGAGATAACGCGGCCAAGGCCCAGGCTGAAGCCCATCCTCCCCGCCGCCCCCGCGACGCTCGGTTGAGTCTGGATGTGCCGCTGGAGCTTGGTGACGTTGCGGGGCATGAATTCCGCGGCAATCAGTACAGTGCTGGCCAGCCCAAGGAGCCCGACGCGAAGAAGGCTATCCAGTACGAGCAGGCCGACTACGCCGCCCGCATAGCTGCGGGCGAGGCCATGAACGCCCACCACCACGGTGGACCGCCGCAGGCCCTGACGCCCGACATCGAGGATTCCATGCACCACTGGATCGGCAACCGCCTGGGCGATGCCGCGGTGAAGCACATGAAGGCCGCCAAGCTGGCCGAGGCGGTCGGAGACCAGCCCGGAACCGAAGACCATGACGAGCAGGCCCGAGCCCTGATGGCCTTCATGCACCTGCACGAGCACGGGGCCAGCGACCACGAGTTTGAAGACCGCAAGGGCAAGCTCAAGGATCATCCAGCTTACGCGGCCATGCAGGAGCGTGCTGACGCGGCCATGAAGACGGCCCAGCAGGCGGGCAAGGCGTACCGAGCATCCACGGCATCACCGGGCGAGAAAGCCTCGTTGGCAGTCAGGGCATCTGAGGCGTTTGCCGATTCTGCCGTGAAGCACCGAGCTGCCGGCAGCACGAACCGAGCGAGTAATCACTTCGGTCGGGCACGATTCTATCGTCGCCAAGCTGAGCAGCATGCCAAGGGTTGATCATACTTAGATCATTGTAAAATGAGAAAAGTAATGGTATCGCTAAGATTGCCCCAACCGTGTATTATGGAAGTCAATGCAGTTAAGCCCTTGCAGTGCTGCTGCGTCATATCGTATCATAGGTAACATCATGTCGAGCCTGAACAAGACCATTGACACCTTTTTGGGAATCAAGCCGGGCCACGCTTCCGACATGACCTTGAGTCATGATAACCTTCGTGGCGGTGACCTGGTTCTGGGTGATGTTGCCGGCCACAAGTTTCGCGGCAATCAGTACACGGACGGCGGCGATCCCGATAAGGCTTCCGATAAGGCCATCGACGCCACGAACGATGCTTACGATAAGAACACGCCCGAGGCCCATAAGACCGCAGCCGACTTGAACCGGCGTGCGGCCAGTGTCATCAACGAGGCCCTCGACGATTTCCCAGCCGCCCCCAAGGTTCCATACCCCGCGTCACGGTACGAGGATGAAGGTTACGAGCCATTAGAAAAGTGGCAGGAGAACAAGCGGGAGTATCAGAACAAGGTCAAGGGTCATCTCGAAGAGGCGGCCAATCACGACGCCGAAGCAACAAAGCTCGCGTCAGCCGTCACCGTTCCCGCCGGCAAAATCCCGTCGCACGGATATCAGGCCGGTGTGCCCTACGCGGGTCATCTTCCCGCAGGCGATTACGTCGAGCACAATCCCGCCGGTGGCAGCGCGACGCGATCCCAAAACAATCAGGTGCTGGTCACGCCCAAGGGGCAGTCGCCAAGCGTGCATGAGCACAGCCAGTACTACGTCAACAAAGCTGCATGGGAGCAGCACAAGGCGGGCAAATAAGCCCGCGATCATCCGAAGCCGAATTAGGAGATTTCCGAAATGCCAGAAGTAGCCGAATCAACAACGAACACCAGCAGCCGCCGTCGCATCATCCGCGAGCAGCCGCAATACACTCCGCCGCCCCGCACGCCATATCCCGACGAGGCTGTCCTTGACGTCCTCCTCGCCGATATCGAGGACATCGCCACAGGTGATGGCCTGGCAAGCCGCACGGCGGAATTGGCCCGAGCCATCTGGGAAATGCAGGGCATCCTCCTGCGACGCCGCTTCGGCGATCCCACGGTGGTGGGCAGCGTGCCCGAACCGGATCCGACCATTGTGAACAGGCTGCACGCGTTGGAACGCACCCTGGCCACTCTGCGTCGCCGGTCAACGGACACCTACGCAATTCAACAAACCGTCTCGCGAAATGGCGCACAGGCCCGCATTGAGACGGACGCTATGATCGTGATCATCGACTGCGGGGCACGCGTGGTGCGTGCCATGCGGGAAGCGGGCCTGCAAGCGCGTGTCACCGGCACGGCGGACGCCGAAGTTCAGTAAACCATACGGAGCACCATTACAATGGCCACATTGAAGACCTACCAGTCCAGCGAAATGCCGCCGCGGCGGAAGATTCGCTACTTCCAGTTCGCCCTGCTGCGAATGGCCCGCCTCATGTACACTGGGCCGGGCACGACAGCGGGCTACATCTCGGCCACGCAGTACGCGGCCATCGACGCCTTCTACAAGAAGCCGTTTCGACGGGCGGTGCTGACGTCAGGCTCGGACCTTCTACCCTGGGCCAAGGCTGCCACACAGCCGGGCGGTGCGGGGCAGAACTACCGCATCGGCGACATCCTGACCCTGGTGCAGACCGGGGCGTCGGGCGGCAAGGTGGTGGTGGCCAGAATCAGCGCGACGGGCGGTGTGACCGCCGTCTTGCCCTTGGTTCCCGGTACGGGATACAAGGCGGGCTTCGCCACGACCACGGCTGTCAACTCCTCCGGTGCGGCCAGCAGCGGCACGGGTGCGGTCATCGGACTGCGGGCGGTCTACGGTACGGTGGTGGACGTCCTCGATCAGGTGCGGGTTGACGTGCAGAACATCGCCGCAGGTCAGACCTCCCAGCTTTTCGGACCCAACGTTTCGCAGGGTGTCAGCGACGGCTACGGAGTGTCCGGTAACGCTCGCCAGCCTGGAACCTTGCTGACGACGGGCGGAAGTCTGGCTCAGTACAGCGAGGCTTACAACATCAAGGACTGGGGCAACCCCAACACCACGATGCGGTGGTTGACCAGCATCACGGCCACGACCAGTATCGGTTCGCCCGGAGCCTACGCGGGCGGTACGTCCTACGTTCCTGGGATGCTTGCGACAAACGGCAGCACCTACATGTGCTACCGGGCGATTACCGGCACAGCACCGACCGCCGCCGGCATCCCGAACGGTCTGGGTCTTACGGGTCTCATCGGTCCCTACAACTTCTGTAAGATTCTTGGCATAGCCGCACCAGCAGCGGGCACCGATCCGTATTGGGTCATCCTGCCCAACGGCGGAACCAAGAACGCGGGCCAGCTACTGAACCCGATTGGAGTCACCATCGCGTCTATGGTTGGACGCACAGCAGCCGTGCTGCAGGGTATTGTCTAATCAAATGATCTTACAAAGGAGAATCGTCATGACGAGGATGTTCGATAACCGTCCGGTGGGTGACTGGGCCATGAGCCTGAGTAACCAGCTTTTCGGTACGAAGGAAATCAAGCTGGGCACGAGCAGCAAGCCGACGACGGATGTTCTCCTTCTGTCCCTTGGCTGCGGCGAGTTTGAAGTTCTTCGATTGGGCGATGTGACGGGACACGAGTTCCACGGGAACCAGTACGGGCCGGGCAGCATCCACGGTGCGAAGACCCGCGAGTTCCTGAACAACGACCTCAAGAAGGGCAACAACATCATCAGCGTCGCCCACCGTAAGGTCTTCTCCGCAGCCAACGGTGAACTGGTCAAGAAGCACCGTGGCATCGCAGCGGACGGCGGCGAGCATCCGAACAAGGGCAAGAAGACCGAGGAGCTGTACCCGCAGGGCGTCACCCGCGAAGCGGTCGGTCGTTTCCACGTCGGGTTCAATTACGAGAAGAACGTGCAGGCCCAGCAGGGCCGTGAGGGTCTCGATCAGGACTTCGAGAAGCAGCCCATGTGGGTCTCGAAGGCCCATCCCGAAGGTGCCGGCCAGCACGATGCCGACAACCCCCAGATCATCAAGCACGTCGATACCGGACGTGAATACCTCCAGCTTCGTCCGCACACCGACGCCAAGGGCAACGTGCGACGCGAGCACGAGCAGTGGCGTGACAATGCCACGGGCCGCGTCCTGCCGGCGGAAGAGGTGAAGGAACTCAAGAAGAATCTCCTGCAAGGCGGCAACAGCAAGCCCAAGGCAGCGGAGCAGGGCGGCATCGAGAAGAAGATTCCCGTGCGGGCCATCCCGCTAGAGGATATCTATTCCCTGCGGGCCAGCCGCGACAAGGGATGGAAGAAAATCAACCAGGCGTCCCACGATGAAGCCGCAGCCGCACCGGCAGCCCTGAGTCGCGGTGATCTGAAACTGGCCTTCGGCAAGAAGGGTGCCCCGAGCCGTGCGTCCATGAACGCCCTGATGGCCAAGCACGATGCCGACTGCGACAAGTGGGACGCGAAGGGCGGTGGTCAGGACACCTCCCTGAGCCACGGCGACCTCGTTCTCGAACAGGCCGGGCACGCGTTCCACGGCAACCAGTACGCCGGTGGCGAGGCTGGTGCTGCGGTGGGAGCCCGTGCGGCGGCCAAGCGGATTGTCGAGCGTGCCCCAGGTGAAGGCAAGCCCGTTCTCCGCAGCGACGTCAAGCCGGCTGCCCGTCAGACCAAGAGTTACGGGCGGGCCGAGAAGAAGGTGGTGGCCGCCACATCGAATGAAGAGCATGAGCAGATGCGAATTCTGACCATGAACGACCGCGACTTGGCCACTCGCATCAACAAGATCAAGAACAAGGACAAACTGGAACGCTTCGTCGGTGCCCTTAAGCGGGCGGGAAAACACGACCTCGCCAAGGCCGCGGGTGAACGTTTGGTGTCCCTGAGCCGTGGCGAGAACCTGCCTCTGGTGTTCAGCCAGGGTGCATGGGTTCTGGAACGTCCCGCGACAGTGGTGATGGCCGAGCGTATGGCTGCTCTGGCGAAGTAAATATCAAAGGAGACCGCCGTGCAGAATTACATCGTCGATCTATTCTTGAGCCAGCCGTCGCTCGTTCTGGGCGACGTGGCGGGTCACGCGTTTCACGGCAATCAGTATACTGCATCAGCCGAGACCGCGTCGTCCGAGGCCAACGCTAAGACCAGAGCACTGAACGGTGCTATGGGTGCCAAGAATCATGCGGACATGGCCCAGGCCAAGGCAGACGAGGCTAAGGGTCATCTCGCCAAAGGCAAGTTCGGCAAGGCCGTTGTGGCTTACCGTTCCGCAGCAAAATATCATAAGAAGGCGTGGCTGGAGCACGAGGATACTTACAATCACGTCGACTACCGCGACGTAACTCGTGACGGTGAAGCCGCCAGTGCCCAGATGAAGGCCAAGGCAGCCAACGAGGCTGCCGCCAAATCCATCGAGGCCGATCATCCTGAAGCCAAGTCCAAGCCGCGACGCGTTAGTGCTCGGGAGCAAGCCAACTTGGATGCCGGCCTGAAGAAGGTGCGGGGAGACCTGGGCGGCGTATATTACGAATAAGGTGGTATCATGCAGAACTTCATCGTCGATATGTTTCTCAGCCTTCCGGTTAGCGGCAAGGCTATTTCTCTGGGCGGCGACCAGGCCCGCGACGAGAACGGTCGCTGGGCCGCTGTAGGTAAGGCTCGCGACACCGTCGAACGCCTGAAGCGTGTAGCGGACAAACGGGGCGTCGATACCCATGACGATGACGAGGTAACGGCGTCCTCAGATGATGCCCAGAAGGCCAGCAGCAAGTGCGGCCCGAAGTGCAACAGCAGCGATCACGACACCGCCTCCAACGCACACGGTGCGGCCCAGGACTACGCTGAGAAGATGGCGGCCAAATACAGTCAGTCAGCCGAGGACGGCCCCACGGACGGCCCGCTACGCGGCAGGGAGTATAACCGTGCCGATAGTCGCGAGGCATCCGAGCACGGCGCGAACCACCAGGACATGCACGAGAAGCTTTCTGCGGCCTACAGTGCGTTAGCCCGTGCCCACGAAGACGCCGCCGTTGATCACGACGACAAGTCGTCCACGGGCAAGCTTTCCCGCGGCCTTGACCTTGAGCTTGGTGATCTTGCGGGTCATCCTTTCCACGGTAACCAGTGGTCGGGCGGTGCGGGCGGAGCAAAGTTGGCTCCGGATAACGGCGGTGGATCCGGCGGTGCCGCCCCACGAGCCAAGTACCGAATGCCGGATCATGACGATCTACGCAACCGCATGGGCGAGCGTGCCTATGAGAAGGCGATGGACCATGAGTACAAGCGTCTCAGGACGATGGACGACGCCGCCCTGGAACGTCGCATCGGCAAGATCAAAGATCCCGACAAGATGGCCATGTTCGCCCTGGCCCTGGAAAACGAGAATCACCACCGCATGGCGGCGAAGGCTTACGACGCTCACAAGGCCATGTGGCAGGCTGCCAACCCAGCACCAGTGGCACCGCCTGCCCCGGTTGCTCCGCCACCGGCTGCCAAACCGCAACTGAGCACGACCGACGAGGCGATGTCGCGGCGGGTGCAGGCCGCCGATAAGGCAGCCGCCGACGCGAACCGTGCTCGCATTGGTGTGCGGCAGGCTGCTGATCGCCCCACACCCGCAGGCAAAATGCCCGCCAAGATCGCCCGTGACTTTGGTGGTGTACCCAATCCCCGTATTCGTGAACGGCAGCAGCGTATCGAACGTGAGAACCGCCGCGACCGTGAGCTTCAGGGTCGGCGACGTGACGCCAAGGATCAGAAAGCATGGGATCATGAAAAGATGCGAATTCGCTCGATGGACGAGAAAGCCCTCATCCGCCGCGTCAACAAGATCGGCCACAAGGACAAGCTGAAGATGTTCGGCGACGCCCTTGAGGATGAGAACTATCATGCCCTCGCGGCTTTGGCTCGTCAGCGTGCTTTGACCCTGAGCAGCGGGCGGAACTTCGAGGTGATGCTGTCGGGGCGAGTGTTGGTGCTGGGCGAAGTGGGTGCTTTGGTTCTGGGCGATACCCCAGGCCATCCATTCCGCGGCAACCAGTTCTCGCCGGGCGGTGAGGAGCACGCCGATAAGGTCGGCAAGCTGCATCCGTCGCTCGCGGGCGATAAGAATCATGCCCAGAAGCAGGCAGAGTCACTCGGCATCCAGAAGCCAAACTTCGCCGGTCAGGGCGTTCACCTGGGGCACGTCAACAACCCGCATTACAACACCATCGTGGACAACGGGTTCCATTACAGCCACTCGACCGGCATCGGAACCGGCAATGCTGGAAACGATCCATACGTTCATCATACTTACACCAGCGACAAGAACCCTGACCTGCACGTTGGTGTTGACGCCCGCAACAACAAATGGGACGTGAGCACAAGTGGATCCGGTCGCCAGACGACCGGCAGCAGTTCGGGCGATCTGGCCCGCGTTCTGAGGCGTCGTAACGCGGCCATCGACACCGGCATTGCCGGCCCGAAGCCTGGGCCGCTGACGAGTGCCATCGATACGGGCATTGCCCCGCAGCGGCCCGGTCCCCTGACGAGTGCCATCGATCCTGGTGGAATCGCGGGTCGTACTCCGAAGCATACGGATCCGATTTATCGCGACCAGCAGAAGATGCCGAAGTACAACGGCACGGTGAGCCCTCTGACCGCAGGCTATAACGATGCCGGCAAGATTCTGCGACAGCGGATGCCTGGAGCGTCGAAGGCAGACCACGTGGCCCACGGCGACGTTCACTTCTCCAACGCCAAGGCGATGGAAGCCAAGCATACGGCCCTGGTCGACAAAACGGTCAAGAAGATGGGTGGTGACCCGAAGCTTCCCACGGCCCTCCAGCAGGACAAGTTCGGCCCGCCGATCAGCGGTGTGGTCAGCGAAAAGTTTCCAGACAAGGTCAAGAGCAAGCTGCGAGACCTCGCTCAGGGTGCTTCGGCATCGAAATCTGCAGCGATGGCCCACTACGCGGCAGCGGGCAAGAAGCTCGATACAGCCCGAGCCAAACTTCACGAGTAAGGAGATCATACGATGCCCGGAATTACGCAACCAGCTACTCAGGTAGCTCAGAATCTACAATCGGGTGTGTTTCAGCCGAACGCTGACGGTCGGTTCGTTCCGCCTCCCGGCTATATCTTCACGCGTGAGCACGAGAATCACACCATGCGGAATGCCGCGACAGGCGTGCCACTTTCCGCCACGGTGAACGCCATGTCGGTTCGTGGCATGGCCGCCGTTGTGCCGCCTGCGGCAAGCACGCTTATTACGGCATGCACTGGATGGTCTGCGCCAGCGGCGTCGTTACAGGCCACGCTACAAGCAGTCTTGATTGCAGCATCAGGTTCGGGCGTGTTCATGGCCTACAATGCTACCGCAAGTGCATCTTCAGTGCCTGTGCCGACAAACGGCATAATGATTCCGATCAATTACGGCGATCTCATCTTGATGAAGTTTTACGGTAACGCATCTGCGACTGTGAGTATTATCATGCTCGGCTTCGTGCCGCCTATTTAATATGTCCATTATTGTCGATCTATTCCTGAGCCTCGATATCCGTCGCACCGAACGCCACATGCGGGCGTTGTGTTTGGCTGGTGATCCCGACCAGGCTCGCGACGATCATGGCCGTTGGGCTCGCATCGAGGCGGCCATATCCACGGCCCGCGAAGGAATGACCGCAGCTCTAGCCAACGGCAAGCCCAAGGGCAGTTTCCTCAAGGAACCTGAGAAGATTCACGATACGGTGCGTCATGCATCAGCGGTTGCGTCAGCTTCTGGATCGGTTAAGGATCATAAGGCGGCAGCCAAAGCCGCCAAGTCGGCGGCCAATAAGGTCGAAGTGCTGGCTGGGGATCACGCTCGTGCTGGCAACAAGGTCGAGGCCCAAGCATCCCTAGCGGCAGTGAAAGCCTACAAAGACTTGGCTCGGCATCACGCAGCCACAGCCGTGGCCGGTGGGGAAAGCAGCCCCCACGGTGCGTTGATGACCAACAGCCCCGTGCGTCGTCGCATCGATAATCAGCCACTGGCGGAGGCTGCTCCCGCTGCTCCACCTGAGCCGCAGCCCGATATCGAATACGAGAAACGACCGGACTATGGTGTGATGTCCGAAGACCAGATGATGGATTTGCCTCTAACTGATCTGGATAAGTACGGTAAGGGCTATCAGGGATCCATGCCATTCCGAGGCGACGAGGTGAAAGAAGCCCTGGACAAGTTGGGTAGCAAGTCGGACAATGCTCGTGCGTTGCAGAAGGATTTCGACGCCGGCAAAACGACCGACATTGAAAACCTCATGAACATGCACGCGGATGCCTTGGCGGGCATCAAAGAAGTGACTACACTGCTAAAGCCTTACTCAGGTGGCGTGCGGTGGAATCGTATGTCGGACGACGCCGACTACCACGAGACGCAGCTACGCAAACTTGAGGAAAAAGCGGGTCCGAAATCACCCCGCAGCACCTGCCCGTCAGGCAATCCGAATATGTGGTGCAGCCGATAATCCTATTTGAAGGTCATCATGAATCGCCGAAGTTTTCTACAGCGAGCCTCCGCATTCTTTGCGGCGGTCGTAGCAGGGCCGAAGGCCCTGTTTTCGTCAGCTACCAAACCGAAGCTGGAACTAACCAAGGACGCAGAGTTTGAGGTCTACCTGGACCTCGACTATGTTCCTTCGAGTCTGTTGTATACCTACGGCAGCGTGAATGCCGTCCAGTTCAAGGACTGGTCAGCGGGAACCCTGTGGGCCAAGGCTTATAAGGTGGACAGAATCCTGACGCCTGAGCAGGAGCCGTCATTTAGTATCAGCATACTGATGGCCTACCGCAAGGATGGCTGGAACCGAGTCTTTGCGTGCGACACTCCGGAGTTCTGGGACGCATTCGACCGCGGTGACGATCTTCCGCCGGCTCAGGGACGGTGGATTAACGCACCGCTGTACGCCAAGGCGTCGTTCGCCTGGCTGGAGAACGCGTCGATCAGCCCGTACATCGATGCTCCGAAGTCACGCAGCCGCGGCTAGAACCGCAGGAGGTTCACCATGCCGTTAGCTGTACCGCAGTTCGTCGATGTCGGTGGGGCTCAATGGAAGATTCTTGATCGCCACGCCGAGCAGGAGGCGATGTGGAACACCGCCCGCTACTGCAAAATGATCTACGCCTGTGCTTCCCGTGGTGCAGGCAAGTGCATCGTCGAGGGCGGTCTCGTGACGATGGCCGACGGCACCGTGCGAGCCATTGAGGATGTGAAAGCTGACGATCATGTTGTGAACGTCAGCCGTCACCTGCGGCGGCAAACGACGAAGGTGGTGGGTCTCATGAACAACGGCATGCGGCCCACTCTGAACATCCGCCTGTCGGGACGTGTGTTGCCATGCACAGATAATCACCCTCTGCTGGTCAACGGCAATCATTGGGTGAACGCGGGCGATGTGCGGGTAAATGATCTTGTGGCGGTGCTCAGATCGGATCCGCAGTTCGGCACAGAACGCATGGCTGATGATGACCTCGATTTCCTCGCTATGTGGCTGGCTGAAGGTGCGGCGTACACCATCAGCAACCAGACGCCCGCTATCGTGAACCGTCTGCACGAGGTTGCGGCGGGTTGGGATTTGACGCCCACCAGTGATGATGGGTGTGCATGGTACTTGAAGATGAATGCTCCACGGCACGATGCGAATCTTGGCGTGCGGCATCAGGCGAGGTTGCTGCTGGAACGCCTCGGTTTATGGGGGCGGGACAGTAAAACGAAGTTCATCCCCGACTGCGTATTTAAGCTGCCCCGCGATCAGCTTGCCCGATTCCTGAGCGTGTTCTACGGCTGTGACGGTTACTGCTGCCCGAAAACAGAAAGGGGCGGGCGGGTCGCTTACACTATCGGTACGGGCTTGGCGAATCGTCTTATGGTACGGCAGATGTCGGCCCTGCTCCTCAAATTCGGCATCCGTGGTAGTTTCACTCATAGACATCACGCGGCACGCAGCCGTCGCACTGGACAGCGGTTTCATTCATGGCGGCTGGAGACGGTATGCTCGGACGGCATTGTGCGGTTTGCTGAGGAGATCGGCATGCTGGGGAAAGAGACTGCTGTGCAGCGGGCACTCATCGCGGCCAAGGCACTGACCCGACCGAACTGTAATGATCTTTTGCCCATCACCGAACAGGAATTTAGCGACCACGTTGTAATTCGGCGATACCACATCACACCGCACAATGCCAGAATTCGCGGGGCTGCACCCGATCTGCTTCAGAATATGAGCCTGTGGCGAAACAGGAATTCTCGGCGGGTGTCGCGGGCCATGTTCGAGAAGATCAGGAAGCACTCGGACGGATCATTCGACAACCTCGCTGATGGTGATGTGGTTTGGGAACGCGTCGTGGCCATCGAGGATGGTGGCGTGCGACAGACGTATGATCTGGAGGTGGAAGGCGAGCATAACTTCATTGTGGAGGGGGCAGTTGTTCATAACAGTGAGATGGCCAAGCGTAAGCTGGCTATGAGTCTGGGTATCCGCAAGCCGTGGTATGACCCACGCTATTTCTACGCTGCCCCAACGTACCGGCAGGTTAAATCAGTGGTGTGGCAGGATATGCTGCACTTCGTGCCGCCGTCGTGGATCGCACCACATGGCATATCACACAGCGAACTCACGATCAGGACGATCTTCGGCAGTGAACTTAAGCTATTCGGTCTGGACAGCGCACAGCGCATGGAAGGCGTGCAGTACGATGGTGGCGTTGTAGACGAAGCCTCCGACGTCGACCACGGCATGGTTGACCGAGCTATTCTCCCCGCCCTGACGCACCGCGACGGCTGGCTGTGGAAGATCGGTGTGCCTAAGCGGTTCGGCATCGGGGCGTATGAGTTCAAGAAGCAGTTCCTGCGTGCGATGCGGAAACGCCGCGAGTCCGAGGCCAACGGTACAGTTCCAGAAGAAGCTGCGTTCATTTGGCCCGCAGACGGCATCGTGCCCCAGGCCCGCCTGGACTTCTACCGTCGCACGTGGGATCCGCAGGACTTTGAGGAGCAGTTCGGTGCCCAGTGGCTGGAGGTGGGCGGCGGCATTTACCACAGTTTCTCAGCGGCGGAGGACGGCACGGGCAACGTGCGGCCATGTCCGTACCGACCTGATCTGCCCATCCGCGTAGGCATGGACTTCAACGTGAACCCAGGTGCGATCACCCTGGGACACAAGGTCGACAATCACTTTGAGGTGTTCGACGAGTTCCATCTGCTCAATACGAACACCCAGAGGATGCTCGACTCCCTGTGGAACCGCTACGGCACGCCAGGGCGGAATCATCGCAGTGGCTTCTGGTTCTACGGTGACGCCACGGGCCGAGCACGCAAGACGTCGGCAGCATCATCTGACTACACCCAGATCTTCAACGACGCCAGATTCCGCGAGGTGGGTCGAACTATTCATTGGCAGAAGAGCAACCCGCCCCGCACCGACAGGTTTGCCTGCACGAACGCCCTAATCAAGAATGGTGAAAATGAACGTCGATTACTCATCGACCCACGATGCACGCACCTGATCGACGACTACATGCACCGTGCGTGGCGTGAGCACACCCGCGAACTGCCGACCGAAGAAGGTATGGTAGGGCATCATGCAGATTCATGTGACTATATCATCTGGCGTGTGTTCCCGCTGCGTTTGAACGTCATGGAGCTTCCCGACGTCAGCATTTCCCTGCCAACGCAGGCAACGTTGCCTAACCCCGGCCTGACGTCGCAAGTGCCCGGATACATGGATCCGCGGGCCAGCCGCAGTCTGAGAATCAATCCATTGGCTGGCGAGTAGTTGCTATGATAAACGCATTGGAGGTGTGATATGAACGCTCATGATGAGATGGCAATTGAGGTGCGGGTTTTACTCGTGAAGACCGGAGACACGACCCTGGGTACGATCTCCCACAGGACGCACATATCATGCCCCGTGCTGATCCAGATGCTGGAGGCAAACAAGGAATCATTCTGGTTTCTGAGAAAGGCCCCAGCACGTGAATCCGACGTCGGGCTGACGTCGGTGGGTATGGCGAAAGCCTCGGAGGAACAATGATTATAGACGTACCGATCATTCTTGGTGATACAGCCGGTCATGAGTTCCGCGGGAACCAGTACACAGGTCGGTCTAAACAATCTGACGTTCGTGATACGAATGCCGCCTGGCAGAAGATCATGGACATGCCGACGACCGATGATTCCAGCAAGGCTGGGTTTGTGCGGCCAGACGGCAAATACGTGAACATGAACAAGGGCCGACCTGGTTGCATGAACCATGCTGATCTGTTTCCCAGAAACCCAGGCCGTTTACAGGAGATCATTGCTAATGGTATGTTGCGGGTGGACGCGGACTTCGGCATCGTCGAGGTTGGTAGCAAACCCACATCAGAACAGCGGGCATCATTGCGGGAATTCATACTGGATACGATGGTCAGCGGGAAGACCATAGACCTCGATTTGCACAGCGGTCTGGGTAAGCCTTTTAAAGATGATCCAGTGACGACAACGTACCGACGACCAGACGGTGGCGTGGTGAAGCAGTTCAGGAGCAACCCGGATGATGTGATGAGCAGCATTGATCAGTTCTTCAGTCAGCCTGAAAATCATGTTAGGTATCAGTCGCCGCACAAATCATTCCTCAGCACCGATATACCTTCGTGGGCAGCTTCCCTTGGCCTACAGGCAGAAACCTGTCATAATGGTCAGCAGCCCCAAGGAGCAATCATAATGCCCGTTCTGGAAGTACCCATCATTCTCGGAGACGTCGCAGGTCACCCGTTCCGTGGTAACCAGCACGCTCCCGATCCGCACGGCGACGTGTTCGACGTGGGTGAGAACCCCAAATTTGCGGGATCAATGGTGAATGCAAAACGCATGGAGAGGGAAGCCCGCCGTCTGCACGAGGCGTTTCAACTCCACAGCGATCCATCAGAAAGTGACCATCATCGCATCGGTGATGCCCTAATCGAGGCCGCCGATGCTCATCGCAAGGCTGCCGATGCTGCCACATATCGTGTGAACTATGACAAACATCATGCCCTCGCTGATGATCTTATTGGTCTTGCAAAAGATCATGCAGAGTCCGCAGGAGATCACGAGTGGCCGACCAAGCCGGGCAAGCTCAAGGATGATTCCGCCCTGGTGAAGCCGCTAACCGTATCGCTCAACGTGGATATCACGTTGGGTGGTCCTGGCAGCGGAAATCATGGACACTCGGGACGGCCCGGTCATCGCGGCGGATCTGCACCTCGTGATAGCGGTGCTGGTTCCAGTGCTGATATCATGACGGCTAGTGACGGCAAGAGCGAAAAGGCGATGGACGCGACACGTGCCCTGTCCGGTCACCTCAACAATGACGACAAGATCGACGTTGATGATATGGACTACTTCCGCGAGCAGGCCCGTGGTCGCACGGGAGGTCGCGAGCGAGTCAACCTGCCCGAGTCTCTGGACAACATCAGTGTCATTCATGATTCCCTGGCCGAAGGACATCATACTAAGGAGGACGCGTTCCGCAAGGACGGCAAGTATGATGAGGCCAACGCCCACGGTACTGCCGCCGGCCTGCACGAGGACGCCGCTCTGGAGGCCGATAAACTGGCTGCGGACCTGCGGGGCAAGACCGGCCTGGGTGACAGCAAACCAACGCCCAAGGTGAAAGAAGTTCAGCCGCCCGTGCAGTCCAAACGAGGTCACTGGAGTAACGAACCGTTGGATCGTGATACGCATCCCAGCGTACCGTATGACGAAGCTCGCGCTCCTGGGGCGAAGAAGCCCGATGGTGTTAGCGACGCACGCTGGGCGGCCATCCAGCAGCAAATCAAGAACCGTGGCGGTAAGCGGGACAAGACGTTCCGCGAGCATCATCAGTTCGAGAACTATGAGGATCGACCACCCAATACATATCCCGTTCCGCCCAGGTTTCCTGACCACGTCCTGAGCATGGACGTAGACATCATCCTGCCCGGCGAGGCTACGATTCATGATGCTGTCGATATCAAGCTCAGTGGCACGGATGATGAAGACGGCAGGTGGGTCACCATGCACGGCAGTCCGGTTTTCATCAAGACCGGTCAGAGCTTCGACGACGCCATTAAGGAGCACTTCAAGAAGAACAATGTCAAGACGCATGCCAAGAAGTTCAAGGCAGAGGATTATCAGCAGCCGAACATTGGCGAACGCGTCTCGGCCTGGAAGGGCAAGTCAGTCACCGAGCGTGACCGCATGGCCAACGCTTCGGTCTCCATCCCCAAGCGGATTCACGAGTATGTCGGCGATCTGCCCAAGGCTCCCAACACCGGCAAGCTCGAATCTGATCTTCATGCCCGTGTCGACCAGATGAAGGATCGCTTGACGCCGGAAGCGTCGGTTATGATCAAGAAGACTCTGTCTGATTATTCAGGTAACCTGACCAAGGCCGGCGTGGATGACGAGACGGCCCGCGACTTGTCGATGCAGGCTGCTGAACACCTGGCTGCTCAGGAGATGGAGGCGTGTACCCGCCAGCTTGGCGACCACGGCATTCATCATATCGAGGGCAATATTCGTGTGGGATCGCAAATCCTCGACCAGATACCGGGTCAGGGGACAGCCGAGCAGAAGGCCATGCTGGCGACTGCCATGATCTTCCACGATGCTGGTTACCTGACCGAGCCGTCCCGAAACTTCCTCGACGAGGGTCACCCGCGGTGGTCGGCCCAGCACTTCCGGGCCAACATTGGCAACCTGACCGACAAGGCATTTGGTACGGCAGCCACGGGCCAGATCGAACACGTCATCGCCACCCACGACGCCACGGACATGAACTGGGAAAGCGACCCGCTTGGATCCGCCAGCCGCGTAGCCGACAACCTTGCATTGTTCAGTAAGGAGAAGCTGCCGCCGATGTACCGCTACGTCCCGGCCAACGAGAAGACTCTGGAGGCGTTCGCCGAGAAGAAGCTCAGCCTGGAGGATGCCCGAGCCCAGATCAAGGAGCAGACAGCAAAGTCAGACCTGCCCGACAAGGTGAAGGCCGCCCTGACAAAGGCCGCCGATGAGATGGGGCCGCTGACGCCCAAGTTCACACTGGGTATGCTGGGCGGCGAGATCAGCGACATCAAGTGGGACAGTGGGCACGTGCGAGTCGACCTGAAGGAAAGTGCCGAGGTGACCCGCCTGAACAAGATGGGCGACTTCGGCCAGCGGCAGTTTGGCAAGTTTGCCGAGACCTATGGCGGCGACCCGAAGCAGTTCTCGTCTGATCTCAACTTCAAGTTCCGCAAGCCGCCGCCGGATGGACAGGTGATGCTGGAGACCCGCATCACGAAGTCCAGCGGCGAGGTGAAGGCCAATCTGGACGTCCCATTGGAACTGGGCGATCTGGCCGGGCATCCGTTCCACGGAAATCAGTGGACCGGGGGCGGTGGCAACGCAAAATTAGCACCGGACAACGGCGGAGGTGCGGGCGGGGCCGGCGGCGGTCGCCACCCCGCCTTCGCCAGTGTCAACGCACGCCAGATCATACGGTGGTGCGGCAAGGAAGGCATGAACGCAGCCGCAACAAAAGCGGCCCTGAACCGGGCCGGTATGGATGCTCCGCTGCCGACGATTCGAGCTGAACTACCCATTGGGGCGAGAGGCATTGGTCGCAAGGGCGAGCAGGCCCCTATCCACCCGTTTACCGCTGATCAAAAGGCCGTTCTACGCGGCGGTGTGTACCGCACCGCACCGGGCCTCACGGACGCACAGGTAGCCCGTGCTGCCGAGTTCCAGGCCAAGGTCGGACAGCGAGCCCAACAGGCCCCAGCCGCCGCACCAAGCCCCAACGCTGCGGGCGTGGCAGCCGTGAACCGCATTATGGCTACACCGGCCCATGTGACGGCCACGGGGCAGGTAGGCTACAGCACCCGCAAGGACATCGCCGACCAGGCCGATGGGGAAATACGTGGTCTGCGGGCCAGGATCAACGCGGGTGATCGTAGTCAGGCGACTTACCGCGAGCGTGCCCTGGCCGGGCTGGCTGCCGCGAACGCTCACCGGGCTGCGGCGATGGCTGCGAACGACGCGGGCAACAACGCGGCGATGATACAGCACATGGAACGGGCCAATCATCACGACACTCGTGCTCAATACTACAACTCGAAGCTGCCCGCTAACATGCGGGCTCAGGGTGGTGATGATGACGTGCGGAACCGCGGCAACGCAATCGCTGCTAGGGCCGGGCACGCCAGTGCAGTTCCGCCGGCCCAGGCTGCGGCACCAGCACCCGCTGCACCTCCGCCGAAGACGCCGGCGGCGATTGCCGACGTTGAAAAGAAGCTCCAGTCCGATCCCATCACCGAATTAAAGAAGGTGGGTGGGACGCACATCAGTGACTGCTACGCGGCAAAGAACGGTAAGAACATAGTTGGCTTCTACAAGCCGCAGAACGGCGAGTGCGGCTACCTGCGACCGGGTCAGACTGTGAATGATCTTCCTTACGACCGCAAGGGGCAAGCCGCCCGCGCGTTCATTGCCCACGGGTTCACCGCAGGCCAGTGCTACAAGCGCGAGCTTGCTGCCTGGGAGGTGGCCAAGGCGGTCGGCATGACCGATATGGTTCCCGCCAGCCAGGAACGACACCACCCCGATCATGGCGTCGGTGTAATCATGGATAACGTGCCGGGCAAGGACGCGGGTGATATACTGATAGCAGCACAACGTAAGGGACTGGTGGCCCACATGCAGGCCCACGAGCAGGCTTACGACGGTATGCAAGATCAGCAGCGGGCTTTGATCTTTGACTACATCATCCAGAACGTGGATCGACATCCGGGCAACTGGCGGTTGAAGCCGGACGGACGCATCGGTCTGATTGATCACGGCTTCAGTCTTCCGACGCAGGACTGCCATAGTCATTTCGCCCAGAACGACGCCTTCGCCCAGAACGTTGATCAGCACAAGAACATTCCAGCCGACGTCAAATCCGCCTGGAACGGCAAGTGGCCACAGATCGAAGCTGGCCTTAAAAAGTGCGGAATCGAGGATACGGCTATACATCTGGCTAAAAAACGCTACGATAAGTTGATGGCCGCGACGACCTTCAGGGACTTCATGCGAAGCTAGGAGACAGCAATGTTCATATTCTGGTCTAGGAACGATGACGGTGAGGCTACCGAGGTCGGTCGCATTTGGATTCAGGATGGCGTTATTCAGGCCAGCGGTTCGGAACGCGTGCTGGCTATTGCCAAGGAGCCGATTGAGACGACGTTCGGCGACGAGGTTGACCCGGTCGGCGACCCAGAGGCATTCCTCGACGCGATTCTCATGCGGTATCATGGGACATACTTCTTCGCCACCGAGGTTCCGGACGAGACACCAACGCAGGTATAACACATGCCTATTCAGTCATCCAACGGACCGCCCGTGCGGCGACGAATCAGCACACCCACGCCGGTAACCCGTCGCAGGATTCTCTCCCTGTCGCAGGGATTCGGCGATCCCAACATGAACATGCCTGACGGTCAGGTGCATGCTGCGGGCGTCGATATGTCGGGTAACCAGTACCCAGCAGGTGCCGGGCCTGGAACGCAGGGCAGTGCTTACTACTCGGGCAGCACAGGGCGTCGCTCCGATCAGCAGGCCCGCAGCCCGCAGGTCATTCAGGTGCAGGGGCAGGCCATGCCCCAGACGAACATGGTGCTGCAACCTGGCAGCCCGGAAGTTCTTACCCATGAACTGACCACCGGCCAGACCGGCATTATCTACGGCGTGCCCCAGGCCCCGATAGTGATGATCTCCGACCCATCGGTGATCAACCTCTATCGCAAGTATTACACCACATACGAGGAGTATCGGAAGATCCGCAAGGATCCGACGATAGCCCTGTGCCGGGCAGTAATCGCCGCCCCGATTCTCAGTAGCACATGGCAGGTGAAGTCGAAGGAGGGTGTCGAGACCGAACGCGTGGCGTTCATCACGGACATGCTTGTGAAGCATCGCTTCCACATCATGGAGAAGGCCATTTATGGCATGATCGACTTCGGCTGGCAGGGATACGAGAAAGTGTTCGGTGTCGATATGTGGACGCCGCCTCCTGACCGGCCAGCATCGAAGGATGCGGATCAGCCGCAGATGCCAGCACCCGTGCCGCCGTCAGTTCCTGATGGCACGAGCAAGACCAATCTCCAGCTTGCGTTCGGCCAGCCTGACAGCAATGGTGCTGTCCCGACCAAGGTCGAACCACCCAAGGATCCGCCCAAGCCGAAGCCCAAGAAGATGGTCGTGCTGCGGAAAGTCAAACCGCTGCTTCAGGACATGACCAGTATCATGGTCTACCTGTACACCGGCGACTTCGCCGGCTTCCGGCAGGGTATCGTGTTCGTCGAGGCTCCAGCCAAGGCGATGTTGATCAGCTACCGCGTGGAAGGCACGATGTGGCATGGCTATCCACTTCTGGAGCAGGCCCGCGAGACGGTCGAGAAGTGGGACAACGTCGAGATCGGTGCCCAGCGTTACGACATGAAGATTGCGGGCAGCCACTTCGTGGTTTACTATCCGATGGGCAGCAGCAACGTCAACGGTGCTCAGGTGAGCAACGCATCCATCGCTAACGACATCATCAGGGGCTTGGAAGCGGGCGGCAGCATGTCGGTGCCGAATATTCTGGCCCAATACGTCGAAGGCATGGAAGCCGGCGGTGAAAACGCGAGTAGTGCCTGGAAGATTGACTTCTTAGAGGACCGCGGAGCCCGCCAGTCGAGCTTCGTTGATCGCTTGAAGTACCTCGACTCCCTGAAGTGCCGGGCGATGAACATTCCAGAGCGGGCCATCACCGAGGGTCAGTTCGGCACGAAGGCGGAGGCTCAAGGGCACGCCGATATCATGACGGTCATCCTGCAAAACATGGATTTGCAGGTAACGCAAAGCGTCAATACTCAGGTTGTCGATCACCTTCTGGCCATGAACTACGGCAAGGATGCTGTGGGATCCGTGTGGTTGGAAAGCTCTCCGATCTCGGACGACCGCATCAGCTACGCCCGCAGTCTGTTCACGGCGATGCTTACAAACCAGCAGATGGGACCGGCCATCTTCCCGCACATCGATTTCTCGGCCCTCATGTCCGAGGTTGAGGTCCCCCTGAACAAGGGTGTGGTGCGGCAGGCCGGGCAGGCAGAAATCGGCCAGCTTGCTCCGGGTGGCCCGATGATAGCACCGCCGCCTGGATCGGGATCACCAGGGGCTGGCGGGGCCGCAGCCGGGGCGATTGCCCACACCGGCGTGTCGCCGCAGCAGCCCAACGGAAAGGCCGCACCAGGCCCCGCCACGAGCAATCCCCAGGCGGAAGCCGCGGCGAAGGAAGCAGCCGCACAGGCAGCGGATACGGCCCGCCAGAAGGCTTTGGCAAACCAGATGGGCCTACAGCCCGGTCAGCAGAAGACCATTCTCGACGTCATCCGACACATGCGGGCGTCGGGTGGCCTGCCACCGAAAGGCGTCACAGGCGAGAAGACGGGGGCACAGGCACTAGGCGTGCCCCAGGCCAGCCAAGCCCCGCCGCCTCGCGGGCGAAGCCTCACGAAGGGCAGCGGTGGCTAGGTCTCGTCCACAAGAACGTCGCGGCAGCCGTCGCATAGCACGAACGGTGTATCATCACCGTTGATGTCTTGTTCGTAAGGATCGGGTACGGGGACGGCGTCGATGGCGTACAGCACTTTGCCGCAGTCTCGGCAACGCCCGATCAGGTCAGCGACTCGGTATTCCGTATCGGTGAAGTCGGACGGATCCAGAACCTTCCCGTTGAAGAACAGGAAGCCCCGTTTCATGATTGGCTGTCGAGCAATCGTTCGACGTGCGGGCATGGTGATTTCCTATCAGTCTAACGCCGCTTGGACGGTTCTCAGGAACGACACCCGAGCTTCGGCTTTGGGTAGGGCGACGCTGAGGTACTTTTGGATGCACGGCTTAACCTCGTCCACCGTGGCGTGGTTCCAGTTCTCACACCATACCTCGCGGGACGTGGTGGAGATCCATTCGATAGCGTGATCATAGCAGTTGCCTACTTCCAGTGGTCGCCACTTCAGTCGCAACGCTCCGTGAAACCGGACACCATGATTCCAACCGGGAACGAACAACCCTTCGGGCTGAAGCATAGCCGATACGGTCGGCCAGTCGAACTGTACGCGGTTGATATGATCCGCTCTCCATACCAGTCCAGCATGGCTGATGAAGATATCCAGCCACACAAAGTCATCTTTGCTCTGGATGAGGATATCAGCGTAGCCGCGATGAACGACGTCGATGAGGTATTCTTCGTGCGTCATACCAGCACTTCCTCCCTGGCCCGTTCGCCCGCCCAAATGATCGGCGAACCATCGAAGGAACGGCTCTTTCGGTTCTCGCGGTTGGACGAGTAAATCCAGCACGGCATGGTCGGGTACTGTTCCCAATGCGACGGGTTGATATGCACGTGTTGGCATATACTGCCGGGGGTGTCGAAGGTGTCGGGCAAGACTCGCAGGTTGACGAGGGTGCGGTAGTACCAGGAATGGTCGGCGTCCTGTGGGCGGAACGCCTCCAGACGGTCGATTTTGGTGATCGCCTTCGCCCAGTTCTCGGCATCGTACACGAACACTTCAAAGTACACGGCGTGCTCGGGGCAAGCCAGAACCTGAATGCCCTGCACCGTGAAGTTCGGCAGGAATGCCTTGATCACGCGGCTGTAACGGGCGTCGGTCCACGGGCGACGCTCGTACCAGCCCATGCCGTCGTCGTCACCGTTGTCGGGAGCCTTGGATCCGACCGGCAAGCCCATCAAAGGATGGTTGCCGCCCGCGAAACGTAGGGTTCCGAACACGGCAACCGGAAACGGGATGCTCCACTTGTGGATGGGATCGGGAACGGCCTGGAACGCTCGCATGAGGGAGGCGAACTCGTCGTGCTTGCGGGCAAAAAGGTTGCGGATGAACTGGGGAATGAACATGAGGCTTCTCCTGATCTTGAAATAGCGGTTTTGTTACTGGACACGTCATCTTCCGAACAAGGCTGCGATGATATAGCAGGCTACCAGAGCCGACACCAGAATGACCGCGATGCCTCGTACCATTACGGTGAGACCAGACTCGGTCGGTTCGTGGTCGTTCTTCGTGCAGCGTTTGCGGTGATGGTCGAACAGCGGGCACTTCTGGCACTGGGGGTCGTCGGCTACAGGTATGAGGTTCATATCAGCACCAGTCCCTTGCTTCAATTTCGTCTCCTGTTGGTTTCATGGTTTACAGTCCAGGGTCGGCGTCGGAGGTGACGGTGAAGCCGTCGAATGCTCCGCCGTAGTCGGGGTCTTGAGCCCACGGTGGGGCAACGTCGGCGAGGGTGTCCAGAGCTTCGCGTCCCCAGCGGGCGATGTATTCTTCCTCAGTCCAGACCGCAAGCAGGTGATCGTGGTCTTCCCGCAGTTCCTCGACCTCCTTCTCGGATGCCCAGTGGTGATGGGTCTCGCCCTCGTTATCGCGGACACAGACTATTCGGAAATTGGACATGGCTTGGTTCCTTTGGGTTGTACGGTTCAATTTATTCGCATCCCGACTCGTCGCTCGGCTGGTCGCAGTGCGGGCAGATAGTCACGGATGTCATGTCGATGCCTGTGGCTACGCCGCGAGCAAACTCGCCCTCGGCGGAATACTCGACGCAGCAGATCTCGTGGCCGACCTGACGCATGTCGATAAACTTTGGGCTACCGACGTCGCGGTCCATGACGTTGTCCCGCAGCCACTTGGAGAACTTCTCGGCGTTCTCGTGGGTGCTGAAGGTGAAGGTGGTTTGTTCGCGTTTCATGGCTGTTCTCCTTGGTAGTACATCATGCAACTGGCGTGCCGGGCATGGATTCATACTTGCTGCGGGCGGTCAGGCCGTTGACGCCGTCCCACAGGCGGTGATAGTTGTTGGGGTCGGTGGTGTGCGAAAGCACCCAATAGATCGACCGGGATTCACCGGATGGGCCAGCGGGGCGAATTTCCTCGCGGAGGGTGTAGGTTGTCTTGCCGTCGATCTTGGTGGCTAGGATATTCACGGCTTAGTCCTCGTGGATGGGTTTGTATTGTAGCTCTTCGGCCTCGACTCGGTAGTTCTCCTCGACGCGAAACGGCTGCGTGGGGCACTGAGCCTCATGGTAGGCAGCCTCGACTTCTGCTCCCTTGCGGGTGGTGTGGAAGCTGACCGCGAACCACTCGGGCCAGTTCTCGAACACCTCGACGCCGTTGTCGTCCGTCCAAGTGCCCTTGTCGTAGGCCAGCACCGCGAAGGGGACGGTGACCATTTCCCAGCGGGCTTCTTGTTCGGCCCGGTAAGCCTCGTAGTCACGCTCGGCTTCAGCGGCCTCGGTGGCCAGACGCTCGGCCTCGCACTGGCAGACCTCGCTGTTGCAGGCGTGGCAGGGAACCGTCGCAAAGGCGGCGGCAAGCTGAAGGCGGTAAGGAAGGTAGCGGGCCATGTTTGTAGTCCTTGGGGTTTGCCTCTAGTATCATGCAACCGCCGTGCCAGCCGGATTCAATAACCGTATGCATCGTTGTAGGCTTCGCAGCCGCCCATCATGCCCGCCTGCATGGCGATCTCGTGCTGCCAGTCGTTGCTGGCGTGGGGGCGACCGGGCATGAAGCCTGGGTTCTTGCGGACGGCAAGCTGGTGAACCTCGTTGCCGTTTTCGACGCGGGTAAGCTGGATATAGGCTACGCTGCCGGTCGGGCTATACAGGGGGAACACCGGGTTGTTGAACTGCTCGCGGGCGGCTGCCTCGGTCGAGAAGTCATCGCCAGTCCAGCAGTCGTCGTTGCCGGCGTTTGGGTGCGAGCCCCAGAACTCAACGCAGAATTTCGTAAGCATGGTTGGGTATCCTAGCTGGTTTTGGGTAGTTTCTGGAAGGCATATCATGCGAATGCCGTGCCAGTTGAATCTAGTAGTCGGATCGATAACCGTGGTTAGCGTGGGCGTCGCACCAGTCTTGGATCTGCTTATTCCAGCCATCGGGCAAGGTAGTGGTCGGGACGTCGGAGGCGTTAAGGAGATCGCCATCTTCCACGACTTGGCAGATCATAGTAAAGATGCCGTTGTCGTTCATAATGATTTCATCGCCGAACTCGCAGTTTTCGTTCCAGCAGCGGAAGTGCTGATCGATGTTGTAACGAAGGTCATCAGAAAAGCACGCCAACGGGTGGGTGGTTTGCTCAGTAGTCATAATAGTGGTTTCTATGGGTTAGAGGGTTCTGGAAGGAATATCACGCAATTCGTGTGCCAGTATGATACGACTTTAGTCGGTTAGGGACGGTTAGGGACGGTTAGGGTCGGTTAGGGTCGGTGTTTTCAGGTATAGCGGGTCGGGAGACTGATAGATAAAGCGAGTCACTTTGGCGGACGGTTCAACCGCACTACGGCAGTCAGGACGTTTGGCACGCGGCTAACCCGCCACTACGGAAGCGAAGCAACCGGCGAAAAGACGGAAGTCCCATAACGTACTACGGTGTGGCCTTAACCGCCTGAACGGGAATTCCGAGCAGATCGCCCCTTATACGATACGCTTTTTTGGCAGAGCCCTTACACGTAGCGGCAATTATTTGATAAGCGAACAGCTATTCCGCAGGAAGTTTTAGGTTTAGGCTGGTATTAGGGCAAAATTAGGGCAGAATTCCGTCCAGAATTATTTCAGTTGCCAGTTTACAAGCAGTTTGGAACCCTGCCAACACAGTCGTTTGCGGGTCGATTGTGAACGACAAGCAGTACGACGAGGCCATTTATCTTAGGTAGGCTGCTGACGGTCTACTGCTCCCCACGATTTGCCGACCTGCATGTCGGAGATCACCGACGCCACCGCCGGCGACTCAGTGCAAAGTGCATAATACCCTAGCAACTGCATAGGGTTTTCCATTATGTCGGTTTCCGACGAAATGGGAGAGCATATTGAAATGATATGGCACAACGCGGTAAGATACTAGATACGGCGAAGGAACAGTATCGCCATAAACCCCTGTTTCTAGCGGCTTTATAGGAGGTCAGTATGATGAGGTGTATGATATGGTGTATGATGTTTGTTTTGGGATGCACACACGGTCCTGATTTGACTGTGTTAAAAACCGAGCAAAAGCCATGCAGTCAGCCCGTAACGGCAACGCAAAATCATCCAGCCTACTTGCCCAACATGATCCTGACGCCTGGCAAAGTTTCAGCAGGCTGGACTTTGGATGATACCAAGCAGGCTGGCGGCACGCAGAGCCACCGCAACGTTCCGGAATCATTGAAGAAGGCTGTCTGGGAAAGGTACGGGTATGATAAGACCATCGGGCCGTACCATGATCACAGCGGTGAATTTGAGATTGATCACCGACTTATGAATGCGTTAGGTGGATCATCTACAATAGAGAACCTGTGGCCCGAGCCTTATAATGTGCAGTGGGGAGCGCACATCAAAGATCGGCTTGAGGATCGTATTCTGGCAAAAGTGAAGTCTGGGAAGATGACACTCAAACAGGGTCAGGATGTATTCCTTGAGCCCGATTGGACGAAGGTCTACATCCGAGAGGGTTTGTCTACGCCCCCGAATATTAGTGCTGTACGTTCATGTCCTGACGATGATCATGAATAGATCGATCTTCTACTTCCTAAATGGTCGTACATGAGTTATATTGAATGTTATGAAACGAAGACGTATAGCACCAGTTGGTGGTTGGAAGACCGGCGTTTACTGTATCCGAAATACGGTAAACGGTAAAGTTTATGTTGGTAGTGCTGCTCGTGATTTTGAACATCGTTTTGGGCAACATAAAGGGGCACTACGATACGGAAATCATCACACGTCGCATTTACAATCGGCCTGGAACAAGTACGGTGAGGTGGCATTTGAGTTCGTCGTGTTAGAACGTTGCCAACCAGACCTATGCCTTGATCGAGAACAGTACTGGATTGATCGTCTACATGCTACTGATTCACAGTTCGGCTACAACAGTGTGCCTGCTACGGGACGCCAAATCGGATCTGTCAATTCTCCTGAGACTCGTGAAAAGATACGGACATTTTGGCGAAATGCTAAAGAGAACCCGATTCAGGTATCAATCAGATTCGCCGAGCGATTTCATCTCAAGTCGTCTGAGCCTGTTTATATAGCTTGGAATGCCACAATAAAAAGACGACGTAGTCTGTTTTGTATCCGTTGGTTAAAATTTGAAAATTTCTATGCTGATATGGGACCTCGCCCTGTAGATCGACCGATCATAGGTCGCATTGATGCTGACGGGTTATACGAGCTAAGCAACTGCCGTTGGATGACGCGAATGGAATCAGCACACACGTCGCTGCGGTCGAAACTGATTGCGTACAATGGAAAAACCCAGCATATAGCAGCGTGGGCTCGTGAACTTAGCAAAAACCGCATACAACTGGCAACGCGGCTGCGGGAAGGCTGGTCATTTGAACGTGCTATATCAGAGCCATATCATAAAATGGATAAGATGACATTCAACGGCGAAACACACAGTGTAGCCGAATGGGCTAGGCTGAAAGGTTTAAGTCACGGATGTATTTGTGGCAGACAACGCATGGGGTGGAGCATTGATCGAATTCTAACAACGCCAACACGTGGGAAATATCACCCACGTCGTCGCCGTATACAGTCAATATGATGCTGGCCGCAGCCCTATACCGGAGATTGGAATGCTCATATCAAAGATCGTCTGGAGGCCCACGTGCGTGCTGAGGTAATAGCTGGTAGAATGAGCTTGAAGGAAGCCCAGCAGATCTTCGTTCCAGATTGGACGTCGACCTTCAAAAAGATGGGCTTAGATAAATGCTCCGCAATCCAGGTTGACGAAGACATCCAGTAGGTTAAATATGATCATTGATATCCCGATCTTTCTCGGAGATGTGGAAGGCCATGCGTTCCACGGCAATCAGTGGACGGGCAATGCTAAACTGGCTCCCGATACGGGAGGTGGTGATGGCGGAATGACCGAAGTGGAAGAAGGCCACGATCAGACCATGCGGGGTGAGTTCTGGCTACAGGGATCCACGGCGATGTCGGCTGATGGTGATATCGATGATATGAACCACGAGGCGTACGCCATCCAGCAGGCACGAAGTGATCTTGCCGATTCCCTCGGTGTGGACTCCGACGATGATGATGCAGATACCATCATCGAAAAATATGCCGAGGATCATCCCGATGAAGCTGATATTCTGAGGGGTAGCGATTACAGTACGCCAGAGGCTAAAAAGCTATTCGAGGAAATCGGCTTGAGCCCTGATACCCTGTCGGTGGCACAGGGGTTCGGCGATTCCAGGTTGTGGGCGGCAGCAGAGCACGGATGGGTGCGGGTGGCTGGCAACAGCGTACAGACCGTGGGCATCGATAGCTCCAAGATGTCCGAGATCGCGGATGGGCTACATGATGCGTACGGTGAGGATGTGGAGACGCAGTCGTTCGATGTGGAGGTCGTTACTCATGACTCGGCTCGCCCCGGTATGGTGGTGAACTCGCACACGTACCGCGATGTGCCGTTTCAGGTGCTGGGCGAAGGAAATATGAGACGATTCTCTGAATACCGCGATGCCGCATTTTCTTTGTCTGGTGATACGCCGAAGCCTACTGGCGACAAAAACAATCGGGGCGAGTCTGGATACTGGATCACGACACATGGCGGCCACCACGTCTTTATCCTTGAAGGTGGATCTGGTATCGATGAGGATAAGCTAAAGGCCGCGGCAGCGACACTGCCGTCTACGCCTGGGTTTGGGACGGCACAGAGCCGTGCCGCGAGCCGGGCGGCAGGAAACGTCATCAGCGGGAACACGTACCGAGTCAAAGACCTCATTAGTCATTACGGCGGGCAGTGGGATGGTAAAACTAAAGACTGGGTCATGCCCAACGCCGAAAGCACGAAGATGATGCGAGACGTGATGGCGGGCAAGTACAACGCCAGTACAGCATCACCCGCACCGCGTGTATCATCTCCAGCGGCAGCACCACTTGTGATTCATGGTGCTACCTTCGGCATCAAGGACGTGATCAAGAGTGCCGGCGGTCGCTGGAATCCCAACGGGAAGAATTGGTTGATGCCAAACCAGGAAGCTGTCGAAAAGGTGCGTGATCATGTAACGAAGAACAGCATCAAGGGCGTGAATATGCCCGACGCCGCCAAGGAACCGGCACCGGCAGCGAAGCCGGAAGCAGACGCCGTGGAGGCAAGACAAGCGGTACGCGTGGCACGGGCGAATCGGGATGGGAAGGGTACGCTGTCGCGTGATGCTGAAAACGCAACAGATCATTCATCCCGACTGGACAACGTGGCCATGCAGAAGAAGACGCCGGAATCCCTGACCGCGGCCTTGGCTGCCACAGCAGACGCGGCGACGAAGCGGCGGGCGGCTGCCGATGCCATGATCGATCACAACAACCAGATATATCGGGATCATATTAACTGGGCCGAGACTCATGAACAGCGTAAGGCATCCCTGGAGCAGGAACTGCATCATCCAGAGGTAGCACAAGCTGCTGCTGCCGAAGCGGCACTCATTGCTAAACCCGTGGCGTGGAAATCGCATCGTGCGGGTGGCGACGTAACTGCAAGATCAGAAACGCAGCAAGGTTTCACGGTGCAAAGCCAGCGTGGTGAATATAGTGCTAGCCCGGATGAAGGTTATGTCGGCCAACTGCGTGGCTACCGCGTGTACTTCAAGGGTAGCGACGGGTCGCAGGAAAGTCTCGGTACTGTTTCAGACATGATCGGGGCATCGGGGATGGTCAACAAACATTTATCGAAGAACAAGGATCATACCCTGTCCTTGGAGGTTCCAATTGATATCGGTCGCGATGCGAGCTTCTTCGCTCCGGGCGTGCCAGTATCGTACAACGGTTTGGTTCAGCACGTCAGGGACCCGCAGGTTCAGAAGAATGCCGACAGAATCATTTCGGGCACGACCAACAAGCCACTGATACAGCGTAGGATCGAGAGCGACTCTGATCTAGCCCATATCTTTGGCGGCAAGATAGACTTGCCTACCGCACAGCACGCAGCCGACATTACGTGCGACGAGCTTAATCTGTTACGCCTGACTGTGAAATTTATGGTGGGCGACAGCGGCCTGACCAACGATGGATTCCAGCGGGTTGGTCATTACAAGAATGATACAGCACAGTTATGGGGAGCTGGGCAGACCATACCAGTTCTCCTGCATGAGATTGTGCATCATGTGATGACCCACAGCCCAGATTGTGAACCAGAGGATAGGCACAGTCCGCTATTTAACAGTACCTATTACAGGGTAGTCAATGCCTATCTACAGGCGATTGGTTCGACGGTTTGTCTGTCTCTCGATGTGCCTATTGAACTGGGGGACGTAGCGGGTCACGAGTTTCGTGGCAATCAGTACACTGTTGGAATAGCCAAAGACTATTTTCCCAAGGAGATGCATCCCAAGGGAATAGGTGAATCGTTTGTTCACACGACTACGGTTAAGGCGGGCAGTCGTGCAGAGGCGGCAAGTAAGTACTGGGCCGAACACGGTCCAAGTCATTTACCACGCATGATTCCCGAGGGTAGGCTGCCCAGGAAGGTCAGCGTTCACGTTAGCTCATCTGGATTTAAGCCTGGAATGGGCAGCGAGACCGGATCGGGACCGTCGCGTCTAATGCCGATTTTGGTACACGGACCTGGGGCTCCGCAACCGCTGGAACGTACGTTCAAGACCATGAAGCATGCGGCCAATGAACTGCAAGCGATCAGGAACGACTTTGCATCGGCGGCACACGATCCCATCGATCAGCTCAAGGCTCGTGTGGATGCAGTGGGCAAGTGGGCGGCTGGGCAGAAGAATACCAAGTTCATCGCCAAGCTGCTAGAGGAGGCCCACATGCTGCACGACAGGCTAAGTGGAGGCAGCGGCAAGGCTGGCATGCGTATCCAGATGAACCTCGACGATTCGCTTGAATTGGGTGACACTGTTGGGCACGAGTTCCGTGGGAACCAGTGGACAAAGCATCTTCTTGCCAAACTTCCAACGACGGACGATAAGTCTCAGTCTGGATTCATTCGCCCCGACGCCCAATTGGTAGATGTCGGGCACAGCGATGCATTTGACGATGTCAAAACACACGCGGCGGCGGCTCTCGGGGAAGATGGTGTTTACGAGGACGAGCCTCGTGCCATGAACGCTCTGGCCAAGGCGATGCATGTTGGGTTCATTCGTCATACGGGGAACGGAAGTTTTGAGATACACAAAGAGCCGACGGATAGCCAGTATCAGACTATTCAGGATATGGCAGAGGATGCCGTGCAGCGAGGCTACCGAGCACGGGTTCAAATGTACGGAGCCAAAAATATACCATCGGGTGCCGCGGATAACGCATACGTCAGTGCGAACAGTGATGCTGAGGTCAGGGGTATATCAGATCGAGTTCGGATGTACTATCAAACTGGCAAGCAGCCGTACGTGTCGCCACTACGCCTTGGTGACGTTGCTGGTCACGAGTTTCACGGCAATCAGTGGACAAATCACGGACTGTCAAAGTTACCCACCACAGAAAATCAGGATGACGCCGGTTTCATTCGGCCAGATGCGAAGCTGATTGATATGGGTAGAAGCATCGGCTTCAAGTTCGACAAGAACGGTAGGGAATTAAAGGGTGGCCCTTTAACGCATCTAAAGGCGGCTGGTAGCCACAGTCAGCTAGATGTGGCATTCGCACATGGTTTCATTCGGTACTACCCAGAGCATCAATCTTTTGATATCCACAAGGAACCGAATGATGCACAGTACGAACGCATCGCGGCGATGGTGCATAAGCATGCTGCTGAAGATAAGGTATCCAACCTGGAACTATTTGATAGCAAGGGCGAGAGCACGTACATTGAGATAGAACCAGAAACCCCTGATTTGGCCGTGAGCAAGATAAGGTCGTTTTACTCAGGTGTTAAACCGTATGCGTCTCCGCTACGCCTCGGTGACGTAGCGGGCCATGAGTTTCATGGTAATCAGTGGACGGAGGGTGCGGCTCGCCTAGAGGTCGCTGCCATCAAGGCGAGTAAGGCCCGCGAGGCACTGGACGCCTTGATCACCGCGAAGGCCAGCCCGGAGGCCAAGGAACCGCTGGCCGCGGCGTGGCGGAAGGCACAGGACGAATACGCGGATATCCATCGCGAGGTGTCGAACATGCCACCGCAGCCGCCACCGCCGTTGGGTAGCCTCACAGGCCCCGACGATGGCAGCCGGTTCGACGAACTGCGGAAGAACGGCCTGCTGGTGAAGAACGGTCGCCCGACTGGCACGCGAGACGTAGGGCCGGTCGATATCAAGGGATGGCGAGTCGGCAGCCGAGATGACAAGTACGGTCGTGGTGTGTTCTATGCATCGGACGATCAGGGGGCGAAAGCTTACGCATCCCTGCATCCAGGCGAGGAGGTCAAGGCTGATGATCTTCACCTCACCAATGTCCTCCTGGCCGGTCATCAGGACGACGTGAGCATGAAGCTCTTCGGCAAACACTACGGCGATATGATGGATGGCCTGGCTGCTCGCAACAAGAGCGAAGTTGTGGGTGGCCAGAAGTTCGATGTGAAACTTGCCAAAGAAGCGAAGAAGCGTGGTTACGACGCCATCATCTACACCGCACCTGCCCCGCCGGCTAGTGGTGAAATCGCCGTGTTGGGCAGCAAGAAGCGTGCAGCGAAGCTAAGCCTGGACGTACCGCTGGAACTGGCCCTAGTGACTTTCGACGATATCAAGGACGGGGGCCGGAACCGTGTGCAGCGGGACTTGGCACAGGCGGCTGCTGACACCGATACCGAAGCCTCCGAGGCTGCGAAGAAGGCCGGGACACTACTGATGTCGGTGCGTGTAGAGGGCATCGACCAACCTGTAGAATTCGGATATGGGCAGGGCATGCTTCATGATGTTGATTGCACCAGCACACAAAACGATGTTGCCCTTGACGTAGCCCTTAGCGGAGTCGATGCGGTCAACGGAAACAATCATAGGGTTGATGCGTCGGTGTCCATGACGCCGTCTGGTTCCAACCTTACGGGCGTAAATCATGGGCAACCCTGTGTAGAAGCATGTGCCGTTTTGACTGTTCCAAAGGTCACGGATGTAATCGAAGTCGATATTGCACTTCCTATGCGTTTGGCGACATCGCAGGCGAACGTTGTCCATGACGGTACGAAGGGCGAAATCGAGCGATTTGAACTTCCTGGTTTTGTAAGCAGCCTTAGCTCGCTTTCTGCATCCGTGACAGACACCCTCAAAACTCGTTCTGCCAGTCTTCAGCAGAACTTTATTAAAACTTCCCACGGGAAAGTCGTCGCCACACCGCTTGCAGCGTTTTTGACCAGTACGGATGGCCTCGGCGGTGCGGTTTCTGGCACGAATCGAGCGTTGGTTGAACAGCGTCGAGTCGTCAATGAACCGACGAACATCGGAGGCAAACTTATCCGTGAAAAACATAATCTTCTGGTCGCATCGACCAGAAGTACCGATAGGAAAATGAATAGTGTAGTCGATGCCAACGGTAGGCGACAGGGCTCGAACCACTGTACGCCGCCATCCATCGTAGCGGGTTGTGACCCTGCGTCCCGTGGCAGTCTTGATTTGCCGATAGAGATCGAACAGCGGTCGGGAATCGACGGGAAATCCAGAGTGGACAGTAGCAATTCGTCGTCGTATGATGACCATACTAAAACCTCCTTAGTAGGTTGCGGTCATGCCCCTGGTGTTTCCAGCACGCAGGGGCAACTTCTATGTTCTAGCATAAACACTGATGCTGATCAAGATGTTAGGCATCAACTAGCGAAAGCTGCATTGGAAACCGACCTTCATTCTAGTCCAGCACAGCAGCAGTCTGGATCATACAAGAAGGGCCGTGTCACCATAGCTGGACTGGGTATCGCCATCGAGAACCCGCACATGAGCACCCGCTGCGGTATCGGAGCGAATGGCCCGTGGTCTACCGTGATGAAGGGCGGGCACTACGGTTACATCTACAAGATCGACGGCAACTGGGCTCCGCGGAGCGAGGCTGATGGTGATCACATGGATATCTTCGTGGCCCCCGACATCGGGAATGGCCCGGAGACCGATACAGTCTACGTCATCGACCAGACCAAGGTGGGTTCCCCCGGCGAGTTCGACGAGGCCAAGGCCATGTTCGGCTATCCCAACGCCGACGCCGCAGTGAAGGCGTACTTCGACAGCTACAGCCCCGGCTGGGCGAACGTAGCCGACATGGTACAGATACCTCTGGGTCAATTTAAAGCGTGGGTGGAGTCGGGGAAGACTGCCGAGCCCGCGGGCCTGCTGAAAAATGGAACTGCGGTTACGTTATCCCACGACGAGGACGAAGAGGATGATGATGACGATACGATTGTGGAGCCCAACGTTCTGGGCGGGCATAACTACCGCAAGCAAGATGGCCGCACCGCCTCGACTCGCAGAAACGTGTTCGGCGGCGAGTCCCAGGTGGGCGACGGTGACTTCGAGACCCGGCCCGGTGTGGGCGGCACGAAGCACGTCAGTGGCCATCTGAAGTTCAGCACGGACGTACCGCTGGAGCTTGGCGATGTCGAGGGCCATGCCTTCCACGGCAACCAGTGGACGCAGTCGCCCTTGGCGAAGCTGCCCACGACCACGGATACTAAATCAGCCGGCTTCATCCGACCTGACGGGAAGCTCGTCGACCTGAACCGCAACAAGCGTGAGGGTTACTTGAGCCACAGCAACGCCGCCGAGGGAAACCTGCACCAAGAGCTTGCCCGCAACGGGTTCATTCGCTGGTCGCCTGACGGATACAAACTGGACATCCGGTCCGAGCCTACCGACGAGCAGTACGCGGCCATCTCCGATATTATTGCGAAACACCACAAACCCGTAGACCTGGAGATGGGCGACCAGACCGGCAAGGCCGATGTGGGATCGTGGGAGAACGGTGTGGCCGCGGTCAAGAAGCTGAAGGACTGGTCGTCGAATGGTGCCCTGTCTACGGCAATTGCCGCCAGCCTTGAGTCAATCTACGCTGCCCGTGATGAACTGGCACTGAGCGACGTATCATTCAAAACATTCAGCCCAACGCAGGAGAAGCTGCCAATGGGTAACTACGATTACGAATATAACCATCCGCTGTGCAAGAAGCACAACTATCGTCACAGCCGCAGGGGCATGGGGTGCCCGTATTGCCGAGATGATGGCAGCCAGCCTTGGTGTAGTGCGTGTGGTGAAGGTATCCCGCTAGGCGAGGTAAAGCAGGACGAGCCGCATACACATGACGTGCATAAGACGTGTGCGGGTAAGCACCTGACCGCTCTGGAAAAACTACGGCCATTGATGGATTACGAAACGCAGTGGGAGAAAGCCAAAATGCCAGAAACCAAACCACAGCAGGGCGGGATGCTCGCCATGTTCTCACGCGATGATCGGCAGGCTATCCGTTTGTCCCGTCGCAAGAAGAAAAAGGAATTGGTCAAGTTCACCGAGGAGACTGCACCACTACAGGCCCGTGCCTTGCTCCACTCCCTGGCCATGCGATTGATTGCCTGCCGCGACGCCGGTTGGAACCGCCAGCAAATCTACACCGAGCTTGGCCGGTACTATAACTCGCAGGTCGCCGATATCTGGGACGCCGCCGAAAACCAGGAGGTGAAGCGGATGGTCGTTCAGGGCGAGATTGCAGCCTCGCTGGAGAAGACCGTGAAGTGCCTGGACTGTGATCAGGACTGCGACGAGAACGGCAAGTGCCCGAAGTGCGGTGGGGCAGTGAATGTGTTCACGGGTAACGCGTTCGGTCTATCAGCGGACGTCATCACGGCGTTCCGAGACCTGTTCGATGCCTACCTGAAAGGTGATGTTGTCCTCGGCGACCTGCCTGGGCATACGTTCCACGGTAACCAGTACGGTGGCCTGCCGGTGTACGATAAGCAGCCTTGGGGCGACGCCTGGCAGAAGCGTATGGCCCGCAGCGGTCTTGATCCTACCAAGGTGAAAACCGTTCTGGTCAAATCTTCATCGGGAGGCCGACCGCACTACTCCAAGATGCTGGCTCATCCTACCGAGCCGAGGAAGGCGTGGGTGGGTGAAGCGGGCAACGTCCACGAGGAGGTAGTTCCGCACCATAACGTGTATCATGCGAATTCGCAGGGGAACGTGGTTCTCCTTGGGCCAAAGCCAGATCATGAACTCAAGTTTGTGGAGGATGGTAACGTGACCGCATCATTAGATATTCCGCTGGAACTGCACATGGCAACCGGCAAACGTGATGAAACCATCGGCATCGACTTCGATGGTACGCTGGTCAAACGGCTGGATGGCCCGTACAACCCCGCCGCCCACGGCGACCCCATCGACGAACGCTGGGACGAGGTGCGTGCCGCCCTCGACGCGGGTAAGCAGGTGGTGATTTTTACGGCCCGCGTGGCAAACGATCCGAACAGCATCGCCCGCGGAGCCATCGAAGACCTGTGCATGGAGGAACTGGGGCAGGTACTTCCGATCACCAACGAGAAGACCCCGAACATGATCAGAATCATCGACGACCGAGCCACGGGCGTGACTCCGGACGGTACGGACATGCCCAGCTTGGCTGCGTCCCTCGATATTCCTCTGGTGCTTGGCGATACCCCAGGCCACGAATTCCACGGAAATCAATGGACAGGAGGAGGCGGTGCAGCTCAGGGTGCAGCCAACGCAGTCGCGTCAGGCGATGCGGCGATGCTTGTGCGGATGGGTCAGCCCCACCCAGCCTTCACCAACTTCAAGCAGCCCATGCGGAAGCTCCTGCGGTGGTGTGGCCGGGAGGGCATGAACCTCCAGCAGGCCAAGAACGCCCTGAACCGTGCTGGGCTTAAAGTGCCGCCGGATCCAACTATTCGGGCAGAACTGCCCATCGGAGCCCGCGGCCTCACACGCGGCGGGCGTGGGGCCGACATGCCCAACCTGACCGACGAGCAGAAGGCTATTCTGCGTGGCCGCATTGGGGGCACCGACCCCGGCGTGGCTGGCCGCCAAGCCGCCGCAGCCGCTGAGTGGCAGAAGCAGCAGGCTGCCAAACCCGCCCCAGCAGCCAAAGCACCCGCCGCAGCCCCAGCCGCTCCGCCGGCCCAGAAGTATGCTGATCATAAGGATCGAGCCGACCGGGCCGATGCTGCCGAACGTGTTGTTCGAGATCGTATCATCAGAGGGGAACGTGGGGCGGGTGTGTATCGTGATCGTGCTGTGGCCTGCCTGGCAGCGGCAAAGATTCATGACGACGCGGCGGCAGCCGCCCGTGCGGAAGGGAAGAACACCGAAGAGTCGCAGCACGGCCATAGGGCCGATGAGCACGAGGTCAAGGCCGCGAAATACAACGACAAACTCGACGCGGCGAACAAGGTCACCGACCAGCACCCAGACGTCAAGAACGCTGTGAAGTCCATCGACGACGCGATGGCCGCGACGCGGAACCAGCCCGCTCAACCGGCACAGGTATCGATCACCCCCGCCGACAAGGTCAAGCGGGAAGGTGAACTAGCCAGCACCCCGGCCAAGAAGATCGGGGATATCCCCGGCGTGGATAAGTGGAACCACGTCAGCCAGACATTCCTAATCACGGATCAGGACGGCAAGAAGCACGTGTTCAAGCCCGTCAACGGCGAGGCTGACTACTCGGGCGTGTGGTACGAAAGCTCGGGTTCAGGGCCTGGAGCCCGCCGCGAAGCCGCCGCGTACAGCATGGCCAAGTGCGTAGGCATGACCGACATCGTGCCGGTGACGGTTATGCGTAACCAGCCGAAAATTAAATCAGAAGGCGGGGAGACCGTGTCTGGTACTGGTAGTGCCCAGGACTTCTGCGACGGCTGTAAGACGGCACGCAAGTCGGCCAATGCCTGGGACGGGGAGAAGGATGCAGCCCGCTGTGCGGCGTTCGATTACGTCATGGGCCTGACCGACCGGCATCAGAACAACTGGCTGATTGACAAGGACGGAGCGGACGACGGCAAAATACACCTCATCGACCACGGCTACTCCCTGCCAGACGTCGATAAGTCCCTCGACGACCGCGGGTTCCTCGGACACGCCAGCCAAAACCGTACTCCGATCTCTGATGAGATCAAGTCGGCGTGGCGAGGCAAGTGGGGTGACATTGAGGTGGCCCTGAAGAAGCTGGACATCGGGCCGAAAGCCATCGAGAAGTGCAAGGCCCGCTATGATAACCTCCTGCGTGCTAAAAACTTCCGAGAAATCAGCCTGCGGGCTTGAAAGGACAAATCATGATCATTGTTGAAATTTACGAGGCAGCCAGCGGCGAGTGGAGTAAGGTCGGCGACGTGACATTCGATGGTGGAGTTCTGTCCGCTACGGATGATGGTGTACGCCTAATCAATGAGCCTCTGCAATGCCTCGACGACAGCGGCAGGTACGATATCGATCCCAAGGCTGATCCCGAGAAGTTCATCCGAACCCTACCGAAGGTGATCACGGGATCGTACTACCGGGCCGTCATGACTCGGAATGACAGCCCGGCGACGCTGGAAGTTCCCGTGCGTATTGGCTAGGATGTGTCTGGTGACGGTTGAACCTTCACCTGTTTCCCATCAAGGTCAATATCATGTTGTAGATGCAGATCTCCTCCCGTTCTCCGCGTTTCGACGTGTCTGAATCAACGTAACGCATCAAATACCAAGGAGAACGAACATGTTATCGAGATACACCCGCGCGAAGTACCGCGTGAAAATCAAATCCCTGGCCGAGGAAGCCAGAATCATCCGTGCTGAAGAGGCTCGTGCCCTTCGGCCCTTCCGTCTGAGCCGCCTTCAACGCCGCGTTATGAGAACCGGCATTGTCGATTTCGCCCTTCCCAAGGCGAAGGTCGAGGCTCTCACCGCCGAGATTGCCAAGACCGGCGACAACCGCATCATGACCGCCACGGGCCTGCGGCTGCACCGCATCGGCATCCTCCGCGACGAGGCCCGAGCCACTCAGCTTGCCTATGCTTTCGCCCGCGGCGTGCCCTACGGGGTTTGCGAGAAGACCAGTAAGCGGTTGGACGTCAAACGCGTGTTTGAGATCGTGCGGTCGATGGTCGGCTACGGCGATCACCTCAAGGTCGAGATCACGCCGGCCAGCATCACGGACTGGGCCGTAACCACGGATCCCGTCCTGCATGAACAGACGGCATGATCCGTCGCCAGATAACGGGGGCGTGGGCTAATTGGTAAGTCACCAGCATTCTAAAGCTGTCGAGATGATGGTTCGATTCCGTCCGTCCTTATGTTATACTGTGTCTAGTGAATCGGAGACGATATGCTATCCCCAATTTACCTAGCGTTGGTGATTTCGATACTGAAGGCCCGTGCATGCCGGGTCGAGCTAGGTTGCACGCTCTATGACGAATGCCGCGTCTGCGGGGTCGGCACCCGCGTAGCCCACATGAGGCCGCGACAGCGGCCCGGAGGTTACGGCCATACCACGCCCGCGTGAGGCGGGCGTTTTGTTCGATACCTAAAGCTCACGTACTGAGCGCACACTTATAGCCCGCTGATCGCCGAACGCCACGGCCAGCGGGCTTGAATTGTTTCTGGGCCTGGCAGATAGCATTGCTGGCTGAAACAGGAAGCGAACAGTCAGCGAACGGGCAGCGACGCAAACAATCGTAGAATATCGAAGAATTGTTCAAATCGGCGCAAAACTCGGGTTATTTACGAGCAAATTGCGTCGTCATAAATCCTAACGGTGTATAGACTTACAACAGCGGCATTAGAGGGGTAAACGCGGTAAGGCAGGGCTTTCTGACTGCGTAAGGAAATGGTGCCCGCATGGTGCCGGGATTGTGCGAACGGGTCGAGATCTTACCGAGATCTTACCGCGGTCTTACCAAGATCGGATACGGCAGTGTCTGGTGACGTGTCGGGCGACCTCCGCCCGGCTTCTTTACGGGTTACAATATCATACGGTCGGTAACCGAGCTTGCACTCGAAGCCGCCGATCTCTACGATGAACATCTAATTGGTTGGAAGGCGACGCATATAACCCGCCGCTGTGGTTTCAGGAGGATCCCCTTCCAACCATAGGCTACCTCAAGCACCCAGCGGCGGGCCTTAACTTTGCGTATGATACTAAATCCACCTTGCTCGTTCAATCAGCACCTGTTAGGATGTTAGTATGTTTGGTTTTACCACTGATCTCAGTGACGCGAGCATCAAGAAGATCGCCCAGGCGACCGCTCAGGCGGTAGCCGCGGCCATCTTGCCCGTGTTGCGTACCATCTATCAACAGGAGAAATACGAAATGGCATCCCTTGCCGACCTCAAGACCGAAACCGATGCCCTGACCGCCAAGGTTACCGGCCTCACTGCGGTCACACAGTCCGTCGAGACGTTGCTCACCGGCGTTGTGGCCCAGAACAAGGCCCTGGCCGATCAGCTCGCTGCAGCAATTGCCGCCAATGATCCTGTCGCTATCCAGGCCGCATCCGACGCCCTTACGGCGGCGAACGCGAACCTCGATGCGAACATCGCCAGCCTGACCGCTGCGGTGACGGCGAACACTCCCGCCGCCTGATCACTTTTCGCGGCCTGGAATGATAGGCTGACGGCATTATCCATTGAGCTTTTTGCTACAGGCCGTTAGACTAGGAGCATCACCATACTCCAACTAATGGTCTGTACCAATGGATATCATCTTAGAACTTCCGGGCCACACGCAGCCTGCATCACACGTTACTCCAGTCGTCCCCGACGTCCCGGTACTAACCCTGGCGTCGGGCGACGACGGTGACGGAAGTTGGGTCACCGTCAATGGTGCCCATATATTCATCAAGGACGGCGGCGGGTCCAAAGAACATCAGGTCGCGGCCTTCCTCTCGAAGCGTGCCCACGGATCCGGCAAATCCGAACATCATGACGACGCGGCTGGGGCTCACGACGCGAAGGCCAAGAAGACCGGAGCACCAGAAGATCATGCTTCTGCCGAGGCTCATCGCTATTCCAGTACTGCTTACGACGCCCTGAAGGGCAACGTGAAGCAGAAGATGGACGAGGCCCACGAGAAGATCACCGCCGGCATGAAGAAGGTGCAGGACGTGGCCACCAAGGTGAAGAACTACCCTGGTGATAAGCTGGCTCAGGCCAAAGATATCATCGATAAAGGCGTGAAGCGAACCGGCGAGATCGCCAAGGCGGTGAAGGAGTATCCCGGCAAGAAGCTGGCCGAGGCGAAGCAGGCCATCGGGGACAAGGTGAAAGCCGTTGGTGAGGACGTCGGAGCAAAGCGATCCTGGCTGGCCAGTAAGTTCCACGGGGCGGCGGCGATTGCCAACCAGGTTGCTGGCGACCTGCATCACCTTACAGGCAACGATACCGCCGCCGCGGCATTCCGAGCCCAGGCTGACAAGCACATCGACGAACGCGACAAGCATCTGGCTGCAGTCGCTGACCATGCCAGCAAGGTAGCTGCCGCCCACACGGCGAAGTCCACGTTCGGCAAGGAGGAACCGCAGGCTGCTGCACCCGAGCCCAAGGTCACCGATCCCAAGGCTGGCAAACAAGCACCTCCCGAGACGACACCGAAGGAGACTGCTGATAAGCCCGCACCGAAGGACGACAAAAAGCCGGAAGGTGGACGCATCGAGCCTATGCCCACGACTGCGATGCACGGTGCCACGATCAGCCATACGAAGGATCGCGGTAACGTTGTCGGAGCGAACGAGGTCAAGGATAAGAAGATGCTGGATGCTCTCAAGAGTAATTCAGATCATCCGCAATCGGGCGAGTTCACCAGCCGCGACTTCAAGCAGGCGGCCATTAGTGCGGAGTCGCAGGCCAAGCGTCTCGACAAGGGCGAGAAGGGGCCGGCGGATCACTACAGCAGTGCCGAGGAGGCCCGCGGCCACGCTCAGAAGCTGCGTGAGATTGCCGATAAGATGGACGACCCGAAGGCTGCTGAGGCCGCTTCTACGGCTGCCCCACAGGCAGCCCCGCAACACGCACCGCCATCGGTTGCTGAAGCCAGTCACCACTTTGACAACGAGACATCTGCGGCCACGGCACAGGTGAATGCTCAGCTTGCGAATCGACATGTGCCGGGCAACGAGAAGAAGGCTGAAGACCACGGCGACCAGGCTGCCCAACACGCCGCGAATTCCCACACCCTTGCCCACGGTGTTCTTGATCATGAGGAATCACACGACCGTGTTGCCAAGGCGATGGGGCACGACCATGAGGCGGCGAATGCCGCGGTCAGGAAGGACGGTTCACCAACCTCCCAGCAGGCCATGAAGTTTGCAATGGCTCATTATGCGGCAGCGAAGGCATCGGTGAAGGCCGGCGATAAGGTGACGGCCCACGGTCACCTTATGAAGATGTCTGCACTATCCGCCCTGGCCCATAAGTCACGAGCCGATGAACTGAACAAAACCGGCGATCTGGAGGGCGAACGCAAACACCTTCTGGCTGCGGCCCACGCTCAGGGCCAGTTACTAGCTCTGAAATCAGCCAAGCCTGAACAGATCATGACGCGTGGTGAGGCCAGGGCAAAGCACGATTCCATGCTTCATCAGCACGCCGACGACGCGTCAAAGCCCGCGAATCCCGCACAACCTCCGCAGGACGGCAAGCAGCCCGACGCGAAGGATGGGAAGAAACCCGACGCGAAGGACGGCAAGCAACCCGACAAGGCAAACCCGAAGAACGTTCCAGCACCGAAGGGTGGTAAGGACGCGGGTAAGGGCGGCAAACCGCCGAAGGCCGAACCGAAGGGTGGCAAGAACGAGAAACCCGAGAAGGGCAAGCCGGCGGCTGACGGTAAGAAGCCGCACGAACCAGCCCACGGCAAGCAGCCGCACGGCAAGCACGAAGGTGGCCACGGTGGTCACGAAGCTCACGCCAGTCACGGTGGCCGCGGCGGAAGCGGCGGCATGGGTATGCGTGCGGGCATGGGCGGCGGCGGTAGACCATCACATAAAAGGAGAGTTCAAATGCCCGCGAAACATCTCGGCCTGAGCCTAATGGACTCAGTCGATAACTACCTGATTATGCCCAGCTTGGGTTGCCCGGCTATCGAGCTTAGCGGCGACACAACTGCTGACGGTAAGCCTATCCGGAGGTTCCGCAAGGAGATCATCCGCGAGGGTGACTTCCAGAAGGCAGCCGACAACTTGGCGTTCACCGTCACGAAGGATAGCCTGAATCATTGGGTTAACACCTTCGGCGAGATGACGAAGAACAAGGTGGACGTCTACTTCCCCGCTGGCCACACCAATCGGCCCGAAGCCAACCGCGGCTACTGGCGGAAGCTGGACGTCGCCCCGTCCACCAAGGACCCCGGCCTGCTGGCCCTGTGGGGCGAGGTTGAGGCCATTGGGCAGGACGCCATCGACCTGATTGGTCGCACCGACGTCAGCCTGTACAGCCCACGTGAGCTTGTGGACGGCGAAGGCCACAAGTATCAGCGACCCATCGTGCATATTTGTGCCTGCGTGGATCCGGTCATCCCCGGTCTGTCCCCGTGGCAATCCGTCGCGGCCAGTATGGAAAGTGCCGACGCCTCTGGTGATACCAGTGTGCCGCAGGCCACCGTGCTTCTGCCCTGGGCTCCCACAGCAGATGACGCGGGCAACGTAACAATGATCGCCGAGGGCCTGAAACCCGAGGAGGGTCAGGAGTTTATTGATGAGGCTAGCCTTCGCAACTTCATGCGTGGTTTGAAGCGAGGTGACCGCATCGCGGGAATCAAGAAGGTCGTTGACGAAACGCCATCGGAGAACGAGGCAGGCATCTTTGTGAACACCGATCCTGCCTACGAGGGTATCGTGCGTCGTGTGCGAGACACGAATACGGCCAACAACAGCACCGGCCACGTGACCGACGCTCCTCGTAACATCACGATAGTGGTGTATGATCTTGGAGAGCCGGGTAATGATCTTGAGAACGTTTTGTCCTGCGAGCCGCACCTGATGTTTGTGAAGTACCGGGCAGAAGTTGATGCGGGGCAAGCCAAACCAACCAGTTTGTCCCTTGACGGGAAGCCAAATGATGGCGAAGATGGGAAGCTGGACGCAACGGTGGGTTCCGTACCGACCATTAAGCCCGACGAGGAGGCCGCCAAACAGGCTGTGGCCGACAAGCTGGCTGACGATGCCGAATTCGTTGCGGAGGCCCAAGCCCGTGCCCGCGGTGAAGACGACGATGATAACGCGTCGTCGGAGTGCGAGTGCGGCGATCCGTTGAAGGGTGATAAGTGCCCTAAGTGCGGAATGACGTCCGACGACAAGAATACACGCAGTTTATCCCTAGCCTGGAACGAAGGAATACCCATGCCCGCTACAGCAACCATCCCCGTGGAACAGCAAACTGACGACGCCCTGGTCGCTTCCCTGGAAGCTGCCGCTGAAGGCGGCGACACCGAGGCTCAGGCTACCATCTCCGCCGAAATCGAGGCACGCACCGTCGCCCTTTCCAGCGGTACGGTCGTGGCTTCCGAAACCGCCGACGTCGCACTCGCATCTTCCGCCAAGGACGACGATGACGATGATGACGACGATAATGATGACAGCGACGATGACGACGATGACGACGATGACGACGATGACGACGACGACCAGACCCTGAGCAGCGGTCAGCCCGTCACAGTCGCCAACGACGGCGGCGTTGCCCTTTCGCAGGCAGCCCCGGTTCTCGGCGACCGTAACAAGCCGGTCGTCCCGGCAGCCGCTGCACCGGAGGCCACGGGACGCAAGGGCATGAATATTGCGGTGATTCTGAACCGCCTCGGTTACGAAGACCTGAGCGGTGTGACCGCTGACAACGCGGAGGCCATGATCCTTTCCGGCATCGAGTCGATGGAGAAGCGAATCACCGAATCGGTTATGGCGGAGGCTGACCAGGCCCTGAGTCTGAGTCGCCAAGCGATGGAGGCCGAGATCAAGGCTGCCCACAGCGAGGTCAAGCCAGCAGCTCGCACCGTCAGCGAAATCGAGGTGAGCCTGAAGAGCGAGAACCTGGAGCTTCGCCTGGGCAATCTCATTGAGGCTGGTCGCCTGACGCCCGCAGCATCGGAACAACTCAAGAAGCTATTCGTCCCCGACCGGCTGTCCCTGAGCCTGGCACGCGGTGACGACACCTTGGACAAGGTGCTGGAAATCATCGCTCACAATGAGCCGCCTGTGCTGACCGAATTGACGGGAGCACAGGCCAGGGGAGCCGTGCGGCTGAGCCGCAAAACGGGGAAGGCCGAAGCCATCCCCGGTGACGACAGCGATGCAGGTGGGGCGAACCCTGACCTGATGGCCGATGCCGAACGCCGGCGGGCCGAATGGGAACGGCAGAAGACCGCAGCCCAGGCAAGTCGCTAAGTATCGAGAACCGCCCGTAAACAAGGAGATTTAACCCACTATGCAAATTGCAAAAATCGCTGAGAAGCTGGGTCTTGAACTCAGCCAGATCACCGCCGATAACGCTGAGGAGATGATCCTCAGCGGAATCGAAGCTCAACTCGTCTTGGCTCGCAAGGCTGGCGAGGAGGGTGCTCTCGCCCTCGCCTCCGCCGCCCCCAAGGACGACGATGACGATGACGATGACGACGATGATGATGATGATAATGACGACGATGACGACGACGACGACGACGACGACTGCAGGTTGTCGTTGTCGCAGTGTCCCGCCGACATCCTCCTGCGAGACGCCGAGGTGAAGCTTTCCCAGCACACCGCTCAGGCCGACGCCGCCGTCAAGGCTCGCCAGTAGTTAGCCCGTGCGAAAGGGTTGAAACTTCGCATGGACGCCGACTACACAATCGTAATCCCTACGTTCCGCAGCCGTGAAGACCTCCGAGACCTTCTCGATGAAATCACGGCTGCGGAACCATCTATTGGTGATCGCCTGATCGTGACGGGACGGCAGGGATCGCCCGCGTTCAACCGGAACGTTGGTCTGGACGCCGCCGCCACACCCGTGGTCGTCATGGTTGATGACGACATTCATCGTTTCCCGCAGTTCTTCGCCCGCGACTTAGTTTCTACACTACGCTCGGATTCACAGCACGTTGTGGTAACTGCTAAGTTGCTGAATGCCAACGGCAAAATGTTCATGGGTGGATGCTTCCCCAATCGCGAGACGGGCATCGACCAATCGGCTGTTCGATGGGCTCCGTCAGCATGCATAGCCATTTACCGGGCTGCGGCACGATTCGACGAGACGTTCCCATGTTACGAGGACGTTGATTACTGCATGCAGTTGATCGGACTTAAACGCGACGCTAAGTTCGTGGTGAATAACGCGGTTCAGGTCTTGCATCTCAACGAGGAGAAGTGGCGGCATGATCTCAACTCGGTAATAGGTAAATGTCGATTCAAAGATAAGTGGGGACATGATATACCATGATAAATCACAACGTCGAAATTACTGTCATGGAGGTAAGGACATTTCTCAGCGGTATCGCCGCACCTCGTATTCTTGAGGTGGGTGCTCACGACGGCGAGTCGACTGAGAAGTTCTTTACTGAGATTGCGAACTGCTCCGTGGTGGCTTACGAGCCGGATCCGCGACCCGCGGCCCGGTTTATTCAACGCGTAGGAAGCCATCCGCGGCTGGTGTTTCGGCAGGTAGCCGTGGGAGCGGAGGTTGGTTCGGTGAACTGGTACGCCAGCCACGGGAAAGTGCCTGGTCACGGGGATGACTGGGATTACTCCAGCTCAATCCGCCGGCCAACCGAGCACCTGAATCGTTCGCGGGAAATATCGTTTTCCGTTGATCAGTCTGTGCCGTGCGTGAGACTCGACGATGAGGGATTTGATGGTTTTGACTTTGCGTGGATAGACGCTCAGGGTGCTCAGCGTGACGTCATCATGGGAGGTCGACGAACGTTGGACGCTACAACGTACATCTACATTGAACTTCACGATACGCCGCTTTACGATGGTGAACCGACGTTCGATGAGCTTCACGCATTACTACACAATCACATGGCTGTTCATAAGTACGGAGAGAACGTACTGTTCAAAAAGGCGTAGTTGTGGACGTTGCAATCACAGGATCACGAGGGTTTATTGGTGGACACCTGATGCGGTGTTTCCCATCGGCAACGCCTATTTATCACGACACACCGCTGAGCACGATCAATGCCGACGTCATAATCAACTGCGGGTGGCCGACGTCTTCGCAACTGTATCATGATGAACAGTATCAGGAGCAGGGCGTGCTGTTCTTACGTAACCTGCTGGCCTCGGTCAACTGTCGCAAGTTCATAGGTGTCGGCAGCCAGTCCGAGGTTTACCGCAGCGATACGGTTCATGCAAAGATACGGGAAAAGGCCCGCAGTGAGGCGAGTACCGAGTGTCGACGTCGCGGCATCGACTTCGCCTGGATGAGGGTGTTCAGCGTCTACGGGACGGGTGATACATCGGTTCGATTCATACCGTACATCATTGACGAGCTTCTTCACGGTCGCGTACCCGTACTATCGAACTGCGAATTGATGTGGGACTTTTTGCACGTAAGCGATGCCGCCTCGGCTTTCGTTAAAGTGGCGACGTGCGGAGCGACTGGTGTTTTTGACGTAGGAAGTGGCACGCCGGTTAGAATGCGGGATGTGGCCATTATGATTCGGGATATGATTGATCCCACATTACGTCTTGAATTTGGGCGGCGTCCCGTTAAGTCTTACGATTTGAAATCAACGCAAGCGGATACTCAGCGTCTGCGTGACCTGGGATGGAAACCCGAGATTGATATTCATTACGGGCTACGGATGTTGATTGAGGAGACGCGTAAATGAAGGTTGTAATTTTGTGTGGTGGTCGCGGCACGCGATTACAGGAAGAAACCGAGTTTCGTCCGAAGCCTATGGTGCCGATAGGCGATCATCCTATCCTATGGCACATCATGCGGTACTATGCTCACTACGGGCATACGGAATTCATCCTGTGCCTGGGATATAAGGGTGACTGCATCAAGGATTACTTCCGGAACTACCTCTGGAACACGTGCGACGTAACTATAAATCTGGAGACCAATACGCCCGTATTCCACAACCGCAGTAACGGGGCGAAGTGGACGGTTACCCTTGCTGAAACGGGCAAGGATTCCATGACAGGATATCGGGTAGTGCAGGCTCTGCCCTACGTCGCCCCCGACGAAACGTTCCTGATGACCTACGGTGACGGGTTATCCAATATCGACATACCGAGCCTGATTGCGGATCATCATAAACACAGTCGTATCCTTACCCTGAGCGGTGTGCATTCTCAGGGACGATTTGGACTGCTGCACATCGACCCCAGCACGGGCCACGTCGATGGGTTCGCCGAGAAGGTTCAGGAGCCAGGATACATCAACGGTGGGTTCATGGTGTGCCATAACAAGATCGGCGACTATATACCGAACGATCCATCATCAGTTCTGGAGGTGGATACGATTAGCCGATTGGTCAGTGGCGGTCAGGTTCACGCATACACGCATGAGGGATGGTGGCATCCAATGGATACCGTACCCGATATGCAGCATTTGAACCGTCTATGGATGGAAGGACGTGCCCCGTGGAAGGTTTGGTAGATACTAATTCAGGCTACGCGGGCAAGTCCGTTCTGGTTACAGGCAACACTGGATTTAAGGGATCGTGGTTGAGCGAGTGGCTCATGCACTTGCGGGCCGACGTGCATGGCTATGCACTCACACCGCCGACGAATCCATCGCTATTTGTCAGTCTTCGGCATGGTGATCGTCTTGTGTCACATCAGTTCGCTGATATACGCAACTGTGACAGCGTCCGAGACGCCGTGGTGCAAACGCAGCCTGACTTTATATTTCATCTGGCGGCTCAGCCTATTGTTCGCACCGGGTATCTGACGCCCGTCGAGACCTACGCAACCAACGTCATGGGTACGATTCATGTGCTGGAAGCTGCCCGCAGCCTGGAAAAGCCGTGTGTCGTTATCGTCGTCACTTCCGATAAGTGCTACGAGAATCAGCACTGGCGTTATCCGTACAAGGAGGTCGACAGGCTGGGTGGCCGCGATCCGTACAGTTCCAGCAAGGCGATGTCCGAACTGGCGGTTAGTGCGTACCGCAGTTCTTTCCTTCACGGTAACGTGCGTGTTGCCAGCGTCAGGGCTGGTAACGTAATTGGCGGCGGCGATTGGGCCAAGGACCGCATCGTACCCGACTGCGTGCGTGCCCTCGGTGAAGGAAAGCCGATCTTTGTCCGCAACCCCGAATTCACCAGGCCTTGGCAGCACGTTATGGACGCATTATCCGGCTACATGATTCTGGCTATGCGTATTTATCAAGGCAGTACCGATCTCGCCGACGCCTTTAACTTTGGGCCAGACGATTCCAATCATACGGTGCGGGAATTGGTCGAGGAGATACTAAAGCATTGGCCTGGGAGGTGGGAACATCCTGCGGAAGTGTCAACGATGCATGAGGCTAAACTACTGAAACTGAGTATCGATAAGGCATGCACCATGCTTGGTTGGTGTCCTGTGTGGCGATTTGCCGACGCGGTCAGGAACACGGCCATCTGGTATCGTGAAGCTATTGCAGCACCGGACAACATCCGCAGCTTGACGTTGCGGCAGATCGAGTCTTATGAAAGAAGCACCGTACTATCATGACCCGCGAAGCCATCCGCCGACAAATATTAGACCTCGTGCGGCAGTACCACGAAGCAGCCCCCGCACGTAAGTTCACGCCGGGTGTAGATGTGGTTCACTACTCCGGGCGAAATTTCGATGATCAGGAGCTGATGTACCTTGTTGGATCATCTCTGGATTTCTGGCTCACCGCCGGAAGATACGCGAAGGAGTTTGAGAATAATCTCGCACAGTGGCTTGGTGCTGGTCACGTACTTCTTACCAACTCTGGATCATCGGCGAATCTTCTGGCGGTCTCAGCGTTGACGTCGCCGAAGTTGAAGGATCGCCGCATCCAGCCTGGTGATGAGGTGATCACAGTGGCCACCGGTTTCCCAACGACGGTCAATCCCATCATCCAGAACCGGGCGGTTCCGGTTTTTGTAGATGTGGACTTGGGCACTTACGTTCCATCGGTTGATAGCATCGAAGCTGCGATAAGCCCGAGAACGCGTGCGGTTATGATGGCTCACACGATGGGCGTCCCGTTCGCCGCGGCGGAGATACGCGACTTGTGCGATAGCCGCGGGCTATGGCTCATCGAGGATAACTGCGATGCCCTTGGTAGCGTTTACGACTATCGGCAGACCGGCACATTCGGCGACTTGGCAACCATCAGCTTCTACCCAGCACATCATATTACTATGGGCGAGGGCGGAGCCGTGGTGACCGGCAACGAAGACCTTGCACGCATAGTGGCGAGCTTCCGCGACTGGGGGCGGGACTGTTTCTGCGTTGGAGGTCGAAGCGATACGTGCCGCCAGCGTTTCTCCCAGCAGTTTGGCAACCTGCCGTTCGGATACGATCATAAGTATGTCTACAGCCATATTGGCTACAATCTTAAGCTCACAGACTTACAGGCAGCAATTGGTGTCGCCCAACTGGGAAAACTCGACGCGTTTATTGCCGCCCGCAGGCGTAACCATAATATCATTCACCAATCGATACAGGAACTAGATCACCTGATACCGCACTCCGCCCCGCCGAAGTCGGATCCGTCGTGGTTCGGTTACGTCATCACTGTGCGTCCTGATGCTCCGTTCACTAGGCGGGATATCGTTGCCGCCCTGGAGCAGGCCCGCATCGAAACACGCAGCCTGTTTTGTGGGAACCTGATCCGACATCCGGCCTATGCGGACATTGACTACCGTGTCAGTGGTACGCTGGATAACTCGGATATCATTACCGAGAATACATTTTTTGTGGGAGTTCATCCAGGACTGACGGCGGAGATGATTTCACATGTTCTGTCGGTCATACACCAATTTGTGGCGGGGCGATAATGCGTATCCATACAGTACCCGACGAACTGCGGAGTCCCGGGCATAGGTATCCGTCGCACAATACCAGCAACGGGCTGGAGGGGCATTTCGATGAGTTTACTCATCAGCACGCCTCCGACCTGGATACCGACTGGATATACCTGCCTGTGCGGTGGACTAATAACTACGTGAGGAGCCGTCAGGCCCGCAACGACTGCGACCTGGAGGCATGTCCACAGCACCAGTCCGTGCTGGATAGTCTGTCACCGGGCGAACGATACTTCACCGTGGTGCAGTGCGACGACGGCATCTACGAGGATACCCCGAAAAACCTACTTGTGTTCGGGGCAGGCGGGGTTGGGGACATACCCGTACCTTTGATCTGCAGCCCGCACACGCGGGCACGTGGGGGCACACGACCCTGGTTTGCGTCGTTCATCGGTGAGGTGAACGCCTGTGGTCCGAAGAAGACCGATGGCAAAATGCGGAGGTCGGGGTCCGACCCGGACTCATCGGCCCGTCGTATACGTCAGGGCATAGCCTCGCGGTTCCTGCGAGAGCCGCAATGTTTGGTAGATTCCGTGTACAAGGGATCAGACTACTTTTGCCAAGAGATGATCAAGACCGTCTTCGCTCTATCACCACGTGGTTATGGTCGAACCAGCTTCCGGATGTATGAGGCGATAGAGCTTGGGTGTATTCCGGTCTACATCTACGATGAACCGTGGCTACCGTACACCGACGTGATCGACTGGCGTGAGTTCAGCGTTCTTTGTTCACAGGGTGATATCGATTCGTTACCGGAAAGGCTCAAGAGCATTTCAGATAGTTGGCGTCAGTCCGCTTTGTCTTTGGCGGATAGATTGTATGATGACTACTTCACGCTGGATGGAATGAGCCGACAAATCTTTCGTATGATTATGGAAAGGACTTAGTTATGAACTTAAATCCCGAACAGCTTGGACAGATCGGCGACCTTCTCCGCGGCCTGGGCAATCATATACAGCGGACGTATCCGCGAGTGGGCCGTGACGGTTCTCAGACCGAGGAGGACGAGATACTAGCCAAGCTGCTGCCCGAGCCGAATGGCTGTTACGTGGACATCGGAGCTGCTGATCCCGTGGATAACTCCAACACGTGGCAGTTTTACAAACGGGGATGGCGTGGTCTACTTGTCGAGCCCGTGCCGTCGTTTCACATCCGCATCCTTCGGCAGCGATGGCAGGATAAGCTCTGGCCTACAGCCGCCGGCGACTATGCCGGTTATGCAAAAATGCGTATTTGCGGGCAGGTTAGCTCGCTGCGTAATGATTGGAACATGGAGGAGCGAACGGACGGGCTAGTTGAGGTGATGCCGACTCGCGAGATTCTGGCCACGTTTCCTGAGATTCGTGACAAGTGTGACTTATGTTCCGTCGACGTGGAAGGTTTCGAGAAGGCCGTACTGGATGGCATTGACTGGAACCTGTTTCGCCCCAGGGTGCTGTGTGTTGAATACGTCGTTCACGGCGTATCTGGAGCCGACTCCTCGTCGGAATGGGAACCCATCCTGACTCGTAACGGCTACAACCGTGTGGCTCAAACGTGCTGTAACTACATTTACCGGAGATAGCCGTGAAGGTTAAATTCATTTGCGGTCGGATAGAGAACCCCTGGGCTCAGGAATGGTTCGATATGCACCATCCAAACATGGAGGAGTACTGCTCGCGGCACGGCTATACCTATGCCAAAGATCTGGACTGGCAGGCGAGTGCCGACCGGCTGGGTTATGTGGGAGCCCGTGCTGAAAATCGAGACTCACTACGTCCTGTGATCGGAAATCCTCCGCGGTGGGAAGTGCAGAATGTGGTGTGCCAGTTTAATAGTGCAGGTTGCGAGTTCTCAGGCAGAATTTCCGGATGCAAGCACCTGCTTCTAGAGCAGCTTACAGACTGTGACCTGTTGGTATGGCTTGGCGTGGATACCGTAGTCACGAACATGACAATCAAACTGGAAAACGTCATGCCGCCGCATGCCCACGTGGCCCTGCCCCTCGATGACTTTGGTTACGAGTGTGATTCCGTTATCGTCAGGAATTCGCCCGAGGGCATAGGCATCATCACGGACTGGATATCGTGGATGCTGAATGAATCCCATCCGGTGTGGATGAACTACGGATCGACGTGCATCCCATCCTGTGCCCCCGATAGGTGGATCGCACCGGACGCGGATCCGGGCGAGCACGGCGAATGGATGCGTTCACATCTATACCACGACGACGCTGTACTGACTGCTGTTTGCGAACGATATCCCGAACAGGCAGCCCGCTTCCACGGGTTTGGCAAGAAGGAATTTTGTATTAAGCACATTCGTTGGGAGGCCGGCGACTACATTATGCACGTCCCAGGATCGCCCAATGATCACCGCACTTCGTATATGAAGATGGGGTTAGAAAATGTCGTGAGGTAAGCATGAGGCTTCGCGTTGCAGACTACATAACCGATCAGCTATACCGGGCCGGCGGCAGGAATGTGTTCATGGTCTCGGGCGGTATGATCATGCACCTTACCGATGCCCTGTTGCAGCACAAGCACCAGACATACACGTGCTGTCACCACGAGCAGGCCGCCGCGATGGCCGCCGAGGCTTACGGGCGGTTCACCGGCGAGTTGGGCGTAGCTTACGTCACTGCTGGCCCAGCCGCCCTGAACACGCTGACCGGCGTTGTGGGGGCTCTTGTTGATACATCGCCGTGCATTGTAGTGGCTGGCCAGTCCAAGGTATCGCAGGCCAAGCAGACCGGCCCGAGACAGTTCGCCCTGCAAGGATTTAACACGCTGCCGATCTTCCAGCAGGTGACCAAGTACGCGGTTATGCTTGATGATATCACCAGCGTTCGGTACAAGGTCGAGAAGGCCATATACATGGCTAAGTCGCCGAGGGTGGGGCCAGTTTGGATTGAAGTGCCTATTGATATTCAGGCTGCGACGTTTGATCCAGATGAGCACGCGGGTTACACCCCTCGCATAAATACGGCGTCGCAGAGCTTTCCGGAAATGCTTCATCGTGCGGCGAAGAGCATCTGTCTGAGTAGCCGCCCGTGCATTTTGGCGGGAGCTGGTGTGCGGCTTTCAGGAGCTGTGGATCGGCTTCGGCAGTGCGCTGAGTCATGGGGCATACCAGTTCTAACATCCCGTCTGGGCATGGATTTGATCGAACACGATCATCCGTTGTTTGTGGGCAGGCCGGGGACATACGGTGATCGGGCCGCGAACTTCACCATTCAAAACTGCGATCTGTTGCTGGTCATTGGCTGCCGTCTTGGAATAGGTCTGGTCGGCTACGACTTCAAGAACTTCGCCAGCGGTGCACAGAAAATTATGGTGGACGTGGATGCTCAGGAACTTATTAAGCCGTCCGTGATTCCTGATATCGCGGTACTGTCAGACGCTACTGAGTTCTTGATTAAGATGCGGGAAGAACTAGGTGATTACAAGCTGGATAACGATAACTGGTTGCGGCGAACCCAGCACTGGAAGCGAACCTATCCGGTGAACCTTCCAGAGTACGAACACGAGACTGACGGCGTTAATTCCTATCGATTCATATCAGAGCTTTCCCGAAGGTTGCCCGCCGATGCTGTGGGTGTGCTCGATACGGGGTCATGCTTCCACGTGTATTCTCAGGCATTTGAGGTGAAACGTGGCCAGCGACACATCATTACAGGCGGGCTATCAACGATGGGCTACTGGCCCGGATCGGTCGGCGTTGCCGCTGCGACCGGAAAGGAGGTTTACTGCATTACAGGCGACGGGTCGTTGCAGTTCAACTTGCAGGAATTGCAGACAATGGTTCACAACGGCTATCCCATCAAAACCGTGGTGCTGAATAATGACGGCTACCTGCTCATACGCTTGACACAGCAGAACTTTCAGGACGGCAGACTGATCGGATCCAGTCGAGAGTCTGGCGTGAGTTGCCCCGATCTGAAGAAGATCGCGGCGGCCTACGGCATCAAGTTCATACGGATATCCAGCCTGGACGAGATGAACAACGGACTGAACGAATTGATATCGCACCAGGGTGCTATGATATGTGAGGTCATGACGCCGAAGAATCAGCTACTGATGCCTCGCGTTGCTTCACGCAAGCTCGAAGATGGTAGCATGGCGTCAGCACCCTACGACGATATGTTCCCGTTCCTGCCGCGAGATGAGTATCAACGGAACCTTAAGGATGCACGGCAATGACTACTTCAGGGAAAATGAAGATCGCGATTCTTGGCAGTGGTAACATCGGAACCGACCTGCTGATGAAGGTGCTGCGATCTCCGGTTCTGGAGTGCTCATTGTTCATTGGGCGAAGCCTATCGTCTCAGGGTATGGCGAAGGCTAACCGGGTTGGTGTGCCTATCAGCGATCAAAGCATTGAGGCCATCGTACAGAATCCGGATTGCTGCGATCTGGTGTTCGATGCCACGTCAGCTATGGATCATAAACGGCACTGGCCCGTTTTACAGAAGCTGGGCAAGCGGGTCATTGATATGACCCCGTCGAACCTGGGCATGAAGTGCGTACCAACTGTTAATTTAGACGCGTGCCTAAACCAAAATCACATCAGCATGATTAGCTGTGGTGGCCAGACATCGATACCGCTGGCTTACGTGATCGGACAGACCCAGCAGGACGTGTCGTATATCGAGGTTACATCAAGCATAGCCTCTCGTAGTGCTGGCCCGGCCACGCGTGTGAACCTCGATGAATACATCGAGACAACCGAGGCCGCGGTCAGCGAGTTCTCGGGATGTGCTCGAACCAAGGTGATACTGAACCTTAACCCGGCCCAGCCGTGCATCGATGCCCAGACAACGATATCAGCAATGGTTAGGGAACCGGACTTACAGAAGTTACTACCCGCCGTCAACGCAATGATACAGCAAGTCCAGCAGTACGTTCCAAACTACAATCTGGTCGTATCGCCGCGAGTTGAATCTAATCGCATTGTGATGATGGTGAAGGTTCTAGGTCTGGGTGACTATCTGCCTAAGTACGCGGGCAATCTTGATATAATCAACTGCGCCGCAGTCGCCGCGTGCGAGGCGTTCGCTCGACACTCTATGCTACGGAAGGGCTCGACCAATGGTCACAGTTAAAATCAGCGATCCAACATTACGCGACGGCAGCCACGCGGTTGGCCATCAACTGACCTGTGCCCAGATCGCCCGCTACGCAGAAGCCGCTGAAATTGCTGGTGTTCCCATTGTCGAGGTCGGGCACGGTAACGGCATTGGTGCATCTTCCCTACAGGTTGGGTTAAGCCGAGAAGATGACGCCACCATGATTAGAACGGCCCGCGAGAAGCTCTGGCGTTCGCGGTTGGGTATTCACTGTATTCCGGGGTTCGCCACGATCAACAAAGATCTGCGGCAGGCGGTTGATCTGGGAGTGGACGTGGTTCGTGTGGCCAGCCACTGTACCGAAGCCGATATCACGCAGCGGCACATCGAATTTGTCCGAGATCAGGGCAAGGAGGCTATCGGTGTGTTGATGATGAGCCACATGGCTCCCATCGACGAGCTTCTGGAGCAGGCGGCCAAGATGGAATCATACGGAGCTGAAGCCATAATTCTTATGGACTCAGCCGGGGCGATGCTTCCGCCAGACGTCACCAATCGGGTAGGAACCCTGGTGCGAGGTCTCAGTATTCCCGTGGGTTTTCACGCCCACAATAATCTAGGCATGGCTATCGCTAACTCGATCACCGCCGTGCAGGCCGGGGCTACAATCATCGACGGTACGGCCCGTGGATTTGGGCCTGGTGCTGGTAATGCTCAACTAGAGGTGCTGGTTGCGGTAATGGAGAAGATGGGCGTATCGACGGGCATCAGTTTGTACGGTATTCTTGACCTGAGCGACTTGGCGGAAAGAGAGATCATCCCATCGGTTCCGATCATTAATTCGATCAGCATCGTTAGTGGTATGGCCGGTGTGTTCTCGGCATTTGGCAAGCACGTCGACCGCATTTCCAAGCAGTACCATGTTGATCCACGCGACGTATTTTTTGAACTTGGTCGCCGCCGTATTGTGGCGGGCCAGGAAGATATAATCCTAGAGGCCGCACAGCAACTAGCACAAATGAAGGGCACACCAGCATGAGCTTCACGTTCGCCGTCACTGCGTTTCAGGAGAGCAGTACCCGTCGCCGTTGCGGCGAGCGTATTCGGGCATGCCTGCGGGCTGCACAGGATCATCCCGACATCAATGAAATCACGGTCGTTGACGACTGTAGCGAGGACTACGACGCCCTCGTGCAAATCCTCGCTCCATTTTCCAAGGTTGTTCTTCACCGTAATGACCGCCGCTTGAAATGCTTCGGCAACAAGATCGAGGCGATTGTTCGCAGCACGTCCGAATGGGTCATCACGTGTGACAGCGACAATGTGATGAGCCGTGAATATTTGGACCTGGTGATCAGCAGGGCGAAGCGGCCCACGTCGTGGTACTGCCCCACGTTTGCTAGGCCGCTGTTCAACTACCGCAGCGTCGTCGGCACGTGGAACGGACGCAATATCAAAGACGCCGCAGCCCAATCCTGCTTCTGCTGCTTTATCAACACGGGCAACCAGACTGTTAGACGGGACGAGTTCACGACCGTGTTCAGCCCGTACCGTGGCAGATCGCTCAGTTCGTTCATGCCCGATATTATAGGATTAGGTCACGGGTATCCGGACGGCGTGTGGGACGGCAACGATTCCAGAACTTTTAACCTCATCTGGCTGCGGGCAGGTGGGCAACTGGATGCTGTGGCTGGAATGGAATACGAGCATACGGCCAATGATTCTGAACAAGGCAACTACGTGATTTGTGCTCAGGATCCACGATGTGGTGAGATTGGGCAGGTCATCGACAAATTATTTGAGGAGGAAATATGTCCGGTGTCATAACAATGTCGAATCTTGGTCGCTACGGTCGACTGGCGAACCAAGTTTTTCAGGCTTCGTTTCTCCACTGCTACGCCAAAATGTACGGTCTCACTGTGCAGGCCCCGCGTCCCGAGGGATGGCCATTCGATTTCTGGTTCGAGCCTGTGACGACGGCCACCGTGCCGCTTGAGGAAACGTATAACTCTCAGGGTAAGCCTGATTTCGGAACAAGACCGCCTGCCGGGCCGGAGTTCGTTAACCGCGAATTCCTCGGCTATGCCCAGTGGAACACGTCATGGTACAAGCCCTGGAAGGACGAGCTACAGAAGTGGTTCACCATTGACCGACCAGCTCTCGGTGACGGGACGAATACCGTTGTTGGTATCCATCATCGGGCAGGTGATTACGATAACAAGACCATCAAGTGGCGAGCACCCTGGGCATGGTACGAAAACTGGCTGGCCGCGAACTGGAGCCGCCTGAAGAACCCGATATTAGTCATCGCTTCCGAAGGTCCGGTTCCGGAAGACCTCCGCACGCCGGCACCGCCGCGAATACTTTCTGGATCGCCAGAGGAGGACTGGGCCGATCTTGCCCACTGCGACATCGTGCTGTGCCCGAACAGTACTTACAGCTATGCAGCAGCTATGATGAATCCAAACCTTAAGGAGGCGTGGCGAGCCTGTTTGCCCGCTGGCGGGTTTGTTCGGTTCGATCCGTGGGATTCCACACCACTGCTTTACGACCAGTGTGAGGTGTACTGGAAGATTCTTGGTATGCCCGAGCCGCCGCCTCCGCCGGCTCCGCCGAGATCGACGAGCAACCGAGTCAGCGTCATCATTCCGTGTTACAATCACGGTCGGTGGCTGCGTTCAGCTATAACGTCGGCCTATAAGCAGTCCTGGCCCGCACACGAGGTCATTGTTGTCGACGACGGATCGACGGATGATACTGCTGCGGTCGCCACTGAAATGGGTGTGAAGCTCATACAGCAGCCCCACAGTGGCCCGTCTGCTGCTCGCAACGCCGGCATTGCTGCAGCCACTGGAAGCCACATTCTGCCGTTGGACGCAGACGATATTCTACATAAGAACTTCATCGAGGTGACTCTGCGTCGGCGACGTGATATCGTTGGAACTTACGTGCAGAACTTTGGCACGGACAACCGGCTGTGGCGGCAGAACAATTTGCAGCCCACATATAACGATATGATGCGGGAGAACAGCTTGGTGGTGACCTGTCTATTCCAGCGTGTGATCTGGGAAACCATCGGTGGATTCGACACCAAGTTCGACGGTGTTGAGGACTGGGAATTCTGGGTGCGGGCACTAGACCGTGGCTATACCGCGGTTATTGTACCGGAGGTGCTGTTCTACTATCGGCACTGCGATGGGCCGTCAGTATCCAAAAACACTATCGGCGTGCGAAGTTCGTTGCGGGAATCCGTGCGGGCTAAGCGTGCTGTATGATACCAACGCCATTTTAAGACGATGAGGCATATCAATTTGTGCCTTGACGGTTTCTGTGGAAATCAACAGACTGGGATAAATGATGTTGATGTGTCCGCAGGAGAACATGATACAAAACCCAATACTTGCCGGTTTAGACCAGCAAAAATAATCGTTGAACGACGTGCATAGAGATGGCACACTGAACGAAGCATTGGGAGATCAGTCGATCCTGATAGGAAACACTACGGCATCGGAAAGCACAGCCGTCGCACTTAAAACAAAGGAGATTTAGTCATGCCTTCTTATCCCGTTCTCGGCGAACTCATCAGGATTGGTGATATCATCCTGCAAGAACGCCCGAACTACGAGTCCCGCAAATTGGTCAACGTCGTGAATCCCACGACCGCCGCCATGACCATCTTGAAGGGCCAGGTTCTGGCAGGCAACGCCGTCATGGCGACCTTCCCCGCGTACACCAGCAACGTCAACTACATGATCGGTGCCGTGGTCAACTACAGCGGTGCGAACTACGTCTGCACCGTGAACAACACGACCCAGACGCCTGGTTCGGGCACGGCCTGGGCCTTGCTGTCCGCAGCCAAGTCTGGCGTGGTCTACCCGCTGGCCGACAACCCGCTGGGTCAGTCGACCACGGTGACGATCACCCTCGCCGCGACGCCCACCGGCGGTACGTTCCAGATCGGCTACGGTTCGCTGGGCTACGGTGCTTACAGCCTGGGCCAGGAAATCACCGGAGCCTTGGCGTACAACGCCGCCGCGGCCACAATCGTGGCCGCCTTGCAGCAGCTCAGCCCCGACCTCGCGGGTGTCACCGCGACCTGGACAACCGCAGCGATTCTGACGCTGACCATTCCCGCCTCGGCCATGCCCCAGGACGGCCTGCTTCCGTTCACCGTCTACCCGGCGAGCTTGACGGGTGCAGGTGCTAACGGCATCCCGGTCATCGTCGTTCAGGAAGGTGTTCTGCCCCAGCAGCCCGCCTCCTGCGTGAGCCTTCAGCAGGTCACGGTGGCCGCAGGCCAGTCAGCCCAGCTTCTGGTGGTGGTCCGCGAAGCCATGTTGAAGCCTGGCTACCTCACCTATGTTCCGGTGCAGAACACCAACGTGCTGGCCTCGGGCCTCACGCAAGTGGCCTTCACCGAAGCGGCGAGTGCGGCCACGATTGCCCTGGCCAACCAGCAACTCGAATACTACCAGTTGATGGTAGTCCTCACGCAGCCGAGCTTCGGCACGGCTCAGGACGTCGACCTCAACGAGCGTGTGATGACTCCCACGCAGGGTATCGTCGGCCTGTAAACCGAAACGGTACGAACCACCTTACGGCCCGTTGGCTGCGACAGGATCGCGGCGACGGGCCTATAGGCGTGACAAAGGCCGATGCCTTGGAACCGAATACATTGACCACGGCGGCATGAGCCACGTGCGAACAAGCGAATGTAACCCGTCTCAGAAGGAGTTTTAACCATGATTCTTGACGTCTTTCGCGGCGATGCCTACAGCATGACCGCGCTGACACAGTCCATCCTCAAGCTGCCCTACAAACCGGGACGCCTGGGCGAGATGGGCCTGTTCCAGGACAAGTCGGTCAACACCTTGACGGTGGTCGTCGAGGAAAAGAACGGCGTCCTGGCACTGCTGAACCCGATGCCCCGTGGGGCACAGTCGGCGAGCGACTACCGTACCATGCGGAAGGCTCGTTCTTTCCTGATCCCGCACATCCCGATGGACGGCCAGATTCTGGCCGCCGATGTCATGGGCGTGCGAGCCTTCGGGTCCGAGAACGAACTTCTCACGGTGGCGGGGCTTGTCAACGAGCGACTGATGGAAATGCGGTCGCACCACGAGGTCACCCTCGAATACCTGCGCATGGGCGCACTGCACGGTGTGATCCTGAACCCGGACGGCACAACCCTCTACGATCTCTTCAACGAGTTCGGCATGGCCAACGTTCCGGTTCCGGTGGGCTTCACCAGCGGCTACGCTCAGGCCACCACGCCCGACAGCAGCGCGGCAGCGTACAACCCCGAATTCGGCATGGGCCAAGCCTATCTCGACATCGGCGGTAAGGGCAACAGCCCGACGTTGCTCGGCTTGGGTGCCGGTCAGCACTGCTACACGTTCAACTTCTCCGATCCGACGTATGACGTCCGTGGAACGTGCGTGAGCATCGCCCGCGACATGGAGAAGAGCCTGGGCATGGCGACCTACGATCACCTGCACGCGTTCTGCGGTGCGAACTTCTTCGACGCCTTGATCGATCACGACGACGTTCGTGCGACCTTCCTGAACTGGTTCCAGGCCCAGAACCTGCGCCAGGACGTGCGCAAGGGTTTCGATTACGGCGGAATCGTGTGGGAAAACTACCGCGGTACGGTCGGCGGCACGGTCTTCCAAGACCCGAATAGCTGCACGATCTTCCCGGTCGGCGTTCCCCAGTTGTTCATGACCTACTACGCCCCGGCAGACTTCGCCGAGACGGTGAACACCCCCGGCTTGCCGATCTACGCCAAGCAGGAGCCGCTGCCCTTCAACCGCGGCGTTCAGCTTCACACGCAGAGCAACCCTCTGCCGCTGTGCTGCCGTCCGCTGACCCTGATCAAGGGCCGGGCCAGCTAAGTACGAACCCTGATAGTAGCGGGGGTTGATTAAACATTGGAAACGTAACGGCCCGCGCAAGCGGGCCGCGGCGTTTCGGCAGACAGTACCGGGCCGAACGCCAACTATCATCGACGGTACAACCAACAATTGTTTGGAGATTACTCAAATGGTCATCGCTCTTTCAGTCCACGCCACCCACGACGAAGCCCAGGCCCATGCCGTCACCATGTGTGAAGAGGCATACGGCGGTCAACTCGTGTCGGCCATCGTCGCCCTCATCAAGCAGGGCCTCACCAGCCTGCCGGAAATCCTGGCCGAACTCCAGAAGCTGGGCATCTCCCTGCCGCCTTGGGTGAGCTTGGTGATCAACATCCTTCTGACCGTCCTGAAGCCGGCCTAACCCGCCCGAGGTTTCAATGGACGGGAACCGGATTGTAATTAACCGGGTGGACGACGAGAATACAGGGTGCTGCGGCGTCGAGATCAGTTACGGTAAGACGCTAATTGTTCTCGACCCCCAGCACAACTGCGCGCGGTCCACCCGGTTCGACTTGGTTCTCGAACGAACCATCATCTTCGATAGCAACCTCCACTGCAATCACAAACAGCCGAACGAGACCGAATCATGCGAAAGTATCTCTTCTCCTGCGCAGTAATGTTTGTCACGACATTGCTCGCCTGCATGGCCCTGCTGGCTGCCGCCGCGGGCACGAATGACTCCGATGTGCCTCCGCCGCCGAAGGCGACCGTGGCCGATCACCAAGTACCCGCGGGCGTCCTGCCCGCTAAACCGAAGGCGGCGGACCCAGTTCCCACGCCGACACCCGCACCAACGCCCATTCCTGCCCCGACACCGCCACCGTCGCCCGCACCCACGCCCGAGCCGTCCGATCCCCTAGTCAGCCTTCTGCTGGCCTCACAGACCGCCGACGCGGCCCTCAAGAAGGCTCAGGCTATAACGGACGACGCAGCAGCCGCCCTGGCCAAGACACAAGACGGCCTGAAAACAGCCCAGACTGCCAGCGAGGAAGCATGGCTGGCGTTTATGGGCGAGGTAAGTCGCCGACACCGCCCGACGCCCGTGCTGACGAAGATCACCGTATCCCCGACCAAGGTCGCCCTGGCAACAGGCAGCGTGCAGATATTTGCTGCCGCGGCCTACGACCAGACCGGCGTGAAGATGGATAAGCAGCCCGCGTTCAAGTGGACGACCAGCGTAGGCACGATCAACAGCAACGGTATGCTGACCGCCAGGGCTTCGGCCTGTGAAGGCGACGTGACGGCCACCAGCGGCAACATCAGCGGCACGGCTACCGTGAACGTGACCGCCCCAGTCGATCCGAACCCGCCCGCACCACAGCCTCCTACGCCGCAGCCCGGAACCACGAGCAACCTTCGCGTTCTGGTCTGCTACAACCCGATGGCTGACATTCAGGAAGCACAGTGGGTGATCTTCACGTCGCCTAAGCTACGCACGTGGCTGGACGCTCATTGCCCGAACGAAGATGGTCAGATACGCAAGTGCAACGGTAACGGAACATGCACCATGCAAACCGTCACCAAGCACAGCTATCGGATCATCCCGTCGTCCAACGACCCCACCGGCGATACAGCCATCTGGTTGCCGCTGGAACGAGACATCATACAGCACGGCAACTTCCCGTGGATTCGCGCATGGGATACCAAGGGTGAATTGGTTATCGACCAGTCCCTGCCGTCGTCCGTCGCGGATACGTTGACGCTGCTGAAGAAGTACGGCGGCGACTAATCATCCTTTAACCGAAGAACCTGGAGCATACGATCATGTCTGCATTTCCCTACTTGGTTTTGACTTCCCGTAACCGCCGGCAGTACGCCGCGACCAAGGCGTCCCGCGGGACGCCGAACAGCAAGGGCTACATGGGCTGGACCAAGCCCGGCACGAACAAGATGATGGAGGCTGGCGAGCCCCTCACCGAGATCATTCCTCGCAGCGAGTGGAAGGATCGCATCATCGCCGGGCAGGGCAACTTCCTGTCCGACTTGGTGAAACAGGCTGGCATGCCCGTGAAGGATCAGGACGGCCTGGGTTACTGCTGGGTCTACGGATCCACCACCTGCGTTCAGGTGGCCCGTATCAAGGCCGGCCTGCCCCACGTCGAACTGTCTCCGGAAAGTGTCGGCGGTCCCTGCACCGGATGGCGCAACCAGGGCGGCTACGCCAGCGAGGCGTTCCAGCAGCTTGAGACGTATGGTGCGTGCGAGAGCAGCTTCATGAACGCCCCCAACAGCCTGAACTGGCGTGGTTGGCAGGCGGGTTGGCAAGCCAACGCCCTCAAGCACCGCGTGCAGCGATGGTACGATATCGGCAATGAGTTCCCGATCTACGATGAGGTGATCAGCCTCCTGCTCAAGGGCATGCCGGTCGCGGCGGGCTTGGATTGGTGGGGTCACCTGATCATCTTCATGGACGCCATCATCCTTCCCGACAACACGGTCGGTGTGCTGGCCCGCAACTCCTGGGGCACAAGCTGGCCTGGCATTCAGGGATTGACCAGCGACGGTTGGTTCTGCCTGGACGAGGACTCGGCCACTCCCGATGGTGCGGCTTCGCCAATTGTGGTGACTCTCGACCAGTAGGATAAACGGGGTTTTTGTTCCCCGCCGAATCCTGTATAATAAACGCAACCGAAAGATGACCTGGACCGACAAGGCAGGGCTGTGTGGCCCTGCCGTAAGTCGGTCAAAACCTTGGAAGGAGAATTTCCAAATGAAGTTCGCGTGTTACCTGTTGGTCGCCGTGGCGGCCTTGTTCCTCCTCGCCTCGCCCGCAATGGCTTGGCCCTGGACCCCCGTACCGAAGCCCTGTGCTCCGGTTACCGTTCTTCCGGCTGCCTGTGCCCAGGTTGCGACCTGCACCACATGTGCCACCTGTGAGACTGCGATCTGCGAGGGCCGACGTCACATCGCTCCGGTACGAAATTTACTGAAGGGCGTCGTCGAACGTCACCAGGCTCGCGTTGCCGACCGGGAGGCCCGCCGTGAGGCGAGACACGCGGCTAAGGCTACGTGCTCAGCTTGTGCCCCTGCGGCCAAGTGTACCGCGTGTGCCCCCGCGTGCTGCGCACCAGCAGCCTGCACGCCGAACGCTCCGCTAGGGTCTGTCCCCGCTATTCCAGCGGCACCGGCCCCCAAGTAAGCGTGACGGCTTAGCTTCCGATGAGCCCTGCTGATCATCTCGGTACGGCTCATCCAAGGTAAGCCGTTGTTGTTGCAGAAAGGACATCATGGACGTGCCAGGAACTGATACCGCAATTCGCATGGCTGAGCACCGTGGTTACGAAGCTGTGCTCCTAACAATCGTCGTCATAGCCTGCCTGCTTCTGGTTGGTGTTCTTATCCGCTGGCTCATGAAAAGCCAGGACGCCCGTTACGCTGATCTGACCACCGACAAAAACCGGCTGGAGAATCGTGTTTCGGAATTGGAGAAGTTCGTCGAGACCACGATGCTGGAGCAGGTGCGGCAATGCACTATGGCTATACAGTCGAATACGGCGGCGGTGGAAACACTGAATAAGGCTTTAGATAATCGGCCATGTATGCTCGACCACGAGAAACAAACCACTTTAATCCAAGCTATCGCTATGGAGGCTGCGAAGGAGTCATCCGAAGCGAGGCAGGGTAGGTAAACGAACCAAGGAGACCGCCCTCCTGAGCGCGAAGAAAACCGTGCCCTGGATCCAAGCCTGGGATCAGAAGGGCAACATGGTGATCGACCAGGAGCTTCCCGGTACGGTCACCGACACCCTCAGTCTCCTCAAGAAGTACGTGAGCGAGTAATCATCAACCATCCACACTCCGGAGAGAAAGTACCATGTCTGCGTTTCCTTATCTCGTCATGACCTCCCGCAACCGTCGCCAGTATTCGGCGACCAAGGCATCCCGTGGTGCGCCAAACGGCACGGGCTACAAGGGATGGTATAACCCGAACCAGCCCCGCATCATGGAGGCCGGTGAGCCCCTGAACGCCATCATCCCCCGCGATGAATGGATCGAACGCATCACCACGGGCCAGGGCAGCATGCTGTCCGACATCGTGAAGCAGGCGGGCATCCCCGTGAAAAATCAGGACGGACTCGGCTACTGCTGGGTCTATGGATCCACGTCATGCGTCGAGGAGCGAAAGCAGCGACTCACAAAGCTGGAGCTGATCTCTGACGGTCATACCAAACAACTAGCCTGGTTTGAGCAGGTGCTTCGTCGTTGTTCGTCGTGCCAGCGCGCATCGCAGGAAATAGATAAGGGCGGATCATGATCGAAAAGATTCTAAGCAAGATCGCGGATATCGTCGATCGTGTATTCAAGTCGGGGCTCGCTAAGGAGCTGCTGCATGCGACGTGGTTCCCATCCGCGATGCTTGGGATTTTGATCGTCGCGTTATTCACGGTCGCCCAGCGGGGATACATCGATACGCCCAAGAAGAATCATGAGCTGATCCAGCACAACACGGATCAGTTGAATAGCATTCAGGAAGAGCTGTCGACGCGCAAGAAGAAGTTTGAGCGGCTGGAGGCCGAGGACGTTAAGATAAAGGCGAAGATCGTCGAGCTATGTCCCGACAAGAACGCGAAGGCGGGGCCTAAATGAACTATCTCAACTACTCGATTGCCATCATACTCGGATCGCTTTGCGGAGGCCTCCTGTGGGATGCTTTTCTCGCATTTCGCGGGAAGTTGCGCGACGGATGCGATTACTGCGATGGACTGCGGGCCATCAACAGATACACGGGCGGCCTACTCGCCCTCATCCTGCTGGCGATCTGGTGGCATTGTTTTGGTTGGATACCTGAAAATTGGAGATAAATTATGTCTAATCCGTTTATTTTAGTTACCACCCCTCCCACCCCCGAGCAGATCAAGTCCGCAAAGCTAGAACTAGAGCAGGTGCGGTTGATCCAGGACGGGCAGGCACTCTTGCAGCAATCGCTTGATGTCGTGACGAAGCAATGGGAAGGAGTCTGGAACAATCCCGTGTTTACCCCCGCCGAAAAGCTGTCGGCGATGGGCACGAATGCCTGTGCGATCTTCGACACGTCGGCGATTTTCACGGCGGCAATCTACTCGATCGACTCGTCATTGCTCGACGCGAAATACTTGTCGGCAGGCTTGCCGTACACCCGTCACGATGATGGCACGATTACACTGGCATAGGAGTTAGGTTATGTCAATAGCTGCTGCCGGAAATGGTGACTGGAACAGTATCACTCCAAATGCACCCTGGCCGAGTGGGACCATTCCCACTATCACGGATGCCGTGGACCTGAATGGGAAAGCAGTCACGCTTGCCGCCACCGCCAACTGTCTCTCCCTAGTCAACGGCACTGGCACCGGCACGCTCACGATGGGCAACAATTCCATATTGAACTGTGCCACAATCACCACAGCGGCTCAGGTGATCGTCAATGGCACGAATTGTGTCATCAATGCTCAAACCATCACTGCCACGACTGTCACTGCAATCTTTGTCAACGATGGATGCTCTGTTTCGGGGACCGGAAATATAACTGGTGGTTCTTCCGGCTCTGTTTATGGAATGGATTTATCTGGCTCTGGTGGCAACGCATTAGCTGGCACAGTAATTTCATGGTATGGAAATGTTACGGGTGGGGCTGGTTCTAGTTCTGCTGGTTTATATAGCAGAAATGGCGTAGTGCGATCCTGGTTCGGTAATGTTACAGCTGGTGGGTCCGCCAGTGCATACGGAGTATATTTTGGATATTCTGCATTCGCCGGAGCAGGGATAATCTATAACTGGTATGGGGATATTCGAGCGACTACTATAATTGGACTTTATCTTAATCATGGCGCAACTGTGGTTTCCTGGTATGGAAACGTCTACGGCGGAACTGCTAATGGTGCTTATGGGATCAATAATGTTTCATCTACTCAAAATATCTATTCCTGGTATGGAAACGTCTACGGCGGAACCGTTTCAGGTGCTCATGGGGTCAGTTTTGGCAATCAGAGTCTTGCTATTTATTCATGGGTAGGTGACATATTCGCTACGGTAGTTGGAGCTTACGGCGTCTATACCTCTAACTCCAGCGGTAATACAGGTATTTTGTCATGGTACGGAAACCTTCACGCAAACACTGGTTGCTATGCAGTTTATTGCACTTCAACGAGTGGTACTAGAGTATTCTATACCAGCATAGCTTGTCCAGCAGCGGCAGCGTATCAGGCAACTCCAACTCTGAATGCCGCACTCGTAACGGCGGCTTGGCAAGTTATGATGTTCGGCGGCAATGTCTATACCATCGCCTATACCGGTGATGCCGTTGTTCCGAACCCTACCACGATTGACGGATACCTAATCACATCTGCCAAGAGCTATCAATTGGCCACAGGCACGGGAACCATCGTCGATCCCTCCACTGTGCTAGTGGGGGCAGCGGGGTATCCTACAGGAACCCGCGTGGACTGCCCCACTGCCGACGCCCGACACAAGGGGATCGGATATTACAAGGCAGGTGGTGCTAGCGATGGAACCTGTTATGTTCCAGCCGCGGCCAATGTGCGATCTGGAATTAGCGTCGATGCTACATCTGGAACCTGCATAGTGCCAGCCGCTTCCAGTGTGGCTTATGGCGTGCCGGTGGACGTTAGTCCCGGAGTTGGAACTGCGGTGCTGACGGCACAAGCGGCACAGAACGCCGCAACCACCGCGCTCGGGGTAGCAGGATTCTCTGGTGCAACTCCGGACACTATTCCAGAGAAGATTACCAAAGCACTGAATCTACAAAGCACGACTGCCGCGACTAAGGCCGCCGGAGAAGCGGGCGGGCTGGCGTTGTCGGATATAATCCAGATGTTTGGAATTGCCGGTATTCGGATGATTGGGAACCGCCCAAGTGGTGCTGCGTTCGATTACTCGTTTTATCCGTCTGAGGCTGGTGATTCCGGTGGTGTGTATTGGACCACAACGGACCAATTATCGTATATTACGATTGCTGGGACAGGTGCTTATTGGACCATGGCCAGTTCCGAGGGAGATAGCATAACGGGAATTAGCTTAAGTCGCGGAATCCTATATAATTGGACGGTGACCTCTGGGGGAAGTAGCGAGATCTCCAACATCACCGCCATCACCATCCAAGACGCCGCCACCGCCGCCATGCTGGGCGGCATCCAGGGATATCTGCCCGCCGTATCCCAGGTATCCATCAGCGGCAGCAAGGCCGCGGGCCTGGACGGGGTCTATAACATCAACGTCGGGGTCATTCACAATGGCACCCTTGTGTTCTTCAATAGTGCCGGCACCGCAGCCGTGTACAGCAGCACTGCCCTGGGCGTGTGGGTCGCCGCGGCTGTGACATCGGCCACCGCTATCGGCATTACAGACTCCCCCACGAACGGCCTTCGTGGCAACACCGGCCCGTATCCCACGGACGGCGTGTGGGGCGGCATGGGATCATACGCAACGAACATCGGTAACATCACAACTCTGGGTGTAGTACCGACCCTGACCAAAATTACTCAAAGGCGTTAATCATGAGCACGGGCACGATCACGAGCGCAAGTGGAATCACGGTGACGGCATCGGGCCGATATCACGCTATCGACGACGTGGCATTGTGTTTTGGCATCGACAATATCGTGATCTGGTTGCGGCTGGGAGCGAGCGACACCGGCGACACGGTCGTGAACGGCGCAGTAACCGTGAAGGGTACGATGAGCGCACGAGCCCAGCACATCATTAACTGGACGGAGAGCCTAGTGGATTCCTGGTTCCGCCGCAGCCGCTACCTGACGCCGTTCACCCTGCCGCCACCGCTGGAGGTCGAGGAGATATGCTCGCACCTGAGCGGCAGTAAGATGTACGAACCGCGAACCACTGACGACTACAGCGGTGAGGGTGGGGCGTCGCCCCTGAAGACCTTCGTGATGGCCAAGCGGAAAGAAGCTATGGACACCATCAAGCAAATCCTCGCCGGGAAGATGGAACTTAACGCGGCCCTGGATCCCAGTATCACCGAGGCTCCAGCCCTGGTGCGAACGGATAGCATGCGTATGCACCAAGTTCGCAGCCAGGAGATCAACCTCGATGCCTTGGCAAACATGATACTGACCTCGGACGGCGGCCAGCAGGCGTGCTTCAGCGATGGTAGTCCGCCGCCTCCCACGGGATGGTAACCGATTAGTTTGCGGGAGTGTTCTAATGTCCTTAGTCATCGGAAATGATCCATTCAGCCTAGCGTTCACCGGCCTGTGGAGCACGCTTAACGCGTCGCCCGCGTTTACGTCGGTGGTTCCTACGACGAACCAGATCCACTACGATATGGGGAATCGTCAGCCCGAGAAGGTAATGGGACCGGCATCAAATGAACTGCCTGCCGACCGACCTCTGGTGCGTATCCAGCCGCGGGGCGGTGTATCGTACCTGCCAAGCGGCATCGCGTCGAACAGTACCAAGCTCGTCAAGCGATATCAGATACTGGTGGCCCTCGGTGATCTGCGTGTAAATGTCTGGCTCCATCCGCTACAATTCATCATTGTTGGTGCGCTGGCTAACTGGGAAACCTACCTCACGACGCTGACGTGGCAGGGGCGGGTATGTACAGACCAGTTCATCAAGGTGCTGCGTGTGGATGATATACCAGAGGGCAAGAACCTCGCCGACGCAGCGAAGGGCATTAATACATGGGCGGCCTTATTTAACATATCATTGGAGATGTGGTTCACTACCAGGAACTTGATAGCCCTACAACCCGGCGATATCAGCATAGGAGAATTTTAAGTTATGAGTATGATCAACGACAACCTTACGGTCACGGGCACGCTTCAGGCCGGTACTACCGTGCTGTCCGCTGGGTGTGTGAACGACACAATCGTCGCCCAGAACGCGGGTATCGCCGCCGCCAAATTGTGGCATCGCTATCGTAAGTCGCACGGGCCTGACGCCATTCTCATTCCAGGCACGAACTGCCTGCACCTCGTGCAGACGACCAACGGGGCAACGCTGAACAGCGTCTACTTCGGGGCTCGGCTGATCGATACGAACGCCGCCCACACGTCGAACGTGGTGCTGGACGTGCGACGCAACGGCGTATCGGTACTTAGCTCGCCCGGCCCGATGTTCTTCGGATCAGCGGGCTGGTCTCCAGCCTCCTGGGCCGCGGGCAACGGCGACGGTGCGGCTGGAGTCTATCTGGTGGGTCAAGTGGTGCAGGACAACGCCACAGGCGGCAACGGGTACTTCTACGTCGCCGTGGTGGCAGGCGGCGGGGCAACAGCACCGCACTTGGACGTTTGGTCGACAGGCAGCCCAACAAACCACTGGCTCCAGGTGGCGAACGCGGGAATTACAGCATCGGCGGGTGGCGGCGGGAACCGCTTGGCTTTGTGCGTACCGACGCTGATCTTGTCCACGCTGAGCCAGTATGATTGGCTCGACTTTGTTATCATATCGACTTACCCAGGCGCACCGACCATCGCTACCGCAACCATCAGCGTGACTGGCAGCAACGCGACTACGATCAAAACGGCGGCAACTCTGTCAGCCGGGCAGACCGGCACGATGCTCACGGGCGGGCAAGCGGGCCGGTACTTTACCGTGGTTTCAGGATCAGCCCCAACTTATACGGTCACGAGCAACTTCGCCAACACGGCGGGCACTACGGCCCTGTGGCCCGCCGCCGGCGACGCTATTTGCCTGAGTACGATATCGAACGTGGGCGTAAGCACGCCCACCCTTATCTACACCGCGGCTACCTTGACTGCGGGTCAGCCGTACTCGCTCAGCAGCGGGGCTCAAGCCGGTCGGTACTTTACCGTGGTTTCAGGGCCTGTCGGTGGGGCTTACGTGGTCACCAGTAACATGACGGCTGGGCCGCAGCCCGGTGATATCATTGGACTTGGTATCATACCGCAGGGGCTGTATGGTTGTGTGGAAGTCGAAGAGGCTGCCCTGTGAAATTGAATGTGAAGTGCAAAATCGATATGTCGGGATTCCGCAACCTGCGTGATCGCGTCGTTCGTATTGCACGTAAGGATACTTCAGGTGATGCTGCTCTGGAGGAGCTTGATCGTTCGTGGATGCGGCGGGTTCGGCAGTTCGTTGCCGATCATTTCGCAAAATCATCACAGGGTGGTGGCGACTGGACGGCTCTAGCCGAAGCAACCATGAAAGCCCGTGCCCGTGAGGTGAACGCCATCCGCGAGGCCCACGGGCAGAAGCCACTTAAGCTGGCCCGCACGAAGGGCGGAGAAGTATCACCAAGACGGAATCCAAATTCTGTCTCGCTTGGTGGGGGCAATTTCCCTATACTGGACGCTAATGGTACTTTGCGTGACGCGGTATCGTCCTTGGATGATGGATCGTCGATCATACAAGAGGCGAGCCCCTTGTTGGGGCGAGGTGGCCTTTTGTTCGTCGGCGGCGAGGCTGATGGTGGAATACTTACGTCAGAATTAGCAGCCATTCATCAACAGGGTAACGACCGCATGCCACCACGTGAGATCATCCCCGAAGAACTGGATGAAGACTGCAAGGCCGGTATGATGGAAGACTTGCAGGAAGCCATAAAACGAATCAAAGAAGAAACAAAGATTAAATAGGAGCATGCAATGCCTACGCCAGTTGGACTTCGTCCCCTTCTCATCGCCAAGAACTACACCATCAATGGTGTACAGTTGCCCGCCCTTAACCTATCGGCCACATCCGCAGACGGTGACCAGGTGGGTCCGGTTACGATTCCGAACGCTGGTGCGGGTATCGTGGGTGTGGCTCAAACCATCAACGCCCTTAACGGGCTGATTTCGGCCAACGCCGTGATGGTCTACTTGCTCGCCACTGGTGCTGACGTCGAGGTCGATATTACAGCATCTGGTGGTCCAGCGACAACGTATAAGTTCTGCCTCACGGCGGGCGTCCCGTATATGTGGGATGCCGCGTCAGGCGGAACCAATCCGCTCACGCTGGCCGGCACTACGGTTACGGCAACCACGGCGACGAACCGCGGATCGAGCGGAGCGTCGGGAACCAGCGGCACTGGAGCAACGAACTGGGGTTTGACGCCGACCAGTGCAAACGCCGCCACCCTGGTCATGTACATTGAGGTTAACTCGTAATCTTACACGCAACAGCAAACTAAAAATCGAGGGAGTATATCATGCCCGCAACATTAACCGTCTATTCCGGCATCAACGGCTTTGTCGGAAACGCTGCCGACAGTGCGGTGTCACTGCCCGCCGCTCCGACCAATACGATTAATGCCATCGGCAAGTGGGACATCAACCACAAGGCCGAGCTATCGGAGGTCGCGTCATCGGCTACGGCTCAGGCGATGGACCGCGTGGCGGGCAACGACGACTGGGACGGAAATTACATGGCCTATGGTGATTCGCCCGCGTACTTTCCGGGCGACTTCCTCATGATTTACGGGTTTGTGACGTCGAGCACCGTAGGCCCGCTGGCCAAGTACATGAGTGGCCGCGGCATCGTCGATGAGGTCAGCGTCAAGCTGGATATCGAGGGTGCGAAGGAAATCGAGCATAGCGTCAAGATGTCGTGTGCCTACAACGGCATTGCCAACGGACAGCTCAATCCCAGTGCGACGGAGGTACTGGCTCCTTACGACAGCAGCCCCATGAACGTGGCGAGTGCCGCGGGATGCGTGGTGGCCATCGCCCTGCCCGCATCCACACCCGCAAGCCAGACATGGTATGTTCTCAAGGACGTGCGGTCGGTAGACTTGTCCCTGAAGACGTCCAACAAGAACTACCACTCCAGCGCGACAGCCAACCTCGACCAGAGCATCGCCACGGGCGGGTCGCCGGGTGGCATCTGGCGTAACTGGTGCGGTCGCGTGCGAGGCAATATGGACGCCACGGTCAGCGTGACGCAGTACGCCATCCCCGAAGAACTTATCCCGAACAAGGCCATTCTTGGCGTTCGTATCTACACGACGCCGCCGCCGTTGACTGAATTCTCGGCGGGTGCCACGTTCCTTCGATTGGACGGCACGACCAGCAACAGCGCACCGGGCATCGCAGTCACGGGAACCCTGCAGAACAGCAGCGCGGCTCGTTATTGGGAAGTCGACTGGATCCAGTTCCAGGCACACTCAGGCATCGAGGTTGACCGCAAGACAGCGAATATCCTCGGGGCAACAACCAACGGCGGCCTTAAGGCCGTGGCCAATATCAGCAACCTGTACCTGACCGCCAGCGGTGGTACACCGACGTTTGGCATGATCAAACCGCCGGCATACGGCAGCGTGGGATCGTCCTACCTGACGCCCGCAACGTACTGGTGGCCCTGGACGCTACCTCGCAGTTGATTCAATGGCTGGGGGCGGCGGTCGGCCTGGATGATTCGGCTTCCGGGTAAGATGACCTCCGCCGTGCCCCAGCCTAAAATAGTTCCTTCATCATCTAAAGGAGAATATAGTGACGACGCAAGCTCAAGCTACGGGAGCATCCGTACCCGTGCAGATTGGCGAGAAGACATTCATGGCCAGTATGCTGTCCGACCGGCAGTGGGGTGAACTCACCCTATGGCTGCAGGCCCGCCAGCTTCGCATAGCCAAGGCCGCCATCGATCCCGAGTTGAACGAGCCTGATCATGACCGCGAGGAGTCTCGTGTCATGTCTTTGATCAGCCGCCTCGACGCTCGCATGTCGATGCGTGATATTGCGTCTGTTCCCGATGGATTCTCATACTGGACGTGGCAGCTTCTTCGCAAATCTCATCCTGCTATCACGATTGAGGAAGTGCACCAGATGATCGAGGCCAGTCCGGGCGACACCAAGAACGTGTACGAGGCATGGAAGCTCCTGAACGCCGTTGGTGAAACCCGCCCTCCCGCAGCCGCGAAACAGGCGTAATGCCTGATAGCGGCGAGGTTTACAGGGCTCTTGCGAGTCGCTACGGGTTCGGGCCGGACATTGTGGCGAACATGACGGCGGATCAGCAGCTCATGTACTTTGAGGACTCGCAAGGAAAATCCGTAGAGGTTTGCGGTACGATGGAGGAGGCCCGCGCCCTGCAGGCTATGCTACGCGGAGGATAGTAATATGGCTCATGGTGACGTTGATACAACATTTGAAGCTGATCCTAGTCCGCTTCTGGGAGCTATCGATAAGTCCAAGGAGGCTTTCGAGAGCCTATCTAATAAGGTCGCCCTTGTTGCCGGCCTAGCGGAAATTGCGTTTGCTTACGTTACCAACGCCTCGGCCAATCATATCGTGGCCATGAAGCGGTTGTCCGATCAGTACGATATGAACATCAAGACCGTGCAGGCGTTCAGCATTGCTATTCAGGAGCAAGGCGGAAGTGCCGAGCAGGCGATGGGTATGATCCAGCGCTTTGAGATGCGTTTGGGTCAGGCTGAAATGGGATCGGGACGTCTGGGTAAAGCCATCCGCCGCATGGGTCTCGATCTTGATACCCTGAAGTCCGAGGATGCTGCGACCGCCCTCACTGACGTGTTGTCTCACATCAACGAAATTCAGGGCGGTAGCGAACGCATGGCCATTGCCCGCCAGCTAGGTCTTGGTCCAGAAGCCATCCGAGCCTTCCAAGAAGGCGGGGAGGCGATGGAGGAGTATAAGAAGAAGGCCGAGGAGATGGGCGTCGCCATCGACGACCAGAAGGCCACACAGGTTCTTCAGGCAAAACTGGCGTATCAGGAGCTTCACCACTCGCTGGAAGGTTTGGCTCAGACGATTACGATTGCCGTAGCACCAACTGTGAAGATGCTGTCAAAGACTCTGGCTGAGCTAGTGCAGTGGTTCACACGACACCAGTTCGTTGCCACGTTTGCAGCATCATTTGCGGGCTTGGTTGCTGGGGCTGTGAGCGTCGCGTGGACTATCCAGAAGGTGATCAAGGTCACGGAAACTCTGGCTGCGGTCACGAAGCTTTCGGCTATCGCCAACTTGTTCTGCATGGCTACGGCAAAAGCGAAGGCCACATCCGAGGTCGGCGATGCCCTTGCTACGACTGTCGATACGGTGGCGACTAACGCCAACACCGCCGCCAAATACCGCGAGGCTGCGGCTAATGTCGCGGTTCAGGCGTCCAATCCCGCCGGCTGGGTTATGCTGGCTGTCGCTGCCGTGGCGGCCCTAGCTGTTGCTTGGTGGAACGCAGCACAGGCTACAGACGATGCTGCCGATAAGGCGGAAGGGGCACGTGAGGAAACCGAACGCCTTCAGCACGCTCAGGACAAGGCGGCTAAACTGCACGAGTCTGAGTTCAATAAGTTTTTTGCGGGGAATGATTCGACGCAGCACATGTCCTCCGGCGGGGAGATGTTCGACAGTATGTCGGACTCGGCCAAGCACGCTCAGGACGAAGTTGATAAGGCATTCGACAAGGCCCACGAAGCCTACGATAAATGGTCAAAGCTGAATGACGAGTGGAGTGCCCTGCCACTGAAAGGCCCGAGTACGGCTACGGTCGATAAGGCTGGAGCCGAAGTTGACGCGGCTAATAAGGAATATGCTGACGCACTGGAGGTGTGGAAGCAGGTAGCCGAAACAAAGGCTGGAGCCATTGCTAAGGCGATGGGTAAGATGTGGGAAGAAGGCATGATGCCGGAAACCATGAAGGGCCGTAAGGCGGCGGCAACAGCCCTTACCGAGGGCATGTTCGGCAGTCCCATGCAGCAGATCAAGGTGCAGGAGCGTGCCCGTAAGCAACTTGATGATTTGATAGCTAATCCGCGTGCCATCGAGAAGCTGGAAAAGGAGGCATCGGAGAAGGCCGGGCATCAGGTTCACTTCGAGGCCGGTCGAGCTACACGCGAGATGCACGACGCACAGTTAAAGCAGGCCGGTATCGCTCCAGAGGCAGCATCTGAAATCGGCAAGCTCAACGATACCATTCGCCGGAATGTCGAGATTAATAAGCTTGGTATCATCACCACGGATACCATGATCCGTGAGTTCTATAAGCTGACGTCAACGTTCGGAGTTACCGAGTCAAAGGCCGACGCGTACAGGCATCAGATGGCGGCGATTGCCGCTACCGACTGGACAGGGCACGAGAAGGAGCATCAGCAGGCCATAGATGCTACGACAGCGAAGTTCTCCGGTGTGAAGGACGCGGCCAAAGACTACAATCGAGCCCTCGACGACATCAAAAAATCACACTTCGACAAGGCCACCGAGGCGAAGGCCATTGCCAAGATTGGCGAGGAGTATTTCCACGTCAAGGACGCCGTGCTGGAATATCAGAAGGCCAGCGACGCCATCAACCGATCTAACATGTCCTCGGACGAGAAGGCCAAGGCGAACCGAGCCCACGTATCCAGCACTTTCGGCATCAAGGAAGAAGGCCAGGACTTCCTACAGCGTAAGAAGGAACTGGAAACAATGCTCGCGGGCGCACCGAGTTTGCTGGATCGGGCCATGCAGGAAGCCCGCAAGAAGGCGTTCGGCGAAGGATCCCTCACAGCTACCGATAAGGACACGGAGAAATGGCGTCGCATCGATGAGCTTCAGTTCGCGGGAGCGTTCGGTAACAAGCCGGGTACGGGCGTTGGTGATATGACCGGCGAGCAGAAGGCGGCCATGCTGGAGATGGGTGGCTACAAGGAAGCTGCTGAAATGGCCCGCGGCGGCAAAGCTGGTGTGATGCAGTTTGAACTGGCTTCTCTGGAACTGCACAGGGAGGCTATGACCGCCGTGGGCTACCGCAAGGAGCAGGTCGCCATCATGAACAAGCTCGCCAAGGAGGCCGGTGCGAGCGACGTGCGGTCGCCTAGCGAGGTGCTGAACGAAACGTCGGCTCATATCCGTGAGGCGTTTGACGCCGGTATATTTGGCAACGGTCCGCAGGTGGCGGCATTGCGTCGTAAGCTGGAACACCAGGCCGATGAGAAGTGGTCGCAAGCTATGGGTCTCAGCGGCGAGGGTATGAAGGCAAGCAGAGGTGGAGTCCCAGGTGAGTTGGCTGATGCCTTGCGGAACCTCACCGAGAACCGGGCGGAGCTAATTGCTAAATTCGGAACAGCCGGCTACGGGGCCGAGGTTAAGTCGAAGATGGACATGTTCGCCCCCGAGAAGCAGCGTTCGGTGCAGCTTGAGGGAGCATCGGCGACTTACGACCGCATCGCCAAGTCAGCGTTCTCGCGTTCGACGCAGGATCCCGCACTTCGTATTCAGCAGCGTATTCACGATGTTATGGTGGCCCAGCAGAAAGCCCAGCAGGAGCAGATTGCGTACTCGAAGACCAGCGACCAGGCTTTGCAGTTGCTGACTAAGGGTATTACGGCCCGCGTGGGCTAGGAGGAATAAGTGTCATATTCATCGACGATATGGTGTGAGGAGATGCTGGGATCGCCCCAGGAATCTGGCAGTAACGATAAGGGCGGTTCGTTCCAGGCCACGGTGAATCTCAAGTGTGCGTGGAGTAAGCGTTACGATCTTCTTGCCGATATCATCGGCAACCAGAACCTGTATCCGCGTCTAAAGAAAAGCGGGGCTCGTGCCGTCAGTGGCACAGCCAAACCGCATCCGGGTGCTGTCAGGAACATGACGAACCCGACAGATTACGGCGGTGCCGACTACGACTTCGCCCAGGTGGATATCACCTATAAGGTGCAGGCCGAGACGAAAGATCTGATCAGCGAGACACTCACGCCCACTCTGGAAATCATGACGTTGGATTACCGGAGGTTCCGCTGGGCCACGGATACAAGCTCTGCTGTCATTCCCGATGGTCGCTATCAGCTAATGAAGTCCGCCCTCACACAGGGATTCGGAAAGATTAACTGGGGGCGATCAGTTGATGAGGTTTTCAACGATACCGTAACCATCATCATGAACGCGTGCAAGACGAAGCCCTGCACCATTGCGATTAACACAAGCGGTGGATGCTATGCAGCGTCGGGAACCGGGCACGGACCGTACTTCAAGGACTCGGTCGCTGCCGTTCAGCCGTTGATGAACGCCGTGAGCGCAGCCCGAGACTTGGCCATCAAACCGCCACCGCGGAACGCGAAGGAGGCGAAGGCCGCTCCGACGAGCATGGATCAGTTCACGAACATGCTCAAGACCAGCCCCATCGTCAATGCACGCGGTGTTAACGTAGCAGGCCCGCCCAACGCAAACACGCCGGTCAATGTCCAGGGCAAGGCGGCGGATATCCAGAAGGCAGTTAATAACTTTCTGGGCGGCATGACGCCACGATTCCAAAAGCTGGGTACACCGATCAATGAGAACGAAGCTCCGGGTCGGCGTATGCTGGGTCTGGACTACGGCCTGACGTTTTACAAGGTGAAAGACTTGCCGTGGTGGCTTACGTGCTACCTGGGATGCGTCAACGACGACGTTGTTATAGCCAAACTGCTGGGCCTGTCATTCGCTCCCGGCACGCTGCTGTTCGATACGCCCAATGTCAGTCGCAAATGGAATTTCGTCGACGATCCGTACTGGCAGGTGGAGTACAAACTCAAGTTCAAGCCGCAGGGCTGGAACGTTTTTCCACGTTCCGACATCAATAGCTGGATTCAGGATTCCAAGGGGAACAAGTATCTATCGTGCGGAGCGTTCGACTCTATGATCGTTAACTCCGGAACCGACGCAGCACCGCGGTGGGGGCCGTTCTTCCAGTATCCACCCGCTGACTTCGGCCAGATCTGGGGTATGAGTGGTGGCGGTAGCGGTACGTTCTCCACAGCATGGCCCACAGGAGGTCCGTGATGGCGGGTGAACGATTACGCGTTCTGAGTGCGGGCGATCCCATACTGGCATCGCAGTGGAACGAGATTGTCCGCAACCTCCAGAGATCCAACACCGAAGCGGAGGGCGTGACTGAAGACAACGGTTCGGCTCGCCGCATAAAGGCTATGCCCGCCCCGTGGATGCAGGTCAAGGTACACAACCTGCCTAATACCACCAGCGACGACAGCAGCAGCGGCGGTATAAGCTGTGGCGCAGCCGTGGCCGTTCCCTGGCCGATGCAGTCCCCAACCGGCGACGAGGACACGCCCGACCACGACGGGATGAACGAGCTTCTCTCCCGCCCGCTGGATATGATGGGCGTACTGCCGCATCTGGAGACTTCACCACCCAATAACGGACCGACGTCGTTCGGTAAGTTCGCGGTGACGGTCGCCGACGCCGACGAACACGATAACGCCGAGGGCGTCATGAGCGGTCCTGTGGTGGCCTGGGTCAATATCGACGAGGGCCATGAATGGTACGGATTCGCGGATGTTGTGGACGGTAACAATCATCTGCAGGCGTATCCAATTGGTAGTGCTCAGATCATCTGGCAGCCGGTCGAAGATGACGGTGTTCCCAAGTCGGGGGCACAATTATGCGTCGTGCGTGTAGGAAACGCCCACGCGTGTACGATGCCGTTTGAGCTGCACACCAGGCTGGAGCCAAACGGAACATGCCAGGGCACGCCCATGTTCTGGGATGGTCAATCATACACCGCACAGAAGGCTGTCGACAATGGATGGCAGGAAACGCTGCACGATGATGTCAGCAAGCACAGCGACGCGTTAGTTGGTAGTGTCGTGTGGGCTCGCTGGGAGATGGGCGACGGAGGTTGCGGAAGCGGTCGCTGGGAGGTGATCTCGCATACGCCGAAGATTCGTCGCGTGCGGCTGCTCGATGATTTATATGAATGCGGTACAGCCAACGCCGTGGTGCTACGCACTATTAACGGTCAAGTGCAACCTGATCCTGATAATCCAGATATCATAGGAATCTGTGACCCGTTGGATACTGTACTGGCGAGTTTGCTTGCGATAGAGGCTACGGGTGGGTTGTTCTACGTTCCAGCGGGAACGTGTGCTTATGTTACGATCAGCGACAACCCACGGCCCGTGAGCAGCATGGGTAGCGACGTTGAGACAAGTTCATTTGCAAGCGTTCCTGATGCGAGTTCCTATAACTCGGATGCATGGTGGGAACCAATATCATTCGGGTTATGCTGCATGGAGACCAGCGGCAGCGAACAATCCGAGGGCAGTGAGGGCAGTGAGCATAGCGAACATAGCGAGGGCTCAGAAGTGTCTGGTGTGTCGGAAACCAGCATTCACGGCTGCGATTGCTGGATCGGTCTCGACGGTTGTCACCTGACACCGCAGGTATCGCGGCAAATTCCAGACTGCAGTAAGGCATGGGTTGCCGGTCCGAACGGCGGAGGTCTGTGCGGACCATCGGGATACTCAGCACTGGTGTTTGACGACGCTGGTCACTATATGGGTTATTGGGATTGCGGTTCACACAGATACGGATATCCAGATGTTACACCAGCATGGCATTCTCCGTGGGGCCTGCCCGCACCGAAGGGATCATGGTCGTGGAACGGAACGACGTATGGTTGGGATTGGACACCGGGATAAATCATGACAGCGATGGCTTCATTACAGGTGATCGTGATGTCGAACGGCACGCCACCGTGCAAAGAGTTGGCATTATGGCTGTCCGATAACTGCCCCGGATGGAAGTACGGGAGTGAGGACTACGGAATTGATAACGCCCGCAACCAAAACTGTGAGCGTTTTCTCGCTGATGATGTCGGTAAGTCGCATTTGATGATGATCGACCACGATATGGTTCCGGTGACCAGCACCAGTGCCATATTCACGGCGACGGAGGAACTGGTCTACTGTGGCTATGCTGATCGCTACGGGTCGAAGGGTCATTACGGCGACGGCGACTTTGGTGCTGCCTGCTTTAAGGTATCTCGCGATCTGTTAATTACAATGGGCATGCCGTGGTTTGCCACCAGATCGATTCATAGTCATCGGCAGAATTGTGAATGTAACTTCTTTCGCGTTAAAGCGGCCACGTTCGGAATCATCCCGCGCATGGTTGGCGTCGTAGGTCATCAGCAGCGGTGTATACTGTTGCCTGATCCGAAGCCTCCGGGATGGCGTATCGCTTGGCCCGGAGACATCAAACGGATATGAACTGCGATTTCGAGACAACGCTTGAAACCGGCACACAAAATTACTGGCATGTTTGCCGCGTGTGTGCTCGCACGCGATGCACGCTAGAATCTACGCTAGTGATGCAATGTCCAGGATCATCGGTTCTGCACGGGCCACCAGTACAGGACTACTTGCCACCACAGCAGGAACGTGCGCCCATCGATGAGGCTGTGCAGCGTCTGGCGATCTGCCGAACTTGCGAACACCACCGGCGCGACGACATGAAGTACTGGTGCGATAAGTTTGATGACAATCATTCGAGTAACTACAACTGCTCGCGCTCGAAGTACGCTCGATGTACTGTGCGATTGTTGCGTCGCATGTCGACGTGCGATGAATGGTCGCGGAAACTGATCCCGCACGAGGACTCGACGATTGAAACTGCGTTTGCTCCCATGTCATCGTTGTGCCACGTATGTACGATTGATATGGGACCGATCACGACAATTCACGAAGTTCATCGAGCCGTAGGTGAAATCATTCACAGCGATCTACAACCGCCAGCGACATTCAAACTGCCGCGATGTATTGTCACCGCTGGTGAGGGTATGTACGAAGACGGCATTGTAATCATGGTACGGCTGCTGCGTGATAACGTGAAATGTGGTATCCCGATCAAAATATTTCATAAAGGCCCGTGGCGTACTGACCTAAGCAACTATGAGAATGTTGAGCTGATTGATACGCGTGCCATGCAGCCCGCACACCCGGCCAAGGAGTACGGTGGGTGGGCTGCCAAGACGTATGCCGTAATGCATGCCGATGCTGAGCGTGTGATGTGGCTGGACGCGGATGCCTACCCGGTTCGTGATCCGACGCCGTTGTTCAATTTGCTAGATAATCATCGGTATATTTTATGGGCCGACTACGGGCCGGGCGAGGCGTGCGACGAGATGCCGAACCCCGTCAGGCATCATCAGAACGGTGGCGAGTATCTAGTGAACATGCGCACGTACTGGCGTGAGATGATGGCGACGCGGTTCCTCGATAACCATTCCCGCATCTACTGGAGCACTCGCAAGAACGGGCAGTCGTATCGCAGCATCGGTGACGAGTGCAGCACGCGGTTGGTGCGCAGCCTGATTTCCGATAAGGGCGTGTTGACTGCCGACTGGGTTAGGCGTACACGTGGCGTCGGTATTCTGTGTTGCTGGCGTAACCATCCGTATGTAGCTCACCGCATGCGGAGGGAATCGAAGTTAATTCTAGGTCGTGTTCCGGTGAGCAATCCAAAGTGGCCATACGAGAAAGAGGTGATGCGGTACTTCGCTGAGGTATCGCCAGGATTCCCGATTCTACGCCCGGAGCATCTTGGTGATACGCGTGACGAGATGATCAAGAACCGTGAGCGACGTTTAGCCGCCGCGGGGAGAAAGTCACGATGAGGTTTTTTACATACTCGTCACTACCCCTTCAAGATAATAGAAATCTGAGCCGCAACCGACAGCCGTGGATGATGGTGGAATCAACACAGTACTACGAGATACCGCTGGAGGTTTTGTTATGGCCCGCTGACTGGTCGGGACGAACGCACATAGCAAGAATGATTGATGTATGCCGCAGCGTTCCGAGAAACGAAATCATATTATTTAGCGACGGATGGGATGTGTTCTACAACGCCGGCCCGCAGGAAATTCTAGACAAGTTTCTGGCCGCAGATACGCCGGTGTTGTTGCATGCAGAGCGTCAGTACTGGTCTGGGTGCGAGGATCCAAATTTCCCGCATCCCAGGTCGCCGACGAGCTTCGGTCACGTTAACGGAGGTGGTGTTGTAGCCTACGCGGGTGCGTTCGCCGACATACTGTCAGCTCCGGACTTCTGGCCCGCTGCCGCAGGCAATAACCAGATGGCACTGGAGCATTGGTACGATCATCACCCAGATACATGCAAGCTCGATCATTACTGCCATGTATTTCAGTGGTACTATTCAGGAGTTGCTGTCGACGTGGTGGGCGACCGCGTGGTGAACTTCGAGACGAATTCAAAGCCATCGATAATTCACGGATGCGGAGGGCACGCGTTTTGGGCATCCGAAATGTGGCGTAGGGTGCGTCAACTGTTGCCGAACCGGAACCCGCCGTTAGATCGTGTCACGCGTGCTCGCAACGACCGCCGTCGCGTTATTGCACGCCGGCGGTGATCAGGACGCCTGGTTCTGCAACGCCTCCTCGCGGGCAAGCTGCCGGTGCAGGCCCATGATGATATCATAGACATGTTTGTTGGGGCGGAACCGCCCGTGGCAGCCGCCGTTCACGAACTCGCCGTCGTCGCCGAAGTAGATGTTCGATAGGGCCGCAGCCGTGCCTGCTGATCGCGAGATACCGGCTTGGCAGTGAACCACAAGCACGTCGATCTTGGGCCACACCTTGGCCGCGAATTCCAGAACCTGACGGCCCTGGTCCACCGAGAACAGCTTATCGCCGGGGCGAAGCCAGGGTGACGTCGGCGTGGCATCGTGAAACTTCAACCGCAGGATATCGACGCGGTGGGCATCGTTCAAGTCGGCGTCGCGTGAGATCGGGCTGGTGATGCTGATGCAGGCCCACGGGCAGTGGTAGGCCGACAGGGCTTCGGCTTCCTCCTGCGACTGCACGATGATATGAGGCTTGCGGTGGGCTTTGTATTCGGCCTTGCCAACGTAATAAGTGCCGGGTCGAACGTCGATCAAGCCAGCCTCGTTCCGGGTGAAGTGCAGGCGGCGGAAGTTCTCCAAGGCCCGAGCCTGCCCACGAACCGTACCCCAGTCAAACGGGAATGTCTGGTTCTTGCGGATATAGCGTTCGATCTGGAAGGTAGCAGTAGGCATATCAGGATTCCTTAACGTGAGCCGCTACGCGGCGAGACAGTTCGATGATGGTTTGCAACATGCCAGGACCGATGCTGGTACATGCTGGGTTCAGCTTGTCGATCTCGTCGGTCAGGCGGCGAGCGTCCACGACAAGGGCTGCGAGATCATACATCATGCCCGAAGCCAGCCAGGCCATGCGTTCTTCATTCACCAGTTCGCAGCCGGGCGTGGCCTCGCGGCCTCGCAGCCAAGCGTCGCACAGGCGTCGTAGTTCGTTGAGTTGTTCGGTGGTCATGACTTAGCTCTTTTGGTACACGGGGCAATTCGCACCGTGCGAAATCACGATGACGTACTTGGTGTCGGGGTTGGCCGGGTTCAAGCTCCAGATCACGGTCTGGCCCCATGTCTCGACGGATCCCGATGCTGAGCTGTTGATGACTTCAGCTAAGGCCGCTGACGCGTTGGGGTTCAGTTTGTCCCGCAGGAACGCAAGCATATCAGATTTGAGTACAAGACGCATGTTGGGCTTTCTAATACCTTTCACCGCCCGAGGCGACCACGGGTGGTTCGCGTCCTTCGCGGAGGGCCGCCTTGGTTTCATGGCGAAACTTGCGGGCGACCTTTTTCGTCGTAACCTTGACCGCGGGCAGGTGTTGAATGCACTTGCTCCAGGGTTCGCGGCAGAGTTTGATGGGGTTGATCTTCATATCGATGTCCTGTAATCGGTGTACGCCAGTATCGCAGCACCAATGATCATGGAAACTACACATCCCAGGGCGGGACTCCAGAACTGGGTTACCTCGGTTGTGTAGTAATGCGTGCATCCGCAAATACCGGAACCGAAAATCGTGTAGCCTACAAATCTGGTGAACACTATTCGATCTCCTTCTTGAGTCGGCGTGCGGCAAGGGCTTTGTCGACACGCTTCAGGTAGCGGCGAGACTCCGCTTTGTGCTTGGGGGACTGGTTGCTGCGAGCCTTGCCACCGCGGACGCGGAGGTTCACAGCCGAAGCCTTGCGGCCTTCCAGCTTGCCGTCCGCGACGTCGGGGCAGGGGTCGAGCTTGATGTGCTGATATGGTTTCATGGTTCTTTCCTTTCGCAGGGACGCCCGCGCGCCGCCCTTCCTACTGCTCCCAAGCACGTATGCGTCCACCGTCTACTTGGCTTCAGTCGGGCGGAAAGCGGTCGTCCCCGCGTTACGCTGACTTCGCCTGCACCAAGTTTACCCAAGGCACGCGTATCCTTGGGAAGCTCCCTCGATGCAGGCGGGGTCAGCGTTCTACCTTTCTAGGTTCAGTATCATGCGAACCGCGTGCCGAAACACGCAAAACCTGAATTTCATCACCAAGCTCCTCGTCGGGAGCGAAGCCGTACCGTTCCTCAAATGCTGCGAGGGCTTCGCGTTCGGCGGTCTTCAGGCTTTCGGAGGTGATCACGACTGCCCGCCCGTTGCTGCGGCATAGGTATCGGGGCATGGTTCATTCTCCGCACGGGCACATCGGGCCGCAAAGGTGGTCGGGGCCGCTGGTGTTCGCCTGCGGCAGGTCATACTCAGTGTTGCGGGATCCGTCCGCGTTCCAGGCGGTCGCCTCCTGCATGGCCAAGGCCCGGTCGCTGCATACGGCGGCCAAGGCGTGCCAGCCGCAGTCGTTGCTGCGGGCCATTTCATCCAGAGCCTGGAAGTTCGCCCCGATCACCGGCAGTTCATCGGTCTGCACGCACAGGCACTGGGCGATGCGGGCGATGGCAATTCGCAGCCGTATCGCGCTGTCCTCGGCGTTATTCACCGCCACTTCGGCCAAATTGCCGCGGGCCAGTTCACGCATACTTCTGCCTTGGGGAAATATGGACACGGTAGTCTCCTAATGAGTTCGGTGGTTGACGGTCAGCTTTCGTCGCGGGGCTTTCCGTTTTGGTTCATCGTAATGGCTTGGAGCGATATCGAAAAGCGTCCGCTGCACGGGGGTGTCGTCGAGGCACGCTCCGATCTCACGATCAAAGCGTTCGACGCTTTCTTTCGGTGGCCAGGGCTTATTCATCTTTGGGCTCCTCGGTTTTGCCGTAGTACTGATCCTGCTCGGCCTCGGTCATATCATGAACGTGGATGGGCGTGGCCGAGGTGATATCCCACGTCCAGTCGCCGCTGCCGACAACCTTCAGTTGGCATGGTCCGTCACGGTGTAGGGTCTCGTGGCCGGCAATATCGGCTTCGTCTCCGTCCGTGGGCACAACGTCGGGGCCTGTGGGCTGCGGGGCAACGGTGGGCGTCCACTTGAAGCTATCGTAGAACGGGGCCAGCGTGCCCGGAACACGGCGATACACGCCGATCAGCCGCCCGCCGTCCTCAAAGCTCTCGACATACTCGTGCAGTTCGGTAGCGGCTTCAGGACCATCGCAGTAGAACAGCCGCACGTCGCCGATGATCAAAGCCAGGCCGATCCATTCGCAGTTGGGATCGAAGTCGTAGCTGATGCCTTTGTATGTGCGGTCTTGACCGCGAACATGAATGCTTCTCATATCAGTCGATTTCCTCTCCGGTAAAGTGCTTAGTGCAGTACGGGCACGTCCAGTCCGCACCGAGGGGCCGGTTGACGAACGGGTCGCCTTCCATCGGGCAGCAGAACTCGCAGCCCGAGTATGCTGCGGGACGACCGTGGCAGACACTGGCTTCAGCACCGTGGCGGACACCGGCTTCAGCACCGTGAGCAAACGCCACCAGTGTATGAATCCAGTCGCGGCTAATCGGCCTGCCAGTGTTGCGAACGGCAGTGATATCGATACCGTTGCCGCCGTTACGTGCGACCTTAGCGAACGTCATATCGGTATATGTACGCCGCAGGGCGTTCAGGGTGGATTCGGTGACGGCGTCGTTGCCGCCGTTGTAAATAGTGATCGGGGGTCGCGGCATGGTTTATCCTTTCAGGTATCCGAGATCGTCCTTGGGCCAGTCGTGGCGGGCATACAGGGCTTGCCACCAAGCCGCCGCCTCCTTCTCGTCGGCGGGCTTGGGCTTCCAGCACTTGTCGCACGAACAATTCACCGCAGCGTGGCGTTCGGGCTTCTGTTTGTTCTTGGGCATGATACGGTTCCTTTCGGTATCCGTATCATGCAATCGCCGTGCCCGTCGAATCAAACCTCGTCGCGGATTCGCAGGTAGGTCGGGAACCGAGGCACTCCGTCGTCGGTCAGTTCTTGGTAGCGGAAGGTGATCACGGTGCCGACCGGGAATCGGGACTCTTCGCGTTGTACGTCGTCGAACCCGCTGCCGACCGAGAACTCTTTACCGTTCGTCGCCCGGCATCGCAGGGCACCGAGGCGTCCGCGATGGCGGCCCTTGCCCGCGACGTAGCCGATTACCGTAGCCTCGGCGTCGTGGGTTAGCCATGTTCTACCGTGTAGGACGTGCTGCACCGCACCCTTGCTCACGTCAAGTTCTGTTGCGATTTCTCGAATCAACCACCCGATTCCGCGTAGTCTCCATACTTCATGAATATCGTCTTCTGTCAGTTTTGACCGGCAGTGCTGCTCGCCCCTGGGCATTCGACCTTTGGAAACAGCATCTCGAATATTGTCTTCTTGTGATCCTAAAAACAGGTGGTCGGGACGGCAGCACCCACGGTTATCACAATGATGACAGACACTCTGGCCTTCCGGTATAGGACCGTGGGTTATGATCCATGCCGCCACATGCGGTCCGTACCCCGCGAACTTGCAACTCTCCATAGCCCGTGCTTCCGTGACCACCGAGCCATTCCCAGCAGCTAGTGGCATCGTCTACTTTTGCAACGCGAGACCATAGACGGTCTGCGAGACTAGCCTCCCGATCTCCGATCAAAATCGCTAGCGGGTCACCGTGTGTTTTCCATCGCAGGTAGTGCTTTCGGCACCAACCGCGAGCTAGATGCACGTTCGGTTCGCTTGACCCAGTGTCTGACGTTCGCTAGATTTACGTTTAGCCATGACTGCACTTCTACTGCATGTTGTGGATAGAACAGCCTGGAGGTTGGCCCCTCCAGGCTGTTTGTATTCTAGCCCAACTTGCGGAAAGCGTCAAGCTTGGTTTTCCGCCATTCGTAAGAACGTAGGAAAGCGTGGAACTCCTCGGTCGGTCAACTCTTGATAGCTGTAAGTGATGCGGCTGCCGATAGTCGGTGGGTTCGACCGCTGTTCGTCTGAAAAACCAGACCCGACCGAAAACGTCTGGCCGTCTGGCATCTCGCAAATCACTGCACCCATCACGCCTCGGTGCCTGCCCTTGCCCTGGGTGATACCGACGACTCTGGCTTCCATATCATGTCGGGTCTTCACCTTCAGGAGGGTCGTGCTGCGGCGGGCTTCGTACTTCGACTTGGGCTTGCGAAGCATCAAACCTTCCGCACCCTGAGCTTCGACCGAGGCGAGGTGCTGCCGCAGGTGTTCTTCGCCCTTGCAGCGAACCTGTCGAACCACCTGGGCCGGTCCTTCGCCTTGGACGACCTCGCGGAGGTATTCGTACCGTTCCTCAAACTCGCCGCCGTGCTTGGGGGCGTCGAAGACCATGTACTTGATCTGATGCCATTCCTCGCCGGGGTTCAGGCGACGGACGATGCTCATGGTTTCCTGAAACCGCTTGCGTCCGAGCCAAAGTTCGCCGTCCAGACAGACGTTCTTGGGCATCGCGTCTTTGAACCACTGCGGGGCGTGGAATTCGTTGCCCAGGCGGCTTATGAACTTCTTGCCGTCCCACCAAGCCCGAACCCCGTCGAGCTTCTCGCTCATGTGCCATCCAGTCGGATCTTGGACACCGTCCCACTTTTCGGCCAACAGTACGGGCGGGGCTTCGACCGTTGGTTTTTCGATAGCAGGCCGTAACGTAGTACTTGCGATTGATGCAGTAGCCAAACCAAGACGTTCGTTTTCGGAAGCTTCACCTCGGAATTTCTTCAGGTGCTTGCACGTCCTCTGGTCTGGATGCAGATGTTGGTTTCTCCAGGACGGACAGGAGCAACTGTAGGCCCCGTTCGTGTTCTTAAGGATGTACGGGTTTTTACCCGATCCTTGCATGGTAGTTGATTCGCCGTTTTTCAAGTTCATGGTTAAGTTCCTTGGAGTTTGTGTTTCCGTAGGCTACATCATGCATCTTACGTGCCAATATTTTGAATTCGACGGCGTATCAGAAGCGGCTTGCGGCCTGAACTCATTTTGGGCATGGATAGGGCAATTTCGACTCCGTGTTTTTGAATACGTTCACGAAGCGTTCCCCAGGAAATTCCTATGCGTCGTGCCCATTCCGTTAGACTGGCTGTTTGACCATTGTAAGTTAGCGGGGCTTTCCGAATTTCAGTGCGAAAGGCACGATGTGGGTCAACGTGCAGGCGGATATTCACAGCTTCCTTTGTAATGCCAAGACGACGTGCCCAGCCAGGAGCCGATAAGGTAATTCCGTCGTAAGTGTACATGGCCTTACGACGGTTGCCCTGCTGTTCCAGCCATGTGGCCCAGCGGCAGTTTTCTGGACAGTAGTTGCCGTCGTTATCGGGGTAGCGATCAATACTATGGCCGGGCGACGGGCGAGGCCCTATGTCGGCTAGGAAATTATCGAATGACTCGATCCAACGATCACAGACGCGAATTCCTCGACCACCGTAGTTTGCGTATTCACGGCGGTTCGAGTTGTAGCATCTCTGTAGCATGCCAGTCCAAATACTGTATTCAGTTGGATACTGAGATCGTCGTGTAGATCGCCTGTATTTTCTTCGGACGTTTTCAACGCTAGAATGGCTTTTAGCCATGACAGCCTCTGTAATAGGTTGTAGTGGTGAACGGTCAAGGTATAGGCACCTTGACCGTTCTTATTCTAGCACGACCCCGTCTAACTTTCAAGTGCTCACAATTCCCAACTTGGTCGTTCGATATCGGGCGTCCATTTCTCGGCCAGCAGGCAGGGCAGGTCGCCTGCAACCCCGACCGCTACGGGGGCCGCTGAGCGGCTCACGCGGGCTACCGAGCGTCGTGCGGCTGAAACTGCGACCGGGGCTGCTACGGCGGCGGGTGCTACCTGTACGGCGACCTGCTGGCCCAGGCGGGCCAGTTCTGCGGCGACTCCGCGAAGGGCCTTGATATGCTTGCAGGTTCGCATATCGGGGTGCAGGTGTTGGTTCCGCCACGCGGGGCAAGAACAGCTATACACGCCGTGAACGTTCTTGATCTGGTAGGGCTCGCGGGCCGAACCCTGAACATAGGCGACTTCGCCGTCTGCGAGGTTTCGGAAGGCTGGCATGGTACTTTCCTTCGGTTGGGTGGCCGGGCCGCGTGGGGCCGGCAGGGTGTATTTTTCTACCGACCATATCATGCGAACGCCGTGCCAGGCCGCATTAAAACCAGACACGTAATATGGTGGGCCGGGCGGAGCGGAAACGGGCAAAACGGGCCGGATTTAGGCCAATACGAATTCTGATTCACTGGCACGCCGTTCGCATGATATGCCCCGTAGAAAACACGAACCCGCCGAGGCAGGCACCCCGCCCGCCGAGGCCCAACCAAGGAAAAAGCCATGCCCGCTACGATTAGAAGCTTTCTGGACACGCAGTTACACGCCGGCTGCAACATCATCAGCCTTGCCTACATCAGCAAGAAGACAGCAGGCGACGGCCTTTTGCAAAAGAGCCGAGCGACCGGCCAGCCGACCTCCGAGGTTTATCTGATGGGGGTGCAGCGTGAGGCCCAAGGTCGGTTTTTCCTGGGGTTCGACTACGCCAAGAACGTCGACGCCCAGCGGGAACGCGAGGGCAAAGCCGGCGACCCCTACGTGGTCGAGGGCCTGTGGTGCGACAAGGACGGCAACGCCAAGGGCCGCCACTTTGCCGACTACCCCAGCTTGGTTTTCCACGTTGACCGGCCCGCCAGCGAGTACCTTTACACGCGACCGTACCAGGACAAACAGGGGAGGATTCAGAAAGAGTACAGCGTGTGGCGGGATATCGCTACCCAGCGGATCCTGACCGCCGAAGAGGTGGCCGACCTCAAGGCCAACTACCTGCCCAAGGTCAGCCCGAGCAAGAAGCAGGATTTGGCGAAGGAAATCCCGGTGCGGGTTTTCAAACTGGAAACCATGTTCGCCCTCAAGGTCAAGGGCAAGGGCGAGTGGGTTTACCTTACCGAAGACCGCCCGAGCCGAGCCGAGCGAGTTGTGGCCCGCCGCCGCATGCAAACCGCCAACGCCGAACTTCGGCCCACCTGGGAAATCTGAGGTTGACCTCGGGCTAGACAAACTATAATACTAGTGTTGTCAGCACATACCCCAAACACCCCCGTCCCGCAGAGGCTCTGCATCTTCTAGATGCTGTGCTGACAACACCTGCGGGGCGGGCTTTTAATTCAACGATCATGCCGTACAAAAACCCTGCCGACAAAAAGGCGAATGACGCACGACGTGCGGCGGCTATCCTTGCTGACCCTGTTCAACGGGAGAGACGCAATGCACGGCATTGTAAGAACTATGCCCGCCTCAAAAAGAACTCATCTTGGTGTAGGAAACGAGCCGAGGATTCGCACCGCCGCAACCAAACCAAATACTACGCTGATGTGGCGGCATCCCGCAAGCTCGTGCGGGAGCGGTTATCGCAAATGCGGGTGGCCAACACAGGCAATATCAACGGAAAAACCAAGGCGTATCGCCAACAGCACCGGAAGCAAATCAACGCCAGTACCAAGGCATGGCTGGTGGCCCATCCTGAACGGGCCAAAGCGTACCGGCGGGCGGCACATCTTCAGGCAAAATATAAGATGACCCACAAAACATACGAGGAGATGTTTAACGCTCAGGGTGGCGTATGTGCTGCGTGCGGTCAGCCTGAAACAAGTAAACGGCTAGGAGTGATTCGGCACATGCACGTCGATCACGACCACGCCACCGGCAAGGTGCGAGCCCTATTGTGCCACAGATGTAATTCCGCCCTTGGACTTCTCAAGGACGACCGAACACTGGTGGCTAACCTGCTACTCTACATCAGCAAGTACCAACCCGTCACCCGCCGAAGAATTCAAACTGTTGGCACATGACGTGCATGATACGACCAGCGAAAGGAACTGAATTATGAGAATTAGAAGACCAGCAGTCGAATGCCCAAACTGGTGCCCGTACAAGACCTATACGTGGACGACCAAACAACTGGCCGCGTGGTATCTCAAGTATGGCGAATGGTGCCAGTACGATGGCCGTGTGTGGGTGCCCGTGACGAAACGTCTCGGTGGCGGAGTAGTGAGTGTCAGATTCAAGGAGAAGGTGTAGGCTATGAACGTCGGTGACATATTCTACAACACGCAGGACGAGCCATCACTGCCCGGCGTTCCGCCGTTCAAGAAGGGATTCTACAAGGTCATCAGCATCCGCGACAGCCTGCTCCTGCGACACCTGAAACCGCACCAGCGGCGGATGTACGAAATCCGCCGTTGCACCAAGAACGGTGGCAAACTGATGAAGTACCACAACGACTGGTGCTGTACGAAGCTCGACGCGTGGTTGGCGTCCGGTCGGCTACAGCAATAAATACGAACGGCACGCCGGTTGCATGATAAGACCGGCATACGAAACAACAGCCGCTCAATAAGCGGAATGCGGGTGCAGGTCTCGTAGACCTGCACCCTGCGGATACAAGAGGCGACGGTCGGCGGGCGGTGAAGTCCTCACCGCCTGGGCCACCACGGTTGACGTAGCGAGTAGATCAGCTAGACTAACGTTAGTCGGTTGACCTTGCACTTGGCCGACGAGCTTTGATTCATTTACGCCCAACCCGTCTCACGTCACTCGCAAGGTCAAACGTGGGGCGGGTTGGTGTCGTTAGGATCATATCATGCCGGAAAGACGCAGAATAACGAGCGTGCGGTTCATACCGCTGACGCAGGGCCGGTTTGCTATCGTGGATGCAGCCGATTACGAATGGCTGACGCGATTCAGCAAGTGGTGCTACAACGGAACCAAAGGCTATGCCGTCAGCAGCCTAGTTCGCCGGTTGTCTCGGGCCGGCGAATCGTATCAGATGCACCAGATCATTATGCGGGCTCCTCCCGGCGTAAGCCCAGACCATAAGAATGGCAACAAGCTCGATAACCGCCGCAGCAATCTGCGGCTGGCCAACGGTACGCAGAATATGGCCAACCGCGATCTACAGAGCAACAACACGACCGGCTACAAAGGTGTAGTTAGGCATCGTGGTAAATTCCGAGCCCGCATCGGCGATGGACTTCGCAAGGGTGGTCGGCATCTTGGCATATTCTTGACCGTTGAAGAAGCAGCTTTGGCCTACAACACGGCGGCTGTTGAAATGTACGGTGAGTTCGCTTGTTTGAATTCGGTTGGCACGCGATTCGCATGATACTTCCATCGTAAACGGTCAGCGTAAATCCTGCGGGCTCCCAAGCCTTCGGGCAGCAAAACAAGGTGGGCATACCCCACCGAATACGCTGACCGCCGCTCAAACCAGCAGCGAAGGAATGCTAGAATGTCTGAACGAGAAAAAAACGCCTGGAACGAGATCGACGAACAAGCCGCCCGCGAGGGTTCGGCCCGCCGCCGCGAGTTGCACGGCCCCGAAAACGGCCCCGAAGATGATGGAGACGCACCGTGCTAACCGTCGAACTCAAACACGAACGAGCGAAGGGCCGAACCGCCGAGGTCGCCACCCTCCGCGAAGCATCCGAGACCGTTCGCCTATACATCAGCTACTTTAGCCTTGGGAACGGCAACTGGCAGGGCGGGCTGGTACGCCAGAACGGCAAGCGGAAGTACATGATCTCTTACAATGGTCGTGTCTGGAAGTATGAGCCGAAAGGCTGGACGAACACGACGCCTGAAATCACTGGTGAAGAACTGGACAAACCATTATGACCACAGCGACGCAACCGACCCTCGACGCCCGCGGCTGGTTTGACTTCGTCAGCGAGATTCACGAGCAGGTGAAAAAGGCGGGCCGCATCTACACGACCGGCCAGATCGCTCGCCGCATCCGGGTCAAAGTCCTGAAGCAGTACCGCGATCAGGGCGACGACGAGATGACCGCCGAACGCGTGCGGCATGGCCTCGACCGTGTTGGCCCAGGCGGGCTTACCGGAATGATACTGCGATATGTAGAGGGCACCCTGGCCGTGCGAACGCGGGCGGGCGTGATCGATCAGCGGAACTACCACAACCGCGACGCATTCCTTGCGGCCATCCGAAACCTGAATCCAAGGGCATAGTCATGGACGAAGATATCGACGAACTCGATTACGAGTGCCCGCCGGTGTGCAGCGAGTGTGGCGAGAATCTTTGCGATTCGTGCGGCTGCTGCGGCAACCCGCACTGCGAAGCGTGCTGCTGCCCGCTTGTGGAACGCGAGGACGACGCGGGAGAATGAGCCATGAACGAATATGAAAAGTAATTCGCCTCGTTATCCCTAGCGGAGGTGATGGAGCTTCGGAAGATCAAGACGAAGCTGACCGATCAGTACCTGCATGAGGAACTGCCCACGGTGCAGGGCTGGTGTAACAAGTGCGATGCCTGCGGGGCGGTCGGATACCAAGACCCGCCCGTGATGTACACCGATCCCGAGTCTGGATCAGTGATCACGTTGCAGGGCCGTATTTACAACAAGACGATGTTTCGCGCGATCGGCGAGATTTTATGCGAGAAGTGTTTCGTCCGGGAGTATTACAACGGACCGACCAACGACGTGCCCAAGCGGGGCAACCCACACCTGACGACACCGCACTCGCAGTGGAGTTACGACGGTGGTAGATTTGGAAGCGGAGAATGGTGATATGAACCACGAAGAATTCCTCAAGTTTCTTGGCAGCGAGGCCCGACCCAAGTGTGGCCGGTGCTGGTGGCGGGAGGGCCGCAAGTGCTACAACGAGAACCTCGGTGCAGTACCGGGCGAGGGTCAGGACATCACCGCTGAACTGTGGGCTACCTGCTCTGCCACACCCGCGTACCAGAACAGTCGGGCGACCCTGGCTCAGGCCCTGCCGAACATCTTGCTGGCCGTCGCGGCACAGACGCAGCCCGCTGAAAAGGTTGTCCAGTGCTGCGAAGCTGTCGAGTCGGCATACGATTCGCATGATACCGCTGGTCAGAAAGGAACTGAATCATGACTATCGGAACCCCAAGTGTCTGCGAGTGGATTCGCAGCCTGCCGAATACTAGCAACGTTCGCCCGTGCCGAGTCACCATCAAGGGCCAAACCTGGGAGGGTGCTTATTACGAGGAGGAACGCGAGTGGCAGCAGGGCATGGACGGCGTGCAGCGAGGTGAACACAAGGCGGGCGATAAGTACGTCATCCGCCGCATCTACCTGCTCGGCGACCGGCCTGTGTTCAACCGTGAACGTGTCTGCTTCCCGTCGTATGAGGGCCTGGACTGGTACGTTTCGGGCTACTGCGTCACCTTCAAGCCCGAGCAGAAAAAGTATCATCCCTTCGGCAAGAGCTTTCAGATCATGCCGTGGGAGATCGAGGGCAAGCCCGACTGCAAGATCGACAGTCACGAACTGCACCCGTACCTGCGGGTGCCGATGACGGTCGAGTTCATCGAGGAGACCGCGTCATGACATGCCCCAACAAGCACCCCGAAGGCCCGGTTTGTCCGACCTGCGGCGGATCCTGTGCTCCGTCCGGAGTCGACAGAGGATCGTGGGTTCACTTCCCTGTGACGGCCAGCGGTCGCGTGATCGATAGACTGGCCATCGAAGGTCATGGTGCGATTCAGGTGGACGAGTCTCCCGACCGCGAGCCGCCCATCATCGTCCTCGCCGGCCCGATCAAGTTCTGGTGGCAGGAAGGTCAGTGGGATAGCCTGCGGCATCAGGAATACGTGCAGTGGCGGGACGCAGTGCGGGTGGCCTTGGTGAAGGCCGGATTCGCCGTCTATTCGCCACAGGTCTAGACATTATGCCCTGTATAGCCTATACTATGTTTGGAGGGCGTAAGTATGCTATGCAGAGTATGCAACGAGCGAGAGGTTCCTGAAGGCCACAAACGGAACAGGAATTACATTTGTAGCCAGTGCCACTACGGACGATACAAGGAAAAGGCACAAATCCTAAATCGAAGGAACGGTAAACGTTACCGCAAGGAGTTGCGGGAACGTATGTTTGATGCTTACGGCAGGGAGTGTGTTTACTGCCACAGCACGACGAATTTGCAGTTCGATCATACTAACGGTGACGGTTGCCGCAAAACGCGGGGATATGATACGCGGCAGTGGTTTCTGATGCTTATTGCCGCAGGATTCCCGCCTAGCTGCCAAGTGGTGTGCGGGCAGTGTAACGTAGCAAAACAGAATATGACCGATGCTCAGTTCCGAGCCTGGATCAAGATGGTATATCACGCTATTCACGGCGTGGAACGGCGACGCATACGGAGTACTACATGATCCTTCAACACCGAGCGATCCAGGGCCGCTGGAACGAAGGGCTTCAGCGGATTAACGATGCCGCGATCATGAACGCCGACGTCATCGTGGTGCTGACGCCGCGGGACGTGCCCGCCGAAGGAACAGCACGCGAGGTCAAATTGGCGAAGCGGTTCAACATACCAGTCATTACCGCCCCACCAGGCAGCGATAGAAATCTCAGCACGCTCGTTGAAAGCTGCCTTGAGGAGGCTCGATGAACTTCCACGAGTTCCCACTGTTCTACGTTTCGGCCAAACGCCTGGGCATGGTTCCCAGAGGCGTCTCATCTGCGGTGTTCTACGCGAACCACTTTCGTGATATGCATTGCATCGGAACATCCGCCGAGGCTGAAGTGCTGGGCGTTCACCTGTTCATGGAAGGCTGGTGGGCGGAGCATAACCGGCCCTTCTATAACGTGTGGCCTAAGATCATCCCGATGCTGACCCGCCTCGACCTGTCACAGATCACGGGCAAGATGCTGAAGTCTCCCAAGCAGGTCATGTGTCTGCGGTTCCCGCAGGAAGGAAACCCGTTGACCCGCGACGGCGTGACTCTGCGGTCGATGCTGGTTGGTCCGGTCAGCACAACCGCAGGTCACCCGGCCTATTTCACGGCACAGGACTACGGAGAAACGATAAGCGGCCTGCCCGTGGTATCAACGAACTGGGTGCCGCTGCGGCCCGACCAGCCGCTGCTGGAGACCTTCGGCGGTTGCAAGAAGCGGGAATCCGCGATGGACGGCATCCAGATTCCCGAGGAACTAATGCTAGATGTGTGGCGTCTGGTGTTCACCTTGTCCCTACTGGATGATGATCCCGAATTGATCGAACGCATCGTCCTCGCCGCCGACCGGAACGACTATGATCGCAGCGGTGACCAGAAGTACGTTGCCAAGGCGGAACGTCGCGGCGTGTTGGGTTGGGATATCGGCAAACGTGTCGAGGTGATGCCGCACTATCGCCGCCCGCACCTGGGCCTGCGGTGGACGGGCGAGGGCCGTACCGTGGCCAAGATCGTGCCGATCAAGGGAGCAATCATTCACCGCGAGGCTGTTCTTCAACAGCCGACCGGCGAGGAAGGGCCGGTGGACGTGTCTAATGATCAACAAGGAGACAAGCCATGAACGACAGCGACGTTAAGTATGTAGCTGTACCCCGCACCAATCCTGAGATGTACCAGGAAATTCGTGCGAAGTACTATTCCCGCAAATGGTGGATGGCTATTGGATTTGATGGCGAGGACGCGATGTCGGTCATGGAGGCTATCGGTGCAGCCGTCGATCTTACCGGAGACGTCGATGGATCCGTGCTGTATGAGTGCCCCGTGGGGATTTACGGAGATGACGGTGTACCAGAGAAAGATATATTCTGCATCCTGTTCATTCACAAACGGGTTGACTGGAATGCAATATTCCGAGCGTGTCGTCAAAATCGCCTGGATGCGTTTCCAGAGCAGCCGCCCCAGCAGGACGTTTTGATTCTTAGCACGAGTCTGCATAAAACAGCCATGACTACCTACGATAATGTTCTGAGCTGTTACTCGCATCTGGACAACTAGCGTGAAACGAAACGAGTAGACCAGATTGAGGATATGATGCGATACATAGTAATTGAGCACAACAGCCGTGACCCGCAGAACCCGAAGGTGAAGGTGTTCTCAGGATCGAGTGCGAAGAGTAACGCACTGTTATTCGATGACGTATCATCGAACACATGCCAGATTTACTTTGTGAAGGGCGACCTGACCCTCCAACCCGTAGAACGAAACGGAAAGTCATCTTGATCGGAAGTACCTATGAAATCCAAAGACTGGGCTAATCCGCTGCGGAAACACCTGAAGGCCAAAGGCTGGGCGAGGCAGGACAGGGGCGGTGTCGAGCTATGGCGGGATCCGATTCGCCGCGACACGCTGGGCCACTCCTTCTTTATGACGTTCGCCGGGGCGGTCAAAGTGCAGAAGAGCCGCGATGACGGCAGCGACAAGATCACCTGCCAGGCCAACATCGTCGATCACGATTTATTCGGCATTCGCAAGTGCAGTCGCAAGCCAAAGGCGAACGGGTACTGCCACCAGCACAGGAAGCAAGCACAATCATGAAGATCACCATCGTAGACCAGATCGTGCGGCCCAAGGTTGAGGGCGGATGTGAGTGGGGCAATTTTCGCAAGGTGCTGGTCAGGCTCGTGCGGGGCGGAAAGCCCGTGAAGGAACTGTGGTGGATGCCGGGCTTCACGGGTTGGGCCGGCAGGGGATGTACCGACTACTATCATTCTCAGCTTATGACCGATGCTGAAGACGGCAGCGGACGCCCGCTGGGCGGGGCCAACAGTGAGTGGAAAACACTGCACGAGGGCGGCAGGCTCAGCGTGAAACTTATTGCAAAATACGCGAAGCAAATCGACGCGTTCTTCGGTGATTCGGTGTCTGGTCTTATCAGGAATACCAGAAAAACCATGATCATCGAGGACTAGTCAATTGCCCCACATGCGAGTCTTCATCCGAGTTAGGCTGAGCGAGGCCGGTCGCCGTGCCGACGTGACCGCCGGCGGCAATGGGGCAGCCGAGTTTGATATCGAGGTGTTCCGGGCAACGACCGCACCGGATGATTGGGCCGCCGTCGTCGATCAGGCCGACCTCGACCGCGACGAAGCTGTCCTCGATATGCGAGGCGGTATCACACGCGACGGCATCACTGTACCCATCGCGGACTTCTCGTGGGTTCCCGACGTCAGGCAGGCCCTAGTTGTCTATCGGGACGCTGTACGAGAATGGGTACGAATGCGATGGGAGGAGGACACTCGCCGAGCAAATCTGGGCCTGCGGCCTGGTGATTTTGATTTCCCGATGTGCCGCGACGTGCTACTGCGGGTGCCGGTCTATGAGAAGACGCCCGGCAGCAGGAACTGGATGGCGTCTGTGCGGCTTGCCCCGAACGCACCGGGAGGCCTGGATCGAGCGTGGATGATGCGGGTGCGCGACGGCGACGACGGTTACTACAGGCTGCGACCGTTGCAAATAGGTGACGTGGTTGAGTTCGGGGCTGACCTGCTGACCGACCGCAGTAAGAGGTTCAAAAACCGCTGGTACGGATACGTGGTGCGACGTACCGATGATATGCTCGTCTTGCACAAGACCAACACCGCCGAGGTGGCATTCCGCGAGGGGGCGGTTTACGCAGCCAGCGTTGCCCCGCCGCCCGTCGTGCCCAAGCCCCGCCGACGCCGAATTGGTGGCCATATCGAGGAAGAACGCCCGACGTGGGAGCTGTGAGGCGACTTTATGCCGCGTGCGGGCCACTGTAGGCCAGACGTGGCGAGGTGTTCCCGACTGCGGCTACCGGGCCACCCGAGCCGCCTGCCGCACAGCGGGCCTATACAGGCGGCTTACACGGGCGGAGCTTCCACAGTCTGATTCCGAAATAGCACCTCGTCTTCGGGCGACCTGAAGGCATAGAGTATCATGTCTCCGGTGACAAGGGCTAAAACGTCACACTTACCGTTCTGGAACTGGCGGTTTTTGCAGTGCTGAACAAGACTCGTGGTCTTGTACATTTTGCCAGTCGATACCTGTACGGTGAGCAGGCGGTCGCCGATACCCACAACGAGATCATGCCCACACCCCGCCGAGATCGCACGGTAAACGTCCCACCCACGTCGAAGCATATCGACAGAAACGATTAGCTCATGGGCCGCACCCGTATCGCTGTTGCACTTGCAGCTTGACGTTGCGGATGTGGTTCGGAGGAATCGTGTGCCAGAACAATCCCAGATATGATCGGCAGTAGCGATGCGTCGCCGCACTGATCGCCTAGCCGCGTTTGATGCACAAGATCGAGAGCAGAACATCTGGTTGGCGTTGCCGCTGTACCGCCCTCCGCAGAAATCACAGTAGCCTAACATCATTAGACTCCACCCGCCCGCCGTGCATGGCCATACCACTGGAGACGCACAGCGGGACGGGTAGGTTTGGTTTGTTAGGTGGTATGGCCGAACAGCAGTCATAATAGCACAAACCAGCCCTGTGACCAACCTGGCCCTTCGGCAGTCGCCAGTGACCAACCTCGGTGACCAAGTTCCGGTATTTGATTCAATTGGCACAGCGTTCGCATGATATGCCTCCTAGAAATACAACCTCGCGGGCCAACGCCCGCCCAAGCAAGGAAACGAACATGACCGCCACAACGATTCAACTGTCCGCCCTGGCTGACGTGATCCAAGTTTACAGCGGCAGGGCGAACGCCTGCTGCTGCGGATGCAGCGGCAAGCATACCGTAGCCTCGGCCCACCGAGCCGAAGCGGCCCGACGCTGCGGATACGCGGTGGCTGACGAGGACGTCAGCGACCGCACGGTCAAGCTGATCTACAACAAGGTCGCAAAAGCCGCCGAGGCCGGTGTCGAGTTCATTTGCACGGGCGAGTCGAACTGCTGGTCGGTCGATGTCGGCAGCCGCACGTATTGCCTGTACATAGCATAAAGCAGATTCGGCTGGCACGCCATTCGCATGATATGCCAGCCGATAGCACCCTGCCGGTAAGCCCGCAAAGAATCGTCGCGGGCCTTGGTGCAACCCACCGACCGCCGTTAAGCCAGCACCTAGCAGGACTCGTCGCTGGCCGGTCGGAAACCGCTGAACCCACGGCGGTAAGCCCTAGCGAGGCTTTGTGGGGTCTTTTCTTCGGACGGGTTAGGTGGGCGAGGGCTCGTAGCTCCTCGCCCACCAACCTCCTAAGCATAGCAGGTGAACCATGAACGGTAAACGAGCCATCAAAAAGAGCAGCAGGAACAACCCAGTGAAGAAGTCGCTGCGGTTGGTGAAGGCCAAGGTTCGCAAGCTGCATCTCAAAGAGCATAAGAACTAAGGAACCTGAACGTGATACAGGCACTGAAAGATCTGGTCGCCGCCGACCAAACCGAGGTCGCGGCCATCAAACGGCAGTTGCGTCAGCACCGCAAGGAGCGATACGAGCAACTGGCTCTGACTCTGATGGCCGAGTTCAACCTGCCCCGCGACCGTGTGGATTGCCACATCGCAGAGGGCCGACTGCGTAATACCGACTTCGTTGAAGTTTGCCGTATTGCCGAGCGTCAGAGCATCGCTTCGCGGAGACAACTTGATCAAGGAGTTCGACGATGAACGCAAACGAACCAACAATTCTCAGCAGCGAAGAAGCTGGCGTGAGGATCACCCTCACGCCCGACAAAAAGGAATGGCTGGAGCAGGGCCTGAAGATCGAGTGCCTGAAGGTGGACTGCGGACGCGAGTTTGAAGTGGGCCACATCCTCGATCCCTATGGCCCCGCGCCAGCCCTGCGTCTCGACGCTCCGCTGGGCGTCCGCACCGTAGCCCTAATCCTGAAGGCTTTGGAACTGCGACTTGTATGTATTCCTCCTGGGCCAGCCAATGGGCCTACAACGGGCTACCAGGCTGAAACAGGGGCCGAACGGTCGCATCGGGCCGCGACCCAATGGCCAGATTTCACCCAATGAGACGTAGACCGTCGAATTCGGATTTATTGGCACGGCATTCGCATGATATGCTTACCGTTCCTGCGGCCCTTGCCTGAGTGAGGTGAAGGCCCGACAAGCGAGGTGCGAAGTACAAGCAATACCGGCTCCGTCCCCCGACGCCAAGATCGAGGGCACGAGGCCGCAGGAGCGAACGGTCCTTAGAACGCGGGGTAAAACCTGCGGGTCAGGTCTTACGGGAGTAAGACCGCAGCGGTTCGATTCCGCAGGGATCACCTCAGAAACCGAACTGGCTCGAAAATCATGGCTGGGCAACACTCGCGCGTGAGCCCACGGGTTCCTGCGGCCCCAAGAGCAGTTCGGTGGATTCACAGCGAATGGCACAGCCTTCGCATGATAGGGTAGGCAGAAAGCAAACACGACCGAGTCGGGTGACGGCCCAAAGTGCGGCGTCCCGTTGACGCCGCAGGTAAACCGACTAGAATAAGGGCAGTCGGTTGACCTCACAACTTGGCCGACAAACGAATCATGACTAACCAACCCGTCCTGCGTGACTTGTGAGGTCAAACGTGGGGCGGGTTGGCGTCATTTCGGAGTTATATTATGTCGCGTAATCCAGTTGGTACGGCGTGGCGGGACATGAAGTACCGCTGTTTTAATTCAAGCCACCAAGCCTATTTTAACTATGGTGGTCGTGGAATTACGGTCTGCTTGGGTTTACAAGATTTTACTAAGTTCACCCAGGTTCTAGGCCCACGACCAGAAGGCTACACTCTTGACCGCGAAGATAACGAGGGTAGCTACACCTGTGGTGAATGCGACCAGTGCCGGGAGAATGAGTGGGTGAAGAACGTAAGGTGGGCTACGCGAAGTGATCAGCAGCTTAACCGAAGGACAACGAATCATACCGTACTGTACAGGGGTGTAAGTCTCCATCTTGGAAAGTACTACTTAGCCCAAATTCGCTGTAACGGGTTACTACAATACGTGGGGTGTTTTCCTACGGCAAGGGAAGCCGCCATCGCGTACAACCAGGCGGCTACAGCCATTCGAGGGGCGAACGCTAAGATAAACCGAATTCGGATTCAGACCGGCACGTGATTCGCATGTTAATTCTTCTGAAATAGGTAGGCTAACCGATAGTAATAAACGCTTACGGTTCACCCGCCTCGGTTCTATAAACCACAAACCCCTGAAACGACCATGCTAGACAAAACATTCATCCTCGGCGGCAAGGCCATCTTCACCCTTGAGGTTTCGCCGGCCTTCCAAGCAGCCAACGCGAGTGCCAAGCCGCACTATACCTACAAGGTCACGCACAAGGCCCCGACCCCGCAGTACCCAAACGAGAAGTGGTTCGTGGCCCTGCTGACCGGCCCTGATAACACCAACGACTATCAGTACCAGGGGATGCTCGACGCCGCGACCGGAATTTTCATTCGCGGCAAGAAGGCCCTGCCCGAGACCTGCCACCCCCTGCGGCTGTTCGCCCGAACCATGAAGGCGATTTGGGAAGGCCGCAGCGAGCAGATCGAAGCGGCTGGTTTCAGCCTGCACCACGAAGGACGGTGCGGCTGCTGCGGTCGCCGCCTGACCACCCCGGCCAGCATCGAGCTGGGCATCGGGCCTGAGTGTGCCGCGAAGCGAGGCTTGGGCCTTGCGGTCGCCGCCGTACACGCGGCTGACGAGGATATCGACCTTACGGCAGAGCAGCGGGGCGTGCTGAACGCTCTGGGTGTAGAACCTACAGCCGCTGCCCAAAAAGCCCTTGTGCGGGCGGGCATTCCGACCTACAACACGCCCAACGTACAGCTTTCCCTTTTGAGCTAAACTATGGATGACCTAACCAGAAAGCTGATCAGCAAGTGTTCGTACCAGCAAGACTTCGCGGCAGCCCTGAAATTTGCCGCCGACGTCTTGGCGATTCTGAACAAGCACGATGCCGATCAGCCGACCATCCTGATGTCATCCATCGAGTTGTACGAAACTGAAAAAGTAGTAAACGGCACGTCAAGTGCATGATATGCCCAACGGAAAAACAACCGCCAACGCGGCGGTCACCGTGTCCAGTATGATAGCAACCTGAAGAACTAAGGAGTTCCACCATGCCCGAAAACCGACCTATGCCCGCCCCGACCGAACTGGTCAACGAGTCCATCGAGTTCAGCCAAGACCTCTTGGAGGCCGCTCAGAACTTCGCCCGCAGCAAGCCGTGGAAGGGCGACCTCGACCTGCGTATCGCCAAGTTCCGCGAGTTTCACGACGCCATTTGCGGCGGCAGCGGCCCGGCCCTGATGATCGACATCGACGATGTCGAGACCAACAGTGGGGAGAGCCGCTTCAACCCGGAAATGAACGCCATCGAGATCAATGGTAAGCTCTCGGTGGTGACGTATCTGTTCCTGTACTTCATGAGCGTGGCCTTTGAGGACGTACAGCGAGGCACGTTCGACGGAGTCGAGCCGATGGTCAAGGCCATGACCTTGTTCAAGAAGGTCTTCCCCCGCAGCTTCGCCCGCCTTCGCGGCGAGAACGGTATTTTTGTCGCGGGTGGCCTGCACCGCGACCACAACCTTCCCGTCGCCGCCCCGAGCCAAGCACCGGCCCTGGGTACGGAGAGCGACCCGCAGGTGTTGCCTCCCGCCCCGCAGGTGATCGACATCACCAGCAAGCCGACCCGCACCGACGAGGAGGTCGGCGAACTGTAATCCTGAACGGTGGGCTCAGCATCCGAGCGTAATCGGGTCAAACCGAGTTGACGGTGCTGAGCCTGCCGACCAAGCAACGCACGGCCCGCCTGGGTCTACGATATATGAACACAAAACTACGCACGAAGATCGACGAATTCCTTCAGCACCGGCGGAAGAGTGAGGCTGGAGGCTGGGCCAAGATCACGAACGACGACGTCACGAAGCTGGAGGAGATCATCCGACTGCTGATCGAAGCCAAGTGCAAGCCCGACTCCGAGGGCGAGCGACCCATCGAGTTCATGCTCATCAACCGTCGCACGCACCACAGCATGAACTACTGCGCCCTGCCCTACGACGCGTGGATCCGTCACGACGATGCTGATCTTCCGCCGCCAGCGACCGCCGACGAAATCATGGACCTGGCAATGCTGAACCTGGGCCTCGCCAGCGGCGACGTGACCCAGCAGTATCGCCAGCAGCGGCACGACCGCACCGAAGCCGCACAGCGGGCCAAGAGCGAGCCCAAGCCGCGGGCTGACGATATCGAAGACGAGGATAACTGACGAAGGGTCATCGTTGACACAAGGCCCAACGTGTACTATGCTGCGGTTCAGCCGCGTGCTTAGTACACGTTGGGCTTCAAATAATAGGGACGGGAGCATCACCGAGGGATGTTACCGAGGTGGTGGATAGAAACGCGGGAGTGGAGGTGATGAACCTCCACTCCCGTGCCCGAGTCTGGTAAGTATGACGCGGAGTGGAGCAGTCCGGTAGCTCATGAGATTCATAATCTCAAGGTCGCAGGTTCAAATCCTGTCTCCGCCACTCGTAGCCATCAGGCTAGGTTAGGTCGCCCGCACGAACGCCGACAGCGTGCGGGACGGCAGCAGATTGTCGGCAACCGGGGGCGAATTGGATTCGACCGGGCAGCTAGAAGATTGAGTTGCGTGTCGTGGTTGGTCAGCAGGCCACGTTAATAGCCGACCAAAAACTTACTTGCCAAAAACAAGTTCGAGAAGGCTCCGGCCTTCGCCCTCGTGGCCTAATAACCACGAGCCGACTGCGAACCCATCCGAGAGGTTCAAAAGCCGGCTGTAAACTCGGATCGTTCACGGTCGCTGCTGGTCACGCCGTGGATTAAAAATGCTACCGGCTGGTCGAACGACAACCCTGTTGATCCGGGGATCGCGAGACGACAGCTTGCAAATAGGATCGACTACACACGTAGACGCTTGATCGGAAATGTCGCGGGACGCGGGTTCGATCCCCGCCGCCTCCACTAGGCCGACTGCACGCCGGGACTACATCTACCATGAACGAAGATGTCTCGGCAAACACCTCGTCGGCCTTTTCTACTTCCAGATGGTAGCCGCCTCGGCGGCGTTCATCTCGCCGGGATCCTTGCGGTGTTCCGGAACCAGAGCCGTGCGGTTCTCGTGGATAAGCTGACCGGCCAGGACCAGAGCCTGCTCCTCCGCCGCCTGGTCGAGGAGAATCACCACCTCATCGAAACGCTCCGACAGCTTGTTGAGGATGACCTTCTGCTGCGGCGTGATCGATGTGGTTTGCACCGATACCGCGTAGCATCCGCGAGGAGCGTAGACGTTCAGGTTCAGGGCATCGAACGGGCCTTCGTTCACGATGAGCTTTCGTCCGCCGTGTTTGGCCTGCGGCAGTCCGAAGATGCCCCACTTTGGCTGCGGGCCGGCGGGCTCGGCTTTGTACCGCAGTCGGGACTTGGTGATCGCCCTGCCGTAGAACGCGATCATGTTTCCGGCCCAGTCGTGAATCGGGAACAGGATGCGATTGGCATGTTTGCCGGTTACGGCACACTTCAGGTCATACTCGTCGCAGGCCCAGGCGATATCGCGGTTGGGTATCTTGCGGTCATAACGCATGTAATCCCAATAGTCCCGCGTGACGCCTTCAGGGTGTATTATGCGGGCTTCCTGCGGCCAATTGATCACCTTGACCGATTTCTTTACGGGATGCTCCTTGGCCATGAACGCGGCGACCGCGGCTTCGTAACCTTCCAGCGGCGGACCTTCATCTTCGCCGATACTGCGGGCCGCCTCGTGGCCGGCGAGCAGTGAGATGATCCGTTGGAAACTCATGCCGTGGTTTTTGTTACGCCAGCAGAAGTAACCGCCGTCACGCAAACTGATATTACCGTGTTCGCTGCGGTCGGCTTCGCCACACATCGGGCAGTGGATGCTTACGCAGCCTCGCTTCGTGTTCTTGCCGTCCGTGACGTACTTAATACGGAAGCGGTCGAGGATTTCTTTAACGTTCATGATCACCTCATGTGGAGCATACGGGGATCGAACCCGCAGGCGAATGGCTACGCTGCGAGTCGGTCGCCTCCATTGCGCGGTAGCGACCGCCGCCCTGCGTAACTATTCAGCATCCGCGCCGCGTGCGGCATGCCCCGTACCACAAATAGACACGGCAAAGCTCATCGTGTCTAGTCGTTAGCTCGGCCTGCGGTGGCCAGTAATAGTGCCAGGGGCGGATCTTCGGATCCGACGCCACACCGCGGCGGCGACGCCCGCCCATAGCGGACGTGGGCAGCCGCGGGCCGGGCGTTTGATAACCTCGCGTTGACGGGAGGTGGCAACCTCGCTATGTTGGGAAGTTGCTAACGAAATACCGATAAACGAGGAACAGGCGACCCGCGACGGTCGCCTGTTCATGGCTTGCAGCAATCGGAGGTTGCTAGTGCCTACTCCTCATCCTAACACGATCATACAGGACGGTCAAGGGCCACATCGTACTATCTCGGAATCTACACGACGGCTTATTCTAGCCATCGATCAGCAGCTACTCGACGATCTTAGCAAGCGTGACCTTCTGCTCATGCTGGAGTGCTTTTATCACACGGACAAAGATACGTGCCGGTTCCCGATGCGTAATCGGGACGTCATGCAGCGGTTTCGATGGAGCCACCAGGAGACTCTACACCACATCTGGGAGCTTGAGCGTCGCTTTATCATCATGTGTAGAACAGGGTGTCGGTGGGAGTTCCTACCCGACCGTGAATACTACAGCGAACTGGTAGTCGAATTAAATAAAACACGGAAACGCGTCAGTCCGCGTTCTCGCAACGGGGAATTGTAGGCATGGCTAGATTACACGAATCAGAATACCGAAGCCGTGAGGCTACCCGCCTCCGCCGCCTGGATCATATCAGCAAGCGTGGCATGCTGCTGTACGAGTTTTGCAGGCAGCGGGCACACTGGAAATCATGCCGGTTCTATATGAGCCCAGGCGAAACCGCCGAGACCCTTGGTTGGTGTGCGAGGGAGGAATATCGCCGCCGCAGGGAACTGATCGATGCCGGTATCATCAAGATCATCAAGGGGCGACGATACGAGTTTCTCCCGTGGTTGGAAACCGCAGAAACCAATGCAGTCACAGAAGATACCGCTGCTGTTGATGATACACGTCCCGCAGATCATACAGCAGATCATACAGCCGGTTGTGACGAAGTGAATCGGACAACTCTTGTCCGGTTAATCGGACAAAAGCTGTCCGACCATGAAACAGAACACCTAAACAGAAGCAACGAGTACGTTGCCGCCGCAAAGCGGCGACGACAGCAGCCGCCAGTTGTTGGCAGGGAAGACACCAATAGATCATCCACCCCTGGATCATCAACGCGACGCTTCCAGCGAAGACGTCCAATACGGCCTGTCGAGGATGAGACAACCGTCCTGCAAGATCATGAAAATATCGTAACCCAGCACAGTACACCAGAAGGAGATCATACAGTGCCAAGTCGACAAGTACCTGCTCGCCCTGTGCGACCAATATCATATAACAACCGAACCAGCAACAGTCGTCTCTCAGCAATCATGGCAGACGAGATCAGCAACGCCCTGCATCCGTCGCGTAGCGACTGGCAGCGTATCAGCGAAATGACGTCCATCGGCCTGCGTGGGGCACGCAGCCATTACTTCAGGTTGGGATCAGCCACCTGTGTCCGTATGCTGCAGCGACTTCAGGACGAACGTCGCCGGATGGAAGACGTGGAAATGCGAACCGAAGACTACATCGCATCCCGCCTGCTCGTAATGATCAAGCGTTACGTTGCCCATCCCGTGGAGATCACGTTTGATATGGAAGAAGCACCCGAAGAGGAATCTTGGGCCGACGTGCGATGCAACCGGCCCAAACCGGACGGAGTCATTTAATTGTGAGCATGAATTACCTTGAGCAGATAGACCTGCTCACCATTTGCTGTTACCGCGACCGCGGCGGCAAAACAATCTCAGCTATCTGTCCCACGACCCTGTACGAACCCGCCGAGGTACGCAACCTCGCCGATAAGCTGTACGCCTATATCGACGAGCATCACTGCCCGCCCAAAGATCTGTTCATCAACATGATCGAGGAACTGCGGGAACGCTACCCCGACGACGAGGATACTTACGATCACATTCAGCGGTCGATTCTCGACGCCAAGACGACCGTCAACGAGGACTACACCGTCCCCAAGCTGCGGCGGTTCATGCGAACGCAGAACATGAGCCTGGCACTGCGAAGGATCATCGAACTGCACAACGCCGGCGATGACGAGGCCGCGATGCACGCGATGGTGAAGGCCGCCGACGAACGTGACGCAGCCCTTGACCCTGGCCTCGACCTGAATCTTCTGGGTAAGTTCGTTGGCCCGCAGCACCGCGAGCAGAACGACAGCTTCGAGACCGGCATCGAAATCCTCGACAAGCATCGCGTGACGCCCGCCCGCAAAGAGATGCTGATGTTCGTCGCCCCAGCGAAGCACGGCAAGACCTTTGCGATGGTACAGTTTGGCAAGCGGGCCATGCTCCAGCGCAAGAAGGTCTGCCACGTGACCTTGGAGATGTCGCAAGAGGAGATCATGTATCGCTATGTGCGAACCATGACGACGATGGGCGACGCAGATACGATCACCAGGCCGTGGATTCAAAAGGACGAGGAAGGCAAGTTCCTCGACTGCGGCACCACGGAGGTTCCCAACCCAGCCCGGTTCGGCACCGACGAGGGCGACCGAGTCATCAACAAGTTCCTGCGGAAGTTCAAGGGCAGGCTACCCCTGAAGATTAAGGAGTTCCCCAGCGGCCAGCTTTCGGTGATGGCCCTGCGGAAGTGGCTGCGGGCCTTGGAAAGCGTGCATAACTACGTCCCCGACCTGCTCCTGGTTGATTATCCCGACCTGATGAAGGAAGACCAGTCCAGCAACCGCGACTATCGTATTCAGCTAGACAAAATTCTGGTCGGGCTTCGCGGCATCGCCAGTGAGATGGCGTGTGCCGTGGTGGTGGCCAGCCAGACGAACCGCGACGGGGCTCACAAGAAGAACGTGCGGGCTCACGACGTTGCTGAATCGTTCGGCAAGGTGATGACGTTTGACAAGGGCATCTTCTACAGCCAGACCGACGACGAGAAGAAGGCCAACCTCGCCCGCCTGTTCGTGCTGGGCCGCAACGTCAAGAGCAGCTTCGAGTTTCTCATCAGCCAGTGCTACGATACGAATACGTTCGCCGTGGACTGTGCTTACATCGACAAGGATTGTTACCCGCCGCGTGGATCGCCGGATCGCGATTCTAATACCGCGCGAAGTGGGCGGCAACGAGTGCCTGAACGGGAAGCGGAGGACGACGGAGAGACTGCCGTCGCTCCGCCGCGAGGTCGGGCTCAGGGAAGAGCCCGACCGGACCCGGTTCTTGCGGCATATAGCGGAAGTGCTAATGCAAGTGGCCACGTTTGATAGAACCTGTCATAATGAGGCGTGTCTGGTTCGCTAGGAGAAATAACATGCTCACATCCGTGGCCCGCAGACCCATTGACGCTGTTCGTCACCGCCTGATTGTTCGGGTGCGTGAGCTGGACTTGGTTTATATTCCGAACATATCATTTAGCCGCGTCAAATCCCGACAGGAGGCACGCATCCTTGCGGATCGCCCGGTAGGACCGCCCGTGAAGGCCGTGAAACCCACACCGGGCCTGCCTCCGTACCTGCGGGCACTGTACGATACGCCCCTGCTGACGCGGGAACAGGAGGCTCACCTGTTCCGCAAGATGAACTACTTGAAATACAAGACGTCCCGCCTGCGAGATGATCTTGATTCGCACCGGCCATCCGTGCGGGCCATGCATGAGATTCTGCAATTAGCCGACCAGGCTATGGCCGTCCGCAACGAGATCATCACGGCCAACTTGCGACTGGTGGTGAACATCGCCCGCCGGTATGCACACAGCAGCGATGAACTGTTCGACCTGATTAGCGACGGCAATATCTCCCTGATGCGGGCTGTGGACAGGTTCGATTACGACCGCGGCTTCAGGTTTTCAACCTATGCGACCTGGGCATTGATCAAGAACTATTCACGCAGCATCGCTGTGGAGATTCGGCAACTGGCACGTTTCCGCACGGGCGAGGAGAACCCGCTGGATAACGTGGAAAGCCCGTTAAGCGACCTTCCGCATCGTGTTGACGTGATGCAGGCCCGGCAGCATGGAATCGCCAAGATGCTTCAGCACCTTGACGAACGCGAGCATTTCATCATTGTCAGCCGATTCGGACTTGATCGCGACGCGATGACTCTTACGGACGTCGGCAAGGCCCTTGGCGTCGGCAAAGAACGCATTCGGCAGTTGGAGGCCCGAGCGATGGATAAGCTGATGCGGGCCGCCGTAACGGAACGCATCGATCCATTCAGTATGATCCAAGTTTGACGGTGTCTGGTCTTGTTGCCAGTCGACGTGGATGGTATCCTCGTTGCGTATAGCACCAACAATCGGACCCAAATATTATGCCAACAACCTATGAGGTCGCCGACGATTCGGTGAAGGAATTCGTCAACAGCGTCATGCGGTTATACCACGGTGGGCTATCGGCCCTGGAGACCACGGTCGATATTCTGATGGCTATGCCGCCTCGCGACCAGAACGGCGACCCGACTGGCCCGGCCCTTAAATTTCACGGGCACAAAGCCTACGCCATTATCCGCCAGACAAAGCCCGACGAACGAGCCTTGGGCCAAGCGGACACCCACCTGAAGATCGACAGGGAGGCGTGGGAGGAGATGGACTCCGAGGAACGCACGGCTCTGATCGACCACGAACTGTCGCACCTCGTGCCGAAGTTGGCCAGCGACGGTTCGGTGAAGCGGGATGACTATGAACGCCCGTTGTTCTGCGGCAAGCACCACGACTACGAGGTGGGCTGGTTCTTCTCGGTCGCCCACCGGCACGGTAGGAAGAGCATTGAGTGCCGTCAGCTTCAGGACTTGATGGACAGCGAGAGCTATCAGCGGTGCATGCAGCCATCGATCACGGTGACGCCGCCCGTGCGTCGCCGCATGGCCAGCACAGGCGAGATATGATTGCAAAGACCGCAATTCTCGATTGGTTAGACCGACCGCTGCGGAGCGTGTCGCGTCTGAAGCTCATCCCGCCGGCGGAAGTCGATAGACGCATCGCCGCCCTGGATCCGTCGCCCGTGTTTCATACGCCGCCCCGCCACCACCAGAAGGTGGCCTTTCTGGCGGCGGCCAAATACGACGCGTTGATGCTAATGTTCGGCCTGGGGCTGGGCAAGACATATACAAGCTACATGATTATCTGCGATAAGCTGTCGTGTGGCGTGGCGAAGAAGGCTCTAGTGCTTGTGCCGACCGTCACCGTCTGTGGCGTGTGGGAGGATGAGGCCCGCCTGCACGCCCCGCACCTGCGGGTGCAGGTGATCGATGCAGAAGGACGCGAGGCCCGCATCGAGCAGGCCACACGGCCCGACGTGGACGTCGTGGTGGTAACGTACCAGGGGTTCCTGGCTATGTGCAGCAAGACCGAACGCAACACCAAGAAGCCGGGCAAGAACAAGTGGGTGATCGGCAGGCACGCCGACAAAATCATCAAACAGTTCGATATCCTGGTTTGCGACGAAAGTACCAGTATCAAGTCACAGGACAGCCTGTACTTCCGTCTGTGCCGCAAGATTGGAACGCACGCCCGATTCCGGTATTGCTTGACCGGCACACCATTCGGCAGCGATCCGCAAGACCTGTGGTCGCAGTACTATGTCATTGATTACGGTGAAAGCCTGGGCGAAAGCCTGGGCCTTCTGCGTGAGGCGTGTTTCTCGGGCAAGCAGGGATACTTCGGCGGCACGGAGTGGACGCTGAAGAAAAGCCACCAGAAGGACATCCGCCGATTCCTCGACCACAGTACGCTGCGATACGACGAGAAGGAGTGCATGGATCTGCCTGCGCAGATATTCCAGACCATCCATGTGCCGGCCCCTGCCGATTTGCTGACCCATTACGAACGCGTGGTTCACGATTTCCGCGAGGCCACCGGCGATATCACGGTGATGCAGAATGTGTTCGTGTTGATGCGGCAGCTTACCTCTGGGTTCATGACGGGCCGCAACGAGACCGGCGATAAGGTGTATTCGGACTTCAGGCCGAATCCAAAGCTCGACGCCGCACAGGAACTACTGGAGCTTCTGCCGCCCAACAAGAAGATGGTGATATTCCACAGCTACGTCCATACGGGCGAGATTCTGGAAGGGCTTGTGGGATTCATCCTTGGCATGAACTATGAGCGGGTGTGGGGCGGGGCGAACAACAAGACGAAACGCATCGACAGGTTCCGGACGGATCCCGACTGCCGCGTGCTGATCCTCAACGACCAGGCCGGTGCGTTGGGCCTGAACCTCCAGGCCGCGAACTACTGCGTATTCTACGAGTGTCCCGTGAGCCCCATCGTCAGGCAGCAGGCTGAGAAACGCTGCCACCGGGCCGGGCAGACCGAGAGCGTTCACTATTACGATCTCGTGATGCGAAACACCATCGACGTGAAGATACTGGCGGCAGTTCGAGCCGGCAAGAACCTGATGGAGGAACTTCTTGGCGGGCGAGCGAAGATATGATGTGTTCAGTGATGTAGAAAGAAGGTAATACAACATGCCCGCACTACAAGCTAAAGCAGTCACCTCCCGTGCTCGTGAGTTATTTTGCCGCGATCCCGACCTGACCGTCGACGACGTTATGCGAATGCTGGAAGACGAGGGCTACGAGCCGAAACGTCCAGCCATTTCATTTGGCCGAAGTTACGTGCGCAATACTATCCGCGAATTGCGTAGTATCGGATGGCGGAATATAGGACGCAGCGAGTAACGCCGTCTAACGTGCGACGAGTTCTAGCGGTTTGTTCATGTATGCAGGCCGCGGGCGGGTTTCGATGTGGATGGAGTCCCACATTTCCTTACGCTGCACGTCTATGCAGTCGAAACCCAGCGTCACGGTTCCGTTGTTGATGGCCACCACGTGAACGCTGATCCGGCGGCTGATGCCATCGTTGCCGCCAATGATAACTGATTCGTTAGGCTTGCGGTTCATAACTCGCATCATGATACGCCTTCGGCTAGAGGAAACGAAAAAAGCCGACGTGACCGCTGGTAGTGGTCGCGTCGGCTTACTATCTAACTAATCCCACCATGATGATCTGGCGGTATTTTTTATCCAGTCTTCCAACTATGGAAGTGTAGGTCAAGCACAGCCTCGGGGGCAAGTCCTCAAAGTAAAGAAGCCGGTCGGTGACCGTAATGATCACCGCCGGCGTCAGAAAGGATCGCTTGCCTCGCGTCAGTACCAAGATAGACTCGGCGACTTGGCTAGTCAAGGATGATTTTAGTTATCGGTGATGATGGTGTCTGGATGAAATGACCGATTTGCCAGAATACGGATTCCAAGGGCTTGACGGTAGCATAGAATTAACTAGAGTGTATTTAGATATGGGCCGACGTTCGGCCCGAACCCATCGCCCCTGCTGATTTGCCGACAGGGACGACCAACCGAGGAGATGTCATGGCAAAAGCAAAAGCATCGAAGAGCGAAGACACCGAGGGCGGAACTGCCACGGCTGCTCCTGCACGGCGGCGGGCGCAGACAACTGAGGCGGCGAAGCCAGCCAAGGCCGAGAAGCCAAAGGCCGCAGCGGAGTCGAACGGTAAGGCCGAGAAGCCCATGTCGGGCACGGCAGCGGCGGTGAAGGTTCTCCGCCGGCGTAAGAACAAGGAGATGTCCGCGAACGATCTGTTGACTGCGTGCCAGGAGGCGGGCTGGAAGCCGGAAGGCAAGACGCCCAAGCAGACCCTGGTCGCCGCAATCCAAAACGAGATCAAGCGTAAGGGTGACAAGGCCCGTTTCGCCAAAGGCGGCGAGCCCGGCACCTGGAAGCTATCGGAAGTCGGATTGACCGGCTGATCGATACGCCAACGATTTAGGTTGGTGCAGGCTGGACAGAATCATCTTTCTGCCCAGCCTGTAGTTGTTTGTGCATGTGTCTAGTGACACGAGGTATTAGAACTTGCAACCACAGGAGAAGTACGATGCCCTTCCGACGACCTAAACGAGAAAGCGGCTCGGATGTAGTCGCCCGCTGGCTGATCAACAACCCCGATGCGACTCACCGGATGGTTGAAGATCACTTTGAGGTTGATAACCCCGATGCCAATCCACCCCGCATTTACCCCAACGGCAAGATGTTTCTGGTCGACGGTAAGATGATCAGAATCACCCTGGGCCATGTTCGCGGAGGACGCAGGAAGCTGATGTCCGACCCGTACAAGACCGCAACCCACGTCGGAGCGTCTTCAGCCAAGGCTGTGGTAGCGTCTGACTCGCTGCGAGCCCAGTCATCGGAGAGGAAGGCGTTTGATTCCAACGCGAAGTGCCGGGCTAACGCGGGCAAGGCTGGTGTGGGCGTGACCGAGGATACCCGCGCGCTCACGAACGGTACGCCGAAGCCGAGGCCAAAGCGCAAACGCCGCAAAGACGCCGGGTACGTCAAAGTCGAGGACAGTCCGCTGTTGTCGGCCAAGCCCCCGGTTGCTGCCCCGCCGCCTCGGCAGTTGACGGTGGCCCCCGACGCCCAGGCTAACGACCTGTCCGAGGTGTTCATCGCCAGCATGAAGGCCCAGATCGCGGCGAAGAATCCGCCTGTGGACGAGGGGGATGAGATACTGAACCAGGCCACCTTTGATGAACTCGTCGCCCGCCACCGCAGCCGGAATGCGACACGAGGCGTCTGATATGATCACGCCTATTATCAGCGGCCTGCCGGCAACGCCATGCGATGATCCGAACTGCTATGTCAAGGCCCTTGGCATGGGAGATGCATTCAGCGAATGGATTTGTCCGCACTGTGGGGCTCATTTGGGAAGCGGTAATATCTGTTTGAACCTGTGCGGACTGAGTTACCCCGCCGCCCGACGTTTCAACGACATCCTGGCTGAGGCTGTTGCCGCAGTTAATAGCCGTCGCCTGGAAAATCCAGGCTAAGGATGTATGATCGCGTGTCTGGTTGGGAAAGGAGGATTTCCCATGAAGGCAAAACGCTTCGTCGCCCTGGTTCGGATTTGGCGGTTTGTGCCGCCTTGTATCGATCAAGGGACAAACGAGATCGAACACGAAGGTACGATGGTCGTGAACCGGGCGACCACAGTCTGGCCGGTTTGGCGTGGCTGTACCCGCCAGCCGCTACGATCCCGCGAATACTTCTGGATCACCTATCGCGGGAAACGGTATCCTGTAGACAGGGCCGAGGACGGTGAGGGTGTGGCGTATGAGGTGCGATTGGCATCCGACGACAACCCATTGACGGCAACACAGCTTGACCGTAAGACGATCACCCGCGAGACGGCCCGCGAAACCGCACTGGCCCGTGAACTTCTACACCGCGGCCTGGTTGCCAAAGCCAAAACCGGGCGGCAGAAAGGAGGCCGCCGATGATGCACGTCACAGCACTATTCAAGACACCAAAGGATACGACCTGGAGGCCGGTCAGCTACGGCACTGGAAGCAACCTGCGATGGGCGGCACATAGCTGCTTCGTTGCGACAGCAGGCACCGGCATTACCTATGAAGAGGTGAAGATCGAGGGCAAGCCCAAGGGCGAGTATGATATGGAGGCCCACGTCACCCGCAAGAACCCTGACGGGAGCGTGGCCGCCGAATGGCGGATCGTACCATCGCCGGGTTCTCGCCCCGACCCCGATGCCCCCAAGTTCGTACCGCAGCCGCCCCGACCGTCTGTGGCCGATACGCGGGCCAATAGCAAGGCCCACAAGCCCGCCGTGGCCGCACAGGCGGCCCGCCGTGGCGTGGCAGTGGGTACGGTGGTAGAACGGGCCAAGACGCCCGAACCCGCCGAACTGCCCCCAATACCGTCGCACGCGTCGGCAGGTTTGGTTCGGCGACCTATCGCCCGCCGCCCCCTGACCCGCAAGTCCCTCGACAACGCCCCGCCAGCCCCGACCGTTCGCGGTCCATTGCCCCGCCGCAGGCTAACGGTCAGCGGGCAGGCCCAGGCTGGCAGGACTATCGTGGAATACGACTGAAATCCGCGAATTCAAATTTTGGCAATTGGCACGGCGGTTGCATGATACTACCCACAGAGCCGCGAGGCTAAACAACCCGACAACCCAGATGTTTTCCTGCTCCTTCAAATGCGGTGCCGCGAGGCTGCCTACAATCGGGGATAGTATGGCCCCAACCGCACAACTCGGCGAGGGTTGCACTTCTGAAACGAAGTGGGGAGCAGAAAGACCTCTGGGTAAACCCTGAAAGCAGAAGGAAGAATACCATGCCCTGGCGCGAAGTGATCACCGACGAGGATACGCCTGAGTACGCCTTGTTCCTGGCCTTGGACAACCAAGCCTTTATGTTCCGCAGCGTCGATGCCCTTGTGGCGAAGACTTGCCGTCCCGCCGAGTGGATCCGCGAAGTGGTCGCGGCCCACCCCGATTTGGTTCGCCGTAGCAACGGCCAGCGTGAAACCTACGGGTTGGTCGAGCGAATCGGCAACCTGGAGCCCGCCCCCGTCTCGGCCCATTACGAGCAGCCGATGGTGAACGACAACCTCGGCGAGGTCGAGGACGAGGTCACCCCGCCCGACGCAGACGGCGAACTGTAGAATTGAATGCGACTGGCACGGCGGTTGCATGATACTACGGTAGAAACCAAACCCGCCCGCCCGCGAGACCCAAACGCGGGCGGGCCTAACCGAGAGCAGAAACATGAACGCGAATGAGCTGACCTTTGGTGTTGAGATCGAGACCATTGCGGGCCAAGACGCCCGCAACGCTGGCCTGCGGGTCGGAGCTTACGGGTCGCCAGTTCAGGTTCCCTACCTGCCGCACGGATGGCGGTGCAAAGGGGACGGCAGCATTAGCTGCAACAACAGCAACCAGAACGCCTGCGAGGTGATCAGCCCGATTCTTCGCGGTGCGGCGGGGATGGCCCAAGTGGTCGCCGCCTGCCAAGCCCTGCGGGAAAAAGGTCATATCGTCAACACGACCTGCGGCGTCCACGTCCATATCGGATGGGACCAGAGCCGCAGCGAGGTGAACGCGGAAAGCCTGAAACGTCTCATCACGATAGTGGCATACCTTGAGAAGGGACTGTACGCGATCACGGGCACGAAGGCTCGCGAGCGAGGACGCTACAGCAAGCCGGTGCGGCAGTACCTGCGACCAACGCAGGTGCAGCGTCACGCTACCTCCGACCGCTACCACGCTTTGAACCTCGCCAACATTCGGCCCGGTGGCAAGCAGACGGTCGAGTTCCGAATCTTCAGCGGCAGCATTTCTGCCACGAAGATAGTCGGGTGGATTCAGGTTTGCCTGGGCATCGTCGAGCGAGCCCAAAACGGCAAGCGATGCCCAGCTTGGTCGCCCAAGCCCCTGCAAGGTGGCTGGCGGAAGAAGGGCGAGGGCGCGGGTGAGTGCGAGCGTCTCCTCGGCTACCTTGCCTGGGCTGAAGCCTATGCACGGCGGCACGGCGGAAACAAGTACGGCTTGATCGCCCCCGACCTGATTCCTGCCGACACGATCATGGCCGAGTTTCGCCGCCTTGCCAAACGCTACGATAGCGAGGCCCGCGACGAGTTGTAAACCAAAGGCACACCAGATGCATGGTAGTGTCTAGAGAAGCCCGCCCGCACCCACGGGCCTTACCGAACCAAACCCATAGAGCAGAAGGACGAGTATCATGTGTGAAGAACAGGAAATTCGCAGTTACGATGAGGGTCTGGAAGTTAGCGTGATGTCAGTCGAAGACTATTCGGACGAAGTTTCGGACGAATATGCTGATCGACTGGTTGTCGTAATAACCAACGCGGACTGCGTGACGCATTCCGCCGATCTGCAAGACCTGATCGACTGGGTAAAGCAGAATCGCCCAGATATGCTGAAGTAAGTGTGCCCGTGATGGCTAGTTGACTAATCGCGGACACCCGTCTAGAATAGCTGTAGGAGGACGTTATGAAACGCCGAACGCAGCCAGACGAATGTATGACTGAGGGATGCCGCTGCAAAGCCCTGTCGCGGGGCCTGTGCCCGCCGTGTTACGCGAGAGTGAGCAGGCTGGTACAACTAGGCCAGACGACCTGGAACGTCGAGGTGTCCGCAGGGCGGGCTATACCGGCCCGCGACAACCACGGAGAAAGCGGGACAAGGCTGCACGATATTTGGGAAGGGATACGAGGCCGCTGCTACAACCGTAACAGTACCAGCTATCGGCACTACGGAGCCCAAGGGATACGGATGTGCCGATCATGGCACCGCTACCTGAACTTCAGGGATTGGGCACTGGCGAACGGCTACCGCGACGGGCTGGTATGCGACCGCAAGGACGGAAGGAAGAATTATACTCCCGGCAACTGCCGGTGGGTTACGCAGGCTGAGAATGTCCGCAACAATTTGAACGTGGAGTGGTTCACGGCCTGGGGCGAAACGAAAACGGTGGGTCAGTGGTTTCAGGACGCACGGTGCGTGTTGGATAATGAAAGTACGCTGCGAATGCGGATTGCTCACGGATGGGATGTGGAAAAATCGATTACAAAACCGGCCAGGGCTTATGGCACGCGAAGTGCATGATATAGCCAGCAGGAAAGAACAATACACCATATTGAAAGGAAGATTACTGTGTGCGGAATCAGTGGCTTTATCAGTCAAGACGGGCGCGGCCCGCACATCGAAACCCTGAAGAAGATCATTCTCGCGTGCGAAGCACGCCGTGGCGGTCACGCCGCAGGGCTGGCCTGGATCGATCAGCAGGGTGAGCTTCACGCCTGGAAGCGACCGGGCGAATTCGCCAGCAACAACGGTGCGGACGTCGATCAGGTTGACGGGGCACTGGCGGTTGTAGCCCATGCTCGGTGGGCGACGCACGGTAACGTCCAGATTAACGAGAACAACCATCCGCACAAAGCGGGTCGCGGCTGGCTCGTCCACAACGGTGTGGTGCATAACTACCGCGAACTGGCGGCACAGTACAAGCTGGAATTGCAGACCGAGTGCGATAGCGAAGTCCTCGGCAAGCTCATCCAGCACTGGCCTGGAAGCCTCGCCGACCGAGCCAAGTGGGCTGCGGAGCAAACGACCGGCCCGCTGGCGGTGATGGGCCTTTGGGCCAACCCGGTGCGGCTGCTCTTGGTGAAGTCGGGCAACCCGCTAGTCTTCTCGCGAGTCAAGCGAGGGTACTACATCAGCAGCGTCACGGACGGGATTCCGGGCGTAGTCAAAACGGTTCCCGACGACTTCGTTGACGTTCTGCGGTTTCCCACCATCAAAAGCGAGGCCGCGACCGCCGCAGTTACGCTGTAAGTCTTGGCACGATTTAACGTACTACATTTACTCTAATTGCGAATCTGTAAGGAGAAGTTATGAATATCGAGACTGAACTTTTGCAGGCAACTGGACAACACCCACGTGGTGCGGAAGAGACCGAGCAGGTCTACTTGAATCGAATCGCATGGGCTGTCGATGACATGCCCGAGTCGGTGTGGGATGCCTTGTCACAGGATGCCAAGGACTGGTTCAATTCAGCGTCCGATGTTTACGATGAGTGTAAGCAGATTCCGGCGGGTGCCGTTCTGCCGACGTTCGACGCGGTTGGATCATGATTTGGGCGAATTCTTCGGCAGCAAGATAAATGGAGCAAGATCATGAGCAAGTTCAAGTTGTGGCCAGGGCGGGTGCAGACGGTGGTTGGGGTGGTGTTCTACCTCTATCTGATGTTCGTCTGCATTCGCGGCCCGTGGTGGTCGAAGCTGGTTGCTGTGATCTTCGCCCTGTACGCAGTCAATGTGGTTGCGAGTCTGGCCCTGCACCGCACGGCGTGGTATACGAAGTCCACGAGCAGGGGTTGGTGGTATCGGTGGGCCTTCCGCCGCCTTCGTTTTAAGATGAAGCAGATCTTACCCGACCATGCCTTGTTGTCTTACCCTTGGGCTATTTTTGTTGAGCTAGAAATACCTGCGATCTTCGAGCAAGGCGGCCTGCCGGCAGTACGCGAGGCCATCGATGGATGGGGTGAGAAGCAGGAGAAGGCGTTCGACGCGATGATCCACAAGGTATGCGAGAAGCATTTCGCAACCGAGTCTATACTCGATGACGACTTCGTGCTGACGCCCGACGAGGATGAATCACCATGAGCGTCGAAAGTGAAATCCTGGCCGCGACAAACCAGGTTGGTCGCCGCCCGACCGAGGACGAGCAAGATTACCTGAAGCGAATCAGCCAAGCCACGTTCGATCTGTCACCGACAGTATGGAACCGCATGTCGGAACAGGCTCGCAGGTGGTCTTACGATTCGGTTGTGGCTCAGGACGGAAACGGCGTGTTACCGCCGATGCCCGTCACGCCGAAGAGCAAGTTTGGCGAGGCCCACATCGAAATGCTTCAGGAGGCCATCCAGCAGGCACTAGACCGCGTGGCCATCGAGTTTTTGACCAGTAGCGACCGCTTCCGCAACCTCGACCTGAACTTCGACGTGGGTGTAGGTATCACCAGCGGTGAACGCAGCGTGACCTTCAAGGTCGAAGCAACAACCCCGTAACCAACGAACTTCTGCTCCCCGTGCCGAGATGCCTTGGGCGGCATACGGTTGGCGAAAGCCAGCCGACCTCGGCACGGGTATTTAAACAATGGAGACCGTATCATGCCCCGCACAGCCGACCTCGCTCCCATGCCCGACGATTGGGCACCCTGGTGTACTGACTACGACCGCCGCCGAGCCTGGGAGCAGCACCTGAAGCTGACCGCCGCCATGCAACGCGAGAACGAGCAACTGCGGAAGCACGCCGCGAAGCTGCCCCGTCGCCAGTATATGGCATCAGCGACGACCGGCGAACGCAGCCTGCTGAACGCTGCGGTGGAGACGTTCACCGATTTCGGCGAGGAGGGCCGCAAGACCAGAATTGGCCAGCACCTGACCATCGCTACGGCCTTAACGCAGTACGCCCGCCTGTGGAATACCTATGGGCGGCTTCACGGCTTCCGGGTCTGGCAGGAGGAGACCGAACTGGGCAAACAGCAGCGTCTGGCCCGCCGCCGAAAATGAATCCGAACGGCACACGGGTTGCATGATATGACCTGCGATAGCGAGGCCGACCGGCCCGCGACGAAACACCGCAAGGAAAGCTACCATGTACACGAAGGCTACCGTCAAGGCGACCCGCGACCAACTTCAAGCCAAGCTGAACGGCATCGCCGCCGAACTTGGCCTGACCCTGAAGCTCGGCAACGCCAGTTTCATGGCCAACTCGATCACCTTCAAGTTGGATGTGGTCAACACAGCAAACGGGGCGAATCCTGGACAAGACGAATTCAACCGCTGCTGCTGCCAGTTCGGTCTGGAGACCGAGGACTTCGGCAAGACATTCACGAAGGGTGGCAAGACCTTCACCATTTGCGGATGCAACCCCCGCGCCCGCAAGATGCCCATCCACGCCAAGTTGGCGAACGGTCAGACCTACAAGTTCGACGAGGGGGTGGTGAACCTCCTGCATCCTGGCCGTATGACCCGCACACCCTTTGGCTGGATGCGGAGCGAGACCATGTCCGCTCACCGAGCAGCCGCCAACGTCGGCGTGAACGGTGAACTGTAAACCGAAAGGAATATCATGAGGAAGATCAGGGTTTCCTACGACTACTGTTCGGGCGGTTACTACATTAGGGTCGGAAGATTCAGTCGATGGGTTCCGTATTCGGACTGGACGTCCACAGGCAACACGCCTCGTATCACTTCTAGCTTGCCCAACGCGTATGAGCAGGGTGATACTCCTGCGGCCAGCCTGAAGATACTGAAGCAGATGCGGGACGAGATCGACATCTTCCTGCGGGTGGCCAGCAAGCCGGTCATCCTGACCTGCAAGGAAGGGCAACCCGGAATTAGTTGCCCGAAACAGCCGCAACAAATGAAAGGCACGAAGTCATGAGCACTGAGCTATTAACCGCCGCCGCCCGAACGCTCCGCAACGCCCAGGCAACATTCGACGACCGCTGGCAGGCGTGGTTCGATAACCTTCCTTCTCTCGGCCAGAACACATTCTGGAGTATGATCGAAGACCTGCGGGAGGCCATTCGGACGTACAAGATCAGGCTGGAACGCAGCAATGGCGTGGAACTGGGCTGCGAGGAATTCATGCGGAAGGCCATGACCGGCGAGGTGAGCTACTCTTTGCTGGAGGCCATCCAGTTCGCTCGTACCTACACGGCGACCGTCGAACGTCTGCGAGCCCGCTACGGTGGTGGATGCGATAGCCGCAACGACCTGCTCGATAGTATGACCTTGTGCGGCAGGCTGTGTCTGACATTCCGCAAGGGCGATCTCCGTAGCCAAGTCGACTTGGTGTTCCAAGACGACGGGCCTATGGCTCGTCTGATCGCATTCGGTGAGAACTATATCGCCATGCGTATCTGCGACGCCGCGAAGAAATACTGGCTGGTCGATGCGACCCGCCGCGAGCGTGAGCTAATCGAGGAGGTAGCATTATGAAGACGTTCACCAAGAAGAACCCGAACCCCGCCAAGTCGGCGAAGGCCAAGAAGCCCAAGAAGCCGCGAGGCAAACCACAGGCGTGGATCTTCAGGCTGGTCAGCAGTCGCGGCAGCGACCACGTGCAGTGCGTTATCCTGCCCGCCGGCACGACGCCGAAGCTGGCCCGCGAGTTCTCCGAGACGTGGGCCTATAACATAATTCGTGGATCCGCTATCGAAAGCTGCACCGTGAGCTACAAGCGGGTGCGGCTGGCCCCCAGGGCACAACTGCTGAAGCAGTGGGACGCAGTCTGCAAGTGGTACGCCAACGCGAAGCTGGCGAAGGAAGAGCAGGCCGCCAAGCTGAACCCGCACGATTGGACGCACCGATGACCATTCGCAGTACCGCAGACTGTGCTCGCCAGATGGTTCAACGCGACGCTGACCAGGCTGCCCGCGAAGGGCGAACACCAGAATATGATATGAAACGGAGGGCTACTAAGGCCCGCCAGCGGAGCGTGAATGCACCGCCAAACAGCGGCCCAAAACAGCCGCGAATCCTACCCTGAAAAAATCCGATAACGAATCCGAAACCGGCCTTGACGCGGATCGGCTTCGGGGTAAGATGTACGATGCCTCGCTAATTCACTGTTTGTCAGAAAGGATAGCTCTATGAGGGAGTACCGTCGATGGTTGGGTGAAATTGCTGGTTACGCCCAACGAAAGTGTGCTGCGTATGCCCGTCAACTGGCCGGGCAATATGATGTGGACGACCTTATGCAAGAGGCGTTCCTGGTGTTCGACAAGGCCGTGGCTAAGTACGGCGAACTCGTCAAAAGCGAACGCCATTTCATGGGCATCTACAAGAGGTGCTTGTTCAACCGCTTCTGGTCGCTGGAACGCGATATGAAGTCGGCAGCCCGCCGCGGATGCGGTGGGTTCTGGCTCGGCGAACATGATCGAGAAGTTCTGGACAAACATCACGACGAGGTGTGTCTGGATGATGAGCCAGAGGTGATACGGTGGTTGAAGGCCCGCATTGGCGTGGACGGCAACCAGTGGTATCGCGGGCGGCGTTTCATAGCGATTCGCCAGAAGCGAAACGAACCGCCTTTGAATTACCTGCGACGCGTGGTCGGGGGTGACGAGAAGGTGATGGCCATAGCCCTTGCCTATATGGGCATTGAGGACGAGTAGCCGTGTATGTAGTGAAACGCAAACCGGGCGAAAGCATAGTGATCGACGACCGAATTACCGTTACGGTTTTAGAGTCGACCGATTGCCGCGTCAAGCTCGGAGTCGAGGCTGCCGGTGACGTATCGGTTCGCCGCGTGGAACCTGAAAATTTAACCGAAGCACCCGCCGATGCGGGAGCAACCAACCAAGGAGAAGTTTGATCATGTCGATTGAAAGTGAACTGCTGAAGGCCACAGGCCAAAAGGTGCGAGGGTCAAAGGAAGCGGAGCAGACGTACTTGACCCGCATTGCTCTGGAGTCCAACAACCTGGGCGACGACGACTGGAAGAAGCTGTCGGTCGAGGCTCAGGAGTGGATGAACGTCGCGTCCGAATCCTACGACAGCAAGCGTCCGATTCCGGGATTCGGCGGCAAGGCCGCACCCGCCGACGCCGCACCCGCCGACGCCGATCCTGCCGAGGCCGAAGCCGAGGGCGATGAGGTCGAAGGTGACGAGACCGACGCCGCCGAGGAGGCCGCAGCCGAAGAAGCTCCCGCGCCCGCCAAGGCCAAGCCCGCCAAGGCTGATAAGTCAGCCGTCACCAAGGCCGAGAAACCGGCCAAGGCCGAGAAGCCGAAGAAGGCCGAGAAGGCTCCCGCCGCGGACGGCGAGAAGCGTGGCGGATCCCGTCGCATGCGTGAGCTGATCTGCGAAGACCCGACCTTGGAGCAGCCCGCCCTGAAGGCGAAGCTCGACGAGGAAGGTTACAAGATCAGCGATATCACCTTCAACGCGACGTACTACGACGTCAAGTCGACCATCCGCCTGCTCTCCGACCTGGGCAAGCTCAAGGCCAAGGTCAGCGTCTGACGAAACGTGTTTCTGGCCGGGAGGTGTCGCAGCCGAATATGCGGTGCCTCTCGGCCCGTTCGCGTTCCGCTAATCGCAAGGAGACAATCATGTCGAAGCGTATGTTTGATGCTACCCGTGCTGAAGTGTGGGTGGCGATAGACGTTCCCGACTCCGATGCGATGATCGAAGCCCTGCACGAATTGGACAGGGCCAATCGACCGTTCGGTGTCAAAGTCGGCCTGGAGGTGGTGACCGCACTGGGGCTGCCGCACGTGGTCAGCATCGTCCGCAACAGGCCGATGTTCATCGACCTGAAGTTCAAGGACATCCCCAATACCGTGGGAGGAGCATCTCGTGCCCTTCGGCGGTTTCATCCCACGATCTTCAACGTGCATGCCAGCGGTGGCGTTCGTATGATGAAGGCCGCCGTTGAGAATCGCGGTGAATCGGCGGTCTTCGCCGTCACTGTGCTGACCAGCCTGTCCGAACAAGAGGCTGGCATCAGCTACGGCGTGATATCTACGGGCTACGCAGTCGAAACGTTCGCCAAGCTGGCTGCCGAGGCCGGTGTGCAGGGGCTGATCTGTTCGGCAGCCGATCTGGCTGTGCAGGTAAGCCCCGACCTGCTGAAGCTGACGCCCGGCATTCGCCCGGATTGGGCTTCGGACAAGGGCGACCAGAAACGCGTCACGACGCCCGCCGAGGCCGCTGTGGCGGGTGCTGACGGCATCGTGGTAGGCAGGCCGATACTTTCCCCGCCCAACGGCATCTTGCGGTGGCGAGCCCTACAGCGGGTTCACGACGAGTTCTGGTTGCTATCTGCACTGAAGGAACTGGGTGGGCTGCTGAACGGGCACTACGTCTACAAGTCTGGTCGGCACGGGCCGCAGTACTTTAACAAGGACGTGTTGCTCAACGATGCCGATGCTGTACGTCAGGTGGGCCAGATGATCGTCGACAGTCTTCCTGACGGCTACCGCTTCGATGTGGTGGTCGGCCCGGAGACGGGCGGTGCAAAGCTCGCTCGCGCGATTGGCGATATCATGGGTCAGCCGTGGGTTGGTGCGGAGAAGACGACCGATGGATTCTGGTTCCAGTCATGGAGCGATAAGTGGAAGGAGGTTCTCATCGTCGAGGATGTCCTGACCACGGGCGGCAGTCTGGACAAGGTAGTCGCCGAGGTGAATCGTCTGGTTCGTGGCAGTAGCGACGCAGGTGGGCTGGTACAGGTCAAGCGAGCCGTATTGAACCGCGGTGGCGTGGAGATGGTGAGCCTGGAGACCATAGCATCCCTCGATGCTGTAAGTTATTCCGCCGAGGAGTGTCCGTTATGTAAGGCCGGCGCGCCTATCAGCACCGACGCCGGTCACGCAAAACCAAAGGTGTAGCTTCTCCGGACGGGCTGTGGGCAAACAGCAAGTCGCCGGTCAAAAGCTGGAGGTGCGGGGTGAAAGTCCCTGCTGGCCCGTTCTTTAGAATCAATAACAATCAAGGAGATAGATCATGCGGTTAGTGGATGCAGTGGCTCGATTGAAGATGGTCGGCCTGGGGTTGAGCGGAGACGCCAACGATGACACGGGGCAGTTCGTGTTCCGAGATGGGCGGGTATCAACCCACAACGGCGTGTTCGGCCTATGGGCCAACATGGACATCGGCATCGAGACGGCCCTGCCGGGCGACAAGCTGACGTCCCTCCTGTCGAAGTGCAACGGCACCGATGTGGAGTTCACGAACGTCGGCGATTCCGTTCGCATCACCTGCGGACGCACCAACGTCACGATGCGGAAGCTGGAGATCACTTCCAAGGAGATGCCCGAACTCGCGGGCGTGACCGTCGACTGGCGACGGGCGTGGACCGAGGCACTGGAGCGAGCTTCGTGGTCGATGAGCGATGACCCACAGCGACCTGACCTCGCGGGCATCACCATGAGCGCGGTCGAGAACGCGATGGTCTTCTACAGCACAATTGGCATGGGTATCACCCGCAGCATTGTGCCGGGAGCCAGCGACGACGTTCTGGTCGGCAGTGCCCTGATCATACCGTCCCGGTTCATGTGGGCGGTGCAGCGGGTGGTCGGCAGCCAACCATGCTCGGCGATTCAGTTTGCCGACGAGTATCTGCACGCCGTGTTCGGCGAAGGTGATAGTGCAGCACACCTGTACGGCAGCTTCCCGTCCGAGGCCAAGCCCGAACGATACGACGAGATCATCGCCGCCATTATCGATGGTCTGGAGTGGGTGGCCGTGCCCGCAGGGCTCGCACCGACTCTGGATCGCGTGGAGGCAGCCGGTGGCCGCGATACGATCACGGAGATCACCGTAGCCAACGGCAAGATGCGTCTGCATACCGACGAGGACTTTGGCACCGTCGACGACGAATTGGACTTCCCTGGTGAGGGCGGACCCATTAAGGTGAAAGCCGCTGTGTTGCGGAAGGCGGCGTCGGTGTCCAACGAGATAGCCATCAGCGCGAACTGCGTCGGCCTACGCAGCGGTGATGGTTTCATGTACGTTCAGGCCACCGTGACGGATGCCACGGCAACCCCAGCACCACAAGAGGAAGAAACGCAATCATGATTCCCATTTTGGGCGAAGAGCGAACAGTGTATTCCGCCGACGAAGTGAAGGAGATGCTCAACCAGAGCCTTCAGCAGCAGGCGGAGCGGATCATGAACGACCAGTTCGTGAGCCTGTACTTTGCCTGCATTCAGTTAGGTTTCAGCGAACGCATCAAGGCCCACAGGTCTTGGTCGAACGACGTCGCGACCGGCCTGGCTGAGCAGGCCCACCAGACCGTGACGGCAGCGTTTGAACGCCTGGGCAAGAGCCAGCGTGAGAAACAGGCTATGCTGGAGAAGGCGATGGCCGAGGCCGACCGCCGCAAGCGAGCCAAAGACCCAACGTCCGTTGAGGCTACCGGCCAGACCGGACCGCAGGAAGCCGCGTGTGCGGCGGGCTGCGATTGCTCGCAAGAACAGCCGCCCGCCGCAGAGAAGCCCGCCGGCGAGGCAACGTGACGCGTTCAGTGGCAAGCCTGCGGGCTTGCCGTGTCTGGTGGAGACTACAGGAGGAAAGTAACAATGGGCGACGGTAAGTTTTTCACCAGAATAGACCTGAAGGCCCCGACAACGGGGAGGGTCAAGCCGCGGACGACTGGCCGCGACGAGGCGTACTATAACGAGAGGGGCTGCGACGCATGCCCGCTGGTCGATACCTGCGGTGGAATCGAGGATTCCCAGGTGAAGCCATCGGGAACGTCGCGGCCCCTCATCTACGTTCTGGGCGAAGCCCCAGGCAAAGATGAGGCTGAAGCGGGTGAACCGTTTGTTGGCAAGGCGGGCCAAGAGCTACGCCGCCATCTGCCCGATATCAGTATCTGTAGATTCAACAACCCGGTGCGAGCACGGCCCGAGAACAACCGTGTGCCGACGATGTCCGAGGTGGAGTCATGCCGACAGCACCTCGTGGCTGATATCGAACGCACCAAGCCTGCGGCAATCCTTGCCTGCGGAGCAACTGCCCTGAGTTGGTTCATCGGCGGTGAGCCACGAATCACAACGTGGCGTGGGCGTCGCCTGCCCGTGCAGGTAGGGAGTCATCGGTGCTGGATGTATCCGGTGATGCATCCGTCCTTTATCATACGGCAGGGCGGTGACAAGGGTGGACCCGACCGCGAGGCTCGCCAGCATGCCGTCATGTTCAAGCACGATATCAAGCGGTGTTTCGCCGAGACCAAGAAGGGTATCGACCTGGGTGACCTGCCCTGGAACATCGATGCTCTGGAGGATGGCGTGGAACTGGCGACGCCCAAGCTCGGCGTCAAGTGGGTGGTGAAGATGCTAGAGGACGCCGCGAAGGCGAAGATCTGCGGCCTCGACCTGGAAACCAACCGCGTGCGTCCCTACGCCAGCGGATCCCGAATTCTGAGCATGGCCATCAGCACGCCCAAGACGGCGTTTGCATTCCCGATAGGCCACAGTGATGCGTGGTGGTCGGCAGAGGACGAGATCGTACTGACGAGTGCCATCCGAGGATTCCTGCTAACCAAGATGATGAAGGTTGTCCACAACGCCAGCTTCGATATGGAGTGGCTGCTGCGGTTCTACGGCGTGCAAATCCTGAAGGATGATCTGTGGAATACGTGGGGTTGCACGCAGAACCAAGCGTACACCCTCGACGAACGCAAAGAGGACAGGATGCAAAGCCTCGATAGCCTGTGCCTGGAACGCTTGGGCACGCGGCTGAAGAAGTACAGCGACGTCGATGCCAAGCGTGGTGAGGTGGCCGAGATCGGGAAGCTCCTGCGGTACAACGCCCTTGATGCTAAGTGCCATAGGCTTCTGTACGAAGAGCAGAACCGGGCACTGAAAGCGACGGGTATGCTGAACACGTATCTCGATCATGTTCGTCGCGTACCGTTCCTCGTCTTGATGCAGCACAAGGGCGTTCCCGTCAGCCAGCCGGTGGTCGAGGAACTGCTGACAGACACTAACACCAAGATCAGGTTGGTAACGCAATCCGCCCTTGATACGCCCGAGGCTCATCAGTATCGCAATACATGGGGCACGCCGTTCATCATCAACGGTAAGGGCAGCCGCGAATGCCTGGAGAAGGTGTTCGGGCACATCGAAGCCCTGTACCGCAAGGACGCCAACGGCGAGGAAGTTTTCACGACCGATAGCAGCGTATTCAGCACTATTGATTCGCCACTGGCCCACAGTATCAGCGAGTTCCGCGAGTGGACGAAGATACGCGATACTTATCTTCTGCCCATGCGTGCCGGTGCGGGTAGCTTGGTTTACGAGGACGGCAATCTGCATGCCAACTTCAATGGGACGTTCACCGATACCGGGCGGCTGTCGTCTGACGGCCCGAATATGCAGAACTTTCCCAAGCGTGAACACGCCGAGGTGCGGAAGATGGTATCGGCCCCTGAAGGCTGGCTCATTGTATCCGCCGATATGAAGCAACTGGAAGTCTGCGTGGCGGCCCAAATGTCGGGCGACAAGCGGTTGCTGAAGGCTGTCCGCGAACGGGCCGACATTCACATGAAGTACGCGATCATGCTCAGCGAGGGCGTGCCGTTGTATTTGGAACTGGTCGGTCACGGTGATATCAAGAAGGCACGCTCGGCGATCAAGAGCCTGATCACCTTCCCGTTTCTGTACGGTGCCATCCATACGACTGCCTCCCGCAACGTTCTGGCCAGCATGTCACAGTTCGACCGCGACAGGGCCGAAAGCGTCCGCAAGAAGGTGGAGAGAACCTGCGAGGACATCGAAAAGGAATTCTGGATTGAGTATCGTGATGTCAAGGCATGGCAGAACAAGCTGATGTCGGACTACGAGAAGAACGGCTATGTCACCTGCATGAACGGGCGTCGCCGCCGCGGGCCGCTGTCGATCAACCAGATCGCTAATACGCCTATTCAGGGCAGTGCCAGCGACCTTGTGGTGGACGCCGGCAATCGGCTGGCTCAGAAGGGCCTGCGGGACAATAACATGGCCCTGGTGATGAATATGAATATTCACGACGACCTGACGACCTTCGCCAAGAAGGAGGCCGCCGACGACGTGATGGCCGAAATGGTTGAAACCATGTTGCACCCCGGTTACGAGAACTGGGACATCAAGGCATGCCCGCTGGGCGTGGAGGTTTCTATCGGTTCCAACTGGTCGAATCAGAAGGCTATCGGGACGTGGTATAGCGACGAAGCCTGAACATGATATTCCGTAGCCGTGTCTAGATAGGCATGGGAGTAACAACCATGAACTATCAGCGAACCCGCCCAATTCGGCCACCGAGGTACGATTCACGTGCGTGTAGCACGACCTACCGTCCCCGTTCCATGAGGCGTGAGCTACGCAAGGGCAGCCTCGTGGACTTGCTCGACGCCGAACCGGCCCTGGTGGATTTGGCCGACGCCGACCTTATTCAGGCGTGGGAAGACAACGACCAGCAACTGCGGCATAACGGCAACTGCGAAGATCACGACACGGTTCAGCAGCGACAGCGGGAAATCGAGGCCGAGTGGGAGAAGCGATACCCCGGTATCCCCATCAGCGATCCCGAGCCGCCCGCCCTGACGGCCAGCGATATCATGGCCGAGACCGGCATTAGCCGCAGTGCAGCGAACCACAGGCTACGCCTGGGCCTGCCCCGCGATCTTCTCCTGCACCCCGGTAAGTTGCCCCGCGGCGAATACAACCTGCCCGAATCTGAACGTGCCCGCAAGGGCAAGGTCATTCGTAAGTATCACCTGTACAAGATCGCCGAGGCTGCCACCGACCTGTTCTGTTCCAAGGATCCCACGGCGGATAAGCTGATACGACTGCGGGATGCCTTGGAGGCCAGCGGTGTCGACCTGATGGCCGAGGCCATCGGTGAGGTTGACGCCGAGGGTGAAGCATTCAACGCGTACTGGCACAGGCAGGCACTCAGCATGGGAATGATTGACGAGGAGTTATGATGATTGACGCCACAAATAGATTCCGCGATTTGGTCGACTTCCTGTGCGAGGTTCCGATGACCGTGTCGCAGCGGTCGAAAGTATCGGAGATGCTGAACGAGCTAGGCCCGAACGATCCGCCGCCGTACTGGTCGGATCGTGTACGGTCTATCGAGCACACGTGCAAACAGGCACGCAGCGATTACAACGCTGTGAAGGCCGAACGCGACCAGGCCCGCCGCCTTGCCAATCAGCTTGAGTTTATGCGTGCAGCCAGTCATGTGGAGGAGAGCCGCCGGAGATCAACCGTAGTCCTGGCTGACTGGAAGATCATGGAGGCAAAGTTCAAATGAAAGTTATCTTAGGATATTCCGATGACCGTACCGACAGCGTGAATCAGGACTCCCCGCCGCGGATCGGTGAAGGTGTCCAGATAGACGGTGATAAAAGAAACTACCTCGTGGCCGATGTCGTCCACGTATACAGCAGAGACCAATACGGGCAATTGCGGCATGTAACCGTTGTCGCTGAACTTAAGGAGATACCCAATGGCGGAACGCCGCAAACTGACACGCAACACGCAGGAATCGTTGATACCGGCCAAGGCTGAGAAGCCTGCACCATCGCCCGAAGCGGACTTTTGTAACATCTACCGTCCCGGCACGTTCGATGATATCCTCGGCCACGAGTCTATCAGTACCAGCGTCAAGGCAGTTCTGGATTCACGAAGCAAACGATGCTTCGTGTTCACCGGGCCGAGCGGCCTGGGCAAGACCACGTTCTCCCGCGCTATCAGGAATTATGTGTGCGGCGGCAACGACCTGCTCATGGACTACAAGGAGGTCGACGGCCCGGTCTACAGCAGTGCCGAGAAGGCCCGCGAACTGGTCGAGTGGATGCGGTACAAGCCCATGATCGCCGGCGGCAAGAAGCTGATCTGCGTGGACGAGGCACATGCTTTGTCGGGGCAGGCCTGGCAGTGCCTGCTGAAGTCAGCCGAGGAGCCGCCACCCTACGGGTACTGGATCTTCTGCACCACGGTCAGTGGCAAGGTGCCGGCCACCATCATGACCCGCGGAGCGAGCTACAATCTCGAACCGCTGGATGCCAAGACCCTGTTCGTCCTGCTGCAAATCGTGAACGAAGAGCAGAAGCTGAACCTCGACGACGATATCCTTGATCTTATTGCCCACGAGTCGGACGGCAGTCCGCGTATGGCCTTAACGAATCTCGACAAGTGTCGAACTGCCGAGGATCGCCGCGAGGCAGCGGTGCTGTTGCAGGGTGCGTATGAGAACCCCGACCTGCGAGAGCTATGCCTTGCCATGAGCAAGGGCGGAATCTCCTGGGAGAAGGCCATGAAGGTGCTAGGCGGCCTGAGCAACCTCGACCCCGAGGGCATCCGCATCCAGATCGTGCAGTACTTCGCGTCCATCGTCCGCAACGCCAAGAACCCAGCCGCGGCTGGTGCGGCCATCGAGGTGATGGACTGCTTCCTGCCGGGGCCGCTTTACTCTGCCAACAAACATGCCGAACTGTACGTCATGCTGGCCCGCGTACTGCTGAAATGATCAACAGCCTTACTGCTATCGAATGGACTCGCGTGCGGGCGTTCTGCCGGGACAAACGCCCGGATGAGATTACACCAAACGCCTTGTACCGGGCGGCACGTGGTTTGAAGGCTGGTAGCCGGAACACGAACATGGTGACCGATAGCATCATGCTGGACGCTGTGCGTATGTGGTGCGTGAAGCCCGAACCTCCCAAGGAGAAACCTGTGCCGAAGCACTTATACATTACCGTGACTGGCCCCGCGATGTCGGGGAAGTCGACTGTCGTTGAGGTGATCGCTCAGGCTCTGGCTCGTGCTGGGTTGAAGTGCGATGTGAATTACGGGGATGACGGTCAGCCAACATCACCGTTGTCCCGACGCATTGATGCCATGAAGATTGCCGCACCGAATATCACTATTAACCAACGGCAGACCCAGCGTGAGCCTTCCAAAGATTAAGACCGTCGTGCCTTGGTTCGGATCCGCGAGAACGGTTGCCGAACGCATCGGTGAGCATCTGACCGGCTTCAAGTGGGTGGGTATACCGTTCTGCGGCGGATTGTCGGAGGTGCTGTACATCCAGGCCCGATCCATCGTCTGCAATGATATGCACCGGCACATGATCAACCTCGCCCAGGTGCTGAAGGACGCGACGCTGGGACCGGCCATGATCGAAAGTCTGCGGGACGAACTGTTCCATCCGGAGACGCTGGCACACGCTCAGGCTACCTCGGCTGACACGGACAATGATCAGTTGATTCCTATGGGTGCCCGCGCGCTGAACTACGAGGCTGCGAGGCAGTACTTCATCGCCTGTTGGATGGGCCGCAGTGGGAATGCTGGCGGCGACAGGGAGTTCACGGGCAACCTGTCGGTGCGGTGGAACGCGAACGGTGGTGATTCTAATACGCGGTATCGCTCCGCCGTCGAGAGCCTGGCTGCGTGGCGGAAGGTCATCCAGCGATGTAACTTCACGTGTATGGACTGCTTCGAGTTTCTAGAGACCTGCGAGGATGATCCCGAGCACGCCATCTACTGCGACCCGCCGTGGCCCGAAGATGGTGATGTGTATAGGCACAAGTTCACGCGAGAACATCATACGCGGCTGGCCCAAATCCTGACGCGGTTCCAGAACGCACGCGTGGTGGTACGAATCAACACGTGTTCATTAGTGGATGAGTTGTACCCTCGTGGGTTGTGGAATTGGAATCAGCAAACGAGTCGCACGCAGGGCAACAATGATAAGGTAGAGGTGATTTTGGTTTATCGACCCCGAAGAAAAATTCAACGTGTCTAGTGTAGGCAGAGGAGAACGGTTATGCCAACCAACGAACGAACGACAACGCGAAGCAACCTTCGCATCGACAAGCACGCCCTGGATCGCGAGGTCTGCGAGCAGCCGGAGAAATCACTGAATGCCGGCCAGGAAGCTGCGAGGCTCGCCTCGGTGCGTGATTTTGCGAAGGACAGAATGAAGGTGGTCGCAGCCGAACGTGCCCTTGCTATCCGCGAGGAACTGACCGCCGAGGGTGGACGTGTTACGGAGGCTCAGATCGATGCTCGTCTCACGACAGACTCCGAACGAATCGATGCACATCACGAGTATATTCGAGCTGAACGTGACGCCGCGATGGCTGAGGCCGAACGTGATGCATGGAAAGAACGAGGCTACATGCTCAAGTCTCTCGGCGATCTGTACGCCGCAGGCTATTGGGCCAACGCAAGCCTCGCCGGTGACCGACGTGCCGCCGAAGAACGTGCAGGTGACGAGGCCCGCCAAGCCGTGGCGGACCAGCGACGTCGCATGAACAGCACCTCGCGAGAATGATCGCGGAAGCCAACGGCAGATGTGTTTAGTGTAGGAGTAGCAAGCGGGACGATAAGGCGACCCGTAACGCTGGAACCAAGAACCTGTAACCAATGAGGTGAACCCATGCCTACAAGAGGCAACGACCGAAATCGCGGCGGTTTTCAATACCGCGAACGCTCATCGGCCACCGTACAGCGGCGTGCCAACCAGAGCGGTGGTGCTTTCGACTCGCTGTTCCGCAGCGATGTTGACGTCGTCTCCATCAAGGAGGGCGACTGGCGGCTGCGTATCTGCCCGCCGTCGTGGAACGATCATCTGCTGGAAGAACTGGGGATCGTCCATCCCACACGTTCCGACGACTGGGATCCGGAAGGTGCCGATGACTTTGGCCTGGAGGTCTATGTTCACTTCAGCGTGGGCGCGGACAATCAGAAGTACTTCTGCCTGAAGAAGATGAAGGGCGAAGCCTGCCCGGTGTGCGAAGAGCGTGAACGCGTCGCCGCACTGGGTGCTGCTGGGATGTCGATGGCGGATAAGGACTTCGACGATTACATCCGCAACCTTCAGCCGACAAAGCGGGTGATCGCATACGTGATCGACCGCGACGAACGCAACAGTGGCCCGCAGCTTTGGAACATGGCGTGGTCGATGGACCGCGACTTGAACAAGCTGAGCATGGACAAGGAAACCCGCGAAGCCGTGTGCATCGATCATCCCGAGGAGGGATTCGACATCGAGTTTTCTGTGACCGGCACCGGCATCAAGACGAAGTACGGTGGCATCGCCATTGCTCGCCGCAGCACGCCGCTGAGCGACAACCCTGACCGTCAGGACGACTGGTTGCGTACCATCGCCGAGAATCCGATTCCCGAGCTTCTCACCTTCCACGACTATGAGCACATCAAGGCTGCTCTGGCCGGGCAACGCCGCAACCGCGACGAAGGTGGAGATGATCGCCGAGGCGGTGGAAATCGCGGTGACGACCGCAGGCACGCCCGCGACGACGACGATGGTGATCGCGGCAGCCGTAGCCGAGCACGCGATATCGCCGACGACGATGACGACAACCGAGCCCGCCGACCGGCGATCCGGGGACGCGACGCTGACGTTGATGATGATCCGCCGCCCGCACGTGGGCGAGGACGCGACCGCGACGACCACGACGATGACCCGCCACCGGCCCGTGCTGGCCGCAACGGGGGCCGCAGCCGAGAAGCCGACGCGGACGTCGATGACGACCGTGACCCGCCGCCAGCCCGCGACACGGGCCACGACGACGCCCCGCCAGCCCGCCGCCGCAGCAGCCGTGCTGCCGAGGAGGCTACTGACCCACCGGCCCGCGAGACCCGCAGCCGAAGCCGCGACGCCGATGCCGACGACGCCCCGCCCGCACGCACGAGCTTGCGGGATCGCGTGGCCGAGGGACGCCGCCGCAGCGAAAGCTGAACCGAATGATTGCGACTACCTGCACTAGAAGGAAAACCCGGCGACGGGTAGACTGGTGGGTAGCCGCAAGGCTTCGCCTCTCAGTCCCAGTGGGGGAGAGGCGGGTGGTGAGGGCTGGCCGGAATCAGGACGGATTGGGATGGACGCGCTTGAGCACACCTGATGGGCGTTCCACTCGACCGCAGCATGGCCTGTCAACGCAAGGCGGCAGGGTTGCCTGCGAGACCAGCCTTCACCACCCGATTGCGAAGCGACGGGTTTGTTCTTGGATCAGACGACGATGTGCTCGTAGACGCGCTGGGTTTGCACTCCTACCTAGCATACTACGGTGATAGCGGAGGTGGTTAGATACGAACGATGCAGTAGGTAGCTCGTAGCGACCGATGGTATCGAAAACGGTTAAGCCAGCAATGCGTCAACGACATGCAGGCGCGAACGATATGATCGTTCTACGGCAGAATGAACAAGTGCAGGCATGCAGATGACGACGGTCTCTGAGGGGCCTGCACGTGCCCCGCCCGGCGGCGATTCCGAAATAGCCGGGCTCGCTTTATATGGAGATCATGAGCTATGGTTCCAGCGAGTCCGGTCACCTCGCCTGTCGATAATGACGATGCCGAGATCGATCTACTTCTTCGACAGGCGAGTGCTGACCGGATGGATCCAGGCGAACGCCTCCGTGGCCTACCGCATCCGTGCTTCTTCATGCCGTACTGGTTCAAGTACGATTCCATCAGGCAACGCTGTCCTCGCTGTGGTATGTCAGGCGTCGAGATGCGGATGCGGTATCAGACTACGGAAACGGGAAAGCAACCGTGATCGTGTCTAGTCAGCCGAGGTAACTATGAACTGGTTTTTAGACGTATGCGACGAGGCGGAGAAAGTTCACAAGATTTGGACTTTCCCGTTCATCATTTTGACCGCACCCGGAATGTTGTATGTCTTCTTCATAGGACTGTGCATACGGGGCATCAGGAAGGTTAGATCATGGCGAAGAAAATAGTTCGACGACGTCTCGTAACGGCAACGCCCCCACCTCCGCAGCGTGAGGAAGAGGACGAAGACGTCGAGTCAACCGAAGATGAAACACCGGCCCGCGGGTCACGTGCAGCCCCACGTCGCACGGCTAAGGCTACTCGCCGCAAGACCGCCCGCGATACCGATGACGAGCCGTTGGTACGCGACGGTGGGGCCTACGGGCTCACGGGCGACATGGAGGATATCCGTGTTAAACGATTCGGTTCGGGCTGTACCCTTCTGGACTGCGAGATTGGTGGTGGTGGTGGCGGAGCGTTCCCTGAAGGCCGCGTGGTGAACTTCGCTGGCTGGCAGTCAACGAACAAGACAGGCGTATGCATCGAGGCGTGTGCCAACTTTTCCATCGCCTATCCGACCGGCATCACGCGATATAACGACGCCGAGGCCGCGTTCGATGTGAATTATGCCCGCCGCATGGGACTGCCGATGGACAGAATCAGCTTCGTCGAGGAGTGCCGTATCGTCGAGGTGTTCTTTCAGGACGTGAAGGACTTCATTGCCGAGTGTGAACGCCGTCGCGTGCCAGGCTTGTATATCATCGATAGCCTTGATGCCCTGAGCGATCAGGCCGAACTGGATGGCGGTATGGACAAGGCCAGTTACGGTATGGCGAAGGCCAAACGCATGTCACAGTTCTTCCGCACCCTGGCCGGCCCTTTGAACTCCGCCAAGGTGACCCTGATAGTCATCTCGCAGCTACGCGACAAGCTGAATGTATCGTTCGGCGAGAAGGCGACGCGTGCCGGCGGCAAAGCCCTGGACTTCTACGCTTCGTGGGTGGTGTGGCTGTCGCATATTGGCCAGATCAAACGCTCGGTCAACGGCATCGAACGCGTGGTCGGTGTTCGCATCAAGGCCAAGTGCAAGAAGAACAAGTGTGGCCCGCCGTTCCGCGAGTGCGAGTTCCCCGTGATCTTTGACTACGGCATCGATGACATCGAATCGATGGCAGACTGGTTAGTTGAGGTGAAGAAGTGGGAACTGTTCGATGAACGAAAACCTGGAACGTACCTGAAGTGGCTGGACAAACAGCCGCGTGAAATGTACATTAGCGAATCCAAGCGTATGTCCGCAGTGGTGCGGGCCGAGTGGGACAAGATCGAGGAGTCATTCTCGCCGAACTTCTCGAAGTACGGTAGCTAAGGCGAATTTCACCATTAGGAGGAAGAAGATGATGAAGTCAGTTTTGTTCTTTGTGGTCGTATGCATTGCGGGCATTGCCAATGCCGCGACCGATGCTCTCGATGAAGTGAACGCAATTCGTGCCCAGCACGGTATGCCTGCATTCCAGCGGGACGCAGCGATGACGCAGGGTGCGATGGCCTGCGCCGACTATCGTGCCAGTTACGGCATGCATCACCACACCGGGAACGACTTCGCGTTCCTGCCCAGGGGATCATGGGCCGACTTCGGCGGCTGCGACGGCGGAGCTATCAGCAGTGGCTGGCTGGCGTGCAATACAACCGGCAACTTTACCTACGCCGGGGCCGCAGCGTCATACAACAACGGGGTCAAGTTCTGCCAGTTATTCGTGGGCAATCGACCCAACGGCCCTGTGGCAAACGCTGTGCGGGCTATCACGCATCCCCTGCAAACAGCCGAGGCCCGACGCGAAGTCGGCCAGACGCCCCCAGCCGTCGCCCCTGAAACGACACCGCAGGGTGATCAGTACGGATCGTCACGGGGCGGGCGCGAACGCCAGGGCCTATTTGCTCGCTGGGCGGCACGACGCGGACGTCGCTAGGAGGTGACGGCCATGTGGATCGTAACCGGAATTGCGGTGGCTGTAGGATACGTGGTGGGCTTCGTCGTCCGCGGCGTGCTGGAGTCATCACCGGAGATTTACGATAGCACGCGTCCCGATTCTCATATCGTGTTGGGCAAAACCACGGGCGAGGCGATGGAGCAGGCGAAGGCCATGTTTCCCTTCGCCCATTCTATTAGCATCACATCAGTTCAGGGCCGACCCGACCTGTGGTTAATAAAGCCGAGGTACGAATGATATGGACGACGACCCGTTGAACTGCCAGGCCGAGGACGACGAACGGCGTTACCAGAATGATCCGAAGATTCATGAGGCGGCGATGCACATGATTCAGCTTGTACAGCAAGGTATTCTGTCGCCCGAAGATCTGGACTGCGCATCGCGTGTGGCCCGACGTATCATCGACCGTCGCATGAGATTAAACCACAGAGGTGAACCGTGGACTCGCTGAGAACCATGTGGGCATTTATCCGGGCCGTTAACGGCCTGAAGCTCAGCGAGCAACAATACGACAGGCTGTGGGGTCTCGTTCACCATATCCCAGGTCAGCCCGAACGCCGTCCCTGGTGGTTCCTACGCCCATTCATCAGGAATACCAAGGGATGAGACTATGGCTCAAGGCTGCCGCTGTCTGCCGGGATGTAGAACCCGGAGTAACTACGTTTGCACGCGGCGGTTCGTGGCTACATCGACGACCGGCGACGAGGTGGCCAGTAAGTATTCCGAGGTGAAGTGCCTTGCCTGCGGCGGCAAATGGCGAACCGACGCAGTCTACGTCGAGAAGCTGCGAAACTACCGCGAGCGCAAATACCGCAGGATGACCGATGATCAAATACTACAACTGATCGAGGAAGGTCATCTCAAGGTCAATCCGATAACCGGCGTGGTTCGTAAGCACCGCAAGGTTTGTCACGAGTGGACGAAGCAGTGGGTCATCCTCAAGCAGGATTTAGACCGTAATGGTTACCCCAGCGTCCGCATCTACTGGAACGGTCACCGCAAGGGTGCTATGGTTCACAGATTAGTTTACATGGCCGTTCGCCGAAAACTAATACCGGATGGTTACGATGTAGATCATCGAGATAAGAATAGGGCGAACTGTTCTTATAGGAATCTTAGGCTGCGAACCATAGCCGCGAACCGTGGTAGGGTGGACGATGTCCCATTTTGAACGTCTATTCAAGCTGTCGTGTATAGCCCTTGATGATGTTACGAATCGTTGTGGGGTTGACGTTAAATCGTATTCCGAGTCGGTAGTACCCAAATTCACCAGTCGCGTAAAGGAGACGAGCTTCAATAACCTGGGGTGTAGTCATCTTAGCGTTATAGTGGGTGGCTCCGTGCATGTGCCGTCTTTTGGAAACACAGTCGTCTTCGTTATCTTGCTGTGTTCCGAGGAACAGGTGTGTAGGCTCGACGCACGGTGGGTTATCACAGTGGTGACAGACATACATACCATCCGGTATTGGGCCGTAAGCGAGTTCATAAGCGACGCGGTGGGCGTACAGTGGCTTCGAGTTCGTGCCACCGGATCCTATCATTCCATAGCCACTTCTGGTTCCGCCCATCCAGATCAAACATCCTCCGATTCTTCGGCGTTTGGGCACAGTGTGGAATCTAACATCAAGTGGTATGGCGTGGCGGGACATAGTTATCTCCTTTGCTTTATTGTAGCAAAGCTATTGCTAATACGCAAGAGTTGTTACGGAAAGACGATATCATGAGGCTGAATCGACACCAACTCCCGAAGCCGAGATCAGTTGAACGTCAACGTATGATGTTTGATACGCAAGAGATGACGCACGGTATGTGTCGCGTGATGGTGGGCGATTTCATGGAGGAAGCAACCGCATGCCTCACCAGCAGCGTGCGACTCCGGACGGACTGCCGCTGCGAGATTTGTCCAGACATCCAGTATTCCCGCCGGCTGTTCTTCGAGAGCAAGTCGGTCGGCAACACTGACCAGGCGATCATCTATCAGAGCCGCCTGCGCAAGGACGCCGACTTCTGCCTCCGCGGCTACCAGTTATGCTACTGGTTCTGGCATCACCACTGCCAGGTCTCGAAGGCTGAGAGTAAGACCGAGCTATATCATGAAATTGCCAGGCTAATGCAAGACGTGATTGTGGTTCCGCTGCGAATGATCTGGAAGGCTTACGGACATCGCGGGCCGAAGCTGCTGAACAACGCACTGTCCCGCAACGGCAAGACCATCGGATGGGGCAGTTTTGGATATGGTTATGGGTGGAATATCCCACTCCAACAATGGCGTGCGATGGGTGGTACGCGAGTGATCGTACCAAAGCTGAAGGTCTATGATGTTGAGTTTACGAATCTTAGGATACAACTGCTTCCAGACGTGCCGAGCGACGTGGTGATGTCGGTCATTCTAAGCGGCGGGTGTAGCCTTTGGCGTTGAATGTTTAGTCTGTTTGTTCCGAAGAATGATCTTATCCTTGATAGTTTTCAGAGCATGGCAGTTTGGGCACATGAGTTGGTAGAGTTCGGGGTTTTTATAGGCCCTGACCGTGTTATCACCAGTTCTATGACGTCCGCCGCCGATAGCAACAATATGATCTGCTTGTAATATTTCAGGATGTTTGTTGTACCCACATTTGCAGCAACATCCGCCGAGCATTTGTAGTACAGCAACCCGTACCTGACGTCGCCACTCGTTTTTCCTTTTTGTGCAGCACGTTTTACATCTATACGAACGGTTGCGTAGTCCCGAAAATTCGGTGGTCGGTTGAGGAACGCCGCAGAGGTTACACGTGATATCCATAGCAGACACTATACCACGTATCTGCAACGCGTACAACGCCACCGTGTCTGGACTGGTTGTGTATGACGTACCGTTCCCCGACTTCAAGGTGCGTCTGGCCCGCGAAGTGCCGGGTGATTTAGCAACAACCCTGTGGATGCGATGATGAAATGGTTTAGTTTAAGTTGGTGGCTATACCTGTTCGACGGCTGCACGGGTTGGACGAATTTCTGGTGCCGCGTGCGAAATCATCCAGGCGGCGTGGTGTGGTATAACGTGAACGCCCTGGAGCCTGACATGCGCTGTAATAACTGTGGAGAAGACTTAGGATGATTACCTTACCGAAACCCGGCGATACGGTTCACGTGATCGTGGACGGTGAATACATCATGCCCTTCTACGTGTGGGGCGTATCGCAGCAGACCTATGTCGGTGCCGGCAACGAGACGCCGCACGTGCCCGCCGACCGGCAGGTCGCCTTGTGCCGTAACGAGCGCATCGGCTACAAGCTGATCGAGGTGCCGAAGCTGTCTCTGGAGACCGTAGCAACCAGGAACAGCAAACTGCCGAAGAAACGGCGGTGCGAGATGTGCAAACGACAGCGGAAGCGGTTAGGAACACATCACATCGATGGCGACAAAGAGAACAACGATCCGTCTAACCGAATGACGCTATGCCCGCGATGTCATACTAAGTGGCACTGGCAGCACGGGAAACGAGGAAAGCGGAAAACTAGTGTAGTATGTTTTTGTGGTGATCAGTCCTTTGAATTAGGAATGTGTCGGAAGCACTACCAGCGGTTCAAGCGGCACGGTGACCCGATGCTGGTGAAGATACGAAACGGTGGTTTAGTGCGAGCAGATTCGTAAGGAGGTCGAAGGTGAGAAGTAAGAACGATAGCGTGGTGAAGGCCCTGCTGGATGAGATGGGTTACCATGACCCGGTACGCTGCTGTTCGACCTGTGTTCATTACAGGGAGAGCGACTGTAGCGGCAACCACAACGCCGAGGCCGAGCACTGCGAACTGAACCCAGCCCTGCATCTCCCTATCGATGGTGCGGGCTGGTGCCGGCATCACGTGGCCAAGACTGATGGCATTCGTACCTTCGCCAACGTAGGCAAGGCACAGGAGGCGATCAACGCCATGCGTGATCGTGAAGTTCCGAGCAACCGAACCCCAAGGGATGAGATAGGATGATACCAACAGCCGAAGAGAATCCTAACGGACTTCACCAGCGGTATAAGGTCACCAAGGCCGATGGTACGACGTGCGACCCGAACGCCGTGTACTTCGTACTGCGTCTGGACAGTGGTGGCAGCATAGGCCACATCGCCTCGTGCCGCGAGGCTGCTGTGGCCTATGCTGCCGCAAGCCAGCACTACCCAGACCTGAAGGACGTCGGTATCGAGCTTCTACGGCTGGTGCATAAACTGGAGACCGCGTGACCGAACGCCGCCGCATTAAAACTACCGACTGGCGTGAGGTGATCACTCCCGAACGCAGACTGATCATGGGTATCGATCCCGGCATGAACGGTGGCTTGGCTGTCACCGAGACCGGACCCAACGCGATCATGTTGGTCAAGCGGATGCCCGAAGGGAACGACGAACTGTGGGCTTGGCTGCGGCAGCATATCGCGGATCCAAGCAACGTCAGCGTCTACATCGAGGCCGTGCATGCCTATGCGATGGGCGTGGCTGGGGCATTCAAGTTTGGCGTAGGTTACGGGCGACTTCTGGCGTTCATGACAGCTCTGGATATCATCCCGGTTAAGGTGCAGCCCGCCACTTGGCAGCGGGCCATGAACATCCCGACGACCCGCAAGCCAGTGCCCGTGGACTTCCGCAAGCAGGACGGCAGCACACGGACGACCAAGGCGGTCAAAGCACTGCTCCAGGCTGAACACAAAGAGGATATCCGCAAGCGGGCTCAGGAACTGATGCCCGATCTGGACGTGTGGCAGAAGACGAAGAAGGAGCAAATGGCGGTATGCGACGCCCTGCTGATCACATACTATGGCGTGGTGACGAATGGCGGAATCAATTCAGCCGCGATGTGAACGGTGCGGGTGTCTGTTAGTACGGGTGGACAGCACCCGATACAACAAGTATCGTGAATGTATCCGCCACCTGAACACGCCCGAACTATGCGAAGGAACTGACGGCTACATCACAAGCCCGTTCCGCTACGGAGTTAAGGAACCATCATGAACTTACTGATAGCCAGCGACCTGCACGAGACCGATAACCTGCGAGACGCCTATCGATTGAGAATCTTTGAGTGGCTGGCGGGTGAGGCGACGCGGCGGCACGTGAACTATATCATAATCCTTGGGGATTTGACGGAATCCAAGGATCGACACTCTTCGGCCCTGGCGAACGCTATTGCCGATGGGCTGAAACTCCTCGACGACGCCGCTCCGACTATCGTTCTGATGGGCAACCACGATTACGTGAACCCCGACGTGCCCTACTTCCGTTGGCTGCGGCATACGGGCGTGGAGTTCTTTCTGGAGCCTACCAAGCGCACCCTCGGCGAGTCCAAGTGCCTGTTCCTGCCTCACACGCGGGCTGTGCGGCAGTACGCCGAAGGCTACAGGATGTCCGACTTCGACTACATATTCGCCCACCAGACATTCCACGGGGCCAGTATCGGCGGCGGGAAGCGTTTAGATGGCCTGCCGACTTCGACGTTCTCGGGTACGCGGGCGAGGGTATACTGCGGGGACGTTCATGTTCCGCAGCGGCTGGCGAACATCGAGTATGTCGGGGCACCGTACCACGTTGACTTCGGCGATGAATACATACCGCGGGTGATCTTCGACAGTGGTCGGGACTACGAGGATATCAACCCGCCGTTCCCGGCCAAGCGGAAGCTGGTCATCGATGGCACCGACCGGCTTACCGATATGCGGGTGAACCCCGGCGACATGATCAAGATCGAGGTGCGGCTGAAGCGGGCCGAGTTTGACACCTGGAACGAGTGCCGCCGGCGGGTGCAGGAGTTTGCCGAACGCCAAAGGGCCGTGCTGTGCGGGTGCAGGCTCGTGGAACGCGATGTTCACCACATGAGCCCGATGGACTTGGCCGCCCGGCGTCTGCCGCCCGGTGACCTGTTCAATCACTACTGCGCCAGCAACGCCGACCAGATCAGCGACGACCTGAAGGCAGCGGGCAAGGCGTGCTTGGCCGGCCCGCAGTTTCCACGGGCCAACCCGGAGGAAACCGTAGGCCGGCAATTGACGCGGCGACGTCTAGAATCATCTGTGTCTGAATGATCAGCCGGGCGTAACGTAACGCGAGGCACACCAGACCCAAGGAGATCATTACGCGTTCCTATCAGTCCCCCAGACGCCTCGACGGCAATGCCAAGCTGGGCATCGTGGTTATTATCGCAGCCCTAATTCTCATCCCGTCCTGTGCCGCCATCAAGCTAGGCGGCGGTTTCATGCCCGAGTATTCGGATGGTTCGCGTACAGGCGAGCTTTACAAGATCAGTAATAAGGGCGTGATCTGGAAGTCCTGGGAGGGCGAACTGAAGCTGTCCGACTTCAACTTGCGGAAGTCCGGCGAGGACAAGGGCACGAATGTGTTCGAGTTCTCCAGCCGCGACGACGGCATCGGCCAGCAACTGGAAGCCCTGGACGGACACAAGGTCAAGATTCATTATCACCAGTACATGATTGCACCGGCCCAGCAGGGATCGCAGTACACTGTGGACAAGGTAGAACGGTTGGATTAATCATGCCCAGGGGAATGTGCGACGGAGAGCAGCATGTAGTTGACGCCGCAACAGTGGTGGCGTGGTCGAGGCATCGCCAGTTTGCCTGTGCCCTGTGCGGGCATGACTTCGTGGAGGGCGATGTACTGCGGTTCATCATGACCAATACGCCGCAGTGTTGCCAGCTTGGCGTTCCGGGCGGCAACCCGTTCGTTTGCCTGGAGTGTGATGGGACGAATGATGAAGTGTACGCCAAGCTGATTGCTGGTGAGACGGCCTGGCAGGAAATCAAGAAGAAGTACTGGTGGTTTCTACAGGACGTGATTGCCGAGGGCAACGCGGCTGGCTACAATGAAGCCGCCCGCGACTATCGGCGTGGCGGCTGACGCGGACAGCCAAGTGTCTGGATAGCATAAGAAATAACCTGTAAGGTGTCGGCAATGGGAACAAGTAGACGGGCACCAGCCAACGAGATCAACAGCATCAAGCGGCAGTGCATGAAGCTGCCCGGATTCTCTAATTACGATATTACGCGGTACGCCAACGGTCGGTATTGGGTTTATGTCGCGTGGAGCGACGGCTTGAAGGATCAAGGGTTCATGGCCGATACCGAACTTCAGGCGTGGCGTGGGTTAAAGGCTAAGCTCGATGAACTGGACGCGATAGCAAAGAGACTGAAGTCATGCTGATCGACTGGGAGGTGGGACATGCATTCGACGACAACGACAATGTCGTCCCTATTCCTGCTGAATGGCGACGCGGCGTGCGGGACAAAACTACCCGTCAGCAGGTCGACGTGCTTCGTTACGACACCGTGACGCATTTGCTTGCCCGCCCGGCGAAGAATCGAAACGGTAACATCGTGGGCGGGCCTCCGATCACCGAGGAACGGGAACTGGAACCAATACCGCCGATGACGAATTCATCCGGTTTGCGTCCAGGGAACATGACCCCGTTTCGGAATGTTGGTAACACGATTAGTGGAGTTTCCGACATCCGTCGCATACTAGGGAGGCGCGGGCTGTGATTGTAACACACACCACCGACCTGAGATGCATCAGTCCCATCAACGATGACGTTGACTGCTACGAGGTGGACATCACCCTCACCAGAGAAATCATGGTTGAGGAGATTCGCAAGGTGTTGAAGTTATACACGAGCAAGAAGGCAACGCAGGAGGAGGTTACCGAGAACCTCGCCAGTTACCTGGGATCCAAGGTTACGACGCGTGGGCAGCACAGCGAGTTCCACACGGTCTGCACCGTCGATCATTTGCCCGTACCGCCATGCGTAAGGCCGGGCATGGGATTAGGGAGTAACGAAGAATGACAGGGAAGCTGATCTACCTATCGTCGCCGTACACGCACAAGGACGCTGATGTGAGGCGACGGCGGTTTGAGATCGTGACGCACTGCGCATCGATTCTGAAGCGGGCCGGGTGCTTCGTGTTCGCACCTATCGTGCATGCTCACCCAATTGCTGTGGCCCACGGGCTGCCTCTGGACTGGGAATACTGGAAGCGGTTCGACCACATGATGCTGGAACGTAGCCAGGCGATGCTGATCACGGAGATCGAGGGATGGCAGGAATCGGTCGGTCTGCGAGAGGAGCGACTCTTCGCTGCGGAACTGGGCCTGCCGATAGGTTACCTGCCCGAACCTGAGAACGACTTGCTGGTGACGCATTACGTTCGCAAGGCAGGATTAATCAGCATGGATATGACCGGCGTGGCCTGGGGAGATTCCACAACTTACGTCGAGAGGCAAGTATGATCATCGGCGACGGCACAGCACCTTCGGGTTTCCCATCGTACCGGGCCTGCAAGCTGGATGACGGCAGCACCGGCGTGCAGTGCATGTATCTAGGCTGTGGCCACAAGGGCTATATCGGTCATCCTGGCAACATGCCGTGCCAGCCTGCGTGCATGTGCCCGTGCTGCCGCTGCCTGCACGGTGAAACCATGTTTGGCGTGAACATCGGAGGCAAACGATGAATACCTTGGTCATCACGCAGGAGTTCGGCAACGATCCACTACGGGAGGGCAAACCAGCGGTCATTGAACTGCCGATAGGACACTATCGTGTATGGCGTGGTGCGGTGAAGCCCGGCGATCTGTACCTGAACTGGGACGTGTGGTGTGCGAGCCGCGGAACGTCCGAATACTGGATCGCCGTGGATGATCTAACGTCCAACGCTGACGGCTACGAGTGTCTGATAAGGCGTGGAGTTTCTGTAGACGAGACCTGTGTTCGATGTGGGTGCGTGAACGCCGTGTTTTACTCCCACACATGTAGTTTTTGCCGCGAAATCATTATGGCCGAATCGACCCGGAGTAGCCGCTGATGTTCCTGCACCTGTCCCGCTACGATTTGCTGACGACGCTTGCGGCCCTGCAACAAGCCCGAGCTTATCGGCGACACTCGAAGCGATACGTCCGGAAGGATCTCGCCGCTGGCAAGACCAGCGAGGAGGTGGCTGCGGGTAGGATTGCTCATGCTGATCTTATTGCGGCCCGCTACACCGAATTGGCTGTCCGCATCGTAGAACTTCTGGATGCCGGCGACCAGGCGAAGATCAGCAAAGCACGCAAGACCCGCCGCCAGGAGTCGAAGGATGCTGTCGAGAAGGTCAAAGACCCACAGTCGCCTGCCCGGCATGCTTTGCATAAGCTGATAGCAGCCCGGCGAGAGAAGAAAGACCAATCATGACGAACTACGTTACAGCCGAGGTGGCCGCCTATATTCTGGACGCACTTGGGTGCGGCCAAGACCCGATCTACTATCGGGGTAAGGAATATCAGGTTGGCGACTTTTGCAACGAGACACCGTTCTTCGATCACAACGGCTGCTCGCCTCCGGCAACCCGACTGAGAATCGAGTTCTTCGCCAAGCGGTCCTGGGTTAAGGGCACGCTGGCTGATATGGTGCTGGAACGTATGGGTGAACGGCATCGGGCAGTGCGAACTGGTAATCCGGAACAGAAAAAGCGGGGCAGATCATGAAGATCAGCGTTGATTCTAGCAAACGAACCAGCGTGGTCACCTTGACCATGACTCTGTCGCAGTTGAACACCATCCGTTACGCTCTGGCTGAGGGAGTGGGTAAGCTCGCGAGCCATGCCAGCTACATGCGAATCATGGCCAAGCACGGCGACGTGATCGCCAAGAAGATGACGAAGGACGTGACCCGCATAGCGAAGGAATCCAAGCTGGCTAGTGAGGCTCTGGAGAATGTGACTCGGAAGTGGGCTACAGGCTGGATTGAGGAACGCCGAGGTGGGAAAAAGAAATCATGACTACGTTCAGTGTAGGCGAAGAAGTCCTATGCGATCCCGCGGAACATCGTGGGCTACATGGCGTTATCGATGAGTGCGGACCTAGCGGTAAAACTTATGTAGTAAAAACCGATAGTGGGAAGAATGTATCGTTCATGTGGTGTAGCCTACAACGAGGTAATACATGGGACGTCGAGCTTGGTTTACGAAACCAGGCCGAGGAGGACGCCGCATACGCGGCTGAGGTGAAATCATGAATGAAGACGAACGCATTGCTTTCCTGCGTGGCCGGTCGAACCAGGACATGGCTCTGGAGGAGCTACGCAGCGTCTGGGAGAAAACAGATGATGCTGTGCAGGACTTCCTATTTAACTGGCTGGCTACCGAGGACGTGGAATCAGTACGCCGGCGGTTCACGGAGTTCCCCGACCAGGCAATTAGGTTCTTTCAGCAGGCGGCTGCATGCGGCATACGTGAGGCCGTGCTACTGCACGCGTCTGCGGGTGGAGATGACGACGATAACGAAATAAACTACCGCGACGGTAGTGGTTGATTGAACGCCGGCGGCAGTCGGTCTATACTAACTTGTGGAGGTCATCATGAAGTGGTTTGCTGGTTTGATTTGTGCCATGATGCTGCTTTGCGGAACGGCGAATGCGGCGTGGCAAGAGGTGTGGGACGAGACGACATACAACGTCACCGTCTATCCGGCCCCGGTGTGGGTGGAATCAACGTATGAGATCACCGTGGTTCCTGCTCCCGAGTGGCGGAAGTGCGGCGAGTGCGGTGTCTGGCATCAGGTACAGCCGCCGTCCCGTATCGAGCAGCGAAACTGCAAGAAGCAAGTTCAGCCGCCGTCTTACATCGAGCAACGTCACGGATATACCCGCCGCGTGGTGTGGGTGGACGACCCGATCATCTACCGCACGTGGTAGTCGGTTCAAGGAGAAATGATGCATATACAGGAAGTCACCCTGAAGGGATTCAAGTCGTTCGCCGAGGAAACACGCTGGGTTCTTCCTGAACGTCCCGGATTATACATGATTGGGGGTGACAACACCGTCGCCCCCCAGCTACATTCCAACGGTGCGGGCAAGTCTACCCTCGTCGAGTCCATCCCGTGGTGTTTCTATGGCAAGACGTCACGCGGCCTGCGTGGCGGGGAAGTGGCATCGTGGAACGGGCCGCGATCATCTGCGGTCGAGGTGAAGTACCTGAAGGGCAACCAGCAGCATATCATGCGGCGGTCTACGCAGCCCGGAAGCATCACCCTCGACGGCCAGGAAATCGATCAGGACGCAGCGAACCAAGCCATCGGTCTGAACTTCGATTGCTTCAGCTTCGCAGCATTGGTTGGGCAGTTCGCCCGCCACTTCGTTGACCTGCTACCCGCCGAGAAACTGGCCCTGTTCAGTTTCGTTCTTGGCCTGGACTATTGGCAGGAGTGTGCTGCCCGAGCCAGGGACGCCGCTAACGCCGCAGCCATCAAGGCGGCGGAGGCCAGCACCAACCAAGCCCAGGTGAAGGGCCGTTACGAGGAGGTGGCCGACCGATTGGCGAGCCTCGACGCCATTATCACCCGCAGCCGCCGTCAGCTTGAGGAAGACCGTACACGCCTGGAGGCCGAAGCGACCCAATACGAGGCCGACATAGCCTCTATGCGGCGGGACGTGGCCTGGATGCGGCGAAAGGTACACATAGCCCAGCGGGCCGTAGACGAGGCCACAGCGGCGAGACGTGAGGCCCAGATACAGGTGGAAGACCTTGTGGCGGCACAGGCCGGGGCGTCGGCCAAGGTAACCGCCCAGAAAACCGAGATCATACGCCTGAGCGGCGAGGTAGAACGCCTGAAGCGGGCATTCCCCCGCTGCGTGGAGTGCGGGCAGGTGGTGTCGCGAGATCATTTCGACACCGAGCTTGCAACGCGGGCGAACAAGGTGGCCGCGGCCAAGACCAAACGGCAGGAACTGGAGACCGTTGAAACTGAGGCCCGCCGATCCCTCACCGAAATCCGCCAGACGGTGGCGGGGCATGACCGCACGGTCAGTACCCTCCAGCGGTCCCGGCAGGAGATGGAGACCCAGGTACGCCGCACCGATTCCGCCCGCGAGCAATCCGAGGCCGATCTGCGTCATGTGCGGGCCGATATCGCGAGGCTGGAGGCGACTGCTAGTGCCAGCGGTGAACGCACCCTGGAATATGAGGAAACTCTGGAGAACATGCGAGCCCTCGGCGAAAGCATGCGGGACTGCCTGTTCGACCTGCGGGTGGCGAAGCGGAATGAGCGGTTCATGGAGTTCTGGGCCACCCGCGGCTTCAAGAACCTGCGGCTGAGCATCATGGAGGACGCTCTCCGTCAGCTTGAAACGCACGTGAACAGCGACGTGGCGACCCTCGGCCTGGACGGATGGAATGTGGAGTTCGTCGTCGAACGCAAAACCAAGGCCGGCACTTTATCCCACGGCATGCAGACCATGATCGCACCTCCGGGTTCGGAGATTGCGTCGAAGTGGGAATCATACTGCGGCGGCGAGGTGCAGCGTCTGCGGATAGCGACTACGGTTGGCATGATGAAGCTGGTCAGCGACTACGCAGGCGTGATGTGCGACTGCGAGATATGGGACGAGCCGACAGCACACCTGAACGTGCAGGGTGTTGCCGACTTGCTGGACTTTCTACGCACGCGAGCCCGCGTGGAAAACAAACGAATCTTTATCGTCGATCACCGCAGCCTGGACAGCGGGTTGTTTGATGGTGTACTTACCGTGACCCGCGACGAAAGCGGATCCCACCTTGGACAATGGATGTAATATCATGGAAATAGAGTTCACACCGGAAGCCGAAGCCTTCATCGACCACATGTGCGATGCTTACGACCTTACACCATCCCTGGTGATTCAGAAGGGCCTGAGCCTCCTGCAAGCATACGTGGTCGGCCATGAACGCGGCGACACGTGGAGCAGTACGACGCCGAACGACACGGTCTGCTCTATTCAGGTGCCGGGTATAGGTTAGTCATGGAACATGTATCGCGGCAGCGGAAGTACCAGATACTGCACCAGCGGGCCGGTCTGTGCATCAAGTGCCCAGAGAAGGCCGTGGCCGGGCGGTACTGCCAGCGACACCACGACATCGAGCGTCGCCAGCGACGGGTACGCCGGGCGACATGGGTGACGAGACATGCCGAAGCTGGCGAGTAACATCATCAAGCACGACCATGCAAACAGCAATATGTACGGTTGCCAACCTTGCCCTGTATGCAAATCACTATATCGAGCCCCGTACAAGAAGAAAGGCGAGGAACGTCGACTGTGGTCACAAAGAAATCTGTAACGAAGAGGATTCCGATGAGTAGTATCATCGACAACATTCAGAAGAACTGTCTGAGCTACTGGTATCCCAAGATCGCAGCCGCGGGCCTGACCGAAGCAGTCAGGCGATGGAATAGGAGATCACCATGAAGCCCAGGCCGCAGCCGCACAAACCCACGAACAGAATTCACAGTGAATCTCTGTGGCCCACCGATCCCCTTGATATGGCTCGGATGGCCAAAACCGATGTTGAGTTTGTTGAAGTTATGCAGGCCAGCCGGTTTGATTCGGCTGAGCTACGACGCATCGCTCGCGTCGCCCAGGATCGACTGGAATGGGCCGCGTCTAAACTAGGGAGTAAAGGAAAGCCGAAGTAAATGGAACGCCGAAATATCGAAACCGTACCTACACGACGCCGCATCATCTCGTCCGTGGAGGTTCCCGTCGCGGAAGAACCGACATCCGACCAGCGTACCCTCGTCCGTCGCTCGATTGCGACCCCTGCTCGCAGGCATATTGGTGATAGCGGGAACGTGGACGAGAAGCTACTTGTTGCCCCCTATCCGTACTTCGGCGGAAAAAGCGGTGTCGCTAATGAGATATGGAGTCGCCTGGATCCCAAGACCCTCGACTGCTATATCGAGCCGTGCATGGGATCCGCAGCAACGTACCTCGTGCGACCACAGCCGTGGGTGGGCCGTGAAGTCCTCAACGACTACGATGCCCTCCTGGTGAACGCGTGGAGGGCCATCAGCCGTCATCCCGACGAGGTGGCTGAGATCTGCAACGGTATCATGCTGGCCGAGATGGAACTGCACGCCATCCACTCGCACCTCACGCGATCCAGGGATCGCATGCGGAAGCTCGTGGGCGGCAGTACCGACTTCTGTGACGTGAAGCTCGGCGCGTGGTGGCTGTGGGGCATCTGCATGAAGCTGGGCGGTGGGTTCTGTAGCGGCGACGGCCCGTGGTACGTCATCAACGACGAGCTTGTGTGCCTGGAGAAGGACGACCCGCGACGGGACGGCAACGGCATCACCTGTAGCGTGCCCTGCGTGGGGAACCGGGGCGTGCTGCGGCAGGAGCTTGACTACCTCAAGTCGTGGATGCGAGCCCTGTCGTACCGCATGCGACAGACATTAGTCCTCAGCGGTGACTGGTCGCGGGCCGTGACGCCCGCGTTCACGGGAACGGGCAAAATAGGCATCATGTTCGACCCGCCCTACGGTGCTGATGCCAACTTCAACGGCACCCTATACACAAATCAGGATGCCGACATCAGCACCAAGATCAAGGAGTGGTGCATCCAGCATACCGACCCCGCGTGGTGCCGAGCGAACAAAGACACGAATATCTACCGCATCGCGTACTGCGGCTATACACCGGAAGGTGATATCCTTGAGCAGAACGGATGGGCAGTTCACGCGTGGACAGCCGCAGGAGGCTACGGAAACCAGGGTCAGGATGGGGCTAACAAGAAGGTAGAGAAGGGCGGGCAGTTTCTTCGCGGGAACGCGGGCCGCGAGCGTGTTTGGTTCAGCCCGGCCTGTGGTAGTGGCAGTGATATTTGGCTTAGATTCGGAAAGAAGTAATATGACCAAAAAACCAACAAGATCTGAAGTACTGCAAAAGTTCGGCACGGCGATCTCCGTGCTGGGCAAAGACGCTGTAGTGATTCATCTCAGCAAGATCACCTATCGCGAGCGTGAGATACTCAAGCTGCGGTTCGGTTTTGGCGATGGCTACTGCTACACATTTCAGGAGGTGGCCCACATCTTCAAGACCACCGTCGCCCGCATCCGCCAGATCGAGGAGAAGGCCATCCGTAAGATGTGCGCCCTGATGAACGAGGTCAAAGTACCGGAAATCCAAAGCATGAACATCGACGAGGCCAAGCGAGCCAAAATAGCGTTAGCTGAATCGGTGGGCACGCTGGTGCGAGAGTTCGAGCTACGGACCGGCCTGACCGTGCTGAGCATATCGCTGGGCCGCAAGGAATATTCAAGCTCCGAGATGCCGGCGGGAGTGACCAAGTCGCTGCTGACCGGAGTTCACGTATCCGTGAGGATATGATGGCAATCCGCCGCCCGGATCGATCATTGTTCGATGTCGCTACCACACGGGCCAGCCGTCAAGTCTATCTCGGCATCGACGGTACGAACTGGCTGCACACTATCTACCATGCCAACAACGGGCACGATGTGCTGGAGACTGTGGTGCGCCGCATCGACGCCCTGACGCGGAACCTACAGCCGAAGCTGGTGGTGGTGTGCCTCGACCGCAGGAGCTTCCGGCATGATCTCTATCCGCCCTATAAGGCCAAACGGGGCGAACGCCCGCACGACGAGAACCTGCACTTCGTACTGGAGAATGCTCTGGGCGTGCTGAAGGACTGGGCCGTGGTGGTTCAGGTAAACGGTTTTGAAGCGGATGATTGCCTAGCTGCCTTAGCCGCCAGGGCGGTCGCCGTGGGCAGTGATGCCGTGCTCGCGTCGCCCGACAAAGACCTCAACCAGTGCTTGGTTGCCGACCGCGTAACGATCATCAAGAAGTTCCACCTGTTGGGATCGGGTATCACAAACATTGAGTGGATGACGCCGCAGCTTCTTCTCGATCAGAAGGGCCTGACGCCGCGTCAGTGGATTGATTATCAGACCCTCGCTGGTGATTCTGGAGACGGTGTGCCTGGTTGTCCGGGATGGGGCGAGAAGACGGCCAGCGAGGCTATTCGGCAGTGGGGCAGCATCGACGCTATTTACGATAACATCGATTCAGTTAAGGTCAGCGCGTCCCGCAGGGCCGCCCTGCTGAAGTTCCGCGATGATGGACTGGCAATCATGCGGCAACTGGTTACGCTCCGCACCGATGTGGACGAAGTAAAGCGAATCTTCGTGTCTAGACGTCGTATAGGAGCAAGTCATGCCCGAACGTAGACGCATCCAGACACCGCCTGTAGTTCGACGACGTATGAACACAGGTGGTCCGCCACCCGTTCCGCCGTCCCTACGCCCCGAACCGATGCGTGCCGGTCAATTCGGTATGAGGATCGCGAGCCCTGACCCGGGCAACATCAACGTCGACTTGATGAACCGATTCATCAACATCAACGGTGAGCCGGCGACGGTTAGGAACTGTACAGCTTATGTGTGTAACGGTCAGGTGGTGCTGAACATGGAGGTGGCCTACCCGCCAGGGCAGCGTGCCGGTATCGCCGGGCTGTGGGTTCCACCGGATAACGTACCGCTTCGCGGACAGGAGATCAGCGGCGTAGCCTTTGACGAGGCCGTAAACCTCGACAGGCGGCTTCAGTGGCATAGTACGGAAACGGGCCGCGTATCTTCCGCAAGGCCCAACGTGAGCAACGTGCCGCGTTCAGGCGGGCGGGCAGCCCCGTTACCGCTGGGTGGCCCCGAGAACCTAGCGTTCCACATGGGAAACGGTCAATCGGGAGTCATCTGCGAGGCCCAACCGCGATGCCCCGCCATCGGTGAAGATTTGCGTGGCGTGGCCCGCGGGCGAGTCATGGACATGTCCCATGCCCCCAACCGGGAACGCCGCGAGATGATATACTACATCCGCGAGCGAGAACTGCTGATCGCCTTCTACCGCGAGGATCCCGACTACATCGTGGTCGGCATCGACCCCGAATTGCCGCACGGGGCTGTCATACGCAGCGTTCACCACGAGCCGCATCGTGCGGCGTTTGCGTTCATTGTATATCATCCATCGTTCGATATCGTACCCGATAGCCAATCCCCGCCCAACGCTGGCGTAATGCCGTTTCAGTACCGCACCCTGACGCGAGCCGGTGACGGGAGATATGATATCGGAAATGCACCGCTTGAGTAGTGTCTGGTGACGTGATGCAGGTTTACATCTCCACTAACTCGAAAGGTAGTATCATGAAGTTTGCGAGTCTCGTACTTTTGTTGATCGTTGCCGGATGCTCGTTCGAGACATCCGTAACGTCGACACCCAACGCCAAACAGTCTGCTGATCCTGTCCTGGTTTCCGTTCCGGTCAAACCCGATCCAGTCTCGGCCATGAAGGATATTCTGGCTCGCGTGGCACGCGGCACGCCGCGTGGTGCGACTGCTCATGACTTGCATTATGATGTCAAGAAGACGGATTCGATGATAACGCCGTACACGGCGACGGTTACGTTCCGCGACGAGTACTCTATACCGTCATCCGAATGGAAAGACGATGCTCGTGCGGCAAGCCTTAAATCACCAATTACAGTTCAGTTGGCGTGGCAGGATGAACACTGGGTGGTCAAGGAGCTGTATGTGAATGCCCTCGGGCTAAAAAGCCAGCAAGTTTATGTAGCTAACGTATCGTCAGGCAGTTCATTGCACGACTGGATTATTGTGTTTTCCGGTATGTAGTTCGTGTCTGGTGATGCATGGTGCGGGCGGCGTTACGACGCAGGGATGGTTGGGATCGCTACGCACGGCATCCCTTAGAATGGCGTGGCCTTCGGGCCTAGTGACTCTCTGTGATTCGGAGGCGTCGCTCGCCCGTTCCGCCCTTATCAAGGAGACCGATATGAACCGTGAAAAACCAACCGAGACCCGATTTGGCCTGACGCACAAGGCCACCATCCTCGCCATGTCCGATGACGGCACGTCGCCCGATCCGGTCGAATTCTTCATCATCTCGAACACCTTTCCTGACGGCAGGCTGTGCGAGATCTTCCTGACGACGCGGAAGGAGGGCAGCACCATCGACGGCCTGCTCGACGGCATCGCCACCCTGACCAGCTTCTGCCTGCAAAGCGGGTGGCCGCTGTACAAGCTCGTGGAGAAGTTCAGCCACACGAAGTTTGAGCCTATGGGTTACACCAAGGGCGAGACGTGCGTGCGGTATGCCAAGAGCATCCTCGACTACGTCTTCCGCTACCTGGGCGAGACGTTCGGTGATATGCCCGCCGAGATGGAGCATAGCCACAGCAGCGGCGACGATCAGACCGAACTGCCGGCAACCGACCCGGATACCGAGGCGGTTGTGGAGATCGCCCCCGACCTGGATGAAGAGGCGAAGAAGGAGGAGGCCCGCCTGGAACTGATCGAGGCCCACAAGCGTATTACACAGGCCCGCGACGACGAGGATCGCAAGAATCAGGAGGCTGCTGTTGCATGGCACGCCGCCCATCCCAAGACGTATCCCGAATACCCTGAGAACCGACCCATGCCGCTGGGCGAAGCTGTCGTTCCCGGCGACGAACCCCGTGGATGATCATGAAACGCATTCTCGTTCTGGAAGAAAAGCACGGCACCCGCCACTTCGACGCATCGACCGACAAACTGCTGGCCCAGGCTGCACTGTCAGTCCTGAAGGCCCGTTTCGATGAGGGCGGCTGGTACTACGCCCCTGGCGTCGCTCCCACGAAGCCCGACTTCGCGGAGGCCGACATCGAGAAGATGCCAGCGTCCATGCAGGCTGCGGCGAAGGAGACGTTCAAGCAGTACCGGCGGTCGCTGAACGCCTGGCAGCAGGAGACCGATGATTACAACCGCATCAAGCGGGCCATCGACACCAACAACGGCTGGCTGGCCTGGCACATCCTGCGAGATCGTTCCAGCTATGAATACGAACGGGCCGAACTGGAGACGCTGGAGGACGCCAGCGATGTTGAGGTGATGTGGCCCCCGATACCGCTGGGCACGCGAGTCGTGACGACGAGGTCGCGTACCGTTCGCACCGAGACCGAGAATCAGTTGTTTGCCGATCTTCTCGGCGAACGTAAGTGGGGCGTACCTGGCGAGATCGTGGGGTTCAACGAGATGATCGGTTTGTTGTACACCATCCGTTTCGACGATGGCACCCGCGGTGGTTACAAGCCCGAAGAGTTCAAACTACTTCCCAAGGATAAATCATGAGCGATACCGTCAAGTCATCGTTGCAGCAGGCCATCGAGTTCCTGCGGGCACGCAACCGCACTGGCGTTCTCCAGTGCGCTTCGGATCACTGCCTCGCCGTCGATACGATCATCAAGGCTTATGACTCGCAGGAGTTCGCCCTGTGCTTCACGCGGGCCGACGCCATCCGCGTGGTCGAAGAGGCGGTGCGGCACAGCGACATCACCCTTGACTTCTGTGCGGACGGCATCCTGGCCAACACCGAAGATTACGATCTTCCGGTCAGCGTCACGCCCGAGGAGGCCGACAAGCTGCTGGCCCGTATGCCCTACCCGAATCTTGTAAAGGAGACTGCTATGAATACATGCCCAACCTGTCACGGGCCGATGACCCCGCACGGCTGTCTGCACCGGCGGATGCTCGCACTGCGGCAGGACCGTGGCCGACCTGATCGATGAACCAGAGAAGACGACCGCTGAGTTACAGGCCGAGGGCTGCACGGTAGCCCACATCGACCTGCCGCCGAACATCTGCGACGGCTGTAACGTGCGGGACGGCTGGGAGCATCGCTGCCACGGCATGCAGGCTACGGTGCGTGGCGAGCCTACGGGCAGGCCCTGCGAGTGCCACGAGTGCATGGACGAGAAGGTGATCTGTGCCTCCCTGCTCAACCTGGAACCGGAAGCCCGCGTGAAACCTCTGGAGGCTTTGAACCGTATCATTCGTCGAGCTATCGGCCTGGAGGAGAAGCAGCAGCCTGCGTTCATGCAGCCGGTACGCGACCCGAAGACTAGCGTATGCTGCACGTGCGGCTACGCGTGGCCCACAGGCACGCACGGTGGGCATTCCTGCTCCGACGTCCTGTTCAAGAAGCTGCATGCAGCCCTGGGTGTGCTGAACAGCATCGACAAGATTTGCGACCAGTACGTTGCCAGCAAACCAGGCAACCCGACGCTGGGTCGCGTGCTGACGATGGTTCACGGCCTGAAACTCAGTCGTGACACTTGGGAAAAGAAGTGCCACGAGATTACGCGGAAGATGGCGGCACTGGAGACAGATTACAACGCTACACGAGTAGAATACGAAGCAGTGCGGGCTAAATTCCAGGCTATCGCCCACGGCCTGCGAGGTGACGAGATCGATCTCCAGGAAGGTCAGCACGGTTGGTCTATCGAGTTCCACAACCTCATGGTGTTTATGCAGGAACGTCAGAAGCTGGATGGCGAGGCGAAGAAGCTGCGGGAGAACGCCGTGTTCTGGTGGCGGAACTGCCGCAAGCTCCAGGACAAGGATCCGAACATCGAGATTATGGTGGACGATCTCATGCAGGAGGTTCACCTCAGTATCACCGAGGTGGAACGCATGAATGAAGTGTATCATCGTGAACGGCAGGAGATTCGCAGTCTGTTTCTAGAGCATCTGCAAAGCGAGGGCTGCGTTACCCTACTGGACGGCATCAAGCAGCATCTGGCCGCTTTGCGAGACTTGAAGCTGATCGACGCTCTGGTGATGATATCGGAAGCCTCGCATGAGGACGTTACGGCCCTTGGCTGGGATGCTTATGCACGGCGGGGTCCAGATGCCACGTAAGGCGACAACACAACTGCCTCATATCCCCCATGAACCCTCGACGATACATGAACGGCAGCGAACGCCGGCGGACGTGGAGAGACTACCGTCGTATGATGAAGAAGCGAAAGGCCAAATTGAAGAAGGAACGGTTATGTTCTTGTGGTAGGCCCGGTCAGTGGCGTATCGACAACGGACTGGTTGCTGGTGTACACTGTGATGCATGTTGGCAGAGGCTGGTGACCGAATGTCGCCAGAGAAGCTGGTGAGGTATAATATGATAATCGTATGCGTCGCCGTTCTCTCGTCTGTGACCTTAGCCTTGATACTGAGTATCTATGCCCTGGTGCAGATCAAACGTCATCCTGATTGTGACTGTCGTCATGCGTGCGTGTTAGGTGCAGTAGTGCTCTGCGTGCTATCCGCCGTAATTCTGACGTCGATACGCCTGGGGCTGTACTTGGCAGGACAATAAATATGATCGAGAACATCTTGGAACATGGCACCGCTGGCTTCTGGTCGTTTTGCGGGACGTTCATGATATTGGCCCTGTTTGCTGGTGTTATCACCGCCGTTTGTAATACGTTACTCAAGTGCTGGAACCGCATGATGCTTTCCGTTCGCAAGCACGGATGGCCCCCGTCGCACCTGGATGCAGACGGTGACAGCGTAGAGATGACGAAGTACACCTCTGCCGCGAGGGAGATGGAGGCCAAGGCCCGCGTCGCCGAGGCGAAGTACGAAGCATGAGCCCGCGATACGATGACCTTCTGAGACAAGCATCGCAGCAGCAGGAGGGTGGGCATTACGCCGACGCCCTGGTGACCCTGCGGCTGGCGATGCGTTACACTGATGATGCTGGTGAGCGAGACGGTATCGCACGCTGGATGGAAAGCCTATCGGACAAAACCGAAGGCGAGGAAGAATCTTAACACAAGGAGACACGTCATGTTTACCTCGATCTTTGTCCTCGGCAGCCTAGCATTCTACTTGCTGCTGGTGGTGGCAACCGCCATGTTCTTTTTCTGTGCCGAGAACGATGATGCTCCCGGCTGGACCGTATTCGGTGTGGTCGCATTCCTGTTGGCCTGGCTGTTATTCGGCAATCTGTGGCCGCTGATGCTGGAGCATCCCTGGCACTTTGTGCTTTATCCGATTGCCTGGGTGGTTCTTGGAATGCTCTGGAGCTTTCCCCGATGGATCATATTCCTGAAGCGGGTGCTGAAGGAATATAACGCTGCACACGCTGCGTATCTGAACGGCGTGTCACGTAACTACGTCAACGATCACTACGTTGATAACCCCAACACCGAGGACGGTTGGGTCAAGAACGGATCCTATCGGTTCATTAATAACTACGGCATGAAGTGGTCGGAGGACAAGCCACCGCACATTCAGCCGCCGTCGTTCGCTCCGAACCGCAAGAGGCTCGTGGCCTGGGTGACCCTGTGGCCCTGGAGCTTCGTGTGGACGTTTGCCAGCGAGGTGGTGATGAAGGGCATTCGACACGTCGTTAATATGTTCGGCGGAACGTACCAGAGGCTGTCGGCGTGGGTATTTTCTGGCGTGAAGTAAATGCCGAGTCACTATATAATATGCCCGCAACGGAACGGTGACATAACCGAAGCCCGTATGCTAGTGCAGAACTACGGTTTGGTGGTTGGTGAATACGACGTATTCATGCCAACAGCCAATTATGTAGGTGACTGCGTGTATCTGAGCGTGTTGCCATCGAGTGAAGCCTACCAGAAGATGCGGGAGTGGATCGACCGCCGGCGGCACACGAACAGGCCAGAGTCGGCAATCGCCGCAGCCTGCCCGTCGAACCAGCGTGCCTGGGTGCTGTACTATCCGCCCGGCAGATCTTATCAGGGTGGCAGGGAAGTCGAAAACTGTGAATTATCGGTTCAAATACTACAGGCCCTGGAAAGCTGCGACCGCTGGCCGGTGGGTGTAGCCCTTCCTGCCTCCGAGCCTGGTGAAATAGGATGGCGGCTGGAGAGCGTAGGTCCGCCTGTGATTCCGCAGTGGATCGAAACCAACGGTGGCCAGTTATGGACGCCAGCGATGGAAGACGCACCCAGGCCGGTGCGGCGACGTATTCAAACATTACCCGATAGTGGTGAAATCTAAGGAGAAATTAAGCGTGAGCGACGTGATTGTGGTTACAGGGTCCGGTGGGTTCATCGGCGGATCATTAGTGCGACGACTTAACGAGAAAGGTCATGTTCACATCAGGGCTGTGGATAAGAAGCCACTGCCCGACTGGTATCAGGTCAGCGACGGCGTCGAGAACCTGAGTCTTGATGTGAGCATCGAGGAGAACTGCCATCGCGTATGTGAGGGCGCGACCGCAGTCTACAACCTGGCAGCCGATATGGGTGGCATGGGCTTCATCGAGAGGTTCCGTATCCAGTGCCTGCGAAGCGTGTTGATTAATACTCACATGATCGAAGCCGCCTGGCGTGCTGGTTGCCAGAAGTATTTCTACTCATCGTCAGCCTGTGCCTACAACATCAACTTGCAGAAGACTGCCGAGTGCCTGGCACTGAAGGAGACTGATGCCTACCCCGCGATGGCGGAGCGTGGTTACGGCTGGGAGAAGCTCCTCTCGGAGATGTTCTGTCAGGAGTATTGGGCCGAACGCGGCATGAAGACCTTCATCGCCCGCTTCCACAACGTCTACGGCCCGCACGGCACGTGGGACGGTGGCCGTGAGAAGGCACCAGCAGCTATCTGCCGCAAGGTGATCGAGGCCAGGGAAACCGGCAAGCACGAGATCACGATATGGGGCGACGGCACGCAGAATCGCAGCTACATGTGGATCGAGGACTGTCTGGACGGCATCGACCGTATTACGCAATGCAGTGATCTTATCGCGACGCCCATCAACCTCGGATCCAATGAGTCGATCTCTGTCAATGACTTGGTGGATATCGCCGAGGAAATCGGAGGCGTGAAGCTGAAGCGACTGTACGATCTCAGTGCCCCCAAGGGTGTGGCTGGTCGCAACAGCGACAACACGATGATTCAGCACTACCTGGGCTGGCAGCCACGGACATCGTTCCGCGTCGGCCTGGCACGAACATTTGCTTGGATAGAAGCTCAGTATCACGACCGCAAGGCCGGCAAACGCACGGTGCATGACACGATATGACCCGCCGGCAGCTACAAATCCTGCGGGATACGGCCAAGTACGGCTGGGACATGGCCTATATCTGGGACAGTGTCTACGGACTGCGATTCAGGCAGATGATACGGGTGTCTCGATTTGAGTCGCGGTGTCTGGATGAGTTGCTGCAACGCCGAACCGTGGATATGTGTTGTACTGTTTGATATGATAAGCTATACTGAGTTGTTAACTCGACGGTAGCCGCGAACTCCCGTACACGCCAAACGCCCCACCAGCGATCTAACTTCGCGGCTACTTCTGCTGGTGGGGCGGGCGGCGTTTGGAGAACAGTCGTGGTTGAACGACAGAAAATAGCAACGAAGCGATGTGCTAAATGTGGGTACACTAAACCGATTACGGGCAACTTCTGTATGTCACGCGGTCGGCCCGTATCCACGTGTCTATCATGCCGAAGAGAGGCTGCGAGGATTTATGTAAGAACGAGCTATGCACGGGAATCATGTCGTATACGTTATCGGAAGCGTAGCGAGAACATGAAGTTACGTCTACTTGCTGTGCTCGGTGTTGATAGATGCTCGTGTGGGGAAACGCATATTGCGTGTTTAGATTTTCATCATGTTACTGGCGAGAAAGTTGATAGCGTTAGGCACATGATAAATACTAGTGTTCCCATTGATCTAATCATAGCCGAGGTTCGGAAGTGCATAGTGCTTTGTTCAAACTGTCATCGCAAAGTACATTACCGTGATAGAAGTGCAGTGTCTGGTTAAACGGTGGGTGCGGCGACGATACTGCAGCATCACGATTACCGAACGTGGCCGCCGTGTGCTGGCCCAAAAGGAGAAACGCCGTGGAACCGCCCATCGACAATGCCGATCCGGTAGATGAAGCTAACGAACTTCTCTTGCAAGCCCTGGCCGAGATCGCCCGCAAGGGGCCGTTGTACGGGGCACACTGCTCCGAGATGGCTCAGGCCGCCCGTAACCGCATCGAGGAACTGGAAGGGCTCCTGGCGGGCGTGACCTTGCGGTACGGCGGCATACCCTTGGTCGAGGCTCTGGAGGAGATCAAGGATGAGAACTTTCAGCTTCGTGCCATTCTCAATCGTCGCCGCGACAAAAGCCTGGAAGATCTGCGAGCCATTCAGCGTCTCCAGAACCGGGCGGTGAAGGTCGACCCCACGACCGTGCCGGTTGAGCTGTACCGGCAGGCCCAGGCCCGTATCCACGAATTGGAACGACAGATTGCGGTGAAGCCGTGAAGAGACTCTTACGATGGCTGTTCGGCCCGTGTCCAGAAGAGTGTCGCGGCTGTCGATGCTCGTACTGGCAAGGACACAACGGAAATCATCGAGGTGGCGGACTAACCTGGGTGCGGGGCAGTGATCTTTCGCGTCGAAGGTAGGAGCTTAGCGTCATGCCACAGCAGAACCCAAACAATCCTGAACCGATGAACGGGCCGCGGTACGCAGTGCATCCCGGCTACGTCACCAGCATGTCTGACGGCGACCGCCATTTCATCGACGCCATGCACCTTGTGTCCCTCTACGGCCTGCGAACCGGAGAATACATCGTTATTCAGGAAGGGCTGCCGTTTGGTCAGCAGATTAGTGATACTGACAGTATTATTCATCTCTACCCGCAGCGGAACCGTGAGGACTACGGTCATGCGGCCAACATCATCGAAGCCCGTCGACGTGGATCCCGACTGGATATTCCGCCTATGTATGGAGCCCGGCCACCCGAGCGGCGACAGCATCGCTTGGGGCCAACACCGCCACCACCGACGCCCGAGGCCATAGCCGCTGTTACCACCGACGCCGCACGGCGGGCTAATGAGTCGCTGGGAATACCGGGCAGCTTGCTGACGCAGGACAGTAACTATTCGAGCGCACACGCTGACGCGATGTCATTCAGCAACCTTTTCGGTCGTGGTGACGTACCGCGAGCGGAGTTTATACGCCGACTGGAAGCAGCAGTTGAGCAGCAACATCAGCCCTATATTACAGAAGCCGATCTGCGACGACTGCGATCCCACAGCCAGGTGACGCCCGCCGAGCCGAACGTCCAGCGGCTTCCCGTGGGCTACACGCTGCCGCGAACGTTCGTTAATGCTGAACAACGTATTATTGCCCACGTCGAGGCAAATACCGACCGCGTGATATGGGTGCTGACATACCCGCCCGGTGAGTCTCGCCAGGGCAGCCGAGTTGTCAGCAACAGCCAACTGGCTATCACGATACTTGCCGGCCTGATGGACAGAGAAACCGAGCATGGCATCGTCCTGCCGGTCGGCTGGACGTTGAACCGTCTTGGTCCGGAACCAGTCAAACGAAGAAAGATTACACGCGGCAAGCGAACCGTCGTGCGACGAAGGATTCAGTCCACGGGAGAACTGTAATGCGTGAGATCATGTGCGTGATGATAGGTGGTGGCCTGGGTCTACTGCTGGTGGTGTTTATAGACGTAACGTATCATCGTATGGTATGGTGGCGGGACGCCCGTCGAGCCACCAGGGCCAAAGAACGACGCAAGGCCGATCCAGTTTCGACCGACCGCCGGCGTCTAGTGCGGGACAAACGTGAAACCAGGAGATAAGGTACGGCTGAACGACCACTGCTTCAACTTAGTACGGTGACCAATGGACAAAGAACGCTTACGCGACATCATCAATAATGGAGGAACGATTATTGTGAATACTTCCGACAGCAGCATACCGCCCGCCAACCTGGAAGATGCCATGCAGGTGGTGAAGGACGAGACTGGCAAAGACGCCGTTATGGTACAGATAGCAGGCCCGCCCAAGACCGGCATGCCCGTAAAACGACGCCCGATGTCCTTCTCGCCGCTACTGGCTATGGCCGCCGCAGGTATGCCACTGTCGGGCCTGCGTGTGCGACGTGGGAAGCCGCAACGCCTCCAGTGCCATTACTGCACCCGCCTGCAACGCAAGGACGACCACGAGGCCAAGGGCTGGCAGACCGAAGACCCGGTGCTGTGTCCCGCGTGCCTCAAGAACAACGTGCCGGGCAGCCGAATCAAACCAGTGTGCGAGTAGATTACAAACCCTAGAGTCAAGGATGATATCATGCGGATCGTAGCTATTCTGGTTCTGTTAGTATGTGCGGGTTGTGCAGGATCGAAGGTGGTGACGCGGTACGCGATCACCGACACTCATCAGGACGGCCACCCCGATATCGTAGCGACCACCGTCGCAGTTGAGGTGGCTCGCTAAATCATCCAGGCGTCATACGAACCCGACGTGTCTGGATGCTCAATGACGTTTTACCCTATTTCTAGACCCGGAGGTGATTTATGTTTGCAAAAGTGTTTCTGATAGGATTCATGTTCGTGGCTGCATTGGTGGCTCACAGCTACTGGCACTACGCTGTCGTTCCGGAGGTGAACGACCAAATGGCTTACAACCAGCTTGATCACAGTCGCTCCCGGCATGAGCAGCAGAACATGCGATTCTGGCAAGTCGCCAAGCAGTACCCAGGCACGATCATCTGGACTTCGTTCTCCCTGCTGACCTTGCTGACCTTCATGCCCGAACTGAAGCGCGCCACGAAGGCGGGCAAAACCTTTGCGACCAGTATGTCACCAGCGTTGTTGCTGCTATTGCTTGTCGGTGGGTGTCAGTCGCCCTACGATACTCCGGTCTTCGTCGATGTCGGTAATTCCGAGACGGCATTCATGGTGAAGAAGGAGGACAACAGCAAGCAAACGGCGACGAAGACCACGCAGATGTTCATTCAGCAGACTGCCGAGGGCAAACCCTGGGTGCAGTCGAAGCGCATCCTTATTCCGTACCGCTGGCAGGACATGGGTCATGGTTGGAACAACGGCAAGTTTATCCCCGACGCTCAGGTTTTCATTGTAGATCGCGTTCCATGTACGCGAGAGTGGACCGCAGCCCCGCACACAGGAACGTCGTTCAGGGACCAGGCCATTGACGTCGAGTCCAGTGATTCGGTGAACTTCTCCTGCGGCATCTCCATCGTTGCCCGTATTCTGACTGAGGAAGACGCGGTTAAGTTCTTCTTCAACTATCCGGCGAACAAGGATAGGGTCATCAAGGCGGGCGGCGGATACAAGGATGACTACGTCGTTAAGACCGTAGGGCTTGAAGACGTCATGGATACCGAGGTGCGAGCCGTTCTCCAGCGGGTTTTCTCCGACGAGGCGGCCAAGTACACGATGGATGAAGGTCGCAATAGGAAGACCGAGTTCCTGAAGGCGATGCGAGACGAGGCTCAGAAGTACTTCGTCGAGCGAGGAATTACCATCACAAGCATTGGTATGAAGGGTGGTTTGACCTACGCAAATCCTAACATCCAGACATCCATTGACAAGGTCTTCCAGCAGCAGCAGGACAAGAACGTCGCCAAGGCCGAACAGGAAGCCGCCACGGAGCGTAAGAAGGCTTTGCAGGCCGTGGGCGAGGGCGAGGCAGCCAAGGTGCTGGCCATCAAGCAGGGCGAAGCCAAGGGCATCCAGGCTGTCGCCGACGCCAAGGCGTATGAGCTACAGAAACTTCAGGAGAACCCGCAGGCGTACCTGATGCTGAAGCAGCTTGAAATCCAGAGCCGCATGCTGGAGACCTGGGATGGCCGCATGCCGGTGTACCTAATGAACGGCAGCAGCGGTGCAGGGCCAACCATGCTATTGTCGATGCCCACAGCGGACGTGCCGCCCGCGAAGGCCAAGGCTGCGGTCAAGACCGCCGAGGCCGTGAAGTAAACAAGCCGCGAATTGTATTCGCAGCATTGTCAGGGGAGTAGTATCTCACGTTCTACTCCCTGCCCTCATTTAGCATGTGTCTGGTACAGCATAAGGAGAACAAACCATGAGCGATAGTAGCGTAGGACCGGCCCACGACCTTTCCAAGATACTGAAGGAGGTGCGGGACGTTCTGATACCCGAGCCTGACGACAGCATCGTCGACATCGTGGACGCCGCCAAAGCGGTGATGTCTCGTTTGAAGAACGCCGAACGCCTGAAAGATCATCACAGCTTCGAGTCCAACCTGCGTGGCATGGAACTCGACAAGGCGAACGAGCAGTTGGCCGCGGCCAAGCACTGTAGCGTCGAGGCCATGTACCGGGCGAAGGCGATCATGGAGCATCACCTCAACCCGAAGGACGTCCCGCCCGGCACGGGCGTGAAGGAACTGGCCGAGATGCTGGTGGCGAAGAACATCGCGTGCTGCAACATCGTCGTCAAGGCTACCGGCGTTAAGGGCGAAGGTTACCCGGATTTGCGGGATATCATCCATGCCCTGGTGTGGGGCTGCGACACAGACAAGCCCGAAGCCTTGCAACTGGTGAAGCTCATCGGCCTGCACGAGAAAACCATCACCGACCTGAAGAAGAAGGTGGCTGAACTGGAAGAGGTGGCCGAGGGTAGCCGCAAGAAGATCACGAAGTGGGCCAACGCCTGGCTGGAGGAGCTTCTGGACCGCTGCGATGCCGACGATGAGTTCTTCGCCGAGGTGCAGGGTGGCCTCCAGCATGTCTACACCAAGCTCATGAGCAAACGGAGAATGACAACGATGCCGTAAGCCTTGCACGGCTTGCGGATGACTGTTAACCTGAACGTAGGAGGTTAACAAACATGAGCACGCTATCGATCATACTAGCGAGCATCTGTTGCACGGCGGTCGTTCTGTCCGTGGGATACGATGCTTTGGCGTTTTACTTTGGGTGGTCAACGATTAGTTGGGCACTCTATCAATGGGATAAATCTTGGGCACAATTGCCTCGGTGGATCGCTGCTGCCATTTGGATGCACGTGTGCTACGGCGAAGCATCATATACCGCGGTTAGCCGCTATTTCGGACACATGCCATGAACAGCCCAGCAGAAGTCGCAGCCGAGCTTGTAGCCATCCTCAACGATGAGGTGAAGGGTATGGACGACCTTGGTCGGCGTATTGTGGCCAATAGGCTCGCCGAGGTCATCCAGCCCTTCCTGATGTAAACTCTTCGCAGGACTGGCACGACGGCTACGTTCAGGGCCAGCTTGACTACGCCGAGGCGTTCCTGCGGGCGACCGCGGCGATGCGGGAGAAGGCGGCGAAAGCGAAGGTGAAGCCGTGAGTTGCTATCGGCTGTGGTTTAATGTACCATGAGTCTAGTCGAGCATCGCCAATGCCCAAATCATGTCCGCCACGCCCTGTCTGCGTTTGGCGATGCTCCAGGGCCTCTGGCGGACTGCATAAGGAGCATCGCCATGCTAGAACGACGACGAATTCAAACAAGTCCTGAAGAAATTAGGAAGGCTAGAAAGAGGTACACAAATCGCCAGTGTTACCTACGGAATCGTGAATCTATAAATATGCGTAGTGCAAAAAGATGGGCAGAACTTTGGAAGAATGATCCAGACAAGGCAAGGGCGATAATTGGCAAGAGTCAACGCAAGCATCGAGATCGTCGTCACGTAGATGTTTCCATAGCGTTAGAGTGTATGATGCGAAACGCACGTGCTCGTAGTGCCAGACGTAACCTGGATTGCAACATATCGCTAGAATACCTGCGTCAGGTTTATGATTTACAGGGCGGTGTTTGTGCTATAACGGCTATGCCGTTTGAGCAAACTACTGACTACGGAAAGATGTCGTTAGATCGTATTGATCCATCGTGTGGTTACGTTCAGGGTAACATTAGAATTGTTTGGTTACTAGTGAATAACGCTATGGGTGTCTGGGGTGAGGGGCCTTTACTTCGAGTTGCAGAGGCGATTGTGGAACGGAATTTAGTAAGGAATCAACCTAAATGAGTCCAGGTGAAGTTGCATCCGAGTTGGCAGCCTTGGTCATTAGCGAAGTTAGTGATATGAATGATCTCGGTCGTCGTATTGTTGCTAATCGTTTAGGCGAACTGATAAGTCCCTGGCTACCAGCACCTGTTCGTCCGGAACAGGGAACTGCGGCGACCGTACCCATGAACGATGTCGAGGCCAAAGCCTATGGCCAGACGGCGACCATGAGGTTTGGGAAGTACGAGGGTAAGCGTATCGATGCTGTTCCACTGGACTACCTAATATGGCTGACCGATGAGTCCCGCCGCCTGTGGCGTGAGATGCACAGGTACTTGAACAGTCCCCGCATCAAACTGGAGCGTGATCAGAAGGGGCTATGATGAGTGACCTGCGGCCTACCTGCAAAGCGTGCCGGTGTAGATTCGATCCATCAAATCGTATGGATAAGCTATCGCGAGCCGGCATCACGCCGCACTGCCACGAGATGATGTACTGCCGTGAGTGTGCCGACGAACTGTTCCGCGACACGATCAGCAGCCGACCGGCCCAGCTATTCTCAGCCGGCCCAGGCTGTCCGATGGAACATGGCGGGAGCGACGATCCAAGCCCGTGGGAAGAAAACAACGTGCGACTGATGGAGGACGGGTGATGCAAGTTGGACCGAAGCAGTGCGACGATGGGCCGTATTGCTGGGGCTGCGTTCATAACCTGGACAGCCACGGCGGGTTCTCCTGTCATCATCCAGATCGTGAATACGAGAGGCTGCCCTGGGATAATCATACGCCGCAGCGGTGTCCAGTATTGAAAGCACCATGCACGACATCGACCAAGCTACTGCCGAGATCATCTTCCACGGGCTCATAAATAAGTCTGGGCCGCCGGTGGTCATGGTTCGGGACAAGTTCGGCCAGTACACGAGGTCCGAGACCGGCGAGGCTCCCGGCCATTTGCCGTGGGGCGAGGAAGACGCCGGTTTGCCCGCCTGGGACAAGCCCCTGGCCGATGTATCGGCCTTAACTACCCGAACGCCAGCCCAGGCCCCGTCACGACCCGCTGTGACGCCGCCTGTGGCCGCACGTGAGCCCGTCGCCCGCAGGTCGATAGAACGGCTGGCCAGTGACTTTGACCGCCTGTGGGGCCAAACAGCGGCCCCTGCCACCCCAACGCGAAGGAGGATCCAAACATGAAACGACTTCTAGCTCTAGCCCTGCTGGTTTTATGTATCGGCTGCGGCGAAACCACGGTGGCCCCGACCAGTGACACCCTTCCCACGGGAGCGACGAACGTCCGCGAGGTGGGCAACGGCTGGTCTACCTTCGACTGGCAGGGGCATCATATTTTGTACCACAAGTTCAACTATCAGAACGGTGGCCAGATTTCCCGCAGCGAGTCGTTCTGCGTGATCAGCATGAAGGCGGAGAAGCCATGAGAATCATCCACTTCTTGAAGAGGCTGTTCTGCGGCCATCGCACGTGGCGACTGGCGACCTACGGCGAGATCCCGCATCCGCGGGCCAACATGCCGGGGAACGCCAGCATCACCCTGGTGTGCGTGGACTGCTTGGCGAGTCGCTCATACTGGCTGGCCGATACATTCGCTCAGTACCAGCACAGCAACCGCAAGGCGATGGAGGAGCCCACATGAGCACTTGCCGCTGCGGAACCGAAGTCACGACGCCCTATTGCCCGGCCTGCGGATTCAAGCAGACTGATGCGGAGAAGGCCCCGGCTATCGGCCTGCTGATCTACCTGAAGGCCCAGCGGGCGAAGAGCCAGCAGTGGGCCGACAAGTTTGCGAAGCCGCATAGCTGCCTGAGCGACGGCGAACGTGCCCGCCGGTACGAGAAGCAGATGGCGACGGTGGCTCGATGGGATAGATGGATTGCCTGGGTGGAGGAGATGTCGAAGCCGCCCGTAGACCTAGCGGTTGCAAATATGGCACGAGGGACTAACGTCATGAAGGATCAGCCCGACCTCGTATGCGTGTGCGGCAAGACCATCGAAGGCGTATGCCCGCGGTGCGGCCAGAACATGGGAACGTGTAAATGAAGTGTCCTCACTGTCAAAAAGAAATCGACGTGCGAGAAATGGCCCATATCGAAAACTACCCCAACACAGTCTCGGCACGCATCATTCATTGCGGGCGACAGGTGTTCATGATCGACGGCAAGCAGGGCCTGTGGTCTCGGATGCCGCCGGACAAGAATAATCCCGGCGAGGCAGTGATGGCCATGATGAACGTAGGCAAGGGAGGTAAGGCACACAAGTTCTTTCCTTTGCCAAAACTCGATGCCCTACTGCGGCCCGCCCTGGCCGTCAGCAACCGTCAGGGTGAGCTTGCTGCGGCTATCGATGAATCTATTGCCGCCTTGAGACGCGACCTGCCTGCTCCGGTGCTGCTGCATGGTGAGAACTGTGCCTGCGGCAGCCATGTTTGCTACGCGATCCGAACACTAACGAAGGTGATGAAGCGATGACCCGACGCTACATACAAACCTGGCAGCCGATCACGGACACTTCGCCGCCGATGGATGTAGCCGTCGAGACCAAAATCAGCGACCACGAGGGCGAACGGAACATCCAGCGGATGCGGCGTGGTGGCTCGAACGGGCGACTGTGGTTCATGGATGGTGGCATGTACGTTTACTATCAACCGACGCACTGGAGGCATCAACTATGATCACGACGCGACATTACAAGCCGGTACTTCCGCCAAAGGCTACCGTGCAAGAACGGGACTGTGCTGATCGCTGGATTCGCGTCACGGGCCGCAAGGAGTGCCGCACATGGCTTGTGGTTGGCAATCAGTACTTCGACTTCGGTCGCGGGTTCGAGTTCACGCTTGAAGAAGCGCATTGGCACTGCTGGATGATGGCCAAGGCTCTGCTGAAGATCGAGAGGCGGGCGGAGGGCGTCGTGCGTGCTGAAATCAACGCCATTACAGTCAAGGCGGCCCGCAGTCAGCGGGATACCGCGAAGTTCCTGAGCGGCCTGCGGAAGTTTGAGGACGCATCACGTAAGGTAAGGATTCATTGCAAATGAAGGTACGCATGCTGACGCTTGAGTTCAATAATGGCCCGCCGCTGACGATGGTGGTTCCAGACGGATCCGTTCGTGATGGAGCCACCGTCACGGGAGTCATTCTAACCGAGGCCATCGACGCCCCGGACTTCTCCGATGATATGGTGCAGTCTGTGATCGAGAACGGTCGCCCCGTGCTGAAGCCCGTGAGGTCGAGATGATCGACGTACACGATACGATAGTGATCGGTCGCCACGCTAAGGCCACCGAATCTAACGAGATCGTCTTGGCTGCCGGCCCTGATAACCAATTGCGGTTCAAAGCGGACGGTCGCGTACTGCATAACGGCAGGCTGCTGGCCACCAACGTCGAGATCACCGACACCATGCTGGAGATACTGCGTGACTGCCGATGAAGTCGAACACGCCGTGCGGAACATGCGGGCCTGGGGAAAAATGATCTGGATGCGGCAGATGCGTGTCGGGTCAGGCTTCGGCGACGACGGCGAGCGCACGATGGACTTATGGGGAATAGAATCCGACCGTCGCTGCCGGCGGGTATCCATCGAGATCAAAGTATCACGCCCCGATTTTCGCAGCGACGTTAAGAATCGCATGAAGCAACGCCGGGCCAGGATGCTGTGCAACGAGTTTTACTACGCAACGCCTGGTGGCCTGCTGACGCACGATGATATCCCACAGTGGGCTGGGCTCATCGAGATCATGCCGATCACAACTCGTGGCCAGAGATGGTGGGGAGCCCCTGGTGCTACGGTGTTTGGTAAGGTAACCGTAAGTGCGCCCTGGTTCGATTCCTCGGCCCCGACGTGGAGATTTGTTGCCAGCCTGGCACGCCGCATCGCCGCCGAGGAGAAGGTGATCGAACGACGCAAAATACAAACCCAAGGAGAATCATAAGTGACGAACGTACAACAGCATCTGGCCCTGCTGGGCCACAAGGTCAAAGACAAGGTCACCGGACTGGAGGGCGTCTGCTCGTCGATCTCGTTCGACCTGTACGGTTGCATCCAGGCGACCCTGGACCTCGGCTTCGACAAAGACGGCAAACGCCTCGACCAGTACTGGATGGATGTGTGCCGCCTGAACGTGATCAGCGAGAAGCCGGTCATGACGCAGCCCGACTACGTCGAAGGCCCCGTTGCCGAGGGTCATCATGGCCCCGCCGACAAGCCAGCCCCGCGACAATGAACGACCGAACTATGAAGTGCCAGGAGTGCGGCTACTGGCCGTGCCGCTGCAACGCGATGGGCTGCTGGACGTTTATCGTGATGGTGGTGCTGACTGTAGCCGCTCTGGTTTGCCTCGTTCTAATGAGTCCGCGATCATGAACACCGATCTACAGAACTACTGCCCCGACAGTAAGTTTCCAAAGGATCACTGTCAGAAGTGTGGTGCCCAGCCGACCAGGAGAATCAGCGGCATGCCATACGCATGGGTGTGTGGCAGCCGCATCGATTCCGATGGACGGGACCAACACTCCTTGGAGTGCCAGCTATCGGAGATGCACATCATCAACCGCCGGCTGCGGTACGAACTGTTGTGCTGCGCCGTGCTGCCGTGCGAAACCGAGGAGGATTGCAACGCCGTATATGAGAACGAGGACTTGCTGCACGTGTCTGAACGTCTGGGCCGATACATCGACGAACTGAAGCAAAAGCCGAAGTCATGAGCACAGATATTCACGTTTGTCAGCACAACCATAACTTCTATGGTAAGTTTCTCGGTAAGCCAGGCGAGGAGTGCAGGACCAAACCCACCCTGGCCTTTGAGGAAATTCAGACGCCGGTGTTCTTCAGTGGCCTGGGCGGCAAGTCGGTTATGGACTATGTGATGGGCTGGACGACGTTCTACTGCGAGGAACACGCCAAGTTATTTACGCACTACACTGGGAGGCAGCCTCGACCCATCCTGCCGCGTGACGTGACGAGCTACAACGAAATGATGGCCAGGATGGAGAGGCAGCAGAGTAGTGATGTCGGTCTACGTGGATGATCTACGTGATACGTCTATGGCGTTTATCCGCAACTGGCCCTATGCTGAAGCCTGTCATCTTATGGCCGACAGCGACGCGGAACTCGAAGCGTTCGCCCGCAGTATCGGCTTGCGAAGGGGATGGCGGCACGGCGATCATTACGACCTAACCCGAGCACGGCGGGCAGTAGCTGTGCGAGCCGGGGCCATCGAGGTGACGGCCCGCCGACTTGTAGAAATAAGGAAGCAGCATGAGCACGGACGTTCTAATCGAAGAAGATGACGCAGAAGACCTGCCCCCGAAGCGACCGTGTATGCGGTGTTATCAGACGTTCCAGCCGAAGGAAAAGTACCACACGCTGTGTCATGGCTGCCGGTCGAAGCCCATCAACCTGAGCGCACGCGAGGCTAATCTAGAGCGAGCCAAACCCCAGGGCGGGACAGTGCCTGAATCATCTCGGTGAGCCGTGTCTGGTTAGGCATGAACCAAGGCGACACCGACTTTCTGCATAATCTACTAACCCGCCTCGTCGCGGCCAACGATGCCTATCGTAAGTCAGAGTATCGTGGCCAGATCATGCGGTTCTCCGAGGACTTCGTGCGTGGCCGCGAGGTTATGTCCGACGAAGACGTCAAGAACCGCATTAAGCAGATACTGGAAGACAGGCAGGCGGCCTTCATGAGTCGCCGCATGCCCGACGTTGAGACTGCCACAAACGCTATGATCGCCCTGGTACGGGAACTGACGAGGCCAGTCATAGTACGCCGCCGCATGCAGACACCGCCGCCCGAACCACCTGCACCGCCGCCATCATCGCGGCCTGGCTGGGAGCTTTGATCATGAGCCTACTAGACTACTTACAGCAACGCCTGACCGCAGGCCAGAACGTCGGCCCAACCGAGATCAGAAACATGATCGATGATTATGCATCCGAAAGCGGTGAGACCATCGGCGGAGACGAAGTGTTCTGGTTGATTTACGAGGGCCACATGAGCGACTACCCGCATGTCTGGATAGGATGATGTTCGACATCGACCGCTATCTTGAAAGTCTATCGCCAGCGGCCCGCGAAGCCGTGCAGCGGTACATCAATACGCCGCCTGAACAGCAGCATTTATCCTCGGTGCTAACGGTAAATCTGACGTTGGCCTTAGCTTACGAGAAGGAGAAACGCGATGCCCGAACGACGCCGGATGCAAACTATTACTCGTGAGACGGTTATACGCCAGACGCAGGAAGATTACGAGAGACGTCTATGGGACTGCGAGAAGTTTCACTGTGAGGTGTGCGGAGGGCTGTGCTGTCTCTATCCACGGCCATTCGTTAGTGAATACTGCTGCATACTGAAGTGGATGCAGGAATATACCGACAATACCGGCGAGGAGTGGATTGAGATTGTCAGGCTAGTTGAGGGTCACGATAACACCACGAGTGGATCATGGGGCGATTCATCGTATATGCGACACTGGGGTGTAGTCGAGCAGCGATTTGAGTTGATCATTGTGGCCGGGCGCGAGGAACGCGTATTGAAGAAGGGCTGGTATCGTCTGCGTGATCGAGGACGCAGGTTCATTCGCGGCGAACTTCTTATTCCACGAATAGCTATCATATTTAAGAACGCTCTGTGTGACTTCGCCTGTGAGGACGTCTCATTTAGACAGGCCACTGAAGTTCGTTTTGATTACAACGAACTCATGAACGGTCGCGTGGTGCGCAACGAGTTCAGACCACCTCGCGTGTCGCACGAAGATATACTTAGGAGTCGAAGGCACATGGAAACTCTGGAGTTCGCACCGTAATGCTTCTACTCCCTCCGTCCAAGGATATGTGCCCGGTCTGCGGCCACAAACATGAGCCGCATTTCCCTCATAACGCGAGCAGCATCTACTATCAAATGCGGTTCCGCGAACTGCGTGGCCGTTGGCCGACCTGGGCTGACGCCGCGGCACACTGCCTGCCCGGCATGATCGAGTTCTGGAAATCGCAACTGGGCGATCAGTGGACCGAACCGCCGCCCGGCATCGAGGTGATCGCGGATCCGCCGGCGGAAAGCCTGAACCAGGCGGTCGGCGATCCGAATTCTCCGCATTTCGGCCCCGAAATGAACTAATATCATATTGGCGGGCCGTGTCCAGTGTGATAGGAGGTATGAATCATGTTGCTTTACGCTGTTAAGAACTTGAAAGATGGCTATATGTGTTCGATTCATACGAGCAAATCGGACGCGATAGCTAACGCCAAAGGACGCCTTAGCGTCGGACTAGATCAGCCGTGGTACGGCCATCGTGGTCGTGACGCCGTTGTTTTCGTTCCAAACGCGGTTGTCGATGAATACGACACGAGTGTCACCGACGACGTTATGCATAACGCCGTAAAGTACAAGCGTGTGTGGCCGACAGCCGCCGATCTGAAGATTCGATGGCTTGGTACTGAATTGGCTGAAGATCAACGTCGTGGTGACCGTTGGCCCGATGAGTTGGCCCACGATATCGTGGAGATGATCTGATAAGGTGACAAATCATGACTGGCCTGCAACTTCTGCAATGGCTTGAGGCGATACCGCGGCAGGAACTGGATCAGACTCAGGTAATCCTGGAGCTTGGTCGCCTGGACGAGAACACTCTGGTTACGGCTAAGTACTACCGTGGCACGCCTGAATCACCTCAGCCGCAGCCGACGATCTATTTGATTCACAAATGATATTGAACCTCCCGTGTCTGGATAAGGCATAGGAGAATCACTATCGTGACCAATATTCTTGTAACCAGCGGCCCCGTACACGCTTTTACGACGGCCAGCTTTGGGAACCCGTGGCAAAGCGGTTGATGGCGGGCGTACTGAAGATCACTTTCCGAGTAAAGGACGTATGATGGCTATGACGAAGAAGGAACAGCAGGCAATGGCAGACCTGCAGCAGGAACTCAGGCTGGCGAAGGCCATGCGGTTTACCGAGGACGTGAGGCCCGACGTTGCCCCGCCCAGCGGCAGCGGCCTGACCAAGGGCTTTCTCTACAACAACTACATCGGTGGCCACAGCGGGCCGCATGTTGAGCCCGCCTGTTCAGGCTGCGTCAGCCATGCCTTTGGGCAAGATGATCATACGACGACGCAGGATCCGAAGTTTCTGTACTCGACACGGCTGCTGGCCCTGCGTGCCCTGCGTCATTCGGTCGAGATACAGGTAGCGACGCTTCTGGCGGGTATCGACCAGCAGATCGAAGAGGAGCTTGGAGACTAATGGAGAACGTTCCAAAACTATCGAAAGACGCTCGAATTCGCAAAACTCGGTATCAAAAGATCGAGGCATATCGTGTTATGCGTCAGGGTCAGATCGGCAGGCGGATGTACAGATCACAAGCCATCGATGAACTGCTGGATTCCGCACTAGCGAATATTTCAGTTATTACGGAGACCGCTAGTGCGGACATACTTGCACGTATTGATCGTTTGGAACGTGCTGTGTTTCCCGGTGATTTTACGAAAAGGAGTGATGGACAATGAGCCGAACCCTGGTACGCAACAAGACGCCCGAGGATACGAACACTCGCATGTGCCGCCTGCTGCGACGCATGCCGATGATACCTCCCGGCAAGATCGAGGACGTCGAGGTGGTGATCAGTACCATCAAGGCCGGCGTACCCATCGATCTGGTGTCGATGCGTAACGCGATTCTGATGGGAAAGCGACCAGTCTCGCTGCGGTTCTCCAGTGACGTCATCACGAACGCCCTGAAGTACGAGGGCGGCACGTGGATGTCCACAGTGCCCTGCGAGCTATGGCAGATGGACGACGCCGTCCAGTATCTGCACGGCAATACCCTGATCGGCGGTCTGGGCTTGGGAGTTGCTCCCACATACGCGACTTACAATCGCCGGGTCAAGGGCATCACCGTCGTGGAGAACGACCAGCGTATCATCGACTTGGTGTGGCCGAATCTGTGCCGCATGGCCCTGCGGAAGGAATACCGACGCGTGGTGCGAGCCGACCTGTTCCAGTTCCTGAAGGACTGCCAGCCGGGATCATACGACAGCGGATTCTTCGATATCTGGCAAGGCACGGGCGAGTTCACGTGGAAGGAGCATGTCGTGCCCCTGCGAAGGCTTGCTCGCGGCAAGGTGCGGGAGGTACATTGCTGGCTGGAGGATGAAATGCACGGCCAGCTATACCCGCCCCTGGCGTTCAGTTTGGCCCTGCCTAGCGACACAGGCATTCCGGACTACTATCGGGCCTTCAGCGACGTGGTGCGGCCACTGCTGCCCGACGTGCCCCGCCTGAGCATCGACGACCTGCGGCCCGGTACGCCAGACGCCGGCCTGTCCCTGATCAAGCACCGCGAGGGCCTGCAAACCCGGCTTGACGTGCGATCCTGGGTTGCCCGCTACCTCGATGTGAGCAGCAATGACTGGGAGAGGGTGTTTGGTGAGTCGTGGGACCGTTGCGTGAAGGTACGAAATAATGATCGAAGCGGGTGACATAGTGATCCAGATACAAGGCCCGCGTGCGGGATGCGAGTTCATTGTCGGTGACGTGGACGGCAACCTCCTGCATGTGAAGCCGCGGGTTCACCACGATGGTGAGGATCGTAACTATCACTGGTCGCATCGAGACTACTATCGTGAACTGACGCCGCGGGAGCGCGGCGACGTGGTATGGCACAACAACCTGGGATGGGTGGCAAATTAAATGGGTGGCGTTACTAAACAAGAGATCCACGATTAATTTGTAAGGCGAAATCATGACAGAAAATGATCGAGTTGTGTTGATGCGTGAGGTGTGGAAGAACCTATCGGGCGTATCGCAGCAGACGCTGATTCGGTTCCAGAACGAGTTTGACTCGACGAAGCCCTACGATGAGTTCGTCGTCGCCCAAAACGATATTATCCGCACGTGTTTGGAACTGGAGCGTGCCGATATCGGGAAGATTGTGAGAAGCGAACTACAGCTTCCCGAGTTCCCTGAAGATCTCTACCATCGAGTGATGGCCGCGATAGGCCCAGGAGAAGATCATGTACCCGAGTAGCTGTTGTCAGAAGTGTGGTGACCAGATCGGCTGGCTGGGCCGGTTCTTCCAGGCACTGGGCCTGCCCCTGCACAAGTGCCAGCCGCACCGCGGCCCGCTACACGATATGGTGGTGAAGCTGCGGGCCGAACTGAACGCCGACCGGGCGGCGGCCAACGACGCGATTGCTCAGTACAAGGCGGGCAACATCACCTGGGAGCAGTGTCAGGATATCTGCGTCAAGCACAACTATCGCTACGATCCAACTCTAGAAAGATTACGGTGTAGTTTATGACGGGTATGCTCGTGATCACGAAGGCGGGCAAGGTGATGATGAAGGTCATCGCCGACAGCCTGGGCCACAACGTCAATGCCCTGGTTATGTACATCAGGCCGCTTCTGGTCGGTGGACGCGTGCCGTCAGTCTACGATGTCGAGCTACGATGTGCCTGGTCCAACTTTGGCGGGCCGCGAAACTTGGTGATCATAACCGAGACTGAGATCTGTTTCTCCGATGGTCGTGATGCTCTCGTGAATGAGAACTACCCAAACCCACGTTATCGCAATACGTTTGCTGACCCACGATTTAACCCGCGGTGTGATCGTGGCACTGTAGAAAACCTCATCGTTATCGAGATCAATGACGTTCGGCAGCGTCCGGAGCGACTCCGAATCACGAGAACAGTCGAACGACGCAAAATGACGTCATGCTTCACCAGACGGCGGTCGGATTCATATAGCCAGATACTGTCGTGCGTGCTGCTGGAGGAACTGCGGCCACTGGGCGAAGCACACGCCATGATGCTGATGTCCGACCGTATGGAGCCGTCTGGCGTGCGGATCAAGGTGCGTGATACTGGAGTCATCGTGGAGAACATTCGTGCGGGCCGCGAGTCGCCCAGCACGGTCCGACGCAGCTTATCCCTGGGCACGGTCATGCTGGTTGGCCGCAACGGAAACAACAACACTAACGTGTGGGACATCGTAATGATCGGCCTGCGACCGCCCGAGGATTGCATCGAGCTACGCCTGGCTGAATACTATGGCTGGACAGTAGACCAAGTTCGCAGCATGACTGGCCACCAACGCCGACAGTTTCTGGACTTCATCGACAATCCCGTGGGTGAAGGTGGTGAACTATGATCGTGATTGCGTCATCGTATGATGAAGCCGTCGCCACTGAAAGATGACCATGCCTGAACGACGCAGGATGAGAACCGCCCCGAAGATGGCCGGGCCTGATCAGATATGCCGACATTTTCGCGGCATGTTAGAGGATCGTCCGTGTGCTATGGACATCGATATCAGGCGACTGATAGGCGGGGTTGACATCGGCTGGGCACTGCGTGCACCGTGCCGGAAACTGAGCGACGCATCGGACTCAAACCGCGTGCCGTGTGATCATTTCGCTATGTTCACGCGGGCCGAGGGCCGAGCCAGGAACATCGAACTAATCCGTATTCTCGAACGTCATGCTATGGCCGCCGATACCGTGGATGCCTTCAGGAGCCGCCACAAACGCCAGAACGCTCAGGAGACCGTAGATTGCCCGACTGGCTGCGGCGGGCGGCTGACGCTATCGATAGCGGCTATCAACGGGCATTGCTGGGGACGATGTAGCACGCCGGGGTGTCTGGCATGGATGGAGTAAAATCATGACGCAAGACGAACGACGAACGCTGGACAGACTGCTGGGGAATTACAACCAAGCCCGACGCAACCATGCGTCGTCTGAGGAGTATCATGAACTGGTCAACTTCGTCGCCCGCATCACCCAGCATCGCGATGCTCTGAAGGAAGCGGGCGAAGCTGTGATCAGACATTCAAGTCCTGATCCGTCGTCACCATCGGGATGGAGCAGTTGTATGATCAACTCTTTGCATTGTCTACGGTGGGCTGTGCAGAGCGCAACGCCGCGGCCTGAGCCGCCCGAACTGCGAGACCCGCCGCAGGGCCGCACCCTGATGGACGTGTTCGCTGGTACGGGCCTGGATACGGCACTGAATGGTGCGTTTGAAGCGATGGAGCCGTTCCGCGACGCGATGGATCGGCACCGCTATACAGCGGCCCCAATGCATGATTCGGTGGTCGCGGTCATTCCAAGCGTCCACAACGGCGGTAGTATTGAAGACGCCCTCGATCTTCGCTACGTCGTACCAACTGGGCCGACGTGTGAGCCGCGCAACCCCAATACGCCGCGAGCCCGAGATATCACCGAGGAGATGCGTGAGTTAGAACAGCGAGTGATGCGTGCGATGCAGATACCGCCCGCCGTTTTTGCCAGCATTCGGCAAATCGACCAAGAGCCGTGCATTCCCAATCTGCGTGACCCGCCTGGTGCGACTGCTCCGCAGTTACGCCCGAAGCGACGACGCATCCAGAATCTGCCCAACGGTGGTGAACTGTGACCGTTATGTGGTTCGTTTTTATCGCCGCCGCGTTCATCAACCTGGCATGTGCGTGGCAGTTGATCAAAGCGTGCAAACAACTGCGACGCGTAATCGGTTACCATCTGCGAATGATCAGGAACATTTGTGCTATGCAGATCGCAAGCGAACTGCGGGATGCCGAAAGCGTGGAACACTTTCATAGGCAGTACCGCGACGTGGCGTTAGAGTATGATCTTTGGATGAAAGATCTGAAATAACCGCTAACTTGTATTGACGCAGTCCGGTCCCGATGTAAGATCGATGGTTATGGATGCTGCGTTTTTATCTGTGGGTTGCCTGGCTGCCGCACGCGGTAGCGATCTACGGCGACCGGAACGCAGCCGGTAATTCAACTGGTAGGACGATAATGAGTATCAATCGAAGGCGTATCACTTCCGACCCGAATACGAAGCAGGATCCGCCGGCGTTGCCCACCGAAGCAGCAACGTCGACATCATCGGGCAGGGATCCGGTGTCGGGCAAGTTTCTCAGAGGTAATCGGTGCAGTGGCGGCAATCCGTATGTGCGCGAGCAGAACCGCATCCAGGCGGCTATCCGAGCCCAGATGACGGATGAAGTTCTGGAGGGCTTCGTGGCCGACTGGATCCGTCATGCCCGCAGTGGCAAGAGCATGTACCTGCTCAGCCTCATGGAACGCATGTGCGGCAGGGTTGCCGACTTTGCTACCGAGGAGCGAGTCCGCGATCTGGAGGCCGAACTGGAACGCCTGGTTGCGGCCCGCAACGAGGCTCAGGACGGTTTCTGATAGCAGGCTATAATGGGCGGTATCGAAACCACGCACGCGACTGGCTACTTAGGCTGGAACGCACCTGAAACCCAAGGGATTTTTAACATGAGCGAAGCCCTATTCCACCATCCGCTGTTCAGCTTGGCAATGTATCGGGCGACCCACACGCAGTTGCGGGCGGGCAAGATCACGCAGCAGCAGGCCGACACGGTGCATGAAGCCCTAGCCCGGCCCATGCGGAAGAACGACAAAGGCGAGACGTGCAACCTGATCGACGTCATGCATGGTAAGGTCGCATCGATGGCCGCCGCTGATAACCTCGGCTACGGCATCGGCGAACTGATGATGGCCACGTTCAACTGGGGCAGTATCATCACTTGGATCGAGGGTCACTTGCCACAGATCCTATCGGCACTGGAAGCCCTGCTTTCGGTGTTCATACTGTTCGCGTGAGGCATATCATGAAGTTGGCTTATGTTATGATCGTGGCTGCGATAGTTTCTATCATGACCTCGTGCCTTACGGTTTATGTGTTGATGCACTGCGAATCTTTTCGTCGAGTTATCAGCCCGTAATTTGCGATGTGGCGGTTATTTCCTGAAAACGGTAAGATGCTGTCTGAGGCTTCGCACTAAGCCCACAAATCATCAGGAGGCGAGCCGATACACGGATCCGGAAATCAGGACGTTACGCAAGATTCTATATGCGGTGCTGGGCTTCATGGGTTTGCTCCTCGCGATCCTGTTGATCAATCTGGCCAGCGACTCGGGATACGTGCCCAGCCAGATGAAGAGTAATGCGGCAGCTATCGCCAAGAATGGCGAGTATATGAAAACCATGCAGGAAGATATCAACGACATGAAGAAGGTACTTTCTGATCGAGGCGTGGTCATCTCGAATATGCAGAAAGAAATCGAAGAACTGAAGGGCAAGTCCACTGGAGGCAAATGATGTCGACCGACGCCAACGACGTTGAAATCAAGATGACCAGCAAACACGGCCCAAAGACCAACACCCGTTGGGAATTGTGGTTAGGACTGTTCGGATGCATCGGTGTGGTCATCGGCTATATCGAGTATCGCAACCATTGCCAGGCCGATCATGACGCGAAGCTCGTGCAGCAGACCAAGGACGAGGTCACGGTGGACAGCATGAAGACTTGGCTTACTACGGTGAGCACTCGGCAAGTCGAAACATCGGCCAAGGTGGCTGGCATCGAGTCCACTGTTACGGCCATCAAGACCGATGTCGACAAAGCCCTCGCCAAAGTCGAGGACGGCAACAAGAAGATCGACGCTGCGGCCAGTATCGCCGCGAACAACGAGAAGAAGATCGACGAGGTGCTATCGACCGTCAAGATCGTGATGTCGCGGCAGGGAACGCATAGCCCGCATCCTACGGTTCCTCTGGTTGATATCCCGCTGGCTCCGGAAATTCCGAAGGCCAACAAGCCCTAACGGAGATCATATTATGATCCGCGAGAACAGTATCGTTCGTGATCGTGCCGGCGACGGTACTATGCTGCGAGTCGAAGGCTATCGCGGAGTCGACTGTATGGTATGCTCGTGGCCCGCCTGGTTCCCAGAGAAGAAGGCCGTGTTCATTCGGGAGAATCTCGAAGAAGTGCCGGTTCTGGAGCAACTCGACGAGGCGTCCCGCCAGCACAAAGACGCGGGCCGCTGGATGTCGTGCGACCTGCTACGCGACGCCCGCAATATCATCGAGCATCTCGTCGAGCCGCCTTTTGTAAGCGAACAACAGCCCAAGCCCACGGCCCTGGCTCGCATACACGGCTTTCTAGCGGGCCTGCTGGCCTTCGGTGGGCATAAGCACCAACAGGCCGCCTGCCGGGCCAAGGGCACGCGATACTACGGCGGCAGCGTGCATAGCGAGGGTAACTACCTCGATATCGAGACCCACAACGGCAAGGTCGTGTCGGCCTGGTTCCGATGCCTGACCCTGCCCTTCAAGCAGACCGAAGTTGACATCCGGCGAGCCAACGAACAAGCCACGATGTACGAAGGCAGCGTGCCCAGGATTGTGGGCATCGAGTTTCATGAAGGGAAATCATGAGGCTGAGAGAACTGAACCCGCGGTGGTGGACCTTCGCCGGCGAGACCGTACTTGTGGGCCTGACGTTCGACTGTCCCTGTTGCAGGAATATCAGGTTGGCGGTACAGTTTCATCATAAGGGACGCGAAGCCATCGACGACCAGTACATCTTGTGCCATCCGGCACGACAGGATCATACGTGGACGTTGATTGGCGACGAGGACTTTGACACGATAACCATCGAGCCGAGCATCGACGCATCGAGTGCGGGCCACGCTCATTTTCATATCACGAGAGGCGCAATAGTATGAACCACGAACTGAATTCTTTCCTGTCCCTGCGGCCTGGTCGCGAGGCCGACCTCAAACTGGCCCAGGGCGACGCTCCCGTAGATGCCGCCGCGATTCCCGAGTCGCCCGTAGTCGACCTCAAACGCGATCCCCGAAATGATCTGTTCACGGGCGAAGACGGCAAGGAGCATTGGGGCTTTCACATGATGGTGGACTGCTCCGGCTGCAACAAGAACATCGACGACGGCAAGCAGATCAAGAAGTTCATCAAGGATCTGGTCGCGGCCATCAAGATGACCGCCGTGGGCGAGCCGTTCCTGTATAACTTCGGCACGGATTCCGATGGTGGCTGGAGTGCGTTACAGCTTATCACAACCAGTAACATCTCCATGCACGGCGACAACCGCATCGGCAGCATGTACTTCGATATCTTCTCGTGCAAGCCGTATGACCAGTCGGTCGTCCTGAAGATGATCGACGAACGATTCAAGCCCAAGTTCAGGAAAGTTAACTTCCTGTATCGGGATGCACCTCACGATGACCTGACAGGAAAGACAAATGAACTCACAGTGGGACGATGACGGATTATCCCTGACTATCTACAGTGAAGACCGCGTCGGGCCGGTCAGGTACAAGTTCTCTGGAATTCTCGAAGAGCGCAAGTCGCCTTTT